TCAAAAAAACTGTACCACTACCCGAAGGCAGCGGTACAGTAAGGGTTACTTGGTAACACCCCTGGTGTAGGTCATAGTACCTACCATTTTCTTGAGCTGAGCCTCGATGAAGTAACCATTCTGGTTATAGGTATACTTCGTGCCTTTCTTGGTTTGTATACCAATAGAGGTAGGCATCGACTTACCGTTAGGCGAAACCAAAAGGTAGCGCTTGGTAAGGTCTATAGACACCTTGGGCTCATCAACATTATCCACGAAGTGGGTAATCTTGGATACCTCTTGTGTCTTGGCCTGAACAGGATCACCGTTAACTAAGTAACAACCGATGAGGTTCAGGGTTCCGAAATCTTTTGAGTAAGTCATGGCGAACTCCTTTGCAGCCTTGGCTGCTTTGGTTTTTTAGAGCCAACGATATGTTAGCTCCTTCAAAAAAATAGGACCACTATAAAAGCTGGTCCTATTGATGGGCTACCAAGACAGTACCGCGGTACGCTTCATAACTTCCACCTGTACCTCATAAAGACGGCCACTGATGTCTACACCACCGCTGTAAAAGGTGGAATAAGATGGAAATTCAGCAATACCATCCTGTTTAAGGACGTATTTACCTTTTTTGGTAGTAAGAAGCATTGCATCATCGTAGACCGACAGGTCTGCAACGACAGTTTTGTCAGAAGACATGAAAATGTTCTTTTTTGATGCAACAAGGATGATTTCAGACATGGGAGGCTCCTTAGGGGGGGGGAGGGGGTCAAATACCCCAGAAATAAAAATATTTAAAGCAGTTTAGTTAAAAACTGCAAAATGAGCTTAATTACTCTCAAAGAAAGAGTACCACTATAACTCTTCCAAACAAAGAACTCCCCCTATAAAAACGAAAGAATCCCTAATAAGGCTGTATCACTATAAGGGTGCCTATAAATATAAATTTCTAGTATTTTAAGCAACTCGACCACCACCTTTATTTAACTTTATTATTGTAAGATAAAAATTTATTTGGGGGCCATATGAAACGAATTATTATGTTATTGTTAGTGCTAGTAAGTTTGGGTTCTTTTGCAACAGCTGCCGCTATAAAAACCCTTCAGGTGGACTTCTCAGCTGTGTCTGCAACAGGTAGAACTGTTAAGAGTTATAGACTATACCAAGAGGGACTTCCTGTGTGTAACTCTATAAGTAACGACATCACAAAGATAAGAGGTATCAAATATTTACCCAGACAAGATGGAGGAGTCAACGGAACTATTGCAAATTATGAAATATACACTAGTATCGATGGAGTAAATTGGGGAATTCCGGTAGCTAAAGGGGCATTTGATAAAGCTATGACTGAAAAAGAGGTTTTATTCACACCAGTAATTGGTAAATTTTTGAGACTCGTTGCTCTTAGTGAAATAAACGGCGGGGCATGGACAAGCTTGGCCGAATTAAAAGTGTTGTATGAAACTACAGATGCTGCAGGTACTAAACTACCAGATGTCCCATGGAGTATTACTTTTGTTGATAGTGAAGAAACAGCAAAAGAGGATGGCAAGGCTTCTAATGCCTTTGATGGTATACCAGAAACTTTATGGCATACTCAATGGAGTCCAACTGCTAAAGCATATCCTCATGAAATTTCAATCAATTTGGTACCTACATCGTCGATGGAGTGTGATGGTATTGTACTGACACATAATACTACTAATTTTACTATGGCGGCCGTTTATATAGACGATACTGAAAGCCCTAAATCACCTAATTATATATTCACATTAGATGAAGTAATACCACCAGACGCTAGTGTTGTACCACCCGTAGAAATACGCATGATTATAACATTATAAAAAATTGTTCTTACTATACGAGACAGCCCTATTTACTTATTGTACAATTATTAGCAACCACCAACTTATAGTAGTAATAAATATAGTACTATAGCTTTTAAGTACTATAGCTTTTAAGTACTATATTTATTACTACCACACCCTCATCTCTTACCATGTTTACCCCTCTATACATATACTACTATACTACTATACTACTAGCAGAGAAGTTATTTTTGAAACAGCGTATTTGTCTTCAAAGTACTATTAGCGTTTGTTAGTAGTAGTAGTAGTAGTAAGGTAAGTACTGCAGCTCTTAATGATTTCCTACGTTCTTATTGGTGCACTTGGTACACCTAGCTATGGTACTTGTGCTACGTGGAAGGGTGGTACTGTTTTATCCCCTCTAGCGCCGGTTAACAAATGTTAGTGGTCGTGATGAGAAGAGTACTAAATGTCCGTCGAAAAGCCCAAAACTTAAAAGTATAATAAACTAACTGACGTATAATTATAGGAGGAGATACAACAGTAATACCATGGTGGTAATGCTGTTTCAAAAGAAAATAAAAGGAGAAGTATATGAAAAAACTCATAATTGGGTTGGTAATGTGTGTATTTTTGGCGCTGCAAGGATGTGCTACTGATGGTACATCAACTATTGGTGATGGTAAAATTGACCCAGTGGAGGCCGCAGTTATCCAGCTTTCTGTAGGAGCATCTATGGCGGCTTATCCAAAAACGGTTATTCCGGCTTTTGAAGTAACAAGCGCTTTATTGGCTCTAAGAGATGATAACACTATAGAGATTATTGAATTAAGCAGCTTAGATTCAGCACTAGCTATTGAAACAGCTAAGTTAAATTTAGATCCTTTAACACTACAATCATTTAATGATTTGGTAGAGGTAGTAAAAGCTAGTATAGCTCAAAAATTAGATGTACAAGGTATACTACCTGATGAAAAGTTAGTCGTAGCTTGGAAAGTAGTTGAGATTGTAAATGCAACAGCCAAAGCAAGAATTGGTTTAGTGATCAAGTAACAAGAGTGAGGGTACTACTAAAATTAAGTAGTACCCTTTTTAATTTCTTTTAACTAACCAGAGAGATATACATGAACACACGACACAGATCACCTTCATGGGTAGCAGAGCAGCAAGCTAAAACAAATTTGGTACTATTAGCTCTCGCTGCCCTCAGTATAGTAACTTCTTTCGTATCTTTAATAATCCTTATTCATAACGGAGCCTTCTAATTTAAAAAATAAGTGTTGACTTTATAGATTTTATTTGTTACGCTGTTATATACATACTTATCTTTATATTTAAATCCCTCTGATTTTAGTAAAGCCTTTGAGGGTGCATTAGGAATTATTTAATAAATAACTTACTTTGCAGGTATAGCGTTGCCCGGCTATGAAATTAATAGGGAGACCCTGACAGGATGCACTTAATTGGCATCCCGCCGTCCTAGATGGAAACATCCAGAATGTGGGGTAGAAGACTTGGTGATAGGACTAGGCTTCGCGTGGTAAAGGTAGACCTGGGCACGTTATTCCCCTAAAAAAACGAAACAAACGACCGACGACAAGTTAGTCAAATAGTTAGTTATTCTGCCCCTTATGTGCGACACCTCTTTATTTTTAGTCGTACATGGGGGCATAAGTACTCACTGCACTCACTCTAACAAATTAGTAAGTAGTACAGTTATTGTATTACAATATGTATTATAAGTAGTAATAAATAACATGTACTATAGTAAAGACATCTAATATAAGTTGTTTAACATTTGGTGATTAATATGAATCTACTAAAGACATTACAGATTATAATAGTAGCATTAATTCTAAGTTACTCCACAATAGCTAGCTCTAATAGTTTCTACAAAGACATAAGTACTGAATCTTACAATGACCAAAATTTCAAACACATTAAAGGCTTAGGTTTACTAGGATACAACATTAGATATAATATATCACAAGATAATACTTGTGGTTTAAAGTTAACTATTGGATTTGTTAAAGAATATCTAATTAACAACTTTAGTATTCATGAATCATTGGATTATAGAGAAGCTGCAGGAGTAGGTATAACATTTTATGTATACTTCTAAATAAATTGACTTATGGTTGAATTAGTACTATAATATGTTTTATTGAAACAGCTTAGTAGTACAATAATATACTTAAGGAGATACCATGGGATTAGAAATATTTAGGACTAATAAAAAACCTATTAATGAATACACTAATGTAGATGTGGTAGAATCAAATTTAAGAACTTCAGAACTTGTAGGTCATATAGGACATATGTCATTAGTAGATAATTTACATGTTTATGAAGATCAAACCAACAGAAGAATTTCAGTTTTAGATCTAGATTATAAAAACTAACAGGAGAATTACAATGGATGAAAACAGTGCAAAAATTATGTATGAATTATCAAAACTAACTAACAAACCTAGGCAGATTACAAATGACTTTATAGAAACCATTACTTTAGTTATGTTTAGAGAGTTACTATCCGTGATGCCAAACAAGGAGGTATTCGTGGACATGGTGTTAAACACCTGGGAAGCCAATATAATACAACAGAAGGAATCTGAAATTGATTTGTTAGTATCAAAACAAAATACTCTTTTTGAGTTGGCCGCTGGTGCAATTATTTCAAACTCAGAAAACATTGACGGTTTCATAGAAGAAGTAAGATTAATAAAAAAATTATATAGAAATAGCCTTTTAAGCGGTAATTAAGGGGGTACTCATAACTGTATTAGTATCTTCTTAATTAAAGTAACCTATAATAGGTGTAAGGTTCAGATTGGCTGAAAACTTATTTTATAATTACTTTGGAGATACTAATATCATGACAAGCTTAGCACTAAGAATCGAGAAGTTTGCTGTGTATATAATTATTATTTACATGGCCACTATGACAGGTTTGTATTTCCACATGGATTCTCGTATTAATGTGCTGCAAACTTTACAAAATAAATCTTTTGAAAAATATGCACTTAAAGAACAACGACATGATGAGAGTATATTAAAAATAACTAATAAGTTTGTAGAATTATCAGATTCCGTACATGAGTTAAACTCGGATGTTAAAGATCATTTAAATAGCATATCAAATTTACTTATGACAAATCAAAGTAGAATTAATAAAAATAGAAATGATATAGACTATTTAGAAGATGACCCTGATGATATTAATGACTTAACAAATAAAACACCATCTAAAATAAAAAGTAGTACAAAAAAAGCACTTCCTAAAAGTACTAAATAATGAATTCTATTGATTTGGAGGTATATAAGATAGTAATTAGTAATAGTTTCTCATTAATTACCCTAGCCTGGAGTTCTGGGTTAGCTTGGTGGTTATCTTCTTATTTATTTATACTTACACTTTTAGGAAAGGTTTACCCGGCAAGATCTATTTTTAACGAAAGTGATTTATATATACCAATTGGTATATTTGTGTCATTCATACTTACTTCTTTAATAGTTTTTGGGTTGGTAGTTATAAATGACCTGGCTATTATGGAAACCAGACTTCAAGAAATGTTAATCAAGGTTTGTTCAGACTTCAATGCACCAAGAGTTACTTATATTTATAATTTAGTTAGGAAGCTATATGTTATTGTAACATCAAGTTTGGTTGTTTTCTTAATTGCTTGGCTTTACTTATGGTTTTTTAGTAAACTGCCAAGTGTCAATACTAATGGGCGCTAGTACTTATTGTAAGTACTGGCGTCTTTTTATTTTGGAGGCTCAATGTCGAAAATACTAGTAGATACTAATCTGTTATTGGATGACCCTAATATATTATTTAAATTAAATAAAGAGTATACAGGGATAGTATTATCATCAGTAGTATTAAAGGAGTTAGATAAGCATAAATTTAATCCAGATTTATCTTTCTCAGCTAGAGCTGCTATAAACTCTATAAAAGAATTTAAAAAGACTAGACCAGGTGTAATAGAATTTGTTGTTAATCAAGAAGATATTTCTAGTAATGATGATTTAATAATTGCTGCTGCAAAGAAAACAGGTGCTACAATAGCCACAAAAGATATTTCAATGAGTATAATTGCTGAGAGTAAAGAAGTACCTGTAAGATTGTATGGTAATATAGCTAATGGTATATTTGACCCTTATATTTATATAAGTGAGTCACAGTTACCTGAGTTTAGAGATAACGGTATACCTAAGGCTTTTTGTTTTCTTCAAAAGTACTTCATGGGTGAATATGAACAATTACTAACTTGGTTGGAAGATAATAAAGGTGTTACACGTGAAAGCTGGTTTTTTATGTTTATTAGAGATGAAAATGATGAAGACGTTTGTGTTTATGCTAATAATCCTAAAACATATATGCTAGAAAGGATAGACAACAACCCTAAATATAGAACTATAGAAGGACCAAATTTCAAACTAAAATCAAAAGATGTATATCAAATATGTGCATTCTACGCGTTAGCCAATGCAGATAATGTTTTAATTACCGGAAAATGGGGGTCTGGTAAAAGCTTAATTAGTTCTGCGTTTGCACTAGCTGAAAATAGTAAAAAAACATTTATTAGTAGGCCTCCTATAGGCATTGACCATAGATATAATATTGGGTTCCTTCCTGGAAACACGGATGATAAATTATTTTCATGGGCTATGGGTTTTCTTAGTTCCCTATACTTCTTATTTGGTAATACTAAAGGCCAATCTAAAGAGGGTAAATCATTTGATTTTGTTAAGACAGAGCTATTTAATAAATTTTTTGAGTTAATAGACATCAATAGTATACAAGGGTTAAGTTTGATGGATGATTTCCTCCTTCTTGATGAAGTGCAGCTTTGTACAATAGATTTAATTTCAGCTTGTTTAAGTAGGGCTACAGAAGAGTCCAAGATTATTATGACAGGGGATTTGATACAGAGCTATAGTATAAAACCATCTAACAGTGGTTTGCTTAAACTTCTTAGAGCACTACCACATAAGTCATTAGCTTATGTTAATTTAAAATATTCTTACAGAAGTGAACTATTAGAACTGGCTGAAAAATTACAAGATAAAACATTTTAAACATTCTAAAATAAACTAACTTACTAGTTATAAGAATAGTAAGTTATTTTATTTTACTGACGTTTTATTTAATAAAATTAATTATGAGGACAAATTATGAAGAAATTAATTAGTGGTTTGGCCCTGTTGCTAGTCATAGGTACGGCTTCAACAGTTATATCAGCACCTTTTGCTGTCACAGGTGAATTTCCTACTGCTGTGGTAACTACTTGTAAATTCACATTAAATAGTGGAGCATCTGTGGACGTAGCCCCAACTATTTTAGCTGACGAAACAAAAAGTATTTGTACATTCGATATTAAAAATTCTGTAAACGGTAATAACGTAGTAGCCGTAACTTATACCAACTTGTGGGGTAGTTCAACTGCTGTCCCTTTCTCTTACGCAAAAACATTACCCCCACTACCCTCTGGTATTCACTTGAAGGAATAAACTGGTGATAAAGAGACTACTATTTATATTGGTAGTGTTTTTGCTAGCATTTTCTACCCCTATATACGCCGACTCAGTGAAGGTAGACGTATATGGGGTGTATAATTATGAAGCTAAAGCTTTATCAGTATTTTGGAAAAATCCAACCATAACTTATAGCTCTTACATTATAGAGTTAAACAAAGTAACTTTAGGTGTTGCTTGTGGTGGTATTACACACACCTTATTGGAAACAACACCAACTACAGGTAATAATTTAACTTACTCAAACTTAGAACCAGGTTATTATATGGTTTTAATTAAAGGAGTTAATGCCCAAGGTGCTAGCGTTAATGTTTTTTCAAAAGATTTATTTATAACTGTATCTTCCATATCATTCAAAATTAGTTGGTGTTATAAAAATCCTGAAATAATTACTGATACTATAGTCTTCATAACTGAGACGCCAACATTTGAGTTTACTAATTCTATTAGTGTACCAGAATATAAACAAATGAGTATAGCTAAAGAAACCTCATATTTTACAGTATTAAATATGGTATTTCAAAACAAATCAACTGTAGAGCTAAGTGAGCCATCAGGACAAGTAATAGTTTATTCAGCAATACCATATAAACCAACATGGCAGGGTATTAGAGGTAATTAAACTAACCAAGCTTTATTGTAGGTTTAGTTTATTATAACTACTTTGTAATAACAATAACTTATTAGGAGAAACAAATACTTTGGAGAATTTATTTCAACGCAAAAGGTCTATCAATGATTTAAACAATACTATTAGTAATCTAGAATCTAACATAGATATAGTTATAGCAAAAGGAACCGAACAAGAAGAGACCTTACGTATAATGCGTAATTTATTAGATGATATAAAAATATGTACTTCAATGACAGATTATTTAGAAGAGGAACTATATGAGCCGAATGTGGAATTTTTCAGAAGAAAAAATATTAATAGATAACTATTCTACGAATACTGTTTTTGAACTAATGGATAAACTTCCAGGTAGAGATGAGGATTCTATTAATTGTAAAATAAAGAGGATGCGTAAGCAAAATAAGATATTAACCCATAAAACTCCAGAGACCGTTTCTAGAGCCCATAAGGAGAAAGCCAAATGATGGATATAGGCTATATGCTTAGTAACTCTCTATGCAAACATTGTGATCATAGGGTTTCTAGAGTAGTTAGTACTGAAGGTCTTGATGTTGAGTACTATGAGATGGATGATACCTACGAGTCAACTTCTAATGTACCTGAAGAAGGTCTCGATAGTTTTACACATGAGTATTGTACTAAACTTTGTATAGATCTAGACCACATAGTACTTGATTGTACAAAATTTTTGCTTATAGAACCAAAACTTTCTAATAGCTGAATATTTAATATAGGAGAAGTAAAATGAGTAACGTTAAACTCTTCAGGTCATCTGATTATGGTGCACCATCACTTTTTGGTAATCCTGGATATTTAATAGATGTGCTAGATGCTTGCCTTGTTACTGGTTACGGTACTCAAAGTATTTTGAGTATGACCCATTCAAATGGTATAGTAACTGTGGCAACAGCTACTTTACATAATCTAAATCCTTATTCTAGACAAACAATATCTGGTGCTGTAGAAGCTGGTTATAACGGTGAATTTGTTATATCAATAATAGATGGTTTTTCTTTCTATTATTCTGCTACTGGCATAAGTGCTTCAACAGCCACTGGCACAATAACAACAAATTCAGCTAGTGCTGGTTGGACCAAACCACATGCTGGAACAAATTTAGCTGCTTATAAACAGGGTGGTGGTAATCAACACTATTTACGTATAGATGATACTGGTACTACTTCTGCACGATGTTTAGGTTATGAAAATATGACAGCCGTTAGCACTGGTACTGGACCATTTCCAACCAATACGCAGATATCTTTGGGGTTGTGGTGGCAAAAATCTAATGTTGCTAACATTACAAACGAAAGGGAATGGATTATTATTGCTGATAATAAAACAGTTTATATGTGGGTACGATTTACAGGAGGTAGTGATTACACTTCCTACGCTATGCATGGATTTGGTGACTACGCTTCATACAAACAGGGGGATGCTTACAGCACATTTTTATCTGCTAATACTGGTAATGCATCATACAGTTATTTTTACTTTTGTTTTTTAGCTACTAATTTGGGTGCTATTTTAAACACGTCATTATATGCTATGTATGGTGCAAGATCTTTTACTCAGGTAGGTTCATCTTGTGTACTAGGTAAGCTTGGCGACTATACAAAAGCCCAACAGTCAGGTATGGGTTTTTACGGTACTGGTATGCCTTACCCAAGTCCAGTAGATGGTGGTTTATATATGTGTCCAGTAACTATAGGAGAGGGTGTGGGAACCGCTGCACAAGCTGTGTTGAGGGGTAAAATGTATGGTATATGGAATCCTCTACATGGGTTACCTTTAAATCAAGGTGATATATTTGACGGTAATGGGGATCTTGCTGGAAAAACCTTTCTTACACTTATATGTAGTCCGTCTGTAACAAACTACTCACAATTTATGGTAGACATCTCTTTAACTTGGGATTAAAATTTAATGCCTGCCACAATAAACAATTATCCTCCTCTTTATAACACTACGTATGTAAAAGCTACCTCATTATATAATACGGATACTTCTCCTTGGTTTGCTACAAATCCTGACCTATCTTTAATAAATCAGTACAGTTGGTGTTCATGGGCTTCTTTAAATAATACACCACCACAAAAACTAAATATAGATCATGGTAGACCATTTGTAGTGTCAAGAATATGCCTAAATAATTTTCATAATTATGGTGGCTTGACAAATATTGGTATAAAAACATTTAGAGTATATGGAACTAATTCTTCGACAGCTTTCTTAAACACCTCTGGCTACGATTTAACAGATTTGACATTACTAGGAGAATTTGTGGCGCTACCACACGTAGCTGAAGATGTTATAGATAACCAATATTTTTATGTATACGTAGAATATAGTTTTAGATATACTGTTACAATAATAGTGGATGTGCAAGATCCAACAGCAACAATGTTTGGCATAAGACATATAGAATTTGTTACGCTTAAAGATTCTATAGATATAGTTAGTAAGATAGATAAAATAACTTGCAGGCCATATGTTAAAAATAAGTTTCCAGGGCAACTTAAAAATAAATCACTATTTTATGCTACTAAAAATATTTGGCGAAGAAGCATAAAAATATCTCCATTTAACTCTTATTATAATCCAATAAATATACTTACACCACCAAGTTTTAAAGCCTTATCTACAGAAGCTACTAGAGTAAGAACATCTACAGTATATAATAACGGTGATATAAATACCAACATAGGTGGCTATATAGAGGGTAAAGTTACTGTTAGTGGTACTGTATGGCCTAATGTTATTGTTAGACTGTACTATAACGTAAATGGTATGTTAATAGATACAACTAGATCTGATTATGATGGTAATTTTAGATTTAGTAATATCGAAATAAACAAATCATACTATACTATAACTGCGTTTAAAGATGGTTTCAATGCTTTAATATACGATAGAGTTATTTCTGCAGGTACATTACCTGTTGTTGTATTACCACCTCCAAGAGCTCCTACTAATATAGAGTGGACAGTAGACTTAATTAGCCCAGAAGGTTGGTATACTATTACAGATGAGTCAACAATAACTCAGTCTGCTAGCGGTGTAGCGGCATGGAAAGATAAATCAATCAATGGTAGAAATGCTGTGCAAAACAATATAGAATTTCAGCCAGTATTAAATTCCGATGGTATATCATATACAGATTCAACTAAACTTCTAAGTATAACAGTACCATATAATTTAGGTTTACAAAGTATATATGTAGTTATGAAGGTAGAAGATCCAACATTTGTTATTTTTGGATCAAATAATAATGCATGGTATGGTATTGCTGGGGAAATTAGTAGTAGTCAAACTATTATATCTGAGAATTTTGGAACTCCAGATATTACATTAAATGGTTCTAAAGTATCGTGGGCTAACAGAGGTCAAGTATATACTGACTTAAATAGTGGCAAATTTTTTATTTTATGTTTAGAAAATGTAAATTTAGCTGGCTGGAATACCTTAAATATGTTTTATTATAGCTCATCTTATCCACAATTTCAGTTACAGGGTGTGTTGAAAGAACTTATAATTTTAAGCACTGGAAACACAGCTTATAACAGAGTAAAATCTGAAGGTTACCTAGCATGGACGTACAGTTTGGTAGACGACTTACCTATTACACATCCATTTAAAAATGAACCACCAAAGAATTTTACGCCTGTGTATCCTGTGGAATTTTCCTTGAATAAAATACAAAGTACAACCTTTTTTAGTACACCATACTATGCTTTTTACGCACTTGATCCATTATCTTCCGTTACTGGTGACATTTTATATAAATCATTTTTGGGCAATCACGGTTCATACCCACAGAAGATAAATATTGACTATACAATACCTTTTATACCAAGATGTGTTTATATAGAGAATGGTCACTATATTGGAACAACTGTTAATAGTGGTGTTAAAGTAGTAAAGATATATGGTACTAACTCAGCAGTTGCTTTTAACAATCTAACTGGGACAAATATAGATAATTTAACCTTACTAACTACTATAAACGTTAGAGAACATGTGTTATATGATGTTTCTGACCCACAAATATTTCAATTTGATAATACTGAAGCTTACCAATATATAGTATGTGTTATTGAACAAGTACATGCACCACAAGGATGGTTTAGTATAAGACATTTAGAGTTTCAGCAAGTACCTATATAAACCTTGCAAAATACTATTTATGTGTTATACTATAGTAGTGTAGTAATTAATATGATATAGAATTTTAATTTTAAAGGAGATGTTTATGAATTTATCTTATGTTATTGAAGGTGACAATCCTAAAGAAGAGAGAAGTTATGAAATTTTTAGTAGACTTCTTAAAGATAGAATCGTGTATATTCAAGGTGTTTTTAATGACGATATGGCAAATAACACAGTAGCACAGTTACTGTATCTCAGTTCTCAAGATACTGAGAAAGATATTTTCATGTACGTAAATAGTCCTGGTGGGGCTATAACATCTATGTACGCTATATATGATGTTATGAATCATATAAAACCTGACGTATGTACTGTAGGTATAGGACAGAACTGTTCAGCAGGAAGTTTTATCTTGGCGGCAGGAGCAAAAGGTAAGAGGTCAGTACTACCTAATACGGAAATAATGATCCATGAGTTTTCTGGTGGTACAGAGGGAAAGGCAGGCGATATTTTTAATCAAGTAGAAAAATATAAAAAACTACATGATAAAATGGCAAAACAATACGTAACTTTGACAGGGCAGACTTTAACTAAGATTAAAAAAGACATGCAACGTGATTATTGGTTGACTGCCGAAGAAGCCTTAACTTATGGCTTAGTGGATAAAATTATTTAATAGGAGGAAATAACATGGACTATAATAAACAGAATTCAGATACGCGTGTAATACCACAAATAAAATCTCCTAGAGATATTCAGAAGAATAAATCTATGGACGATATTATCGTATTTTCAGAGAAAGAAGTACAAGAGGTAAATGATAAGATTGCAGAATTACAGGAAGAGCTTGCTAAGAAAGAGGCACTAATTGAATCACTTCAAGAAGAAGTAGTAACTAAAAAAACTACTAAAGCTTCAAAATAATGAAATGGAAACTACAATTGATTTAAAAAATGCTATAAAGTTGATAAAGTCTTTTGAAGGTATTCTAGATGGTGACCCTTCAACGGTAAATCTTGATCCTTATTTATGTCCTGCAAACTATTGGACAATAGGGTGGGGTCACGTTGTGCTTGATTCATATGGAAAACAAATTAAAGGTAAGGAAAATAAAAAATTAGCTTATTCTATATACCCTAACGGTATTACCATGGATGAAGCCATAATTCTACTTAATGATGATTTAAGAAAATTCACTATTGGTGTACAATCTTTATTAAAAGTTCAAGTTTCTAATAATCAATTATGTGCATTAATAAGCCTAGCTTTTAATATTGGAGTTACTGCATTAAAGAAGTCTACACTAATGTTGCTTCTTAATAATGGTGATTATAAATCAGTACCTGGTCAGTTTAAACGTTGGAATAAGGCTAAAGGAAAAGTTTTGGCTGGGCTAACAAGACGACGAGCTGCTGAAGTAGCTTTATGGAATTTAAGTTAAATGGAAATATGTCACAAAAAGTTCATAAAATTGAAGGTTGTAAATATTATGAATTAAGATGTGATTAATGTAACTACTTGTATTATAGTGTACTAATTATATGGATTAGTGAATTTTTTAATTAAGGAGTAAATTATGAGTGACAGAGTTTTAGGTTTTGTTAAGTGGTTCAGTAACGACAGGGGTTATGGTTTTGCAGTAGTTGATGGTGATAAGAGGGAACAAGAATACTTCTTACACTACTCCGTAATTAATATGGATGGTTATAAAACTTTAAAAGCTAAACAACCTATTTCGTTTGTTTTGAAAGATACCGAGAAAGGTGTACAAGCTGTAGAGGTGGAGCTTATTTAAATGATTTTAAGTGAAATATTACTAAGAAGGCGTTATCTGCACTCAAAACTTACTACTATTAATAAATATATAAAATATATTAGTAATAATGATGTAGGTAGCGCTTCTGAATTATACACTAATGCTATAACATATAAATTTGAATTATTAAGTAAGATTAGAAGTCATGTTATACTTATAGAAAATTTAAATAAAGATACTTTTATAAGCGTTAGTAATGTTGAATTAAGTGTTTTTGAGGCTATACATTTATTAGATACATTAAAAGCCAAGATGTTAACTTTCACGGATTTAATTGAGTCTAATGCTGCGCCTTATTTGGATATAAACACACTTTTTTCTAAAAACGATATTTTATTTGAAGAATATCAAAGTATTTATTTAGCAGTATTGCATAGTGATTTAATAACTAAATGGGAAGGCTAAAATATGATTATAGTATTATCAGGAAAGGCAAGGTCTGGAAAGGATACAGTAGCAATTATTTTGGAAAAGTTATTTTTAGACAATAAACAAACAGTACGAGTAGTAGCGTATGCTGATTTTTTAAAGCACGTGTTGAGTAAATGTTTTTTATTAAGTTTCGAACAACTTTATGGAGATTTAAAGGAAGAACCAATAAATAATATGCCTATGAATACTGGGGCATTATTGGAAACTGATAGATGTTGGACCCCTAGAGAACTATTGCAGTATATAGGTACGGATGTGTTTAGGAAAATAAACCCTGATTGTTGGGTCAATACTATAAAACATAGCGCCTTATATGGAAGTGACGCACAGCATACTATCATAACTGATGGGAGATTTCCTAATGAGATAGATTGGGTAATGGAAGAAAAAAATGGTTTACATATGCACATACAAAGAGATAAAGTTACTTTTGTAAATAATAAAAATCACACTTCGGAAACTTCTCTACCTGTATTTGAAGCTCATGATAGAAGAGCTTGTGTTGATAACATTGGTACATTAGAAGATCTAAATAAAAAAATAGAGTATATATGGAGGACAATGATATGGCAGATATGAAATACGCGCTAGAATTTGTTTCTGGTGAGATAATGAATGTTAGTTTGTATAAAAGCAGAAATGGTTATAATTACGCTTCAGTTGGTATAAAAAAAGGCAAAGACCAATATATGAATATTAACTATGAGTGGGAGGGAGACGTTATCCCTGATTTTGTTATGGACATGACTAATTATTTTGGACAAGCCCCAGTTGGTGATAAAGCTATGGCTAGCGTAAAAAATAAACAAGAGTTTTCAGATTTCTTAAAAAGATTTAAAGAAAGTACAGAAACTATTTAAGGGTTATACTATGCCGATATCCATTGACGAATACAGATTTCCTAAATTTGTTAAGTATCAACAAAAGAACCCATTCATCGAAGATAGTAAAGCTAAATTTATGGATGGTACTACATATAATGGTTTAAGGCGCTTTAAAGGTGATACTTTTCCACAGACGGGGTACAACCCAGCTGCTAATTCACCAACAGTTAAACAAGTTAACCTAGATAAGGATGAAGTAGTACTACCACCAGAATAATATGTAATATAAATTACATCTCATTACAGATAGTTACACACTATTTAGTAGTGATTTGTAATTTTTTAGTTTTATGTTGTAATTATTACTTAAATGTGTTACACTTTACATATAGTACGTAATATGTATACACTTATTTACACTTATTTACACTTATTATCATTTATTAATATTTATTTAAAGGAGTTGTTATTATGGAATTATCTCCAGATGAGAAATTAAAAGTATTTAGACCTGAATTAGATTTGGTTTTTAATAATGATGTTAAAAGTTTCACTGAAGTATGTGTCATGATGGCACCTGACTATATATTTTATTCAGCACCTGCATCTACTTCTGGAAAATACCATCCCGTAGATGAACTTTCTGGTTACGGTACAGTGATTCATACTAAACGTGTTGTCACTGTAGCTTACGGGTTATCTAGAGGTTTAGGCTGTGAGCAACATAGAGATCAAATTATTTCAGCTTGTATTTTGCATGACTTAAGAAAACAAGGTGTCGAAAAATCTGGTCATACTGTTAAATGGCATCCAGATTTAGGGGCAAAACTAGTAGAGGAGGTTTATGCTGACCTAAAAATGGTTTCAGAGAAAGATTTTACTATGATACGAGATTGTGTTGGATTTCATTACGGCCCATGGAGTATAAAACCTTGGTCTAAACCACTAGCTTCTTACACCCCTGAAGAAATGTGTGTATATTTAGCTGATTATGTTGCTAGTAAAAAGTCACTTACTGTAAAACAAGAGGATAGATTCGATGGTTAATGAGGCATTTAAAAGCGACTTGAATAAGTTTGTAGCAGACACCACTGTGTCTACCGAATTAACACCAGGTACACCTCGAAGATATGAACCAGAAGTAGGTGTAGCAAAACATAATGCTAGAATACATAAGGAAACCTCTTTTGTAGATAAGCATAAAAAATTAGAGTTCTCTTTTACAAAACCTACGTTTAGCGGTATAAAAAAAACTGTAGTTAAATTATGTTCAAACTGTAATGCTGAAGTATTTGTACATACTAATGCTGTGGGTGTAATATGTAGAGCATGTGGAAAATATGCTTCTCTTAAGGAGGTAACTATTGATGGAGAGTGAACCAACAAGAGGTAGAGGCAGGCCACTAGGTTTTAGATTAAGTGATGTGAGTAAACAGGCAATTAGTGATTCTAAAAAGGGTCAACATCACTCAGAATCCACAAAAGAAAAAATATCAAAAACACTAATGCAATATTTCAGAAATATGTACCCTCTATCTGATGAGCTATATCTACAGTACAAACAAGAAATAAAAAATTCAGTTGAAGTTAGAAATTGGTTTAATAAAATTAAAACTGATTACGATGCTACAACAAATATTTGTACCGAAAGATCTCTTAATTCTAAACGTTACAGAGAAATATCAATAGAATATAATATCAGTGTAGAAGACAACCCACATATGGGCCAAATTCTTAATAGCCCTGAGGATATATGTGAACTTAGACAACAGTGTGATGATATTGATTTAGACTTTGATACAGTATGTCACGCATTGGGGGTAAAATTATAATATGGCGAAAGTAGGTAGACCTAAAAATCCACCTAAGGCTAGGGAGTTGCTTACTCAAATTATGCCAGTAAATGACATGTTTGAAGAAGATGAACTCCCTATCTATAATGGTCTTATAGATATATACCTTAAGGACTTTGATGAAGATGACCTTACTTCAAGTGATATTGACGACATACTTACACTAGCTACTAATAAAGTTATAGAAGTTAGATTGTTAAAATCAAGTAAGGGTTCCGCAGCTGACCATTTAAACTATTCTAGTTCAATGGAAAAATTAAGAAAACAAAGTGATAAAATCAAAGATAACTTAGCCTCAAGACGTAAGGATAGGGTAGATGTTAATGAGTTTAAAGGTTTCTCTATTATAGACCTAGCTGTTGGATTTGACAATATTAAAAAATTAAAATTGGAAGCCAAGGCTGTAAAAATGAGGGAAGAGCAGGAACCTATAAATAAACTACTTGAAGAAAATACATGTAAGGATGACGTAGATTAATGTCTAAGCTAACCAAAAATATGGATATTGTATTACAACAAGGTCCAGACCTAATAGAGTTTTATAGAAATAACCCCTGTATAGCTGCCTATGAACTTTTAGGAGTAGACCTAGCTCCTGTACAACGTATAGTATTTGAAGCTATGTGGTTCAAACCTTATACACTTTCTGTGGCTACAAGGGGTTTTGGAAAATCGGTATATTTACGTGAAATTACTACATATTTTAATAAAGGTATTGTATATCTAAATGAGGTACTCCCAGAGATACCAGAATACTTATCTGATGGGGAGGATGAAGTTATTGACTATAATACCAAAATGTTTACATCAGAAGGTTTTAGAAATACTAAAAAACTATGTTTAGAAAAAGGTATACAAGGTAAGAAGTTAATTACACAGAACGGTATTATTAAAAGAGGGAGCGATCATCACCCTTTACTTACAATTGATTATGAAGGTAACTTTGTTTATAAAACACTAGCCGAATTTAGTGTTGGTGATAAAGTCTGTATTCAAAGAGGACAAAAAGTTTTTGGTGTTAATAAAGTACCTATAGATGACGCGTATTTACTGGGTTTACTAATAGGGGATGGTTATATTGGAAAAAAAATTTCAGGTGCCTTTATAACTTCCGAGGATGAAGACTTAATTTCTTTTACTGCTGCTTTTTGCACACTTAATAATATTAATTATAATATAACTTACAAGTCTGGGTCATGTACATGCGACGTAATATTTTATGCTAAAGGTATAAATAAGTTTATAAACACATATAAAGTACCTATAACTTTAGCATATGATAAAACTGTACCATATTCTATACGTACTTCTAAAAGAGAGTCACAAATTGCTTTCCTTCAAGGTTATTTTGACACAGATGGTACAGTGCATAATACCAACGGTGGTGTATCTTGTTGTTCTGTGTCTAGACAATTGTTGGAAGAGATTCAAATGATGCTACTCAACTTAGGTATCATAGCTAGACTTAGAGAGAAAAAGACTAAGTCAGATTTTGGTAAAGCCTATTTATTAGACATGTTTTCTGAAGATGCCTATAAGTTCAAAGAACTTATAGGTTTTAGATTAAAAAGAAAACAAACTATATTAAATAATTATTTTTCAAGTAAGGTATTAAATCCTAATAAAGATACAGTACCTTATGTACTACATGTATGTAAAGCTATAACTACTTATTATCAAACTACTTACAGAACATCTAAAAAGCCATCTTTTAATATAGAAACTAATAATAAAAAAGAATTAACTTATGTTAAACTGCATGAATTTTTAGAGCAATGTACAAGCATAGAAGATAAGGGATTTAGTTTAGAACAGGTATCACATTTTATCACCAATTTAAAAGAGATACTAAGATATAATTACTACTTTGACACGGTTGTATCTATAGAAGATTGGAAAGGTGACTGTTATGACTTTGAGATGGATATGGAATCAGAAGTTGAGCCTAATTATATGACAAATGGTTTTATTAATCATAATACATTCTTATCAGGTACATTATCTGCTCTACTAGCCTTATTATACCCAGGATATCGTGTGGGTCTAATTGGCCCGTCATTTAGGCAATCAAAAATGATATTTGCTGAGATAGAAAAACTTTATACCAGTGCACCTATACTTAAGGCCGCTACAGAGAAACGGCCAATTAGAGGCTCGGACACGTGCTACTTAAAGTTTAGAGCAGTGAATGGCCATAATGGTGCTTTTATAGAGGCTCTTCCTCTAGGTGCTGATGGTGGAAAGATTCGTGGTTCACGTTTTTACTGTGTTATAGTAGATGAGTTTGCACAAGTACCATCTAAGATAATTGAAACAGTTTTAGCTCCTATGAGTATCACTAAACTAGATCCAATGAAAAAGGTCAGGGAGTTAGAAAGAAGAACTGCTTTAATAGAGGCAGGGTTAGCTTTTGAAGATGATTTTGAAGAAGACTCCATCAACAAGATGATTGGTACTTCCTCTGGTTACTATAAGTTTAATCATATGTACAAACGTATGCGTGAGTATTGGAATCAGATTGAGGAAGGTTCTAAAGATCATGCTGTTTTTCAAATACCATATACAGCACTACCGGACGGCTTCTTAGACCCTAAAAATATCGAGAACGCTGAAAGGGTTATGTCTAGTCATGAATTTGCTATGGAATATTTAGGGGCCATGGTATCTGATTCTGAAGGATTCTTTAAAGCATCAATACTAGAAAAATGCTCTACAATGGATTATGTTATTGAGTTAAGTGGTGATAAAGGCTCTTCTTATATAATAGGTATAGATCCTAATCAGGGTGGTAAAGCAAAATGTGGTGTGGTAATAATTAAATTAGGTAAACCAAATAAGATAGTGAGAGTACTAGCTTTAGACGGCAGAACAACACAAGACATAACTATGTCTCTGCAAGAGCTTTGTAGTAGTTATAATGTATTACGTATATTTATGGATAGAGGAGGCGGTGGTAAATCCGTTGCAGACTTACTAGCAGAGGGTTATAATGGTGCTGAGCCAATACTAAATAGAAATGATAAAGACACGCTAACTTTAAAGGGTAATAGAATTCTTGAGTTAATTACATTTAGTACATCTTGGATAGCTGACGCTAACTTTGCAGCACTATCTTTATTTGAAGATGGTCATTTACAATTTCCAATAGTACCAGTAGATATAGTATCTGACTTAATACTAGACGAGTATGATTTAATAAACGAGTTAAAGAAACAGTGTTTAAACATAGTTGTAACACAAACATCTGGTGGATCTCTTCACTTTGATACACCTAAGAAGGGACAAAACAAAGATATATACTCTGCTTTAATACTAGCAAGTTACGGTGTAAAAGCATTAGACCATGAAATAGTAGACGAAACATCAAAAACCTCGATGCATAGTAGTGGTGGATTAGTTAGAAACAGAAACACTTCTAATTGGTCAGCTGCTACAGGTATAAATAGTGTTTCATCTAGTTTATCTATGGCTGTTTTAACTAGGAAGAAATAAACTAACTAGTATATTTAGACTACTACATATTTATTTTTATAATAAAATTTAATTACACTTATTGGGAAAATTATGGATACGAATGTTTCAGATAAAATAACTGCGGAATTAAAAGAACGCTATCCAGATGTAGGCATCAAGTCGGTTTCAGTTAATGAATCCACAGGAACCACTACGTTCCTTGTTGAGCCAACCAAAAAGGCTCTAGCTTTCCTTGACAATCCGTTAATACCACACACATACAAAGAACACGCTTCTACTCTTACAAGAGATTCATTATCTAGGTCCTATTTGGACATTGGTATGAGTAAAGATGTATATGATGAAGATCCAAAAATATTATATGAAAAGGTAATGAGATATTACTACACTGAACCAATTGTAGGTTCAGTTATTAATATACTTTCCTCACTAGCTTGTAAAGGTTTTGAAAATGATATAGACGATCCTGATATTAAGAATTTTTTTGATACCTGGGTCTTTGATGTTAATTTCGAAGAAGTAATTGATTGGATATTTTTAGAATTATTTAAAACTTCTCATGTAACTACTTATAAATATATAGCCAACTATGAGCCTAGAATTTCCACAATACAACCCGTTGGTAAAAAGAAAGCCACTCCTACAAAGTCTACAGGTCAATTAGCCACAGGAGCTAAAAAGAAAATTTGGTCTAAAGGACACCTTCCAGTAGGTTATACGGTACTGAATCCCACCCTTGTTAATATAACAGGTAACCTATTGTTCAACAATGTATCAGTGTCTCTTACACCACCTAAAGAATTAGGGGACTTGTTGAAGAAAAATTCATCCGAACTAACAGATGAAGAAAAACTACTTATAAAGTCATTACCTACGGAACTTAAAAAAGCAGCATCTGGTAGTGGTGATTATCTATTAGACTCAAGACTTGTTGGTAATATCACATATAAAAAGCAACCTTATGAAAGATACGCTAGACCTAGAACAGCACGTGTATTTGAAAGTATAGAATATAAAAAAGCATTACGTAATGCTGATTTAAGTACTTTAGATGGTATATCTAACTATATCCTTAAAATTACAATAGGTAATGATGAATTCCCGGTGGTATCACAAGAAGAGTTAGAGGCAGTAGCTAAGCTGTTTGATACACCTAGTAAAAGTTTTGATGTTGTATGGAACCATACATTAAAAATAGAAAAAATAATAAGTCCTGAAATAGAATCCATTTTAGGTCAAGGTAAGTATGAGCAGGTTAATGAAGATATCACAGGTGGTTTATCATTTACCAGAGCTTTACTGGATGCCACTAATGTAACTTCTGGATCAGAGTGGGCTATAGGTGCTGTAAAAGAAGATATAGATTATGCTAGAAAACAAGTAACTAGATGGATATATAACGAGTATAGACAAATAGCTGAAGCTATGGGTTTTGATAGGTTCCCTAGAGTTAGGTGGGATGAAAATATACTTAGAAATGACATCCTATACAAAAACGTTATTGCTTCTATGGTAGATAGACGTATGATATCTTACAGAACTGCTTTAGAGACTTTGGGTTTTGACTACACTAATGAATTAGGTAATATGGAACAAGAGCTATCTTTAGTAGAAAAAGGTGTCTTCGGTTTAATAGGAAGTCCATTTCAACAAGCTGCACCATTACAAGAGGTTCAAAACTCCGCAACTGGTACACCTTCTAAAGGACGTCCTACTGGTACCACCAATACAAAAACACCGGAAACAGACCCAAGTAAAATAAAGGCTAATGAGGAGGTTATAGCACCTAATTCTTTACATAGTGTAGTAGCTAGCATGTCTAAAGATGATGTAGGTTTGCTTATACAAGAACTTATTAATATAAAAGATAAATTATAATATAAGGAAATTACTATGAAACATAAATTTTATATGACAGCTAGCTTAGATTATGTAAAAGAGACAGAAGCTATGCGTAAAGAAGTAGCTTCTGTAATTCCTTTACCAGGTGTAGAGGAACGTCAACCAGATTTAATGTATTTTACAAGTAGATTTGTAAGTTCAGGTACTAACTTAAATAATGCCCATTTTATGAGCAGTGAGTTAGTGAAGGCTAGAAAGACTGTAGTGGCTAAAGCAGTTGATGTTGAGCATGAAGAAAATGAGATCATTGGCCATATATACGCCTGCGAATACACTGACGCAAAAGGTAATAAATTAAACAGTACTGAGCTAGCCGCACATACTTCTGATAAACTAGACGCACAAGATATGCATATTGAAATAGCTAGTGTAGTTTATAAAACAAGGTTCCCATCTTTGGCTAAAGAGATAAAAGATGGTGAGTGGAAAGTATCTATGGAAGCTTATTATACTTCTTATGATATACTTGTTGGGAGTACACTAATGACTGCTGAGGAAGCCCAGTTAATGGGATTTGACGTAGCTAACGAGTCTCTTTATGGTAAAGCTGCTAAAGTGATAAAATCAGGAGAGATTATTGATGAGGGTACTATAGCAAAAGTACTAAGAGGAATTTGTTTTTCCGGTGTAGGTATAGTTAAACAACCAGCTAATAAACCATCTGTAATATTTGAAGCCACTGCAGCTGTAGATAATATAGTCAATGATGATATTGTAAAATTTGATTATGATACGTTAGAAACAGCAAGTAATAATGTAACCTCTAGTAATGTAGATACAAAACTAGAATTAGTTATAGCAGCTGATGATTCTCCTGGTATATGTGTGTATTATAAGAAAGAATCAGTTGATTCAATTTACAAAGATCAAGATTCTAATGTTATTAGTAGTAATTGGTGTGGTAAATTCGAGGCCACTTGTACAACAACTGGTGATTTTACAAACTCTAGCTGTTTAGCTAAATTATTTACATCCGAATTTATTACAGAAGTTGCTAAACGTAAAATTTCAGCATTACAGAAAGAACAAGAGATAGACAAACTAGTAGATACTATAAACGATTTACTTAAAAAGTAAACCACGTTTGGACATGGATAGGATTAATGTAAACTTAGGTTAGTTATAAAACAATTTATTTAGAATTTAATTAGGAGGAATATAATGGAAGATAAGTTAAAAGATCAAATTGAAAAAGTCGTTACAACTATTTTCGCTAGTAAAGAGGAAGATACTAAACGTAAGAAGACTGAAGACGCTCTTCACGCATCTGCAAATAAATTGACAGTAATGCAAGAAGAGTTGGCAAAAGCAAATCAGAATAATGTAGACCAGGGTACTGTAATAACAGACCTATCTGCTCAAATTCTAACACTAAAAGAAGAGAAAGCTGCTTTGGAACAGAAATTTCAAGATGACCTATCAGTAGCAACTGAAGCTAAGAATGCATCTGATACTGAATTAGAAAAGCTTAGTCTTGAATTTTCAACACTTAAGATGGAGCTCTTAGCCGATACTCGTATGACTGAGCTTGAAAAAGTGGGTGTTGTTCGTGAACAGGCCTCTATTCAAAGAGATAAAGTTAAAACCATGAGTGACGAAGATTTCGTAGCTTATAAAGACGAGTTGGCTGCTGTTAAAGCTCAGGTTATTGCGTCTCTTGCAGCTAAGAAAGTTGAAGCCGCAGTAGTTGAAGCCGCAGTAGTTGAAGCAGAAGTTGTTGTAGAAGACACTGTAGTACCACCAGCAAATGTGGATACTACCCAATCAGTTCAGGCCGCTTTAAATTTAGAAACAACCCCTTCTCAGGATCTTATTTCGAAGTATAGAGACTTGGGAGATGCACTTGCTAAATCTATTACTAAAAAATAATTGAGGAGGAAAATTATATGTTTATTCCTAGACACCCTGTTGTAGAAGATCAGTTTTGTTTATATGGTAGCTCAGTCAATACCGCTGGTATTGGTGGAGCTATAGCTTATGCCGGTGCTGTTGTATATTTGGACAGTACTAAAGAAGAATCAGAAGTTTTGAAATTTGCTCATGGCGTTACTGCCGATCCTTTTGGATTTTTAATGCAAAAAGTAAAAACTGGTTATCATTCAGTTCACCCAGTTGGTTTTGTTATGCCAGGTGATCTTGGTTCAAGTGATGCAATCGCCCAACCTACTTATAGTAACACTGGCGCAATCACTGGTACTACTACAGTACCTGTAGGTGTAGCCCATCTTGGTATTTATGATACAATCCATTATACATGTGTTAGTACAACCACAAGTGGCGTAGTTAGTGTTGCTGATGGTTCCCAACCTATACCTGGACAGAGTATGTTCCCAGCAGCTGATGAAGGTAAACTTACTAACTCTACAGTTGCATCTAATGGTACTGATGTTTCTGGTGAGCGTTGTAACACCACTGTAGTTGCTAAAGTAGTTAAAGGTGTATCTGCAGCTAAAGCTACCTCTACTTTTGGTGGTGGTACTAAATTTGCACTCAGAGTGAAACTATTAGTTTAAATAACACATGGATTAAGGGGTAGGATAATACCTACCCTTCCATAAATAAATACAATAAAAGGAGCTACAATGGATATTAATGAAATGAGAAAATTGTTTGCTGCTACCGCTGAAGTTCAGACTCCAGAAGGTATGGCAGCTTATAGGGCTTTCGCAGCTGCTATCACTACACCTATTTTACAGAAAGTAGAGCTAGAGTCCATTATGCGTCAGTTGTTTGCAGTTGAAAGATTGGCACCAGGTGCACAAGCAGTATACCCAGTTGCCGAAGATTTTGAAATCCCAGTATGGGTTCTTCCTGGTTTAGGTTATCAGGCCCAGAACTTCATCGAGGGTATCGGTGAAGAGGTTTATGTACCTACTTTCAGTATTAATGCTTCCGCAGACTGGAAGATTACCTATGCACGTGACTCACGTATTGATGTTGTTCAAAGAACCGCTGCTAGAGTTGCAAAAGACTTGGCTAATTATGAGGAAGAATGTGGTTGGAGAGTAATCGTACCAGCTGCTACTTCCGGTTTTTCTGGTAAAGGTCTTTTAGGTGCTAGACCAGCTCCAATTTATGAGATTCCTACCGCTGCTACTGGTGCCGGATATCTTTCTAAAGAATTGGTAAATAAAATGTTGGTTGGCTTCAAACGTTTAGGTAGAACCCTTACTGACCTATATGTATCTCCAGAAGACGCTGCAGATATTCGTGAGTGGACTGATACTGATATCGATCCTATTACCCGTAGAGAAGTATTTACAGCTGCTGGTATGGGAAGTATCTGGAACGTAGCTCTTCATGAAGTACAACATTTAGGTGCTCCTGGATTGTACAATATTAATGGTAATACTTCACAGTATGGCAAATTCCTTGCTGACGGTGCTGGTAAATATAATTCTTATACTTTGGATAATGCTAACATTACTGATGCCGATGGTACAGTAACCACATTAGGTGAGACTCAGATTTATGGTTTCGATATGACTTCTAATGACTCTTTAGTTATGCCTGTTAGAAAAGAGTACGAAGCACATGAGGACCCAACTCTTCTACGTGTTCAAAAACAAGGATTTTTTGGATGGGCAGAGCTCGGTTTTGCGTGCCTTGATAGTCGTATGTTGGGACTAGGAGTCATTGACCGTTCACAAATATAATATTAAGTAATATTATATAGTTATAAAACCCACTACTATTAATTTAGTAGTGGGTTTTGTTTTAGTTACTACTTTTAATCGTATTACTATATTTGATATTAATAGTTAGTAGTGATATTACATTAGAAGATATGCATACCAAAGAATGTAGTAAACCCAATTAAAACATTTTAATCCACAATAAACTAACTTTTATATGATATGAACAATATAATTCTATTTTTAATATCAGTGGTACTCACTGAAACAGTAACAGACATTGTTGTTAAGTCTGTTTTATTTGAACCAGTTAGGGCGTGGTTTTTTAAAAGAAAAGCTAATAAAGTTTTTAACTTTATACACGATCTGCTTGATTGCCCAATATGTTTCTCAGTATGGTCAGGTACATTAGTTGGTTTGGTTGTACTAAATATACATATAGTAAGTTTTTGGGTAGATTGGTTCATTATAGGATTACTGCTTCATAAAAGTTCAAATGTATTACATAATTTTATAGATCGGACAAGGAGAAGTGAAAATTAATTTTGGAAAAGGAGTAAGTCATGAAGGGATACATAAAAAGTAAAAAAACTGCTTGGGTACATATTTTTAAGATGAGTGTTAGACCTGGTGGTAAGGTACCACTTGATGAATTGTATACACTATACGGTAAACGTCATAACATCAGCGAAAAAGACTTTGTAAAGTGGTTAAGAGAAGTTAAGCTACGAGGTACTGCAGACGACTGGATTATAGTAGAGGAAGAAGATATACCAGTTGAGCCAGCAGTAAAAGAACCAAGTACAGTTAAATATGAAACTAATGGTGCTGGAGATGTAGTAGCTAGTAAGATGAGTGTACAAGATGTAATGAACTTACCAGTACGAAAAGCAAGAGAGATAATCCCTGGTATTATGGATATTAAACTTCTTAAGTTTGCTTTAAGGGAATGTAAACCACTTCCTAATAAGGAATCTCTATGTAGAATTATAGATAAGCGTGTAATGGAATTAAGTATGCATCCAAACGGATAATAATACTGGCCCATACTTAATAATTTTTGTGTGGGCCTTTTAAGTATATTTAAAAATAAAGTAGTTATATAATATGGTAATAACTTTTACATATAAACGGGGTCTAAACAAATTATGATAAATTTATCAATAACCGTAGATAACATAGTAGATGTTTTATATGTATTTAGTAGGATCAACATACTTCGCTATATCGGAAGCTCCTCACCAACTATACCTGTAGATGAATCTCAATTTGCTACTATTTTGACCGGTATAGACCAAGTGAACAATAGAAATAATGTAAGTGATATTCTGTTGTCACACTCATTCACCCAATATTATTTTGTTGACCCTGATGGCACTGCCGATAGCTGGTATATTACTAGATACTCTAACAATGTAGGTAGTTCTAGTAGTGGTTGGTCAGATCCTATACAAGGAAGTATAGGTTCTATTTATTATAATCCTATGTACCCCTCGGAGACTTCCTTAGGTACGTCAGATAAATTATTAGTAAATAAAATAAGACTTCTTATTGGAGATCCAGTTGAGTTACATAGATCTTTTGGGGACGGTGCACTAGCCTCTTTCCATACAAATTCTATGGTATTTGAATTAGAGGAAAAAGGGTGGCCAACAAGTATAAACATATACGGAAATCAATATACCTCTAGTGTGGATCCTTCAGTTAATGGTTATAAATATTTAAAATTTAATTCTATAGTTGATTTAAATAATACTACCATATCCGGGGTACCTCAAACTATAGATGTGTGGTATTATACTTTTAGAAATAGTGATAAACAAATACTAGATGCTTATGATACGTGTTCTCCTCCAGCACCTTTAACTACTTCAAATTGTACACAAGATATATATTTACTACAGACTGCTTATGATATTTTAAGTGGTGAATTATGGGAGCTTGCAATCGAGGATGGCGCAGAAATTGTGGATAGTAGAGATACATATAATCCTGCAGCTGGTCTTGTAGCACGAGATAAATTATTAGCTAGATTGAAAAAGCAACTAGATGAGGCAGTAAAAGTAAAAAGATTTATTGGTTTTGGTGGTGTAAGAATAGATTAATGTAATTAAATAATTATAGGATTTGAAATGAGAAAAAGAATAAGTACCTTCACTAAAAAAAGATATACTCAAGTTATAAGAAACATTATGTCTGATTTAGGTAGCCCTGTTGAAGTTTTTAAACAGCCAACAAAACATGAATGTTTTAATTGTTTCTTTGATAAACTTACAAGTAGTAGTACAAATACATGTAAGTGGACATTACCAGAAGCTCTACAAAAACAAAATGAGTATATACAATCAGGTGGCCCTGGTCTGAAATACAAATATTTTTCTACAGGTAGATGTCCTATATGCAAAGGTAAGGGTTTTCTTGAAACCATACGCAAAGTTTGGGTTAAGTGTAAAATAACTTGGGACCCAGAATCTGGTGGGGCCCTTGTAAGTGATTCCCCAGGATTTTCAGGTAGTACAAGTGTTGAGTTAAAGATAGAACCTAAATACAAAGAATTATTTACAAACTGTACATACATGGTTGTAGATGGGGCAAGATGTGTTTTGTCTAAACCACCTACTTTAAGAGGCATAGGTGAAACTGCTTTACTAATAGTGCTTGCTTTTACATCAGATAATATATCACCACCCTCTAATAGTAGTGATAAGGAATACTAGTGAAAAGAGGTAGTGCTGATAAAGTAGCAGTTGACTTGGAGAAGTTACTTTTTATAAATACGTTAGATATTTTTGATAGTTTTTTACCTAAACTTAAAGAAGTATATTTGGAAAGCTATACGGACCTGTTACTAGTGGATAATATAGAGGAAGGTAGTTTGGCTAATCCTTTATTATTCTATGAGGAGTATGAAGAGGCATTAAATAATTTTACATATGTTTCAGTAGCCGCTAAAGGTGAAGTTAAGATGCTTGTGCCTGATGAAGATAATTTTGAATTTGAGGGAAGATTAAAATTCTTACATTGGTTATCTATTGGTGTTATAAATAGTTATTATGAACTACCAATAAATGATTATAATTATTTAATTAATTATGAAAAATTGAGTAAGCAAATAAAAAATTCACTATTAGACCTTCCAGGATTTTTTGGTGAAATTACAAATGATTTAGACTTTTATTTGGTTGATGAATCTTTAAATATTCATGGTATACTACAAAATATACTAAATAAAAAACTTATAAGGTTTCCATTTTCTAACACCCAAGCCATAGAGTTATTTGAAGATGGTAAAGGCTTTTTTAATAAAAGCAAGGAAGCTCTAACTAATAAGATTGTTGATAAGTCGTTGGAAGATATAAAAAGGAGAGCTTATTAATGTATAAGATACGAAAAGAAGATCTTAGTGTATATAGATACCTAAGAGACCTAGTACTAGTTGATTTTATAGAGTACCAAGATAAAGATGAACTGGTGTTAAACAGAGTTAAGTCAGATAACTCTTTAAGTGTCTATGATATAATAACAACAGCTGAGCCATCTCCATTCGAATACGGTAGAGGCATTGCATATTTTGATGACTTATCTACTGAATCTTTAATATGTTCTACAACTTTTTCTGGTACACCTGAACAATCCAATAGAGTTACTATATATGATGACTCATTAACTACGATAAGTGGTAATTTATATAGAGTAGATTATATAGATGGTAAGATAATTATACCAAGTTATTTAAAACCTAAATACATTGATTTTTACTGGCAGTATATAAGTTTAGTGGATGAGTGGAGCTCATTATCCGCATCATCCGCACCAGTTGTAGTTATTGATATAGCTGCTACACAGAAAACTGGATTTCAGTTAGGTGGAGGTAAGAAGGTAATTAGGAAGAGTAATATATTTGTTTTTGCATCATCATCCGCTGAAAGAGCTGATATAACAGAATTGATATATGATAGTTTATATTTAAAAACCTGTCCAATATATGATTTTCCAAGAGGGTCTGTTTTGGATTTTGATGGCACATTTTACAATAGTAAAAATAGTAACGATAAGGCAACTAACTTATTTGATAGAACAGTTGTAAGCGGTACATCAAATCTAAGATTTGAGGATGTTGAAGCTAGAAATATAAATTTACCCTTAACATTAAGTAGTCGTAATGAGTCGGCAACTTTATCTGACTTAAATGCTTATAGGTCTAAAATAAGCTTTAATTTAGTTTCATATTGCTAATATTAATGTAAGTAATTAACTAACCTGTAGTATAGTGGTAAGGAAAAGGAATAAAACTAAACTAACCTATAAAGTGAATTTCACCGTATTGCTACAGTAACTAACGGTGTTTAAAAACAATTAATTGAATAAGCATATAACTTTTTTATAAGGAGAAAAACTATGGCTCGTAACCGAATAATATATGCCTCACAGTCAGTATGGTGTAATGGCAGTTTGTTATATAGAGTGCAGTCTTTTGGTAGTACAACTACCTTCACTAGTGAAGATATTTTCGAATTAGGTCACCTCGACATCATTGACGTTGTTGATGACGTACCTGCAGTAGCTGTAACATTAAACACCAATGACTTTGGTGACGTTACAACTATGGCACAGATTGCTCAGATTCTTCCAGAACGAAGAGCTATGGATGCAACTGCTACTAGTACAAACTCAAACCTAGAAGTTGTTAATGCTTCTTTAGCATCTACCGGTGTTTATCTACACGGCGCTTGTGTACCTGACTTTGCTATATCTTGTGGAGCTCTACCAGGTGTTACTTTATGGGCACCAGTTCAAGAGGAGTGTTCTGCGGGTTCTTTAGCTTCAAACATTGACCAAACATTGTTTTTGGACAAAGTTTATGCAAATAGTTTGGAGTTTAGTTACTCATCTGGTGCTAACGCCACTGAGAATTATGGCCTTGAGACAGATAACAAAATGTGGTTGTTGAATGATGGTCGCTTCGTAAACTGTGATAACTTCACTATTGCTGCTGGAGATGTAACCAGTGGTTATGTAGATCTTACTTTAGGTGCAGCTGCTAACATTGCTGTTCTTACTGGTGGTATTGGTTTTCTACGAAAAGACCCTAATGGCGCACCTGCTGTAACTTGGTATGACGCATCCACGAATACCATGGTAAACATTAAAGTTGCAGTTGGTACAACTGCGGCTGTAGCTACTTTCATTTATCATGATAACGGAACACAACATCGTTTGTATTTCCCTACAGGCACTGCAATTGTAGCTACTGACCGATTGGTTGTTATATACTCTGCAGATGCTTATGGTTCTGGTACAAACAATAAATATTTTGCACTTATGGATAGTTTAAACCGCCCAGACTTTGTAGGTGCTTTACGTCAGGGACAGATTGAAGTTCATATTGTTTCTGATACATCTGCAAGTTTCGACATTGCATGGCGTTTAACCAGTGCATCCATCTCGGCGTCACTTACTCGTGAGCCTTTAACCGAGTTAGGGCATCTTTCTCCTTATGACCGTCCACTTACACTTCCTGTTCCTATTACAGTAGCAGTTGAGTCTACCGCAGGTGACTTGGAGAACTGGGCCAAAGTTGCTAACAAACTATCTGCTTTCAAAGCTGGTACTTTGGATAGTATAGCCCTAGCTGACCTTATGTCTTCTGAGGATCTAAAACTTGTAGTTAAAGTTTATGCACAAACCGATGAGGAAGCTGGTGGAACTGGTTCTAACCGTCTAGTTGCAGCTACTTCTGACTTAGTTGGTCAGCATTACTGGGTTGACGGTACTATGGGAACTTATTCTGCCGGTAACGCAGAAAAAGCTTTAAAAACAATCGTAGTTGAGCATCTTAAAATTACTGATGAGGGTATGACTTTAGATATGGGTGCGAATGCAACTCAGTCCTTCTCTTTCCGTTCTACTAACGATTTGTATGTTGTCAAAGGTGATATAACTATTGGTAATATTACTGATGGTAAGAAAATTAGACGACGTGGTTAATAAGTAAGTTTTAAATTTCTAAAGTAGTTATAATGGTACTCGTGATTTTTCATGAGTACCATTTTTTTTTATTTAATTAACTGACTATATAATAGTAGGCTTAAAGTAAGTTTTTAAAAGGAGTTTTTTAAAAGGAGGTAGAGATGGGAGAGGTTGATAAAAAACAATTGGATGCTTTAATTAAAAAAGAAGTGACCAAATTATTTGAATCTGTTTTAGACTATACATCTATTGCAGTTTCGGACACCAATACGTTTAAAATTCTTAGAGGTAGGATACTACGTATAGGTAACGATTGTATAAGGACTATTATATCTGAATTGGACTGTTATGATGTAAAACACCTAGATATGAGTGATGATATCATTGAAATTAAAAATAAGTAAGGAGACGGTTATGGAAAGTAAAACATTTAGTACTGAAGGACTAAGAAGTTTTTTAAATGTAAAGAAAGATACCACATATTTTATAGTACCACCAACAGCGGAAGATATTAGAGGAGCTGATTGGGAATACAGTAAATCCTACACCAAAAGCCTTGTAAACGGTATAACAACTACTGCAGAGATGACTGATATTCTTATGCGCAGGGGTATTATCGGACCGGAGTTTGAAAAAAGGTCAAATGAGTTAGCAGCAGAATTAGCAGCTAAAATAGAGGCTCTACAAAATGCAAAAAATTCCGAAGAAAAATCTGAACTTGCCTACCGTGTAGCTATGGCTAGAGATGAACTGTTCCAATGGAACCAGCGTCTTTCAGCACCTCTAGGTAATACTTGTGAGCAGATGGCAGATGACTCTAGACTTGAATATCTTACTTCTAGGTTAATAATTGATTCGGAAGGCAATCGTCTATGGGAAAAATTCGAGGATTATCTTACAGAGAAAGAGCAATCACTTGCGCAGCAATCCCGTTTTGAGGCAATGCTATACCTACAAGGCCTAGATAGTAAGTTTTTAGAGAACACCCCAGAAGCAGTTGCTATGCGTGAGTTACAAGAAGAAGCATCAATTCAGATAGCAAAAGACTTAGCTTCTCTTGTTGTTGATGAAGAGGATACATCCGTGAATACAAACGAAGAAAATGTTATGCTAGAAGATCTTCCTATAGATGACACTAAGAAAGTTATAAAAAAGGGTAAAAAATCTGAATAATTAATCTATACTACTGTAGGTACTAATAATTTTAGTACCTACATTATAGTTATTATGGAAATATCATATGAAGACACAGATTTACTTATCCGTAAAATAGCTTTAGGTAAATGTTTAGTATATATAAATAATGAACTACTTTATTTACAATATCCTAATAATTTTTTAAAAATAAAATCTAAACTGCTTTGGGATAAATCATACAAAAAAGCCATTAGTGATGGACTCCTTCCTAAAAAAGCATTAGAGGAATTAATTATCTCTAGGGGTATTTTTTCAAGGGATGATGAAAACGCAGTTGCCAAACTACGATCTCGCTTAGAGGGTCAAGAAGTCCTTCTAGCTAAAACTTTAAAAGTTAGAGCTAATCAAGATAGAATTAAAAAAACTATTTCTGAAATAAAAGCGGATTTATCTAATATATTAGCAAAAAAATATTCTAAATTATATATGTCTGCGGATAATAAGGCAGAAGAAGATATGTACGGTTTTATATGTAGTGAATGTGTCTACACAGAGGATAAATCCAAGTATTGGTACTCTTACGATGCTTTTTTAATGGATAGAAACACCGATGATAAGAACGAAATTTTTTCGGCTTTCATGGATTTTATGCGTGGTTTAGACAGTGCTACAATAAGATTTATAGCTAGAAGTAACTTATGGAGAATAAGATATACATCTAGTTTAAAGACATCCGAAGTTTTATTTGGAGTACCTTTAGTAGACTATACAACAGACCAGTTAAATCTAATATACTGGTCAAATTATTACGAGCAAATTTATTCCATGATGTCTTCTGATAGACCACCCGATGCAGTTATAGAGGATGACGAAGCTTTAGATAAATTTATGGATGATTATTATAAAGACATGAATAATGAATCTTCTATACAGAGAGACAAGAATAAAAAAAATAAGAATAAAGGCTCATTATCTGCATTTGATTCCGAGGAAGTAATTATTACTCAGTCAAATGAGCTTTACTATGATATAAAGTATGATAAACCGAAAGAAGCTCAGAAAATAAAAGATAGAACAGATATCAAGAAAAGAACCTCAGGAGGGTAAACTATTGGCTGGAACAAGCGAGCACATAATCAAGATCCAATCATATTCTGACAATAACAAGGGCGCTAATACTAACAGTGATTTTGATGTTTCCGGTATTAGTAACGCCATTGAAAGTTCCATAAACTCCTCTATGAAAACTTTAGAAAGCACTTTAAGTGGGGCTATATCTAAAGCTATATCTAGTAGTTTGCCAGGAGATTCTAAAGGTATATCTAAAGATAATTCAGCTTTTTCTAAGTCTCTAGCCAGAGATGTTAAAGACGCTATTGTAGATATAGTCAATAAATCTTCTGTAGGCGATACTCCTGTAAATAGTAGAGAGATACAGAAAGAGGTAACAGCTACTGTAAAAACCATTCTTACTGAACAACTTCAAAACTTCTTTAAGGCTAATAAAGTTTCCAACGAAAAAACGGCTGTAACCAGTTCTGTAAAAACAGCCGCATCTACTGTATCTAAGAAAGAAATATCTGATATGACTAAAGTAGTACAAGAGTTATCAGCTATTTCAAAGAATTTATCTGTTCTACCTAATATGGCCAAGGTGTTTGTAGCAGAGAGTAATAAAGAAACACCTGACTCAAGCAAACTTATAACTATGCTTGAAAGTTTACTTACAAAGTTATCTAATACTAAAGAAAGTTATAAAACTATAAAAGCGCCACTAGCTAAGATTGACCATGATAAGTCTATTGGTGCTGTTGCTAGCTTATCAATGATTGATAAGAGCTTAAATGCAAACATAAAACAGGTTCGTGATCGCCTTGAACAAGAAATATCTCTGAATATTGTTGTTGATACGGCCCAAGCAGAAAAGACAATCACAGAAACTTTTAAAGATAAATCTACTACTATAACTGTAGAGGCGGATACTACAAAAGCTACTAGTAAATTAGATAAGCTTGTTGACCAAGACGTAATAAAGCTAAATATTGACATAGCTAGAGATGATATCCCAAGTATATATAATAGACTAGAACAATTACAAGGTAAGATAAACGAGCTAAATAAAAGTGGAATATCTTTAGATATCATTACTACACCTATAAAGGCTCTTCAAGAAGAACTAACTAAATTAGTACGTGGATTTGATTATGTAAAGGGATCTTTAGGCCGGGAACAATATAACAAAACTAAAGAACTTAGTAATTTACCCGACAGATCCGAGGCTTCTAAGTTACCAGAAAGTAATCGTACTGGTGTTGAAGCTCAGAGAAGTAGATTAGAAAAACTAGTAGCAGAACTTGAGAGTACACGTGTTTCTATGAACTCCGTTCTTGATAGAAAGGAATCTTCTTTTATAACAAATGATAAGACAAAGAAGAGTGATGTACTTTCTATTGAACACGATTTTGCAAAGCTAGGTAAAGTACCAGACCTTCAAGTATCACTTTCTAATGATAATATAAGTAAATTTGTAAAAAGTGATCGTCGTGTAACTACTATTCAAGATTCCACTGCTATAGGCGACTTGGTTAAAGAAGTTAATAACATAGTTGCAATCGTAGGTAAAGGTGGTACTAAACAAGACAACTCCAAACTTATACAAGCTATTGATAAAAATACTACAGGACAAAGTTCTTTAGCCTCTGTAGTAGAAAAGTTTAAAAATGATGCCTCCAAAAGTAACTACTCTCTAACTAATGCCGAAAAAGCGGTTAGCGTAAAGTATTCTGAAAAATTTATACAACCCAATATAAAATATGCTGCTCCAGAGAATACTAAGAACGAGTATGAACTTAAAGTTTATGATAACATGTCCAAACTATCAGTGTCTTTGGATAAACTACAGCAAACTATATATACTAAGGTTTCTGAAGGATTACGCCCACAGCCAGGAAAGCGTCAATTCACTGATTGGAAAGTAGTGGAGAATGAAGGTACTGGTAGTTCACATAATAAAGCCTTCAACCTCAGAGGACGTGAATGGGCTATGGATGTTGTGGACATGAAGAAACTGAGAAGTTTAACTGGTAAACAGGAAGGTACCCCTAAAGAACTTTTAAAAACCTACTCAGATAAAATTGCCACAAATCTACTAAGAGATAAAGGCCAAACACCTAGTACACTAAAAACTGAGATTGCAGGGTGGTTAAAAACAAATGTTAAAGAAAGTGGTGTTCAAGGACTTAATCCAGAGGTACGTACAGCTTTAGGTAAGGATATCATTGAGCAATTAAGTGTACCTAATATTGGGTCTACTTCTGTTGATGACATAGCTAAGGCTTTCGGAAAAACATCTAACGATTCTCTTAAAGATATATTTACTAAAACCGTAGGATTTTCAGATATACAAAAAACTTTATCTGAAGTCAAACGCACTATTGCGATTCCAGCTGCTAAATTAACTAATACTGGTAGCACCGTACTGGAGACACAACATGGTAGTCAGAGGTCTACTTTACAGCTTGCTGAGTATAAATCTGGTCATGAAAGGGCCTTTGAAGGCTATTTAAAAAATGCTACTAATTTATTACATAAACTTCCAAAAGATAAACAAGAAGCATATAAAGAAAATATAACTCCTGAAATATTAAGTTTAGCTAAAGCAGCTAGAAGTGTAGTAGTTAATACCGATCCACGTGATGTAGTACCAGACACCGCTAACACTTTTGAAGACGCCTCTAGACTGCTACTTAAGGGTGTAGCTTCTAAAAACGGCGCTGCAGCCACAAAAGAAGATGCAGCTTCTTTTTACAAGAAGGCTTTAATACCTATTAGTGTAGAAAAGCAGAGAATAACTAAAGGCACCTCAAATGAATTAAATGCTACAGATGAGTTTTCTGCATTATCTAAAAGGGTTGATGATTCTTTAAAATCTACTAAGTCTATAGATGAGTTTATGACTAGTATGGACGCACTTGGGTTATCAGCCACGAAAGTTATTAAGTCTCTAGACTCTCTAAATTTTTCAAATGTATATGATGCTATAGGAAGAGCCACAACACAAGATATAGACAAAATTGTGGGTAATATAGCCACATCTACAGGTGCTATAGGCGACTTCGAAAAAACGTTATCATCTCTATCAGGTATGATGCCTATAGTTGAACAAAACGCACCAAGACGTGGTATGCATCAAGGTGATACAGTATCTGCTATGTTTAACTACTCAAAGGCCCATTCTATTGGTGCTGAAGGCTCTAAGTTATTAACACCTGAAGGGCAAACTAATTTTAATGAAGATGTTTCTAAAGAAGAGAAAAAATTTAATTCTAGTAATGAATCTAAAAAAGCATTTATAACTAATTTTAATAGAAGAACTAATGAATTATTTTATGAGGCTAGTAAACTAGAGGGCATTAAAGACGTATCTCCTGATGTAGCGTATAGACAGTCTTTATTAAATACAGGTACTACAAAACAACTTACTAGTCTAGGTTTACCCGAATCCCCTGCAAGTAGTTTGGAAACAACCCCTGATTCTATGAATAGGTCTGGCAGAACAGTCCCTATGTACACAGGTAACTTACGTGAGATAGCACCTTTTTCGTTAGAATATCAACAAACAGGTCGGAATATCTCAGGTATATCCTCTGCAAAAGGGTTTGATACTGGTTTATTCGGTAAAGCACAGGGAGTTACTTCAGAATTTCCTAAACTAAGATCTGAATCTGAAGATAAAGTAATTCAATCAGGTAGATTTGGTAAATCAGGTATTGGTTATAACGTCCTAGCGGAATTACGCCACACTGCCGGTACCTTTGAAGATCAAATACTAGTTTCTGGTAAGTTGGCTGATGCAGCTACTACTGCAGTACGAAAGCTTGTAAGACCCAAAGCTTCTTCAGGAACAGCCTCCGCCATAAATGAAGGTCCAATCAAAGACTCCGATATAGAAGAGGTAACTGGAAATATAATGTCCATAATGGGTCGCGATGAGAAGTATAAGCGCCGTCCAGATAAAGCTTTTATATCAGATGTTAAAAATGAAGTTACCACTAATAGGGGTGCATCTGTTGAAGTACAATCTGCAAAATTAGCTGAACTATTCTTAAATCACTTTGGTAGAAAACTTACTACTAGATATGGCTCAAAAGGTGTATCTACAACACCTACAAGTCCATCTACTTTAGGTGATATATTAGCAGCTAATAAAACATCTAATGTTAAAGTTTTAGCTGGTGACGAACAAAAGAAAGCTGGATTAGGTGTAGCATTTATGCCTAAGTCCATGGGAGAGTTATCCGCTGATATATTAGGTCAGCAGGATGATAAAACAAAAGAAAGAATTAGTATTAGTACTGGTGTAAATATAGACGATCTGTCTCAGAATTTAAGGGAATCAGGTAATAAGTTTATACTGGATATCTTTACTGATGTAGAAAAAGGCTTAGTTACAGAAACAGAGGCTATAAAAAATAAAGCCGTATTTGATAATGCTAAAAAGGCCTTTGCTGCATTAGATATGGACTTAGCACAAAATATACAAGGTATAGACCAGATAAAAAATAAGCATGTTGGCGACAAGACAGTAGCTAAAGCCATTGATGTACGTATTAGTTCTTATGGTGCTGCCAAACGTGGTCTACAAACCGAACCTTTAGAGATGATTGCTAATAACTTGGCAGGTAGTGAGGGTAATACTGTAATAAAAAATACTATTGATGATAAGAATACTGGTTTAATATCCGGTGCTTCAGGTGGATCATTTTCAAAATATAGTAAGGCATTAGGTTTTTCAGGGTCAGGTAAGACAGATGAAGAACTTCAAAGCAAGATAACAAGTATGTTTTCTAAAGAAAAATTACAAGATAAAAGTACACAAGACGCTATAAAAGCTATGATAGAACTAGAAAAGAAATCTAGTTACTATGTAGAGGTTGTAGACGAACTAAATAAAAGAAGAAAAAGTTTAGTTGGTGAAAAGTTTCTATCTATTGTGGAAGAACCTACTCAAACAGAAGAGTGGTCTAAAGGTGCTATCGACTCCTTAAGTAAAGGTATAAAATTAAATATACCAGCATACGCCGCATACACTTCTACTTTTGGTGAAGACTCGGCATTTATGAAGAGTCTAAATGAAAATTTTACTGATAAGCAGGCAGAGCACTATGATAATATCCTTACATATTTAGTAAATACAAATGACGCCTATAAAACCAGTGTACTGGCATCAGTTAAACAAATAGATATAAAGGACCTAAAATCAGTAAATAAGGATGCCACAAAAACTTTTAATGAAGGCGACCCAGGTTCACTACTAGGTACCATATTTGATACGGATAAACTACCTGAGGCTTATAAAACAGTTATACCATCCACTAAAGGTAAAGATGCACCTGGTGAAGATTTATATATACCAAGGTCTATTTCAAGAACTACTTACGCTGATCCTATGCAGGCTGGCTCTTATGGCATCAAAAAACTAGGTAGTAAACTACAAGATGTTATTGACAAGTCTAGATCTCTTGAATCCTTCTATAATAAAGATTCAAGTATGTTGTTAGATACTGATATTACTGGTATGTCTGGTGCTTTTGGTAGTACTACTTCTAACGCAATGTCTTCATTATTTACAAAGGATTTTTCTAAAGATAGTAGGGGTAGAAGTACTGGCTTAGAAAATACCGACACTGCCGAAGCTGTGACCAAAGTAAATGCTGTAAAGCAAGATCTTCTTAAGTTACTCAACAAACTTGATGACCAAGGTAAACTATCTACAGATGAGGGTTCTTTAAATAAATCTGTACAAAATTTTTATAACAGTAAATATAATACTGGTGGTAGATTTGATAGTGCTCAAGGAAGTGAGTCAGATTTCGTAAAACATTTAGGAACTAAAGAAGGGTTTAATTCACCAACGACTCTTGCAGCAATGAAAAATATGCTCATTGGTACTGGCATGTCCGGTGAAGCAGACACAAGTGTACTGGCAAGAGCTACTGATTCAAGTACTAGATTAGATGTTATGAGTGGTATATCTAGTGCCTTAGGTGATAAAGATAGTATGTTTAGTTATGGTACTGGTGCTGATAAAGAAGAAAAATATAACAATCAGGTAATTAAAAGACAGGAAGGTCTCGAAAGAGCCAAACAGTCTTATCAAGAATCTTTAAAAAGAACTTTAGTAGGTAAAAAAGGATCAGTAGCTAGAACTTTCTTTACTAGAAATATTCCATCAGTTTTAGCAAAAGCTACAAATGCTACAGTAGATAAGACAGAGGATTTGATGGCTTTTTCTGAAACATTACGTGGGATCGATGGATTAGACCTCACTAGTGAAATTTCTAAAATTGACAAACTTACTGCAGAACATTCAGACAATGTTGCTAAGTACAAAGAAATTGGTATGCCCGTATTAAAACAACATGAGTTGGGTGTGTCTAGTAAGTTAGCTGAAAAACTTAGAGTAAATTTTACCAAGAAATACGATGCCGATAAAGGCTTTTTATTAAATGGTGATAAAGGTAATCAAGTTGAGGGCTCTTTAAAAGATTTGTTGGTCTACTCAGATAAACTAGAAAACACTGCTAAAAAAGTAAACGGTGGCGACAGGGCTGAAGATATCAAGCGGTATGTTAACGAAGAATTATCTCCTTATATAGAGAGCGTACGTTTTCCATTTACTGGAACTTCCTCACTAAAACCCTACAAAGCTAAACTTGTACAAACTGCAGGTGGTATAGGGGATGATTCCTTAATGGTACCTGGAACACCTGAGATGGATATGGGTGCTTTTGAAGAGGTTTATAATTCTATAAAAGATAAAGTAAAAACCTTGTCTATAGAAAGAGAATCTGCAAGAGATACCGGAGATGACCCTAAAGCCGATGAGTTAACCAATACAATTGATAGATTAAACGAGGCGATATCTGCAGTACTTCCAAAATATGTGGCTCATGCACAGAAACTTGATTATGACGGCGACCAGATTGAGCTCCATACCGCTAAAACATCTGAAGCTAGAAATGATATTTATAAGCATTTTAAAATGCTTACAGAAGATATAGACTCTACAGCTGGTAAATTTGGTGATTTTTATTCCTATGATTCTAAACAACCTTCACAAGGTGATTTACCACTATCTTATATGTCTCAAGCATTTAGTAAAAAATTTGATAGCTCGAAAGGTTACTCTTTTCTTGATAAACCCTTTACAACTGAAGACTTATCTTATTTAAATCCTAAGGAGAAGGTTGGTATTTTGGCTAGTAAAGAACAAGATCTAAATATGACTTCTGGCGGTGAGTCGGTAAGTCGTGTTATGAGAGCAATTTTTGATAAAGCAGGAGCCAAATTTGATGATAGTTCTATAAAAGATATTGAAGATCTTGGTGATGCTTCACAAGCAGCTTCATTACAGCTTGACACAATAAAAGATATAAATATCAAATCTTTAATTGAAGGACACTTGAAAGAAGAGTTAGCTAATATGAAGTTAGATACAGCAGTAAATGCCCAGTTATTTAAAATAAACACTGGTACAGATACTGAAAGTATGACTAAACTTATGCGTGCATATGAAAGTAAACGTGGTTTTGGTGAAGGTGAGATAGCTCTTTCTGATAAGACTAAATCAGGAAAAATAGATAACGACTTTGTTACACGAGAACGAAATACTCAATTAAATGAGTTCTTTAGATTTACTATTCAAAAAGGTATGGATGTAAAACATGCTGGTGAGAGACCAATAGCTGGTGAATTGGTCAAAGGTGTTACTACAGGTCCTAGTGGTTTAGCAGACTTAATGCAGAAACTTGACAAAAATAAAAGTTATGATGATTTAAAGAAGTTTAAGAATATAAATGAGGAGTCATTAAGAAATACTTTTGGTAAGTTTTCTACACAAGAGTTGAAAGATCAAGTAGCAGCAACAGGTGCTAACATAGGTAATGTTTCTGATATGAATAGATCTGACTTAACTGACACTTTAGTAAAGAATCTAGGCTTTGATGGGTTTTTAAGAGATCTTCAAAGTACTATTGAACAGTTAGCAATAAAGGGTATTCAAGCTAAAAGTGAAAAACCAATGAGCGCTGAGGTGGCTTATAAAATATTAAGTAAACGTTATGAGCCTAAAGATGGTAACCCACCTAAGGGTATAGATGTATCTAGTATGGTCACTAATATTAATGACCCTATGTATAAATTTAGAACTGGTGGTTTCCAAGTAGATGATACCTTCGATGAACAATTTAAAGATGGTTTGGACTCAGTAGCTAAGACATTTAGAAGTAAAGGCGCTTACGCTGAGCTTGTAAAGACTTTTGATTCTCTAGGGAAAGAAGGTGTTAATCAAAAAGATTATTCTAAAGCTAGTAGTTTGCTATATGGAACAACTAGTGAACAGTTTGCCTTAGGTAAAGCACCTATGGGACCTATAAAAGAATTAATAGGCTCCATGGAAAATACTTTAGGTTTAGCACCTATAAGTGATAGAAAGCAAAATAGTATACTTACTTCTCCTGAACATGTAGCTAAATTATCGGATATCCCTGAGAATGCTAAATCTGAAGAGATAGATAGTATTTCTAAGTATAATGATAAACTAGGAGACTTGGAAATACTTCGTGCCAGGATGTCTAGAATTTCAGAAGTATCAGGATACAGAAAAGATCCATTACCAACAGCTGGAAGAGATATATCTATAGGTGTTACTGAAGATAAAGATGCTATAGCTAACGCATCTCTTGGAGTATTTAAAACTCAAGAATCAGCAAGTGTTATACCTACTATTACACCACAAAATCAAACTGGGGTTGAGTACAATACTAATAGAGGTGAAGAGCCACCACACCCAGCATTTAATACAGGCGTAACAGGAGGCAACTTACCACCTAGTCCACCAGAAGGTACTAAACTAGCTATACCAACAACTGGAGGAGTAATTCCAGTATTCATTGAAGGTATTAATGCTAGTCTAGTATTCCCTGTAAAATTATTAGGCCAATTAATAGACTCCGCTAATCTTGGCAATACAGGTAATTCTGCTTATACCACAGGTGCGTTTAAAGATGATGACTCAGGTATAGGAAATATAAATCAAACTGTAGATAAATTTAAAACTACGGAAGAACAACGTAAATCAGCTGCGGGTAGAGCACAAACATTACAACCACATGAAGGAACAGGCCCGTCAGTAGAGTTGTCTAATTTACAATTATTAAGGGACGCTTCCAAATCTTTGTATGAAGCTAGGGGTATGGATTTTAATAATGAAGCTAAGAAACTTACAACAGAAGCTCAGGATTATATCGAAGGGGCAAAAGACCGTGGAGGTATAGATGTATCAGAATTCCTAGATTTCACTAAAAATGCCCGTATATTGAATCAACAAGATCCTGCACAGGGTATGTCGGGTAAAGACATATCTACTGCGTGGCGGCTATATAAAGACGCTGTAGTAGGGTATTTAATGGATAAGGCAGAGGAAGCCCAAATAGCTTATGAAAGTGTTAAAGGTATGGGTGGTAATGAAGAAGGTAAGGCTTATAATAGACTAGAATCAGCTGTTACTGCTGTACAGAAAAAAATAACGGATGATACTGGTAAAAGAAGCGACATATATACTGCTAATAAAGTTTGGGCTTTTCCAGATATAGCTAAAGCAGCTGGTGTATATCAAGCTCCTGTAGATATACAAAGAAAATCAAATAGGGATTTAGGTGATATAACTGATCCAGATAGTGACTTACTTAAAAAAGTATTTGATGATATAACAGGAGATCTTTCTGGTAAAAATAGAGGTAATATAACTGCACCTACAGACAAAGCAAGAAATGCTATAAAAGACCTTACAGAAATGAACGATGAATCCATAGCTCTCATGAGTAATGGTAGATTACTGGAAAGACTAGGACCTGAGATTGCTGAGGCCTGGAATTTTGAGGGTGCCGCAGAGAGAGTAACAAGACTTAGAAGTGCTTTAGAGTTATTTAAACAGTTTAATGTCTCTGATAGCCCACTATCTGTAGAAAGTAAGAATTTAGAAACTACTATTAAACTTTTAAAAGACGCAGAAAATAAGCTCTCTAAAGTTGATATGGGAAGAAAAACACAACCTGGTGGACCAGGTGTATGGGGTGACACGGGTGTTGTACAGGTACCTAAATGGGCCGATCCAGAAATGCAAGCTAACTTACATAAACGCAATATATCAAAATTACGGGAATACTACGGTAAAGGTAACGAAGAGGGTGGTGCAAAGGTAGGAGAGCGTTATACTTATGATGCTAAGGTATTTGATGATTCTGGTAAACCTATCGAAAATCAACGAGTTCTTTTTCATAAATTAAGTGAGTCTGTAGATACTGCAGGACAAACAGTAGGTATTTTTACAGCAAAACAAGAAGATATGGCAGCTTCTCTAGCTGGTGCCAATAGAGGCTTCTTAGGGGCTATTGAGAGAGCTGTAAAATGGGGCGCAGCTTCTTCATTAATTTATGGCGGCGTAGATAAATTAAAAGAGGCAGTTGAAACAGTAGCAGAAGTAGAAGTAGGTATGGCAAGATTAAAAATGGTTATGCCAGCTAAAACTACAGATTTTTCCGGTTTACAGAAATCGGCTGTTGGTATGGCCAAAGAGTATGGCACCGGTACTACTGGTGTTATAGATGCTATGGTTGTATACGCGCAACAGGGCTTGTCTCAATCAGAAGTTACCGATAGAACTAACACATCTATGTTGGCTGCTAACGTTACTACGTTAAAAGCAAAAGATGCTACAGAAGCTCTTACCGCAGCTATGAAGGTGTTTAGAACTGAGGGTGATAGATCTATGCGTTTCTTAGATTCATGGTCTGAAGTTGAATCTAAACATGCTATTACAGCAGGTGATATGGCTGAAGCTATTAAAAAGTCAGCAGCAGCTGCTAGCACAGCTGGTATTACTTTTGACCAGTTAAACGGTATTGTGGCCTCTATAGGTTCTGTTACTAGACAGTCTGGTAAAGAGGTAGGTACTTCCTTGAGATTTATAATGAGAAGATTATCTTCTGAGAAAGGACCTAATGAGTTGGCTAAGCTTAATGTTCCTACTATAACCGGTGCAGGTGAGTTACGTGGCGGCTTTGATATTCTTAGCGGCCTAGCAGAGAAATGGAAAGAGTTAAATAGTGCCCAGAAACTAACTGTAGCACAGGCTATAGGTGGTACTAGACAATATAACTCTTTACTTGTTCTTATGGATAACTGGCAGGAAGCATTGGACGGCGTGCAAGATAGTATGAATTCACAAGGTTCGGCTTCAAGAAGAAATGCAGAGTTAATGCAGACTTACTCGAAACAAGTTGAACAGACCAAGTCAGCTTCCCTAGAATTACAGTTGGCTTTTGGTAAAATAGCTTTCCCAGCAGCCAAGTTTGGTCTTCAGGGTATGCGAGCTATGGCTGAAACTGTCTCTGCTATACCAGCCTCTTTTAAGATAGCCAGTGTAGCCGCGTTAGGGTTATTTACCTATTTATCTAAAGGCGCTAAAATTCTAGATACTATATCTAACTTCTTTTCTGGTGGTACACCTATAGTTGGTAATTTAATAGGTTCTATAAAAGATGAACTTAAAACAGCTTCTTTTGAAATAATGGGTGCAGGGGCTACTGACCCATCTTCAAGAGGTTTGAAAACATTAGTAGCTGACCAAGTAGAAGGCAGAGGCCAGGGTAAAGGTATTAGAGATTTTGAATCAGCTTTAGGAAAGGCTGCTTACATGTTAGTATCAGCTGGAAAATCTTTTAATGACACAGTAGGAGGGGGTTTACAAGGTACTGGTAAAGCTGGTCAGGGTTTTGGACAATCTATGGTTAGAGGTAGCTCTTGGTTGAGTGCCGTTGTATCATCGCTAGGCGGTGGTAAATATGGAAAAGACGAAGATGTTACATATAAAGATTTGGCAGGTGGGGCAGCATCAAAATATTCTAAATCAGAAGGCGTAAAAGGTGCATTTGCTTTAGGCGGTATGAAAGGTATAGGTAAAGTTGCTTCATCTTTCCTAGGTGTGGCAACAGAGGTGGCTGGATTAGGTGGTGCTGCTGCTGGTATCTTTATAGATGAGTTTTCAAAAAAATTAGGTGCCGGTGGGGATATATTTAAAAACTGGGCCAAAGATAACGCAGGTGTTATAAAATCTATGGCACCAATGTTATTAACTTTGGGTTTGTTGACACCCGCTATAAAAACACTTGGCGCTGAATTCATGAAGACGACAAGATCTTCTAAAGATTTTGCTGATTCTATGTATGGTGCCATAACAAAAGATGAGACAGATTTGTTTAGTATCAGAGATACTGAAAAATCTACAGGGGATATTAAGAGAAAGTTAAAGGATGTAGCTAAAAGTGAAGACCCAGCAACTGCTGATAGACAGAAGTATCTTGGTACCTATGTTAATCCTTTAAATGCCCTATCATCTGTACAGACAGACGCATTAAAATTAGGTGAAAAAATAGCTAGAGAAAATACAAATATGATCTCTGGTTACGACAAGCTTGGTAATGTTATCCTAAGAACTTCTGATAATTATCAAACACTTTTAAATACTTTTGAGAGGTCTAAAGTTAGAGATTTAGCCGCAAAGGATTCTAGTGTTGCTGCTAGACATATAGAGGCACTAACAAAAACAGATGGTTCTGAAACGTGGAAGAGTGAACTTAAAGACCTTACTAAAGAGATACCTATTATAGGTGAATTAATAAGTAATCAGATAAGTGTAGCACCTGCTAAAAGTCTTGAAATACTTACAGGAAAGCTTAATAATTTAGTTGCAAAGAAAAACGCTTCGCCCATGTCCACAGTTTATGATGACGATATAAAAAATCTACAGGGTAAATTGGCTAAGATTAAAGATACTTTTAATGTTACATATTCTGAATTTAAAAGATCATTATCAAACATACCAACAGCTGGTTTTGGTAAAGACGAAGTAGCTAGTATAATGGGTGCTGACGAATTACAGGCGGGCTATCAGTTGATGATAGACGTTGAGCCCCAGTTTAATGTTAAAGGTGTGAAAGGAAAGGTTACAAAAGAGGATGTATTAGGAGCAGAGGTAATGAAACGTTTGTTCCCTGAAAGTAATAATCTTGGTGCTACTAAAGCACTTAGTGTAGCTAATACAGAAACTGCTGGTGTATCAAAAAGAGAGGGTAAAGTATTAAGCGGTGACCTAGTTACTTTTACAGATGACGCTGCCAAAGGTTTCAATATGGCAGGACAACAAGCCATTGTAAAACTTAAGGAAACTTCAGATGGTATATTTGAATGGGTAGCTACTTACTTTAACTCTAAGACTTTAAAAATAGACGAACGTAAATTTGATAATAATATGCAGGATTTAGTTGAATCTATATTACCAACTAAAGTTATAGAACAAGATATGTCCGAAAGAATAGATGCGTTAGGTACTATTATTACTGGTGCCAGTGCAGGGTTAGTAGGTCTAGCTAAGAAGGGGTTCAAAACAGACTTCAATCTTGGAGAACGTTTCTTTAGCGACATTAGTACATCTACTATTATTCAAGGAGATAAAGGTTTTAATCCTACTGAAGGTTTTGGTGAGTCACCTTTTCAGAAAGGTTGGGCTGATGATTTTGAAAAATATTACAATAAACCTCTCCATGAATACAAAACTAGTTTAGAGCAGTTGGAAAAAATGCATCTTGACGGTTTGGACACAAGTAGTGTTGAAATGTCGACTGGTCTTTACGAGTCTCTAATGAAGCTTCAAAATATACTTAGAAATAATCAAGTAGTTTTACAGTATCGTGCAGTATTCGCTGATTTGACTAAAACTATGGAAGCTAATACTCGTGCTGTTAAGGAAAACATAGCAGTAGAGAAGACAAGATCTCCTTTATCAAAAGAAACTTCTGGTCTATTAAAAGGTAGAGATGCTTCATTAGCCAACGTAGATTTAGGTAAATATAATAAGGCAGATTTATCTTCACAAGAACGATTATTAATAAAGTCTTCTAAATTTGAAGAAAACTCCAAAAAACTTAAAGAGTTAGAAATTAGAAAATCTGGTAAAGCTGAACAGATGTATACTGTAGAAAGATCAAAAGTAGCTCTAGAAAGTATAAAAAATCTATCAGGTGGTTTTGGTTCGACTATAGGTGATAAGGATTTTGCTAAATACACAGACATAGTAGCTAAGACAGGTGATTTAGGTATTGCAGAACTTAAGATAGATACTAGTAATACTGCGGAGAACACTGCTAAAACTGTAGATAAATTAGATGAAATACTAAATAATCTATCGGATACGGCTGGTTCTGAAGCTATGCAAACTAGTTTTATGGACGCATTGGATTTCATGTTACCATCGCCAAATATTACTAAAAATGAACGTTTAAGCGAGGCATTAGACCGGGTAGCATCTATTAGAAATGAGGCAGCTTCTGCTGGAGATGTTGATAAAACTACTAAAGCAAATGCTGCTTTAGATAACCTTACTAAGCAGTTGGTAGACCGTATGGGTATAGTTGGTGCTACTAATAAAGTAAATAGTGGTATATTTGGTTCAGGCGACTTCAAAGGTGAAGAACTTATTCAGAGAGCTTTTGGTGGTTTGGATTTCAAAACATTATCTTCAGAAATGAAAGCTAATATGCCTGACGAAAAATCTTGGTTTGGTTTAGTAACCAAGAAAGGTACACCTACTTTCGATAAAACTGTAGAGGGTGTACAGAGCATACAAGCTGAAAATATAGCTAAGTCAAAAGAGAGCACAATACTAAACTCAAAAAATATAGCCGGAGCCGCTACTGGTTTTGGTGTATACCAAGCCTTTAATAGCAACTTCTCAAATAAGAAGATTGAAAATTATGAAAAAGAAATTCAAGATCTAAAAAAGAGAGAGAACGAAGTAGGCTTCATTGACTATGCTCCTCAGATGGAGTCACTCACAACTGCCAAAGCTGCAGAAGAGAAGAAAGCTAGAATGTATGGTACTATGCGATATGCTGCCGGTGGTACTTCTGGCGGTATGCTTTTAGCGCGTAATTTAGGAATGTCCGAAGACAATATCAAACGAATTGGTGCAGGCGGGGCAGCTCTTGGTGTTTATGGTGCAGCTAAATTAAATCAAGGTATGACCGGTGATGATTTGCCACCGTTGGTAAAAGATTTTGGTAAAGAAGTTACGATATTTGCTGCAGCAATGAAAGACGATGGTATATTCAGTACACTAAAACAAGGTAAAGCTGCTAGTAGATTTAAGGATGCCTCTGAAGGTTTTATGAAGCAGTTTACAGAAGAAACCTTAGACCTTAAGGTAACACCTAATAAGGAAAATGATGATAGAGATGCAAAATATTCAGCTGCATCAAAATCATTTAGTAATACAAAAGATAACGTTGTATTTGACGCTGAATGGAAAGCTAAAGAATTTAAACGTAAAGTAGAAAATCCAAATGCAGACTTACGCGAAAATACAAAGGAATCTGTTAATCAAGGTGCACAAGATTTAAAAGATAAATTAGCTGAGTTAAAAGAGTATGTTAAAACCACAAGCCAAGATGCTATTAAATCTTCTGCGGATAAAATGGCACGTGGTGAGGAGGTCAACCTCAAAGAAGAAGCTTCAAAAGTATATGAGGGTGCTAAGATAAAAACTGGTGAGTCTTACGAAGATATAAAAGGTAAAATGTCTTCAGCCGGAGAATTTACAGGTAAAGCAGCTGATTACGCAGCTACAGCATCTTTAGGCGCATTGGACGCCTTAGTTGAAGCATTAAAAAACAATACAGATGCAGTTAATGGTAGTTCTGAATCTACTCCAGGTAATGCTGCTGGAGGTTTCATACAAAAGTTTTCTACTGGTGGTACCGTTAAACAAATAGTACCAGGTACAGGTGATGTACAACCATCCCTACTTACTGCAGGTGAGGAAGTTTTAACTGAAGAACAGCGTAAAAAGTTAAAACCAGTATTAGACGCTTTAAAAAATGGTCCACCAGTTATGTACGCTGACGGCGGCTACGTTAATGACAGATTAGACAAGCTTAAAGCTTTCCAAGCTACTGCTGAAACAAAAGGAGCTGATATTGCAGCTTCTTTTGGTAAGAAAGCTGGTTTTAATTCTGAAGTAACTAAAATGTTTTTAGGGGATACTTTAGAAAAAGCTCGTTATCAAGCTACTCTTTTAAAAGGTGCAGTATCAGACCCATTAGGCTACAGTAAGGCCACGGGGTTTGGGGCTGATACCTTAGACAAGCTTAAAGCTTTCCAAGCTACTGCTGAAACAAAAGGAGCTGATATTGCAGCTTCTTTTGGTAAGAAAGCTGGTTTTAATTCTGAAGTAACTAAAATGTTTTTAGGGGATGCTATAAGTAACACAAAAGGCACTATAGGTAAATATACAGCTAAGGCTGCAAGTAAGATAGGCCTTAAAAAGATACCAGGCATAGGTACAGTAGCCGCCGCAGGATTTGCTGCTGAAAGAGCAGCCATAGGTGACTATCTAGGTGCCGGTATGGAAATGGCTTCTGGATTAGTTAGTAACATTCCTGGTGTTGGTACAGCTGCCAGTTTCTTAATTGATGGTGCACTTATGGGTAAGGATTTTATATCTAGTAAAGCACCTAATTTAGAAGATATAAAAAATACAAAAGCTGGCTTGCAGGATAAACTATCTAAAATGTCAAAATTAAAATATTCTGCAATTGCCGCAGGATCTTTAGGTGCTTATTCCTTGCTTAACAATGAAGAGGAATCTTACGCTAGTGGTGGTTTTATATCTACAGGGCTTAAGGGTTTATTAAAATTAACTGGTACAGGCGTTGGTTTAGGTATAGGAGCAGCTGCCTCTGGTTTGGCCGAAATAGGGAAAATTTTACAAAATAAAAATTTAGTAACAGGTGCTCGAAAAACTACAGCTGCAATTAAAGCAACCGCTACGGCTTCCCCTAGTGCCTATGAGGCATTTAAGAAGGCAAATCCTAAAATGTATGAGGCGCTTGCTACAGGAACTTTAGGAGCTGCTGGAGGCTCACTATTATATGCAAATTTAAATGAAGATGAAGACATTTACGATAAGTATAACGACTCTTTAGCTGGACATGCTGGCGGTGGTACTGTAGGTTCAGGTATGATTAAAGGTCCTGGAACAGGTACATCTGACTCTATCAATATGAATGACGTGCCAGACGGTTCTTTTATAGTACCTTCTAAGTATGCACAGAATGCTAAAGAACAGATCGAGTTTGCATCCGGCGGGTCAGCAAAATCAGATATACGTGTAAGTAATGGGGAATACTTTATATCACCTGAAGACGCTTCTAAAATAGGTGAGACAAACCTAAAAAAATTACAACACGGACAAAAGACTTCTTTTGCTAATGGTGGTGTAGTTAGGGGATATACCAATGGTGGTGAAGTTTCTAGTTTACCAGCGTCTGTTGTATCACTTGACCAAGATAGTGTGAATAGGTTCGCTCAAGCGGCAGCTGCTGCTTCAGCATTTACTTTATCAAGGTACGCTGCAGAGAAATCAGCTGATAAAACCAAAGCAACAGACTTAGGTAATTTAGCCGAGGGTGAAAACACTGCAATATATGATGCTATACTTGCTAATTCAGAGGCAGCTCAAAAAGTTTATGATACTACACGTAACCCAATGGCTGACGGTAACAACGGGGCAGAGGTACCCACTGAAGAAGTATCCAGAATTTTTGATACTGCGAAAGAATATAATAAAGCACTTGATGATACTGCGGCTATTGAAAGTTCTTTAATATCTGAGCATGACAAGTATAATAAAGAGATAGCCACACTAAAAGAAGAGATGAGAAAGGCAGATATTGCTGAAAAATTCTTAATGCAGATTGAGGCTATGAATAAGTCAATAGCTGATGCTAATTTTGCTGAAAATTTTAAGAATTCTCTTAAACTTGGTACTGGTGCTTTTGAGGGCTTCTCTGGACCTAAAGATTTAAATATAGAAACCAAAGGGGTTACCGATTTAAATAGTATGGAACTTTACCAACTAGTTCAAAAAAGAAAAGAAGATCAAAAAGGTATTTACGGGCCAACAGATTGGGCCGAGGATTTTAAAAATTTCTCTTTAAGGGTTATAAACTCTGTTAATCCAGAGGACTCTCTGAACCATAAATATAGAGGACAGAATGTTTTAAAAGAGTACTCAGCTTTAGAAGATAAAAAAGTAGGTCTTACTTCGAGGATGAATGCTGGTTTGCAGAATAGATCACAAGCTACTGATGCTGATGAACTTGAAAAATGGGACGATTTTTTAAAAGACATAGGTAAAGAACTTGAAAATGTTACAGAAAAACAAGATGGCTATAGGGTAGCATTACATTCTGTAATTAAAGAGACAGACGCAGCAGCTAGAACTATAGAGAATATTAAAAATAAACTTGCTACTATTACCAGTGTACGTACTGATGCATTGTATAATGTTAATAATAGAGGTATGGGTGGTAGACTAAGAGGTGCTACAAATGATATATCTTTAATACCTAATAGTGTGGATAGTATAAGTAACACACAATATGCACATCTTCAAGCAAGTGCTGGTATGAAAGATACTATGTCACAATATAAAGTAAATACTAATTTATATGATGGACAATTACAGAAAGTTAAAGAGTTAGAAGATACCTTAAATAATCTTAAATTAGAAGACCCTCAAACATCTAATAACGGTTACTTTGGTAAGGGTGCTCAAGCTAGTATAGTATCAGGTGATATTGTTACAAAAACTTTAGCACTTGCTGCAGCTAAAAAGGAGTTAGAAGAAACTGGACATGCACTAGAAGTTGCTAGTATGAAGATGAGTAATTTTATGGAAGCCACCGATGCAGCAAAACAATTTGAAACTGCTATTGTTAGTGTAAAAACTTCAATGTATGCTGCCTCTATGGGGGCATCCGGTCTGCAAAGTAAATTGGATAGTTTATATGGAGGTTCAAGTCCATTTGCACCTCAACAAATAGATATAAATCAGCGTGAGGATTTTGCTAGAAATGGTGGAGGTACTTTAATAAGCGGTAAGTCCAACCAGTTTGATATAGAGAAGGCACAGTATCTTAAAACTATGCATGGGCAAAGTACTTCTCCTCAGGAATGGATGCAGGCCAAACTAGGAAATGCTAATCTACCAAAGAAACAAGAAGAATACAAACAACATGAAGAGAGATTACGTTCTTCGCAAGCTATACGTGACGCGATTAGGCCAGGACAAGATTATCAGGCAGCAATTGCTTCTTCCCGTATAAAAATACAAGAGCGCATAGCTGATAACAATTATACCGATTTTGATACTGCTGGAGTATCCAAAAATAAGGAATCTGATAGATCTGCTATAGTTAGTCTAGATAATGGTTACAAAAAATTAAACGATTTAATGAATAGTTTAGTTGACCGTGGAACGCCCATAAATGAACAAGATTTTAATTCCATGCGTGAAGTATCTTCTCAAACAACTGAAAGTTTGGGTGGTGCTAGTAAGGATGAATTAAAGAATGCTCTTAGTTCTGTTTCTTCTAATCCAGTAGTATCTGCGCTTAATGCACAGACGGATAAAATAATTAATACCCTGTTGACAAGTTCACAACTAGTAGAGGCTTTAGGTGTATTAAAGGTGGATAAATCACCTACTTTTATGGAAGAGTTAAGTAAGGTGGGTGATATACTTTCTAGGTCATTCTCTGACCCAACAGGCCTTGCTTCTGGTGGAACTGTAGGATCTATAATCAGGGGTGCTGGTACTGGTACTTCAGATGATATATCAATGGCTGTACCTTCTGGTTCATATGTTATACAGGCTAAATATGCTCAAGCTACCAAAAGCAGGCTTAATTCGTTTGCAAAAGGTGGCCAAGTACCCATCAATGTTAGTAATGGTGAGTTACTATTAACTCCTGAAGAGGTCGCAAAAATTGGTGGGACAGCAACTGCTGATGCCTTTAACAGCGGTAGATTACCAGATGATGCTACCATAAGATCTTCATGGTCCAAAGAAGATTATAATAACCACGGCTTTGCCAATGAGAAAGACTATTCACAGCAGATAGGTGGTTTAGAAACACCAATGATAGACCCAGTAGATATCTTATCGGGCTTTGGTTCTGCTGCCTTATTTAAAAATGTAGTATCTAAAGCTACTAATGTAACAACAAAATCAGGACTATCTGGTTATCTAAAAGAAGCCCAAGGTATTATGGGAACGAATTTGGATGTTTCTAAATATACTAAAGAAATAATGAATAACAAAGCATTATTGAAAGAAGTTATGAGTAAAGGTCAAGCCATATATGGTGATAGTGCTTCACTGATTAATATAGTTACACGCACTGGACCTATAGGCTTAAAAAATATGGTTGACTCCATAGCCACCAAAGGCTTTGCGAAAGGCGGCTCTGTAGATGAACAAGAAAAGTTAAGAAAGCAGCTATTTGATATGTACAGTAAAGACGCTATAGTTTCTTACCCTAGTGAACCTAAACAAGTTTATACAACAGATGTTTATAAAGATAATAAAGGTGTATGGCAAAACAATACTAGCTTAACACCTAGTAATCAGAACACTTCTGGTGTATCTTTAAAAGAACGCGTTGCTGCCAGTCTAGATAATAGTACTTCTAGTAATAATATTATTAACTCCGAGGAAACTACTGAACAATTAATAAATAAAATAAGTTCTTTAGCTAAATTTAGAGATAGCAACTCAATAGACAGTAGGGGTTTACATCTTAGCTTACAGGATGCTAATCTAACTCATGCAGTTACACCTGAAGAAGAAGAGGGCAAAAAACAATTAACTGATGAAATTACTAAACTAGGTAATATAAGTAGGGGTAATACTGCATACTACGAAAATGCTATGAAAGAACCTACTACTAAACTAATAGCAAAGCAAATTGATGCAACTAGAGCTGGTGCTAGTGTTAATCTACCTACAAAACGTTGGAGTGATATAAAGGGTCTTACAGTTATGAATGGTACAGGTAAAGGGACCCCATTCGTTGCTGATAATTTAAATAAAGGTCCAGATGCTTTATCTGAACTACAAAAAAGAGTTAATCTGGCAAGCGCCGATACTCCAGAAAGAAAAGCGTATCTTTCTACATTAGATGATAAAGGTAGAGAATCGTTTTTTAAAAGTTTATCTATAACTGACCGAAATGTAAAAACTTTGGCCAGTGCTGGTGGTATGGCTGCTGTAGCTACAAATCAAAAAGCTAATTTTATGATGTCTGAAGCTTTTCAACATTCTAGTAATTTTGAGAGTTTTTACTTAGATAAGCGTAAATCAGACATGGCTAAACTAGTGGATGAAAAGTATGGTAAAGGTACATTTAAAAAACGAAGTGAACGAAATATAGATGGTTTACGTACATATAATGAACAACTAAATGGTTTCACTACACGTGCAGGTAACGACCCAGATTTTTATAAGAAATATATGCAGTCTATGTCAGGCACCATTCCTGAAAAAATGTTGATAGAAATAATAAGCAGGCTGACTAAACAAAAACAAGGGGAGATACTTACAAGAGGTGATAACACTAAAAATAATTTCCTAGCAGGCGGTGATGTTAACTCTAACAATTTAAGTAGACAGGTTAGACATAATGGTGGTGTTGCACATAAATCCGGCAGTTACTTTTTAGAAGGTGGGGAAGTAATACTGGACAAAAATTACTTTGGTAATAACACTACTCAAAATAACTCAGCTAGTATTAATACACAAGCACCAGCAAAGCAGACAGTTGAAATAGAAGGTTTAGATGCTTTTGAGAAAATTGTAAGTAACCTTGAGAAGTCTTTAAATAAATTAACCAATATAAAAATTGAAGGTATTGATAAACTAACCGATATAAAGATAGAAGGTTTGAGCGACTTACGTGATATAAAGATAGAAGGTTTGAGTGACCTAAAAGATATAAAGATAGAAGGTTTGAGTGAGCTTAAGAATATCAAAATTGAAGGTATAAATGACCTACATGATATTAAGATAACTGGTATAGATAGTATAAGAGATATAAAAGTTGAGGGATTAGAAAAATTAGCTAATATTAGAATTGAAAATATAGACCAATTGAAAAATATATCAATAACAGGCCTAGAGAATTTAAGAGATATTAAGATATTAGGTTTAGATGAGTTGAAGGATATTAATGTTAAAACAAGTTCTGTGGGAGCTGATATGGGTGATATGTTCGCTAGTACTTTAAAAGATTTTGATTCTCGTGTAGGTAATTTAGAGAAAAGTTCTGCCGATCAGATATCTTTAATTAAAACTACCGTAAAGGATATTGTTGCTGAATTGCCCGTACTAGATATTAATCAGAAATCTGAAATAGCTGGACTTAAGAAAGATATGCTAGCTACTTCTTCAGAGGTATCTGGGCTAACCTCATCAATAATAACATTGAAACAAGTACTTAATGTGTCTATAAATGAATTAAAAGAAAGCCAGAACAATGCAATGACTCATATATATTCAATAAAGAGAGTATAATATGGCAACAGAAAATTTTGTGTGGCCAGGTTTTCAGGTACTTCAAGATATCTATGAAGTACCTGAAAAATCCAGCGTAGCTGAAGATGTACTAGCAACTTTTGGTATTAGTTATGAAGGTAACGGGGGAGGTCCTTTAAATAATGTAGATATAAAGAGAGCTGATGCATTATCAACATTGAAAACATCTTTGCTGGAGGAATACGCTAAGAATGAAAGTTCCAACTTATTTGAAGTGAGAATAAATGCAGATGGAAAAGCTGAATTTTATGAAGTTGGTGATAGTAATGCTGATATAAGTCCTTATTATAGTATAGGTTCAAGAAGTTATGTAAGACCTGATGTTGGCGTTCAAATAACAGGGGCTAAACCTAAACAAGAACGTATAATGTATGAGTGGTACGAAATTATAGGGTCCGAATCAAGTAATAGTACAGTACATGATACTACAAAATTAAATTCTAGTTGCCTTTTTAGTAATTTTACCACACACGCTACTGTGACTTATAATGATCCATTTAGAAATTCACCAAATAGTAATTGGAATAATGGTATAAATGATATAGGTTTTGAATTAACCTCACCATTTGAGAGATTTATAGGCTTTTCATGGAAAATTACACCACCGGCAGACTTGGTTACACCATTTACTAAGATTTATCAGCAAAGTCAGTCATCTATTCCTGTAATACTTTCAGACCCAGAAGCAAAGATCGGACCAGGACCACACCCAAATATTGGTACATTAGTAAAAAGAAAGATATCTGTTTTTAATGATGAATCATTAAGTGGTTGTACAACGTTCGACACAACTGTAATGAATTGTTCATCATCATCTATACCTTTAGTTATACCTAGTATTGAGGGGCTTACTTACGATGATATTAGAGGTTCAGTGGTTAGTAAGTTTTTAGGTATACAGGGTGTATTTGTTGTAGGTATACCATTGGTAAGTTGTTGGGGCGTTCCTGTTGACGACGCAGCTGCTATTTCTGAAAATGATATAACAAACACAGTATTATGTGTGTTTTCCAGAAATATATACAGGAACATTATAAAACTAAATGAAAGTATACACTATGCAACATTATATAATAAAGAGGATAATACTTTTGAAAATCTTCCATGTATTCAGTTTGTCGATAATCTAAGATATAATGACTTCGCTACTGTTGGTACTGGCGTTAATTTCTATATTGATGATGCAAGTGAGGATTTAATAGAATTATTTCAAGGTGCTGATCCAGCACAAGGTACAATATTGCCGCTTGAAAACAATAATGGTGTTCTTGTAGAACAAATATGGGCCCAAATAAATCTAGACTCTCCATGTTTTATTGTTACAGATCCTACAGGCAGAGCGTCTGAGATAGCTCAAAATCTTACAGTGGAAATTCTAGGAATGGCCATAAGAGATCTACCATCACCAATTGCTATAAATGGTGATATAATTGACCAAACAGATGGCATTGTGGATAATGATCCAACAACCGTTCAAGAACTACAAGATACTGCTATGGAGAGGGCCTTATCAACCATGAGTTCCGGTAGGACTTTAAGCCTCACATTAGCTTCACTAGATGAAGGACATACTAGAATATTATCACGTAAATTATATGACTTACTAAAGGCAGATAATGGTGAGGTTTTTACACATACATGTCCACCTACAGATAACCCAAAAGTAGGTGATAGGGGTATAAACGGTGGTATTGTAAACGTAGTGGAGTATTCATACACAGACCAAGGCTCTTATTTAATAAATGTAACTGAAGGCCCAGAATATTTTGGAGATTTTGCTGGTATAGATGGCGGAATTTATTACAAACAAACCGAAGAAGTATCCTCCAAAGGAACTATTATACAAGATCTAGGAAATCATGTACAGTATGTTGTACATGTTGATGGTATAGGGCCAATAATGTGTATTAATGGTTGTGCTAGTGTACTGGCCATAAGAGATAGGGTTTCTATAACTATTCATAATAATGCTGTGGAGGGGTAATGTCAATAGAAAGTGTAAAAATTAGAGCTACTATATCTTTCGGTGGTATTTCTGTTGCAACGCCGTATATACTATCTTTTAATGTGACAAAAACTAGAAATAGTAAATCTACTTTTTCTGCGTCTGTTAAAGTACTATCTTCACACCTTAGATCTATTGATAATAATGAGGTGATTATATATGCTGGTGAGAAAGGTAGAGAAAGTAAAATATTTACTGGTTTAATTCTATCTTCCAGACCTAGTATATGTTTTGATGATCCTAATTATACTGTATTGAATATTTCAGGTAGCGATGTTCTTTATAGACTAGAGGGTGAGAAATACACTAGACGTCAGATGGACTCTAAGGCACGTTGGGCTATTATAGAAAGTGTAGTTAGGGCAGCTGAAAAAGGAGGCCAATTTGCTTTAGTAAATGCTAATGTACAATATACAGACCAAGATGTTACCAGTGCTAAAGAGAAAAATAATAAAAGTAATAACTCTTCTGATCTTAACGCTTTTGGTGTTACTAATTTAGCCAACTCTGATATGTCTTTAAATTTTAGTTTCAGTGCGATAACCTTAGTAGATACTACTGCAGGAGTAACCCCATAATGGCATACAATGCAGCTACTATATCAATACCTGCTGGACATTATGTAGATATATCAGTACCAGTATTTCCTAAAGAAAGACAGGGCACTTTTCCTAAAAAATCTGCGGATATGGTAAAAATTCATGGAGAGCCTAGGTTACATATATACGGCTTTGTTTCAGAGGATGAGTTAGTAGGTAGTATAACTAAATTAGACGAGCCTGTACTAAAAGTAAGATATACACATTTACAAAGTAGAGAAAATAGAATTCATTTTTTTACAGCTAATAATGAAGAGCATATAATTTCTATCATATCCATACCAATTCACACACATGGATCTATAGAGCAAGGTGGCCCTGCTTATGGTACGTATATGGCAGATATTCCAACTACTACACCTACTACACCCTAAGGAGAACTATAATGACTTCTTGTTGTAATTTAGTTGGAAATTTTAATATAACTGCTCAAGGTATTATTTCCGTAACCTCTCAAGGGTCTACACAGATGAATTTAATAAGCGCCGGTGGAACTAATGCTTATACAGTGTCACCAAGCACTGGTACTGTATCTATTACTGCGTATGCTTCAAAAGAACGATATGTAGGTTGCCCAGGTAGAGCTGGTGTTACTATCCCCTGGATTATAAAAAGTAATTGTGAAGAAAATATGTATTTATTTGGAGGGGCTGGAAGATCCTATGTATCTGGTGAGGTAGGTGGGTATGCAAAATTTCCCTCTATAAATGGTGTTCCCAATCCTATAAGTGAGTATCAAGTAGTAAGTGCCACAGCTGGTTCAGGACCAGCTTCTTTGTACGAAAACTCAACACAAAAAGATGGCTATGGGTTGATCTACAGTGGAAACCCGTGGGATATAAATACTACTACGGAAGCCGGTTGTACAATTAATCTAACCTCATATGGTATAGGGGGATACGGTAGTTGTAAACTACAGAATATTAACATACAGTGTGTTCCAGGGCAAATTCCGGTAGTTAATATGAGTTTCATTTACTCAATAAGTTAGGATAAATTATGGCAGACGTTAAAGTAATTGGTAGAACATATAGGCTTCGTGCTGGGTCACCAATGCCAGTAGGTGGTTCTGAGTTTATACTGCAGACTTTTATGGGTGAAGAATCAACTGTAGTTAACTATTTATATACAGAAAATCTTCCTGGTAGTGGTGACTTTAGAGGCCAGGGTGGAGATTTGATGTCTGGTTCTTTTTCCAGACTACTAGATGTTAGTGGAGATGTTTTTTCTGGTAGTACTGTGGAAAATCCAGATTTTGTAGAGGAAAGAAGCTAATGGGCAATTCCACAATAAATTTACCTTGTGGTTTTATAGAGTGTACTTCATTATCTATTAGCTATGATATAATGGGTAGAGCCACTGTGTCTTATACAACTGTGCATCAAACAGCTAATTTTTGTTATACCACGTCAATTGATGCTGGTGGTAGAACATTTGATGGTGAAGTTACTGCTATGTCATTGAACCAAATTATTGGTACCAATGGTTGGTATGAAACACATGTTACTTTAATAACAACAACTAATTAGGAATACTAATATGACTTGCGGAAGCTGCTCAAAAAGAAGTAAATATACTAACAAGGTCAATGATGTAAGTAAGGAGCTTTTTGGGGAATATAAGTATCTTTCCAACGCCCAAATAGAGGCTAGACTGGCATCATATAAAAGGCATAATTGCCCAGAATGTGAAAAAAGATACGAATGCGACTATGCTTCTTTCTTAATATGTAAAAAAGGGGACTAAATATGGGTGTTATAATAGGTTCAGTTACAACAATATCCTTCGGCGGGGCTGGTAGTCACGCTACACAAGTTTCCTGGAGTATTAGTCCTAATATACAGAGAGCATACGTTCTTGGTAGTTGGGACCCTTATACTGCGGCAGAGTTGAAAAGCCCAACAGAAACTTTAAACGTTACTGTGTATTCTCCAGGACCTTCGTATACAACAACTCCTACAACAACTTGCGCAAATGCGAATCAACTAGCTGCCACAGTATCACCAGCAGGATGTGGTGCAGGTTCATCTGGGCCAACATCCACTACATGGTATGTCAGTAGTTATAACTATTCAAAAGGGGATGCTAGATCGCCAGGTACAGAGTCTTGGTCGTTGATGAATTACGTTACTTTAGGTGATGCTAATGTTGTTTTGCCTACATATGTACTACGGGGTATATCAGAAGGTTCCATCACTAGTTCTGATCCAGTTGGTACAGCAGAAAATGTAGTTGGTATAACTTTTACTGGAGCTACTGACCAAGGTACAACTGGTAGTGTATCAGCTGGACAAATTGGTAGATCAGATTTTATATACAATGGTGTTATAGCTGCAGTTGGTTCATCTACGGGCGGTTCAGGTGATATCGGTACTGGTAACTGTTCTATGCCTTATAATCCTTTATACTTATAATTGGAGCTTTTATGCGTGATTTATTTTTACTTGGTGAGAAATATAGATTAGAGTTATGCTGGGAAAAAGCGATATATTCAGATAATACGTGTAGTTTACTAAATGCTTATTTTTCTGGACCTGTTTTACAGTTTGCCGAAAAAATTGAAAGTAATAACTTTATGTTTCTTGATTTTTTTAAACAGTACTTTATTTTAGTAGACAATGTATATATAGGTAAACTAGCATGGGGGGAAGTAACCTATGTTGCTAATAAAGTGTTATTATCCGATTGCTATATTACACACGACTCTGAAATACATAAGGTACCTAAGTTGGAAGATAGTGACACGTTAGTTATTGATTGTAAACAACACGAAAGAGAAACGCATGATTTTTATACTTCATATAAGACGTATGTTTCTAATAAAGATTTACAAATATATAATTTTATAGGATAACAATGGCAGACTATACATGTGGAAATTTTCCAGAATATAAAGTATTTGATCATGTCGGTAAGTGTTATGCACCTTGCCCTTTCGATATAGAAGCTACAGATATAAGGACTAGACACTTATTAGATATCTCTGTATCAGGTACTTTGCCAGCAAAAGCAGCACACATAGGAGATGATAACAAACACTATTATATGCGTCCGATTAATGTTGGGGGTACTTGGGGTTATCAATGCACCTATAGTGGGTGTCAGTACCTTTTAAATACCGGATTAGCTTTTTTTTATGTATAATATAATAATTCAATAACGGAGGATATAATAATGTCCATTAGCTTAGACGTACAAGATTTAGAAAATTTTCCTGGTGTGACAAAAAAAGTTACATTGGACACAACTATTTTAGTACCTTCAGGTTCAGAAGGTGATGAAAAATATTTAATATCTGCATCGACATCAGCTTATTCAGATACTACAGCTAGGACATCTATTCAGAGTCTTTATATAGCTGGGGGCAAGATAGGTTGGGTTAAAAGCTCAGGGTTTAAAGGCACAAATGGTAAATTTGCATTAGACTCCACACATTGCGTTCTCGGTGTAAAAATGGACGCTACAGTTAGTGGTACTTCTAATGGTTATTATAATATAACACTAGATCATAATAATGGCGTATTAAAACGTGGTGAAGAAATTGCTATGGATATACAGGCCAAACTACGTGTGGTTACTGCTTCTGGAGTTGATGCCGGTTTTAAACTGGCTTATAAAAACTGTTCAGTAAAGTTTTCGGATAATAAATTTTTTATATCCTCAGGTACAATATCTAACTATTTTACAGGCCCTGCAAGGTCATCTGTTAGAGTTGGAAATAGCCCTGTAAACGATTGTGCGGCAATGTTGGGTTTTGACCAGCCTGTTATGAGTGAAGTACTATCTGATATAACTATATTGGAAGCACCCCTATTATCTGATTATACTGCGAACGCGGATACATTAGTTATAAATATGACTACCGGTGTTAATGTTGGTGATGCACTTGTTATTACTGATGGAACTAAGAGTAACTATTTTACTGCATTGGCAGTCAACACTACTAATATAACTGTAGCTACAACTGCTACTAATAGTTTTATAGGTATACCTAACAGTTACACTGTAGCTTCAGGAGCATATGTTCAGATTCTACAGAAGGTAGATCCAGATAACTCACCTGATAGTTACTACAATGATATAGATGAATTATTAAGATATATGGCAAAAATTATGATAAATCAAATTGACTTTTCTTAATGTCTGATATAATTGTAAAGCATACTTTAAATCCTAGAAAAGCAGTAAAGTTTAATTTAAACTTACGTAAATATGCTTTAAAGGATGAAGAGGGTGAAATGGTGTGGTTGCTAGAGATAGGAACCGCATCTCTGGACTCTAGTGGTAATAAGATAGTACCAAGATTTGTACACAAAGTTACAGAAGACTTTATAGAGCCTGAAATAAATAAAGCTATTGCTGATATGTGTAGCATAATAGATTGGCAGGATTTTGATGTAGATAGATACCCACCGACTTTAAAAAATTTTTCCCCCGTGGGTATTAATGTACCTATAACAGAACATATACGTTTTGTTATAGAAGAGAAGCACCCATCATCAGGTATAGACTTATCAGATATGGTGGTAACCTTAAATAATGGCGAAGTAGATTTTGATATAACATCGGAAGTGATCGTTAAAGGGGACCCTTATGAATATGATTTTCATTGGATACCCACAATTTTATATGGATAATATATATGGCAACAAATATTAATATAAGAAAGTCCAATTTTACGGTAAGTAATGGTTACTTTTATACGTTCGATGAGGACCAGGATGCACTACTTCAAAAAACGGATGATGGTAATACAGCGTTTTCATATCCATGCGATATTCTACTAGATAATACAGTGAAGTCCTTAGAATATGATGGTGTTAATTTTTGGACTATGGAATCACCATCAACTACTATATTTATAAAAAGATGGCGAATTGATAATTATTTAGCTAAATTACAGCAAACTATAACTTTAAATTCTTCAGGTAGCTTAACATACAACTCGGATTGTTTCACTATTGAACACTACCATACAAAATTAACTGAGTTGGTTATACCAGGAGATTTAGTATTGTATTTGGATGAGTATACAAATAATCCAGAGGTTATCACAGGAGCTGTCTTACATATAGGACCTAATGCCAACGGTGAGGAAGAGGATATTGCTATAGTTGATACTGTGTTCGGAGGTGTAGTTTTAAGTACTCCAGTTAGCTATGGTTATGCAGTAGGTGCTGAAATAAATTTTCATAAAAATATCTGGTTATTTAATAATTATAATGGTATTGATGGTACTACTGGTGCTTTATATAAATTCAGCTCCATAGATGGTACATTTAAAACCAAGTTTTCTGGTGGTGCATACAAGGCTATTACTGCTTGTACATTCTATAAGATAGGATCATTCCAAGATTTGGGTAGTAAGGATATGTTATTATATGCTAAAGGTACAAATACATTATTTGTAAACACTTCAATATATAAGCGCAATATTTATGATGCTGATGTATTTAATGATACCTTTAATACAATTGATTCTAACCGATGGACTACTATTAGTGGTACACCTACTATACAAAGTAGTACACTTTACTTAAACCCACTACACTCACCACAGTCTGAAGAATGTATCCAATCAAAATACTACTTACCAGAGGATTTTGATGTCACAATAGATGGTAGATTACTTGCTTATGATGCTACTTATAGTGGTATTGGTTTTATGGAGAATTCCATTAAGTTAATTTTTCCTAACGAACAGAATAGATTTTGTAAGTTATCAAGAGGCTATAGTACAGAGTTTGGCTCAGGTGAGCATCAGAATTTTTCTGTAATATATAGAAAAGCTACTGATGGTATTTTGACGACGGTTTCTGGTATAGAAGAAGATCCTTTAACCAATATTGATATATACGGTCTTAGAATCAAACGTGTTGCTTCGGATGTACATTTCTATTATAAAACCACTAGCTCAACTGAGTTCACACCTTGGAGGTATTTAGGAGTTGTTGAAATGTTTAATTCAGATGCACAACTAGTAATATCTTCTAAAAATGCTACTGACACTGATATTATAAATACTTTTGATAATCTAACATTCGTAGAAGGTACTGTAATGGTATATACAGGTGCTACTGCGTTACCTTATTATGGCTCTATGGTTATGGACAATATATCAAGTAACGTAGCAATTATACTCCAGGATATGGCGGTGGATAGGAATAATCTGTATAGACTACAGGGATCATCCGCATTTGATTACTTTTTATCACCTCTAGAATCTTTTGTAACATCTATTTCCTTATCAGCTTCTCCAGCTATTATAGCAGCCAATGGTTTAAGTACAACTAATATAAATGCTTGGGTAAAAGACCAGTTTCTTCAACCGATAAAAAATAGGCGTGTGACATTCTCAGAAGGTGGAGGTGGAGATGGCTCTATCACTGGTGGTACTGAATTAAATACAGACGCAAATGGTTTTGTACAAACAGTCTATAAAGCCGGTGTACTTGCCCAAGATGTGTTGGTAACAGCTACAGTACAACAAACCAACTAGGAGATTATATGGCTTATGAGAATATTAAATTCCATCAAAAACATATGGTCGTTCGGGATGGCTATTTCTATTTATTAGACTATACTCCTAGAATTCTTTCGCAGAAATCATCAGCTGGGGCCACTACATTTCAGTACCCAGTTGATATACCTAATAATTTTGTAAACTATGTTGTTGGGGATGTGATTTGTCTTCAATATGATGGGTATAATTTTTGGTCATTACAAAAATTTACAGATGGATTAAGCTATGTTATAAGATGCTGGAATCTAGAAAACTTTGTTTGTGTAATGGTAAATCAATTTGTACTATCCAACATATCAGGATTTATAAAATATGATATAAACACAATATCTATAGAACATTATAACTCTGATTTAACTAATGATGCAAGTGATGGGGACTTAGTTATATCTATGAATGAACACGTTGAATTCGCTGTAATACCTGGTACAATAATTGGTTTGGGTTTTAATAAATTTAATCAAAGAGAGTTAGTTACAGTTAGTGGTATAACTGGACAAAATATATACTTAACTACACCACTTAAAAACAATTATTTTGCTGGAGATCCTGTAAGTATCATATCATCAGTGTATGTTTTTAATAACTACGCTAACTACATATCAGATAATAATGGTGCATTAATAGTACTAAATCCTTATACCGGTGTAGAAATAGGTAAGTTTCAGGATGTAGAATATAAAAACATTACTGCTTCAAAATTTACCAGATTGAATAATATATTACATAATTTTCCAGATGTATTTACTCTAGCATACGTTAAAGGCACAAATCTTAAACTAAGGGACCAGAGGGACCTATACAGATATAGCGCAGATGTACGAGCTAGTGATGATTTTATTGATATTGACAACGCTCTACCTAATAGTAATAAATGGTCTGTATATTCGGGTGACCCAAAAATACAAAATAATAACTTATTCATGTCAACTTATGGTAATGGTTATGATAAATTAGATTCTACTTATTTACTATTGAATAACTTTGAAGTACAGGTTTCAGGTACTCTATGGGGAGTAACCACCTTTTCAGGGGTAGACCTTAGACAGTATAATCATTATATGGGGTTTGATTTTAAAACATCTAATACTAAAATAGAGATTGGTTATAGAAGATCCTCCGACTTCTCAAATAGTATTAATAATTCAGGATTGTTACTTTATTTCCCATTAAATAATAATTTTGATGACTACTCCGGTAATAGCTTTATAACCAATAAAACAATACCACCTACTTATGTAGTTGGTTACGATACCACTGTATCTGGAGCAGCAAATTTCATACCTGCTACAAGTGTTAATGTGGCAGGTACTAGTTTACTAGATGTAGGTAAAGACGGCAAAGATTTTTCTTTGATTTTCTGGTTAAAATTAGTTGGCGGTTATGATGCCGCAGTTCATTCCATATTACAAAAGAGTTCTGGTTCCTTTAGGTCACCCTATATATGGTTTTTAAATGGTGCTAATACTTTAACTTTCGGTGTGACTACTACAGCCACTAACTCTAATCAGACAGTAGTTGTTACTAATTCACCAATAGATATATGGTTTAATGTAGCATTTATAAAAAAAGACAATATGTTATATGTCTATTACAACAAGGAGTTAAAAGGTACTTTTGTACTTGCTGCTAACACGACAATAGACACAGGAGCCGCCCTTTATTTTGGTACTAGCACACAATATCCAGGTAGGAATTTTAATTTAGATGAATTTAAAATGTTCAGTAGAGCATTATCCATATACGAAATAAATGATTTTTATAATAATACAACTGGTTATTTTACTAATATAAATAACACCAGTTTAATTGGTATAACAGTAAATGGTACACTAACTCAGTATGCACCTACTTTACAAGAGTTACCTGAGCTATCATATAAGTTTAAAGCATCTAAAATTGGTACAGATTTAAGACTAAGTTATAAAACAACAGTTTCAGGTATTGAAAGTTCTTGGATTGATTTTACGTCTTTAACCGTTAATGTACAGGAATGTGCTATATCTTTAGGCCTACATTCTTCCCTCACCACTATATCTGGAGCATATTTTAATGATTTAATTTTTTCCAACGGTTACCTAAGGTATCCAACAAATTCTAATATGTATTATGGTACAATGTCTATAGATAATGTACGAAAAAATCAATCTACTATAATATCGGTATATGACATAGACATAGATGGAGATAACTTATATAGACTTCAACTAGAAGCCTCATATTATGGCACTGATTATACATGGCCTACTTACAACTATCAAATATCACCTATAAGATCTTTTATAGACTTTATATCAGTAGATGCATCAACACATATATTACCAGCTACAGGTAGAAATACCGCTGTTATTACTTCAGTAACTTTAGACCAATACGGTCAAGGTGTTGTAAACAGGCCTGTTACTTTTAAAGATGATGATCCTATAGGTTTTGTAACTACTAAATTAGTAAATACGGATATTTTTTATAATACAGGAAGAGCAGATACAGGGTATACCTCTGGTACTGCTTTAAGGGTAGTTACTATAGATGCTACTGTAACACAGGTGGATTAAAAATGGCACAGGAAAATATAAATGCAGCACAGTCTAATTTTTGTTTAGCACCTTTATTAGGTACTTTCGCTACAGTAGATACTACTACGGCTACAGCCAGGTTGTTAATAAAAAATAGTACTGGTGTGACAACTGTATCATATACTTTTAATCCTAATATCACACAAGATACAAAAATTTACTATTTAGATTATATAGGCCCAAGAGATTTAAGTGCTTTACAATCAGGTATGGTATTTTTTACTATGGAAAGTAATCTAACTTCTTCTGTGTCTATAAAAAAATGGAATTTGAATAAAACAAATACTAGATTAGATTTAGATTATACTATAACTAAAGCATCTAGTGGGTATGATACTATAGTAAGTAGGTCCATGGCCTTGGGTAGGTACTACACAAATTTATCACTTACAACTATAACAGGTACCGGTAATATACTGCTTAATAATATAGATAATGTAGTTTCTGGTACAAGATTATACATAGGTCCAAGTAGTAATACCTCTTATCTTGGTGCTTTTGAAGAGGTAACAGCCACATCCGTATCTGGTACTACTGTATACATTAAATCTTCCTCAGGTACACCACTTAAAAGCTATTTTAATGTTGGGGACCCTGTTACTTACCTAGGCGATATATATTTATTCAGTGATATTGGTTATGGTGTAGACACAACTAGGGGTGCCATGCTTGTATTAGATAATTTTACAGGAGCAACCAAAGGGCATCACGAGAGTGCCTTGTATAACAATATTAAAACTGCGAATTACGGATTACCTTTTTATGGTTCAGTAGCCATAATTAAAAACTCAGAATTAATTTATATTGATATACTAGATTACAGTATAATGAAATCCAGTAGACTAAATGTTACAAAATTAAATAGTAGTACTGTTTTAGATGTGTCTGCTATAGCTTTTACTGTATCTTCAATGTATCGTTTACAGAAAAGTAAAATGATGCGCTCTAATACTGGCACATTTGCTGAAATTACTTGGACAACTTACAATTATCATGAAGACAGCCCTTATAGGTATTCAGATTGTTTAATCTTATATACAGACACCCGTAGAATTGCAAACCAGGATACTATAACTATATATGCCAAAGTAACTGACCAATACGGTATGGGTATATCCAATAAGACAATTCATTTTGATAAGGAATACGGAGATACTGGTGGCGTATGGGGTGATGTAAATAAAGAAGCCACAACAGATTTGAATGGTGTAGGCAGCATAACATATACTAGTACTTGGTATAACTCATCTTTGATATCTAATATAAATGGTGATATAAAAATAGTAGCCTATACTGATGGGTCAAATATACTAACAGGCAGTATCTATGTATTTGCATCTATACTACTATACCTAGATGCTAAGTTTTTATTCGATAGGCTAGATATAGCTGGTTTTGGTGCACCTATAATTACACAAAAAATAGACTCTAAAGCTACTACTAATATTATTAAACAACTAGTATCTTTCTTATCCAAATTTATATTAAAAAGTTACAGTAAATTTAAGATGCCTGGTGGCCATGAAGTATTTGATAATCTACCTAAGGTTGCAATTGTAAGACAGCTTCAGAATTTCGATGGAGATTTTGATATACCACAAAAAGCACAAAAATCTAGTAGTTCTGCTTTTAAACAACTAACTACTCATTTAGGCTCCTGTGCTTTAAGTCAAACATACATAAGTAGACACCTTCCAGTAGGAAGTAATACTGATAATGTTTTCATAGCCCAGTTTAGGTTTTTAATAGATGCAGTACCTGTACCATTCTCAAGTAAAAATAATGTAAATGCAACCATATGGTTACGGTTAGCTCCTTACGGCTTTGATTTAAATAAAAGTACATTAGTATTTAGAGTACGTGAAATTTCTTATGTGGGCGACACTGAATTTATAGATTTTTCAGAAAGTAGTTTATTAGTTGTTACTGAATTTGACGCCGGGGGAGGTTTGATTGGGCTAGATGTGTTATTTACACCACCAGAATATTTTCATAATGACGCGATTGTTTATGTATATCTTTCAGTGTATGATAATGCCATACCACCAAATAAGATAGAGTTCGACTATTGGTTTACTGTAATACCAGATTACAAACCACCTTATATAGTAAACGAATTCCCTATACGTGATTCAGTAGATATACCTCTCGGTACTAATATAAGTTTTGATATTCTTGATAGTGAAGTAGGTGTTGATATTACTTCTTTAGATTTATATGTAAATAATAGAATAAAGATATTCAACTTCACAGTAATACCTAACGGTTATAATATAACATATTTAAATGAAAATATATTCTACTATGGTCAAGTAGTTGAAATTTCAATTCAAATAAATGACTCATCTGGGCAAAAAAACATACTTTATGACATGTGGAGATTTAGGTTATCTGATAGCCTAGAGCCCTTTGTAGATCCTACTAGCTTTTTACCAAGAGCATGTGTTCGTGGACTAAACACTAGAACAACCAAAATTAAATTCGCTGTTTTTGATGGCGGAAATGGTTTAAAAGAAAGTAGTATAGAATTATTAGTTGATAATGTTATAAGAGAACATAATGTAACTCCTATAATTAAGAGGATATTATAATTAATCTAACTACGATTTAATATAGGTAACGTTATATGGCACTATACATAACAAATTTTTCTATACCTAAAGATTCTACAGTATATTGTACATCTTTAGTAGATTTCCGTGTTGACGTACTGGATGATGAACATAGTGTTACTCTATCCGGTACATTCATGGTTAATAATGGGTATACTGTAAATTGCACAACAACACCATTAGTTAATGGTTATACATTATCATATTCTACAGTCCCAAGTGGTACAATGGTTTTAGAGGTTTTTGGTAGTAATAGTAATGATGATAATACTAGTAGGACATATTTATTACAGTATGGTTATGAAGTACTGTGGGAGAAAGTGATTAGGTGGCCTGTTAACAGTGAAATACCTGTTTCAGTTTCGGCAGTTAATAATGTGTTTAATCCTAATACTACTTATTTTTCTACTTTTTTTAAGACTTCTACTTATAAAGAGTACGACCTTGGAGCTTATGTATCTGTAGAGGGATCAGGCCAGTATAATATATCAGCAGCTGTTAAACCACAAAGTAAGTATTTTATGTATGGTAAATCTTATAGTATTACAATTTCTGGGGTAAAAGACTTTTCTGGTAATATTTTACCAGTTAAAACTTTTGAATTTTCTTTAGGGAGTAAACCACAGTGAGTGAAAAGATAATGATAAGGTGTTGTTTTGGTTTACACCTAAAAAATAGTAACAATTAAGGAGGATTTTATATGTGCGCCGCAATTACTCGCTGGGTCCAATATGACCCCGCATCTACAGGTACTATAGGTAGTGGTAGAAACGCAGGATGTAAAGGTAAAAGAGGTTACTCTATAGGTACTTCTAGTGTTAGTGATACCTTTACAATAGGACCAACAACAAATAAGTTATACATGAGTATAGACGGTGACCCAGGTCCTTTTATAACTTTATATCAGGGTATAGATCTAGATCCCAGATTTGTAGCAAAAGATATAACTGAAAAGATGCGAAATCTAGGTAAAAATGATGCAAGATGGAACGATGCGCAATGTACTTGGGTTAATACCCCTGGACAAGGTAATAGATTTAAGATATATTCTGGAACCCTAGGTGTTGCGTCTTCCGTAGCAGTAACCACAATAGGTGCCGAAAGTGCACATGCTGTATTAGGCTTTGCCACTGTATCTGAGGTAGGTGGCGCTGCATCAACAAATAACTTCGCTGGCACTTTGAACATTACCGGTGATTTTAAAGGTATGGAACCAGAAGTCTATAAGATAGTTATTACTAATGATAATGATTCACCTAGAGGTATAGGTGTACCTATAAAAAGCATAACATATGATGGTGTTATGACAACTGGTGGGGTATATAACTATAGTACAGATACCACTTATACAATTACCATTGATGTTACAAATGGTACTACATTAGCCGGTGGGTCGGGCAACGTCCCAACACTTACTTGGACAGCATCACCATCAGTAGATGATTCTAGTGTATCTACTGAATTGTTATATCCAGGATACTGGTATAATATAGGTACAAGAGGCCTAATGGTTAAATTTACCGACGCAGTTTTTGCTGCAGGTTACTGGAACATCCCTTGTTATAAACCAGACTACACCAGTGGTACCAACGTAACAGATGCAGCTGGTAGTGCTCTTATGTCATATAGCTCTACAAAAGGGGATATGGCTGCCGCTGTAGTTACACCAGCATCCGGTACAAATATACCATTGGGTACAAGGGGACTAGCTCTACAATTTGTTCCAGCCAGTGGTTCTGATTATTTAGGTATACGGGATGAGTTTTACGTTATGTGTCAAGGGCCTAAACCAGCAAGTTATAATATATCCAGTGTAAACTTTGGTAACGTTACTGTATCCACAGAATCAACTGTACGTTGCGTAACATTTGAAATTGAATCAGGTGCTTACCAACTGAGTTCTGTTAAATTTGGTTTACAGAGTCATGGTTCTTTTCAACATCATTACGCTGGTAACAACGATACAATGTTTCGATTTGGTACAACAGGCCCAGGAAATAAAGCTGGCTCTGGTACTGAAACTGGTGTAGAATGGTATCCAGGAATAATTCCTGGGGATATTGATAGTGACATACCACCAACATATTTATATAGCACAAAAGCTAATCTTATGGTAGTATCTACTGCTGATGATTCACAAGCGATAGGTAATAAGTTTCTTATAGCTGACCCTGTTTGGTTTAATATTAAATTGGGAAGTTCAGAAACAGGAGCATCTACTTGTAATTACCGTACTTTTTTTGACTACTCATAAGTACTTGTAATTACTACAAAACTGTGGGACAGTCTCGACGGAGATTGGAAATTTGCCTATTACATTTTTCCTAACCACTTTATTTTAAACTTTAATAGGGAGTAAATAATGTCTAAAAAGAAGTCAATAGAAGAAATAATAGGGTTATCTAAAAAAGTTCTACCAACCCATACACCAATAGAAAGATACTTATAATGGCATATACAAGAAATCCCAGACCTATAAATAGATGCCAATATTGGTTGGAAAAAGAACCAATCCAATGTATACACTGGGATAACACAAATACCATTTGTACTTTTGAAGAAGAAATTACTTCAGAGGTAAACAATGTTGAAACTTCTTTTATACAACGGGGTGATTTATACCCATTTTGTAATTATATTGGTACTGCTAGATTTTCTTGTACAAAATATGCCACTAATACTGAAGGTACTCCTCCTACAGCAGCGGATGTCTTACCTAGATGTGTACTTCCAGATCCATATAGACATGTATCTATGTCACCTAATTGCCCCAAATGGGTTACTGCTCCAAATACACTAACCACTTCTTCTGGTACAGCTATACCATTGGATTATTCTAAAATAAATGGTTATAACGATGGAAATTGTAACTTCTCATCTGGTAATGTACTTACTGGAGGCACCGCAGTAACATGCTCTGGATTTGCACCACACCATACTGGTTTTGGCACTGCGCCAATACAGGATGTTTGCACAGTTTCTGGTGTTACGACTTCTGGTACCTCTACTTCCACTGGTTTTCCAAGTGGGTCACATCTACCTATGAAATATGATGTATTAAATAAACGGGCACTTTTAGGTAGATGTAAGTGGTGGAAAAGTGAGAATTATGATTTCACATTAAAACAGGATTCTAACACAGGTAAATTATCTGTAGAGGCCCCAGAGTTTAAGTGTACAAATACATCACCACTTGTTACACCATTTTCTAACTTTTTTGAGGATAAAGAAGGTATTAACCTTAGACCCCCCTGTAATGGAGCTATGCCAGATTGTCCTAAATATACGGGTAATTTAGCAAGCACTGGTTTTATGCCTTATCTAAGCTCTATATACCTACGTGGTGGTGATAAGATCCTAGCCGAACAAATTTTAGAAATACGTTACAACCTAAAGAAAGAGACTTGGGATATAGAGGAGTACTCTAACTACTTTGGGCAAGAGGCAATCTTATTTGCAAATGAAGGCACAACCCCAGAGATAATATATGACGGGCCTAATAATATAGTTGACTACACTTTAAAAGCTATAGAAACTAAAATCACAGACTTTACTTGCTTCTCTATTGATAGGAAACAAGTACTATTAACAAAGGGTACCAGCTCAGATAATTTGATACCAAGTTTCCCATCACTTATAAAAGAATTAAATGACATACTTTTTGAACCAATAATACGTTCAGTATTCGATATAATGCCTAGTTACAGTGGGGATGCCACAGGTGTCAATCAATATGTATTTGAAACATCATTTTCTGACCACACAACAATTCTAATTTTAGGAGAATATTTTGGTTATAATAATAACCTATTTGCCATAAATACCAGCGATCCAGAGTTTGACTTCCCATTTAATGATATACTAAAATTTAAAAATATGTACTCTTTTAGGGAATTTGCTCTAGGTGTTGGTACGGACCCCGAATATGCAGAGGAAAGATTTAAAAATAGATTAGTACAATTAAAATGTTATTTTAAGTTGCTTGATGAACTAGCACCAAATAAGTTATATACAAATGAATGGCCCACTACCTGTGGCGCATTTGCTATAGGCGTTAATACATTTTTTGGTATAAATAAAATAATTGTATTTGATACGAGCAGTGATATATACACCTTTTCAACTATAATTATTAATAAAATATTTTGTGGAGGTATTATTGCACAAACTTCTTTTGAAGTAACAACCGTAGAAACAGAAGTATCGGGTTTGGTTAATTACGAGCAGGAAATTTGTTTCCCTAGGTACTCCCCAAAAATAAACTACAAGTTTCTACCATTTAAAAGTAAAGAAAGTGCTTCTGCTGCTGTGCCTATACATACTTATATTGATACTAAGGTTGTGGTGCCTTCTTATGGCACACTAATGTCAGAGGTCAATACAACATATTTCTTAGGCTACTATATGTATAAAGTAAAGGTTATGGATCGTTTTTATATTGATAGTACTTGCAGTTCAAGTTACGAAAATAGTTCTATGATGTTTTTAGGTAATGAAGGTTACATGCTGCTCATTATAGCTGATAACTTTAAGCTTCATTCCGTTATTAGGAAATGGGATACAGGTGAAATAGACACAGCAGGAAATCCAGTAGCTTTAAAACTATTCCTGAGAGGTAAAGATTCTTCTGAAACGGAGATCTCAATAGAGATGGAAGTAGTGGAACACTGTTCTAGTAGAATGGAAGTTAATCAATTAATAATAAAACCAAAAGAACCCGATAAATATGTTAGATTATACGACCCTGTAATAGAGTTTGAAGAAGGTCTATATGTATATGAACGATGGAGTTTTGATAGAAAACCTACAGGTACTTATACCGAAATACGAGATGGTTGGCCTGAGGAAGATGTTACACTTATAAGGTCAATAGCTAGTATGTTTGGTTCAAGTTTGGATAGTGGTGATTATACTATAGAAAATTTACCAACATCCCCAATAATAGCATCTGTAATTTTCGCTGGCGGTATTACTGGTAGAATAAAAGGTCAAGCAAAATCAGACCTAGTCGTCTGGGCAAAAAAACCATACTGTAGCGATGTTGAAATAATGTACTCTTGGAAGGCCAATTATCAAGAGACTTTATTATTACCAACGGGTTATTGTTTTGTAGCACATATAGGCGCTGCACCAGTTGATACAGGAATAGGTGGATCTACCCCAAGGTGTGGTGATCATAGTTTTGGGAGTATTTCACGTAGGCCCTCTCTTATGTGGTATCCTTATACGGCTTGTGACCCTTACGGTAAGTATGCCTTAAGCAGTGGTAATTATGAGAATGACGAGGGTTTTTTAGAATTCTGGTTAGATGATGTAGGCAAACCGAACTTCGACACTGAGCACGGCTCTGAGGACCTTAGAATGCTAGGGCCAGCAAAACACTACGGTTTTACAGTAGATACACATGCTACAGTATGGGCTTGTGGTTGTGATTACGTGTATCATAATAATGATATGATATCTACACCGTGGTTTGGGGGTTTCGCAAGAATACGCGCTGGGGTGGAAGGGGAAACATTATATTATATGATACAGAATGGTGGCACGCCCCCAAAATTTGGTAATAAACATAGACCATACCTACATAGTTTTAGATCAATAGCGGCACTACACTTTCCAATTGTAAATGACTATGGTGGTGTGTCCATGGATAAAAAATGGTTGCCTATATACGAGGCATTTTCTGATATGGCACTTAGTAGTAATTTTACAGAGTTCCCATGGAAAAATTATTTCAATGAGTCTGATATTACAACAACTTACGTTCATCAGATGGGCTTACTAGCAGCTAGAAATGTTGATAATACTTCTATTAGTGAAGAGTTACTTAAAAGTACTGATGAATTTTCAGAAGGTTCTCTAAAACGTTATAGATTTTCTGAAATTTTTCTTGCCCACAGTACTACTACAGGTATGGTTTATCCTTCACCTAGGAAAGCCTATTACCAAGGTAAACTGACACCTAGACCGATAACTGCGTGGCTTACTTATAAGGACGTACCAGCTGATGAGAGTGGTGGGTTATCACCAGGAGCTATACAATGGGCTTGGCGTGAGCGTTGGAAGCCACTGGAGAGGGAAATCATAGATATACGTACTGTACTTATGGATATGGACTTTTATTTATGTGATACTAGTGATATGCATTCAAATTATTTACGTTTTTTAGATATCTATTATACTAATTACACCTATGATTTTAGAATAGATGAATTCAGACGTATACCGGAAGAAGGGTTTCATAAGATTATATGGGAACCGTCAAAATACAATATAGAAAATCCGCTTCCTACCTATTTTATAGTTAGGCTAGGGGATAATGGTCCTGTACGTCTACTTAATACTAAACTTGAAATAATTACAGATACAGCCATTTTAGAAGAGGGTATAATTTTTGATTCAATATCTACAGAAGATATTAAAAAGCATATTGATTTTTACAAATTATGCTACGAAACTAACTGGTTAAATTCTATTTCAAGTGAAGCAGACCTTGAAGTAATGGCTATAGAAACTATGATTGGCAGCGGTTTTATTCTTTACGACGGTGAAACAGAAGTAGTGGACTCGTTAGAATTAGCTATGAGTAATGCTAAAGATGCTAAACGTATGGTATCTATATACAAAGATGGTGATCAGTATGATATGTATTTTAATAGGGGGCTATACGTTATGTTAAATTCCAGCCTTATAAAGTACATACCTAAAATTTTTGAACCTTTAGCTTTACCTTATGAATTTAAATTGTCTAAACAGTCATCAGACGACTCAGATTATTCCATTTTAGACATAACAGAATTTTACCCAGCATCAGAATCTTTTGGTATGAAATATTTTTTTCAAAGTTCCTCTTTTACTATAACATTCAGGTTTGAACAACCAGTTAATATAGGACAATTAGATATTTCTTTTCTTAAAGGGAAAGAGGTACAAAATGAAGAATCTGAAAATAATACAGCTGAGCCTATAGAATTATTTAACTACTTTCATATACCTGAAGTGGTATTGAAGAGATCAGTTGATGGTGTAGTTTTCAAAGATGTAGAAAAATTTGATTTTATTTCCGCTGATATAGACGAACCTTTGGCACCATTTTCTAAAAGGTATAAAATAACGAACCTTGACCAAACATATATGTCGGAACTTAGTTTAGGATTCAGCGTCACATTCAATTACTCTATTGATAAAATTAATTTTGTTGATGATAACATAAAGTTTTTTCATTATATACTTTTAGATTCCATAAAGTTTAGCAAAGTTCTTTTTACAAAACAAGAAGAAACTGTTCAAGTACATGAAAGAAAATTTAATATCTCTGTTGGGGAATATGGTACTTATCCAATACATGGTTTTGAGAACGAGGGGTCATTACTATACCCAAGTACTAAGGAACTATCTACTACATATCAATATGATAATGCTTGGGGGATGGTTGGTATGTCTAATAGCTCAGGTGAATTTTCGTGTGTAGGTAAGACACAGTCTAGACATTGCGGTAGTATTCAACAGGATGCTGAAAATATATATGGATCATATTTAGATTTTGAATTGAAGCAAAAGGAATTGTACGACGATATAGCCCTAAGAGGTGCTGAAGTAATTTCTTATAATTCTATAGCTAAGGATGTGTTTAAAGAAACCTTGAGTAATACAGGAGTTACTTCTTTTCCTGAATGGATATGTACATTTAAAAATAATTCAATGGTGCCTTTAAGAGCTGTACCATCTAAACAATTATACTACCCGGAGGGGCATAACTGGACTTGGGATAATAACAGTTTCAGAGACTTCTTCAACTGTGGTGGTGGTGGACTAAGACAAGTAGTTACTATTTTCAGCTATAAGTGGGGGCGAGTTTCGGGGATATATGGCTTTGTACATGAAAGAGATATATTAGATCTGTATTCTTATGGTTTATCTGATGCATTAACAAGGTTGGCGAATCCAGATATGGCCATAGCTGAAAGATTAGCATCATTATAATGAGGTAATAAATGTTTAACATACAATGTGATAACTGCAAACATACATTAGAGTTTGACTATGACTCTTCTATAGCTGAGTATATATCTAAGGTAGATTATATAAATGATGAAGTTCATGTTATAGAGGAAATCGCTTTAAAAACTCCGCTAATATACAAATGTATTAACTGTATGAGTATATTTAAATATACATTTAAAGAATATGAACTTAAACGACAAGAAAGTGTTAGGGCAGATGTAAAAAGATTTAGAAAGATACATGTTTTTAAACATATAGTAAATCCTGGCAGTATAAATCCTGACAATGGTTTAGTTTATTGTAATATATGCGATGGTGTTGATAACAAAGGTAACTGTTATAAAGATATAATAGCTGTATGTCCCTTTGTTAAAAAACATGAAGCATAATTTCTTAAGAGATGCTAAGTATATAAGCAATTCCGAACTTTGTAGATACGACTCAACTAATGGGTATTTTACTGATTTTTCTAATAACGGTAATGTAGATGGTTGGGATATATATAATAATGTGTATATGTATGGTTGTTGGAATAATATACTATTTGGCTCTGCTTACTTACCAGACTGCCACATAAGTAGAACAGAGGTTTTTTTGTCTGTTAGTGCTGAAGAATACTTTTTTATAGAATTTATATTAAAAGTTATAGACGAAAATACAGATAGAACGGTTAAGGGCTTAACAAAAGGTAAGATAATGTGGTTGAGGACCGATGACATTGCTTGGTCAGTTGACCGTACTATAGAGTTTGATATAACAGGTATAGGTACTTGGGAATATTATAAATTGAACATGGGCCCGTACAAATGGTGGCAAGGAGATATAAATAATCTTAGATTCTATCCATTCATAGATGGACACACCGGAGACAAATTTTTTCTTAAATCACTACGTATAACTTCTGAAGATTTTTGGATGTGTATTAACACCGATTGTTCGTATTATCAATACTATTCTCATCCATGTCCAGGTGCTGGAAATAGGGCCTATTGTAAAGCTAATACAAAAAAACTTAACTACTCCTTAGTGAGCAATGAGAGTAGTGATTTATTACTAGATATAGATGACTACGGTATAGAGCATATAGAATTAGGTAATAATACCTTAATGTCTGGTAATGATATTGCCAAAGTACTTGGTAACAGTATAAGTACTATAAATATAGGAGGATATTCTTTTGTAAAAGTTGAATATACTGAAGATGATGTAATTAAAATATCTAGTGGTACTAATAGAAACACTAGTAGTGTTGTAATAAAATATTCAAAAGCTGCGGAAGAATTAGGCTTCTTTAATTCGGACATGGAACCTACATACGAGAGCGTTACTGGTTCCGATCCAGCTACTGGGTTTGACTACGCCAGTACTAGGCTTCTACAAACATTTGAAATAAATGCACTTGTTGATGGGGACGGTGACATAGCTTATGTACATAACCCATCTCAATATTCTGTTGAAGGCGGTAGAAGAGACTTTAATGAAATTGGTACATCAAAGCTTATTTCAGAGTTGGAAGATGTAACAGGTTATGCTTCTTTTGATAACACAGGTAAGACAATTATTGATCTTTCTAAACGAATTGATAATAATGGTAAATTAAAACATTTCTGGGTCTACGGCGTTCTTTATAGTGGAGCTGCTTTAAAAATATTAAGACCACATAATGACGGCAGCTTTTCTCTTGTACACTCAATACCCTTACCGATGGACAAGGCAAATACATTATATACTGCCAATCCTATAGTTTCTAGAGTAGATTATGATGTTCTGGTCAATAAAGGTGATGTACTAGGTATCTATAATGCTAATTTATACGTTGGAAAGACATCTACAGGTTTACCCGACGCTACTTTTATACAAGTAAATGGTGATATAGAACATAGTGTTTTAGATAGCACTTCATATTCGTATGGTGTAGGCGGTTTTGCTATATACGCTAGAGGGGACCTAAAACAAAATAATACAATTCTAGATATTGACATAGGTTTTAGGTTAAACGTATCTGACTTCATAGTATCCGGTGAAGAACTTGAAGGTTTTTATGAATTTAATCTAGCTTCTTGCTTGGATGTAACCTGGAATGTTAACTTATTTAATGAAACACACAATCATGCTGGAGTATACTTAACAGTTTATGGCGGTCTATGGTATGATACACATAATAATATATACTATGGTAAAGATTGTCTCGATGACTTGGTAATAACAGCTGACAATGGTAAAGAGGGTGATATATACACCCAAGATAACGGAATAGCTACTTTTGGAGATCATGCTTATTTTTATGTAAATGGTGACTTTGAATGGCCCTACGCAACAGTATGTAATGGTTTAACGGAGTACTGTGGAGCAAAGAAGCCAACAAGCGGTTCAATTAATTATACTACTGATCCCATAGCATTTACGCTCCTTTTCCCTGCAGAGCATAAATTTGATGTACATAAAAGTGTAATTTATTTTAAAGAAGAGAATAATTTTAGAAACATAGCCTTATCTACATATGGTGGTTCATACCACTACTCAGGTAATGCCGATGCTGTTGAATATGACTTAGTGCCAGAGTATAAACATTTATATCTAAACGGTGTTAGATATAATTTAGGTGATAATGATAACATAGATAGATATTTATTTAAGAATCCAGCCACAACGAATTTGTACAGCGCTGATTATGATAACCCGGAAACATGTTCAGATCATATATCTACATATTTTGTAGATTGGAGTATTTTAGGACATGAATTTGAACCTATATCATGTAAAGGGTTTAGAATTTTTTGTGATAAGCATAATAGCACAAAGGTTACCGAGATGGAAGTATATTCCAGAATACCAAATGATGTATCTATGGTAGATAATACTATCCTTCATTTTTCTGATTATAAAGATAAGTGGCGCACAACAGGTTTTAAAACATTAGACGAAACTACAACATCTGCTTTTGTAGGAAGTACACCGAGATACTTTAGGGTATCTTTTGAATCACAAACTGCGTTTAATATGCGAGAAATTTCGATAACCACTACAGAACAAGCTTACACAGAAGATTCATTGGTATTATTAAGTGAGGCTAAAAATGGTATAATTAACGATAGTAAAGAGATAACCATAACTAATATTTATAATAAAGCTTTTGACCTTACTGTAGATATACCAAGAGATTTAATTAGTAGTAAGAATATTATAATGTGGAATAAATTAAACTCCATGGAGTCTATTAAGGATTCAGAATTAGGCCCTACGTGCTTTTTATATAAAAGCGATGATTTTCCAATAAAATATAGCAGGGGACAGTGTGCTACAAACTGCTTTAGTTATGGCCTAGCTAACCTGGCGGATAATAAAGAGGCATATTACTCTTATAATACCTTTGACTGGTTTAAGTTTGGAACAGTAAGTTCTGGTGTGGCTATTAATTTTTCTAATGAACGCTTCATGCATATGTACAAGTTCAGCGGTTATATAAACCCTGTATCAAGCAAATATTGGAGGTTTCAAGTTATTAACTCTGATAGAGTTAGTGTAGTGAATGATATAATAGTTTCTTTCGAAGGTAAACGTACAAAAATACGTAAAGTGCTATTACCTGATATTATACCAAATACATCGTCTGATTATATCGTATCTGATGGTGTTAATATTCAAAATTATTATACTTTTAAAGACTCATTTTCTGAAGGTACTTTTGATGAATTTTCAATTTTCGGTACAAAATCACCAGAAGCTATTGTTGTGGATAATAAATATTTACATATACGTGGTAAATCTGGTACTATTAATCTAAGTACTTATAGGTTTAATAATTCAGATAACTTTGAATTTATTTTTGACTACTATTTCAGCACTACACATCCCTCTTACATATTTTCTGGAGCTGAATGTAATTTTGAGTTCTATAGCGGCGCTGAAAAAATATTCTGGTTAAATTGGTCCGTACCAGTTGGTGCCTATTTAACAAGTTGCGTTTCCGGTCATTTTATAAAAATATTTGAAGGGGACAATATACTATTTTCCAGCAGTAGCTTAGGATGTTATTTTAATATGTTGCAGATTAATAATATCTGTATAAGAAAAGCTGGTAGAACTATTTCATTATACCTAGGAAAGCATATACATATAGCTACATTTATTTTAAGTTTTTCTGGTAAAATATCATCTTTTTATTTTAGAGCCTCTAAAGTACTACTTGAGGTCGATATATATAATGTAAGTTTTAATTATAGACCAATGATTACCTCAGGAACTTGGTTAGGTATAGAACTGGCAGAGTTGACACCTATTGACAGTTTAAACATAATAGCGACAGGTAACGAATTAACTATAAATATACTATCTGGTGTAAATAACAATAACTACTCTTTAAACTCTATAAGTACACTTCAAAGACAAGATCTGTTTATAGCTTTTGTTCTTGATCTTGAAAAAAGACATAGTTTATCAATAGTACGCCATTACGGTATAGGTAATTTGTTTGATGTGTCACTACAATTGAAAACACAGTACTCTAATAGTTATGGTAATATAGATGATGCTATTTTTAATTCTTCATTTTCGGATTGCAGATGGTTAGGTATTCAGATGGATTGTTCAGATAATTTAATAAAATCAATAGAAAAATTAGGAATTTATACGGATATAACCAATGTTTTTTGTAAGGATGGTGGCTTAAATAATTCTTGGCTACCTTTAGATGCTTCTCTAACACAGTATACGCCATTAAAAAACATAGCTTTAGATACTACTGTATCGGGTACAACTTTTTATGGTGATAATTTACCAAGCAAAGCTGTTGATGGTACATCTTCAAAATATGGTACAGAATATTGCTGGGCGTATGAGAAGGGTACCAATCCTATCCTGTATATAGAGTTTGACTCAGAATATTTTGTAGGATCATTTAGTGTACATAACGGTTATTCACCAAATGTGGCACTAGGTTATAACAAGGCCTATAAGTTGTATATTGATAATACAGTGGATGGGTCTAATAGAACTTGGGTACTAGTGTACACAGCCGCTAATATAAAAAACTCAGTAACTCAAACACATGAGTTTGATTTTATATATGCTAGAAGAGCCAAATTTGAAATAACCTCTTTTGAAACTATAGACGTACCTACAGATGCTTTTAATTCCACACATTTGAATGCTAGTTTAGGTTTTTTAAGAGAAATAGAAATATTTGCAAAGACAAACGTTCCTTATATAAATAGTGAGGATTTTCCGATAGTATGTTTAGATTTACGAGACAAGTTTAATGTTGTTGATGTGAAACTTTATAATTCTTTTAGACAAGGATCTCCTTTACTTACACAGGTCAGTAACACGAAATGGGACAACTCTAGTGAGTTTATAAGTTACTCCGATAGTTTAACATCTGACCCTAATAAAGCATCCTTTATCAAAGGACAGGACTACACTATAGAATATAATAGTGATTTTAGTACAGATGATCTTAAGTACTCAATGGAGTATTTATTAGTGACCTCTTTATTTTTAGCACAAGGACATCACTATATAGATTGGGATGCATACTACCCACAAAATGTGGACGAAATTAGTGTTGATTTTGAAGGGAATAGTACTATCGTTATTTATGCTAATGTATATGGTAGCGGATGGCAGAAACAGAAACATGAATTTTTCGTAGAGTACGATGGTTATTTTAATATATATGCAAGACAACATATAGACATTGAAAATTCTTGGGGACTAAGAAATTTAAAAATATATAGACTATATGATTTAACAAAATGGGTAGCTATTGTAAGAGACACTGCCACTAATTACTCCTATACATTTCTAGACGATATGTCTAGCAAGGATTACTTAGACAAAATTGAAGTGTATGGTGGTGACAAATATATACCAACGGCTTATTGGTGGTGGTGGCTATCAAATATATCTATATTATCTAATGATAGTACAAATACTAAAGTAGGTAAACGTTCATTAAAAGTAGCTTATCCAGCTTCCAGTCTTATAGAAACTCTTACTCTATCAGAGGCAGATCATTTTGGCCAAGACTTATTATGGTCAATATCTGATGCCTTTCATTTCTTCTTATATATAGATAATATAGAAAATCTTGATACATCTTTTGGTAAGGTTGTTTTAGGAGTTATAGGAAGTGATACGAAAGATTTTTATTATGTATGGAACATAGCTGATATACCTCTTACTACTGGTTGGAATGATGTACATCTGAATTTTTATGATTACTCTAGTGTACATCCAACCAGAACTAGCGGGTCTACTGAATTTTTAGAAACTATATTAAGTCTACAAAGTAATGAAAGAAATCTTACTACACTTTATGTACAATTTAGAGGCCTTGGTAATCCTTTAATATTATTATTTGATAATTTTTCTATCGTTAGAAATTATTTTGACACACCAGTTAAATACTCAAACGGCGTATGTTTAACATATAATGATTATTTAATGATGCCTTTATCTAACATTAACTTAGATAGAGGTTCAATTGAGTTTTGGGTAAAGATGGGTGTTGACTCTCTAGGGAGAGATGCTTTTGGGGAGATTCATGCTGCGACATTATTCACGCTAAGTAGTAATACTAATGATATAATATCTCTCAGAATAAAACCTGGAAACTGGTTTGAGGTATTCGCTGGTAATATAAGAAAACAAAGTTTATTTAGTACTACTGAGTTACCTGCACATACTTTTATAGGTAGAAATAAAATAGCACATATTGGACTTGTCTGGAGTAATGATGGATCAGACATAACCGGTGGTTATACTATTAAACTATTTATAAACGGTATATTAACCTTAAATAGTTTGTCAACTTGGGAAGTATCTGACACTAAATTAGCCTTCTTTAAGCTTGGTGGTGGTATTACACAAACAGCCCAGGTTTACAATGACCATAGTGCCTTTGTTTATGAGAATATAAAAGTATACAACTATTGTAAGGAGGATTTTTTAGTAAATACTCAAAACATAGAAGGCGAATTTTTATATACACCTGAGAATTTTATAGAACTATCAAAAGATAATATAGCCTTTTACGGACCAGGCTCTGAAAATTTGCCTATAGTATTTGAGCAAGTCCCAAGCGGGTCTTTCGAGATTGTATATGTTAGGACAGTTAAGGGCAGTAATCGTCGATCTATGGGTAGTAATGCACAAATAATAGTAGATTGGTTAACAACTATTTAGGGGAATATATGTCAAAATATAATATGATAAGAAATAGTTCATTTATTTCTAATACTACTAGTGGTATTGGTAATCGTGTACTAACTATAGAGGAATTAAACTCTTTAATAGACAACAATTTATACACTGGGGGCGTTCAGGTTACAAACCTGAACACTATATGTTTAGATATTGATTTGGGGTATAGATTAAAAATTGACAGTATACTTCTCTACGCAGATGATTTAACAAAGTTATCAAATATTTCTTTTTTTTACAAAAATATATACGAAGAAGAATTTACAATTTGCACCGAAAGTGTATCCGCAACATCTTATATTGGTACAGTACCTAACCCAAGTGCACCAAGATATGTACGATGTGTAGTTAGTGGTACAGACATATTATTACATGAGCTACAGGTACTCAATAATGATAATATAATAGCTTTTGGCCAGGATGGTAGTGTTACAGACGCATTTATAAACGACACACCTGAAGGTTCTTATGGTGAACTACAAGCATTAGATATATACAATAATAGTTCTAATGATAAACCAGCAAATGCTTATGTATGTGTGGATTATACTGGGCAACCAGGGGATGCTTATATAGATATTTCAGCAAATCAAACAGGTCCATTTTATAATATTATGGATGGTGATATTATAAAAACTATGTGGTCTAGGGGTACACATAATAATACGAAGGTCATTGGCACATCAGATGGAGCCTCGTTAGTTATATCTAAAACAACTCCTTATGAGAATTTAGAACCAGATTATATTGGTGTGCTACCAAATGTTTCTTGTACATACCCAAGTAAACCTTTCGGTCTTAAAAAATCTACCGCCTATGATAAAGTTAATAATAAACTTTATGTAGCTTTTTGGGAAGGTACCGTAGCGCAAAGTTCCGTTGTTAAATTATGGTGCTATAACGTACAAACTAATGTTTGGGCTTTTAGGGGAGATCTTGTAAGTACTCTTTGGGATGTAACAACTTTTAGTATGTGTTGTGATAATGCTTATGTATATTTTATGGCACTTATTCCAGGTAGTGATACAACTCGTACTATACTAAGGCATTCTACTACAGGTGCTTTAGCTAATCTAACCACATTTACTACATTCGTGGCCTTGTACTTAAGTATCTATGATTATTTTATGGTTGCTGATTTTAATGGTAATATATGGTTGAAAAATCATGGTATATACCAAAATGATAGTGCCAGACAATTCGCAAAAATAAATACTACTACAGGCGTATTAACTGTAATGGATAATGCTTTTTTTCAGGTACAGACAAGCCAAAACTTGAATACACTTGTTCATGATGACATACGTAATCGTATATATGTACTTAGTCATAGTTGCTGGACCTTAAGTGCAGCTAACAATTATTACTTAGAAATGTATGATATAGCCACAAATACATGGACAAATCAATATTTTAATTATGGCGCTCGTATATCACTTACTTACTCAGATATACATATAAGTTGTTTCAATGAAAAATTATATTTTCAGGCAGCTGAATATAATGGGAAAATATATAGTTACAATCTAAATACAGATATAGTCGCAACACTACCTGTAAATATTTTAACAAAAACGGGCGTAGTAAACAAGATCCATGCGTTTGCTCCTTTAAGCCTGGAAGCAGATGTATCTCTGATTGTACTTAGTGGTTTTACTAATGAATATGCGTTCTTCGGTTATAACTTACCACAAGTTTTAAACAATAACATACCTAATTTACTTCATATAAGTGGTAATTACATCACACCAATTTTATCATTACCTTATTCTAATAAAGCTAGTTATTTTAAAGTTGACACAATATCTACAATAGGAAAAACAAATGTTAGTAAGTATAAGGACCTGCAAGACGGTGTTATAGAGGTTAGAAGCAGTGATATTAGTCCAGTACCGGTAGTTATGATGTCTTGGCTTATGCGCGCCACAACTCATACTTACTATGCTATGACTAATTTTGATTGCACTAGTTCAACTAGTACTACTACCCAAACAACAGTAAGTTTTGCATCTTCTATAAGTTTACATGCTTCATCAGTTAATAAACGTAATGGAAAACAACTTTATATAATGACATACTATACTTCTACAGTCGGTTCATATGCGCTGATTTATGATTATAATAGCATAGTTTATACAGCTAAAAATTTAAATATAACATCATATTTTGGTAATACTAAATACTGTGGTTTTGACTTTTCAGGAGGCTTTTGGTCATACGACAACACACTAAACTATATAAGACATTTTGATAGCACATTTAATTTGATAGTGGAAGTTTCTCTTGCCGGTTTGTGTGGCCTAGCCGTGGATTTTATTTCAGATGGTGTTTGGTATACTAATAATATAGCTAAATCTTTAGTACATTTAAACGCAGCTGGGGAGGTTGTATCAACAGTTGCCATAGCAGCTCCATTCGAGATAGCTATATCGAATGAAAATAGTTGTTGGGTTATAGACCATCTGGATTTAGTGTATAAAAAAACCATAAAAAAATATAGCTCCTCAGGCGAACTACTTATTACAGTCCCAGTTAGTTATTCATTTACAATTATATCACCTGATTTAATGGGGGGCTTTTACACTTTAGATACAGCTAACAATCAAAGGGTTTGCCATTACGACAAAGAAGGGAGTCTAACTATGACTGTTACTGGTTTAAGTAATAACGATTACTTAAGCGGTGCAGAGCTTGGTGTACTTGTATATTCATCCACATTAAAAAGGGTTAAATATATACCTTTAAAAAGTGGTGCTGTTAGTTGGACTAAGTTTTATACTGATTACTTTGGATTATCTAGTTATACAGATTGTTTTCCCCCAAATCTATTTTCATATACGTTGGAAAATCAACAACTTGATCTACAAGGGCCTAAATTAATACCTCAGAGTTACGAGAGTTTATGGGGCAGTGGGCAGCTGTCTTTACCTTGGAAAGAGGTAGATAAGGATGGTTATTTTTTAACTAAAAATAAATATCACCAAGTAAAACTTACATTATGGAATTTTGATGGTATTTCTACACCAACTGTTACTAGGATAATAATGGCCCCAGCTATTGAGATACCTGATATACATCCACAACAAAGTAAACCATTTTTTATCCGGTCTAACATTCCTACCGGAGCAGGTTTTACGCAATTAGATACACGAATTAAAGTTTGGTGGGATGAGCAATAAACTATTTAGTTTTTAATATTTAATTTAAGTATATGAGGTTTATATAGATGAACATTTATACACATAGTATTAAAAACTTAGGTAATTATCCAGACAAAGGTATAACTAATGTCTAGTTATCGCCCACCTAAAGGTAGTAGTGTATTATTTAATTTTACAGATGAAGGCTACACTTCCCCGGATTTTGTTAATATTGATTTTTTAGCTAATGCACTTAGTACTAGTGATTTACAAGCCGCTATATCTGTACTTAAATTCTACTATCATGGTACTCAGGATCTGGAAGCATCCGTAGAGGTATGGCCTTTATTTCAGGATTCAACATACACCTACGTAAAAACATGTAAAAAAGTGGTTGTAGGTTATAGTAATAATGGTATACAAGTGCTGGAACTGCCATGCGTTTTTGGAGGCATACGAGATTTAGGTTCTTTTATAACTTGTGGTAGGTTTAATCTTTCTGGTTTTATTGATTTACACGCAGACATTTTTGGTGAAACCGATTTATTTTATGATTTGCCAGCAGCAATTAAAGTTTTATATAGTAATTATAATGATATATCTTCTTTATTACAGACCATTCCAGCGGTGAACCTACAGGCACTACTAAATATCATTGAGTTGAGGGATTTAAGCTCATTTATTTCTGGCGTATTATTTAAAGGATCTTCAGACTTAGCTGTAAATTTTGGTAAAATTACATTTAAGAGCAAGTCAGATATCAAGTCTACTATTATTGGATGGCAAATAAGTGATTTAGCTGCTTTTATTCACTCCTTTTCAGTATATGATTTGAAAGCCACTATATTCGCTGGAGCGTTTAAAATATATAAAAATTTAAATGCATACCTTAAATGTGTTACTCCTGTAGATTTAAGTGCCCATTTACATGGCTACGCTGCAGCTAACTTAAGTGCTATAACAATAGTTGGTTATCAGCCTTACGACCTACCAGCCAATATTAACGCTGTAAAACCTAAAGATATGCCTGCTTATATTTACGGTATGCAGGCGCAAAATATGTCATATGATTTATATGCTAGTATAATAGGTCTTGATACACAAGATTTAAATGCCTATATAAATGCTATAGGGTCGTCTTTTTTTCTTGCTTATATAAATGCCACCGGTAAATATCTAGATCTAAAAGCTGAAATAGTACCAAAAACTATTAATATAAAGAGAATCATATCTATATCACTTTTAGAACATAAGGATTTGAGAGCAGTAATTAATTACAACTGTCTTCAATCAAGTTATGTGAATTTAGCTGCCCATCTATATACAATTAAAAGATTAGACCTGGGGGCCTTTATTATAGGCTGGTACGCAGGCGGGGCTGATAATGTGTTAGATTTATCCGCGTATATAAACGTAGTAAACCATGTACAAACTAACTATATAAGTTGTGTGGGAAATATTTATGAAGCAACACAACCATATGTTACCTTAAATATTACTAGTAACCTTAAACCAAACACTCATAAAGTATTTGACACGTTTATGTTATTAGGGTCTAAGGCAACTAATATTTTAAAAGCAACTATTACTGGTATTTTATATTCTAAAGACTTAAGTGCATCAATAATTGCAAAACCGTTAGCTAACTTTACTACTGTACCTACTTGGGTCAATCCTAAAACTTTAGAGGTTGTAGTAAATTTAGATAGATTTGAAGAATACTGGAGACGATTCGTTGAGATGATGTTTTTTACAAATTCCGAAGAAGACTATCATTTTTTCTTTGTGCCACAAGAAAATAAAGTCTATAAGGTTGATAGAAAAAGAACTTGGAAAGTGCAGGTATCTGGTTTTTCAAACGATCCTAATAAACTATATTCAAGGATAAAAGTCAAAAAGCTATTTATTTTCAACATAAAAAACTATGATACATTTGACCAAGCACTCAATGATTTAATTGATAGAGTATCCGTCAGCAGGCATACCAACCTAGAGGCGTATATATCAGCTACTACATATCCATCAAATGATTTGAATGCCTATATAACTGTTCATAAAGTTAAGCACTGGTCCATATCATGTAAAGCCACTATAACAGGTGTACTTAATAATTTTAAGAGTTTATCAGCATCTATTACGCCTAAAAGGATTAATAGTAGCAATAATCTAACTACCATAATAGTAGGAAAAGCTTATGAACCACCATTACCTACAGATGTACATCTTAAGTTTAAGCACCTTACTTATGTGCCGCCAGGTTCATATAATAATATGAATTGGTCACATATTCAAGCAGAAGATTTTTGGAAGGAATAATCTATGAGCATTTTATTTTTTGATAGTTTTAAAAATTATTTACATTTACCGTTGAAGTGGGAAGAACGTACGGCTAATTGTGGCTTTTTTATAAAAGAGGGCCATTTAGGTAGAAATGGTGGTAATGTACTAGCTGCTAATTGTATACCATCTTATATTTCAGGTGATTACTTACAGAAGTCTTTACATAACTACTACGATGAGCTTATTATTGGTTTTGCGTACGTTCGTATATTGGATGTTCCAGATCATTTTTATGTAGCATTTTGTTATGATGATATCGAACAATGCAGACTAGTTGTAACACCTACTGGATTACATTGGTATTCCGGTAGTGTATATAGTAATTACGGTATTAATAAAATATTTGTATTAAACAAATGGAGTTACTTAGAAATAAAAGTTAAATTTAGTAATACTGGTGGCAATTTTTTCATACGTATTGACGATAGTAGTGTATTTACTATCAGTGATATATCTACTGCTACAACAGCACCTTATACGGTAAATAATATTAAATTTGGTAAAAAAGATAGTTCTTCAACACCTGGCAGTTTTTTATATATTGAAGATTTATACATATTAAATACACTTGGTAGTATAAATAATGCTTTTTTAGGTAATTGTACTATTTCTACTCTCAATGTTGCTACTACTGGAAGTTTACAACAATTTGTACCAGAAACTACTTATTCAGGAAGTGTTAATTCTGAAATAATACTCAATGGTACTTACCCATTGAATACCACCACATATAGTGGAATTTATTACGAATATGATGGGTTAGATGATGGTAGTTACATGCGGTCAACTACCTCTACTGTATTATGGTTGTTTAATAATACTAGTGTTACCGTACCAGGTAATACAGCATTGTACATGGATATTAACACTAAAAATAATTATTTTTGGTTTAGATTTTCAAATATTAACATCCCAAAAAATGCCAAAATAATAAGTGCTTATTTAATATTGAATCAGTTACATATACCAGAACAACCAAGTACAAATGAACAATTACTTTTTTTGCAACTTTCAGGCACACCCGCAGCACAGGTAACTTCTTATACTGATTTGTCTTCTAGGACACCAACATTTAATAAAACTTATCTAAAACAAGGTGATAATTTAGCTTATAGAGATATTAAAAATTTAGTGCAGGAATTAGTAGACTTACCTAATTGGCAAGCTACAAGTAATAGTATATTAGCTATTATAAATATATATTACAAAGAGACTACTGTAGCATATATTAGCCTAGGCTATTCCGCATATGAAGCTAATAATGATCCGTACCATATTAATTCACCAAAATTTTTTGTATCTTGGCAATTACCAGAAGAAGCTGGTAATAAATATATATATTCCTCTACAATAGGTAGCTCAGATAGTTACGATTTTACCACTACATTTAATATACCTAATATACTTGCAATTAGTGCGAATGTTATAGCTAAAAGAGACCTAGATGTTAATTTTAAATTAGCTGCGACTGTAGTAAGTGGCGGCAGTGTATATAATACATCAGGATTACTTCCAAGTATAAATTATAAAAATTTATCATTTATTTACGAAAGTACTCCAGGTAATACAGAACAGTGGCAAGATATCTTTTTAAATACCCATGAATTTGGTTTTACTACTATATCTGGTTAATCATGACTGATCTTAGAATAGCAAATTATACTTTAGAAATACTAGAAAGTACTCCTAATATTGATGCTAACTCAATAAAGATAGCAAGTTTTAGTGTAGAAGTACTGCATAAATATACAAAAAAAGTATACTACACGCCTAAATATTATTATTTTAGCGGCAATGTCAGTGAATTAACCTTACCGAAAGAATCTCAAATATACGCGTATGATAGTAGTACATATAGAATGGTGGGTAGTTGCACATCAGATGTGTTGACTGGTAATTTTGTTTTACCTGTTACTACCAGCGGTACGTGTTTTATTGTAGTACTATCGGATAACATAGAATACAACCATCTTATAGTTAAAAGATTGGTACCTTCACCGATTACAGGAGATGATATATGAGTCTAGTTGGCTGGAGTGGGTCGAAGAGATTACAATTTTCAATACCTAAAGATAGAGTTGGTGAAAGTATTGACTTAGTACCTATTTTATTTAGGATATCAGACATATCTGGATTCTCTAAAAAAGATATATGTGATATATTTACTTATATGTCAGTAGCTGGCAGTAGCTATGCTAATAGAACTAAGGTAGCTTTTTCTCAACTAGTAAATGGTGAAGAAATACAACTATTTGCTGAACTAGATATGTGGGACCACGTTACAGCTAAAGCAGTTTTTTGGTTTAGACCTGTTGAAATATCTAGTAAGTATGTAAATATATTCTATTTTTACTATGATATAAAACATACACCCAATTTATCATTTATTTCAGAAGCCGGAGATTTATCTATAAGCCCACTGATTCCAAGTGATTCTAACACTCAGTATGACTTATATGGTGGTGTACCGATGACACTGCTTAAGCTTGGTGATTTATACATGCTGTGGTACGTAACACAAACACCTATAGGCGGGTATTGGCACGGGGTTATTTACTATTGTGAATCTTACGACTTATATAGTTTTTCTAACTTTACAATATGTGTTGATCCACTACCTGTAGAAACTTCTAAATATAAGTCAGGTGGTACTGTAATATACGAAGATGGTTTGTTTAAAATGTGGTATTCAGGTAATCAATCAAACTCTTCTTATTTGCATCAATTATACTATTGTGAATCAATTGATGGTAAGTTATGGTACAATTTTACTAAATGTGATGGTTTGGATATCTCAGGTGCCTATAGTACTTCATCAGGTAAAAGATCTCCTTCAGTAAGTAAAGAAGGGTCACTATACAAAATGTGGTTCACTGGTATAGGAGCTGCTAATACTTACAAACATAGTGTATTTTACAGTGAATCGTTAGATGGTAAAGTTTGGACTACCCCAAATTTAGTATTACGTGCAGAAGACGTAGGGTCTATTAATAATTTTATTGATATACATCGAGTACATCTTGAAAAAGATATTTATTATATGTGGTTTTCGTGTACTGTAGCTATGGGTACAACTTTAAAAGTTTGCAAATCCTTAGATGGTATAAATTTTAGTGGTGTAAAGGTATTCGCTGAATTTGGTCTAGAGGGTTTTTACGACTTAACTACTACGCGTGGTTTTTGTATTTTTAAAGGTGATTCTGTTTATAACACAATCATATACTGTGGGAGTTTGAACAGCAAAGATCATATGTTACGCGTAGATTCAGTATTTTTGGACTCCCCTAGTACCCCATCACAATATGTTTGGAAAGGCTCTTTTAGCTCAGTACATCATTTTAACCCTTCATTCGGTTATGTAAACTCTGCGGATATAAATTCACCAGTTGGTTTTTTAAGTGATGTATCTATTACTTCAGATAATATAGGTAGTTATGCTATAAAATTTAACAGTTTAACTAGCTATGCTGACCTAGGTAATTCTTTCAGATACGATTATACTAACACAGCACAGGTATTACTATTTGGTACAATAACATCAGGTAATATATTTATGACTAAAGGTTTGTATTCTGAAACTACTACTACTTTATACCATCAAGAAACACCTTTAATAACTAGGGATAGTTTTAGTGATACTTTTTCTGGGCTTATTGGTAGTTTACCCGATAGTTATCTTTGGTATATGCCTGTAGGCGGTGCTTTTTTGGACGGTGATAAACTAAAATTTTCCGATGCTAGTGATTCTAGACTTAGAACAACTTATTACTTGGGCCAAGAATTTGAATTTTCTTTTGATTTTAATATAACAGGGGGTACTCTAAGTGATTTTTGGCGAATAGCTGTTAGATTTATTTTTGATGATAACTCTAGGGATTATTTATATAGTATTCTACGTTCTAATAATTTGACCAGTATGTATTGGCAACAATGTACCAGTGGCACCTATACTGCACTATGGGGTAAGAGTTTAACTGCTGGGGTAGTTGATTTTTTTACAGGAAGTATAAAGGTTAAGGTAACTGGTACTATCATGCAGATATCTTATCTTTATAATTCTGTATGGGTAAATGCTGCTACACTTAATATGACAAGTTTTCAAGATGTACGCATAGAGATTGATAGTCTTAAACAAACACCAGGTTTAACTTATGTGTATATTTCAAACTTTGTAGTAAAGTATAATAATTGCTTTTTCAGACGAATGTCAAAAGCACATAATGTATTAGCACTGGATTATAGGCATAACGGGCTTTCTAATAGTTTAGATTTAAGGGAATACACCTTGTCTAGTAATTGGTCATCGTACACGTTTGGTATAACTAGTGAATTTTCTGACTTAAACACGTTGTTGGGTAATTCTGAGCGAGACATATTGTATAGAAATTCTACTGGTGTAAATGTTAATACACTACCTATAGTACTTGGTGATCCAGAACAAGGTTTTATTGGTAAAATATCTGAGATTTTTTTCTTTTCTAAGCAAGTATCCGAAGACACTATTCAATTTATGAATGCTAGCTTAACTGATAACCTAATAGACTTCAGTAATTACTTCTTAAGAGGCTATACTACTATATATAACAAGGCGATAAGTACATTAATTTTAGTATATGATCAAACCAATGGTGATTTACTAGGGGCAACCGTTACAAATGAACTAGGTTTCTACTACTTAGAGGTACCGTTTAGACCAAGTTATTTTATAGTAGGTGAAGGAGATGTTTATCATAACAACTACATCCTAAGTAATATTACTCCACAGTTAATTTTATAGTTGACATTATATATAATATACATTATAATATAAAAACAGTTCAGAATTTAAAAATTAACTAAAGGAGTATTTATGGAATTTACTGTAGATTTATTAGCTCTTCAGAAAGCTATGAAGTTATTTGGTGCTGTAGCTAAACCAACTTCCGAAGAGGCTGATGGGCAACTATTCATAGACATAAGGGATACTGGTGAATTAGTTATACTTTGTAGTAACAAGCTAACATCGTTAACTCATATAGTAAATAAGTGTGATGTTAAAGTTACAGGTACTGTAGCTATTCTTTATGGTAAATTAAGTGCTTTCTTGTTTGCATTTCCTTACTTATCTGATGGAGTTGGAGCTAAAAATGTAAAATTTAAAGCATTAAAAAATGATTTATCTATAACTATTGATAGTATGGCTGTTAATAACAAAAAAACCGTCCACAAACTTAAACTAAGGCTTTATCCACCACAAAAAATAGCAATACCAACACCGTTTAACCAAAGTTTATTTGAAATAAATGCAGCTACATTACGTCTGGCATTATCTAAAATAATGTATGCCGTAAACCCATCATCTATACGTGGTTTCCTACAAGGCATTAACATAAATTTTGATAAAGAATTCATTTATTTTGCTGGCACAGACGCCCAAAAATTATCTGAATACAAAACACCCAATACAAGCAAGCTTCTTACTGGTAGCTACATAGTTACTTTTGCTTTCGTCACTGCTTTAAAACGTATACTAGATACAGATAGTGTAGTATATTTTTGTATTGATAGTGGAAAAATTAAAGCTAATTTTGGTAATACCACTCTACATGGCCAGCTTATTCTTGGCGAAGAGTACCCTAATTATTTAAAAGCTTTTGATAATTTTACACATACAATAACTTTAAATAAAAATATACTATTAAGCAGCTTGGCACCCGTATTACCATCCTTAGACCAGGAAGATCATAGTAGGCTCACTATAATCTTAGATAATAATAAATTGTCATTAAAGAATGACTTCGCTGATGCTGAGTATGGAGAGGATATTAAATTTGAAGGCAGTTTTATCGTGGATTTAAACGGTACTTATTTATTGCAAACATTAACTGCAATAATGGATGATTTGATTATAATGCAATTTTCGGATGACACAAGTGCTGTTATATTCGATTCCGCGCAATTTAGTAACCAAAAAGCATTAATTACACCTATAAGACGTCACTAATGACTACTTTAGAGGTTTTAGTTACTAAAATTAAGCAATTAGAGACACCTAGTTTTTTTAAAGATAATGTCTATGAGAAGGAAGTGGAACTGGCTTGTGTAGCTTTACTAAAATCTCTAGGGTATAAGGTAGCTAATAAAAATCAACCTAGGCAGATAAAAAAACTTGACGATCTGATAAATTTATTTTATACTCTTATGGAATATTATCATAATGATGTATGTTCCTTGGTATCCAACAGGCAGAAAGACAGCGCATTATTTTCTAGATTTATATCAAATAGGCAGGAAGAGTTACAATGTACTTTTGAAGATGGATTACAAGATTGTGCTAACATCATTAATGCTTTGTTTGTTTATGAGAGTGAACTTAATTTAACATTACCTATAGGTACCTGGATTTTTGGTAGTGATAAATGTAAGTGGTTGACCGATAAGGTTATAAACATATTAAATAATAATGTTGAAATGCTTAATGAGTATAAGATAAGTAAGATGGTAGACGCAGACGAGTTACGAACAGATGAGTATACAGGATTTAATTTTGATAATTTAAGGAGAGTACATGGCGAATAAAAAAACTAAAGACGGATCACTAGATGTTACAGCTTTTGGTAACAATGCAGGCAAATTATCATCTTTTGATATAGCAGTTAAAGCGATTAATAAAAAACATCCAAATGTATTACAGTATATGTGTGACAAGCCCCTAATAATAAATACTATTTCTACAAGGAGTATAGGGCTAGATGCTGCACTAGACAGGGGAGGCGTAGCTAAAGGTAGACTTTATGAAATATACGGACCACCTAGCGCAGGTAAAACTACTTTGGCCATGTCCGTAATTGCTGAGGCACAACGTAGAAACATGAATTGTGTATTCGTGGATGCCGAACATAGTGCAGATCCTAGATTATTCAGTAGTATGGGGGTGGATACTGAGAAATTACACGTAGTGGAGATGTATACAGGAGAAGATAATCTAGCTGTTGCTGAATTGCTCATGAAAACTGGTAATGTAGACCTATTAGTTATAGACTCTGTAACATCTCTAATACCCAAGGTCGCTGCTGATAATGAATTAGAAGATAATACTATTGCACTATTGGCTAGATTAATGAGTAAGACTACACTTAGATTTGTACCTATAGCTGCCGAGACCAATACTTGTGTTATATTTATAAACCAAACACGAAATAAGATCGGCGGATATGGTAACCCTGAAACAACTACGGGAGGAGATGCTTTACCTTTCTATTGCACTGGAAGAATAAGGGTTTCTGGTGTGGGTGCAAAAGCTAACCGTATTATAGATGAAAAGGGTAAGGTTATAGGACATAAGACAGAGTTTGAAACTATTAAAAATAAACTGGCATGTCCTTTCGTAAAAGCCGAAACAGATCTTATTTATGGTATAGGCTACGACATGGTTGGTGAGGTTATAAAAATTTCCACGGACTTAGGTATATTATCAAAATCTGGTAGTTGGTATAAATATTGCGACGAAAATATTGGCCAGGGCGATAATGGCGTAAGAAAATTTTTTGATGATAACCCAGATATATTTTTGTTAATAAAAGAAGAGATAACAAAACTACTTGGTTTAGATGTTTATTACACAGCTCAAGCAGAATACGATAAAGCCAAAGAAGCCACTGTTTAGTTATGAGTAAAATAGCCGAAGATGTTTATAGTATACTAATTAAAGAGTTTCAATTTTCTTATGTAGAGAAAGAACATTATGTTAAATTTAAAAATACACAACTGTTTTTCGACTTTTATATAAGGTCTTTAGGTTTATTATTTGAATGTCAGGGGCGTCAACATACTGAATTTGTAAAGCATTTTCATGGGGACGCCTCTAATTTTTATGCTCAAAAAAGAAGAGATAGTCTTAAAGTTGAATATTGTGAGGAAAACGACTTGACATTAGTTTTGTTATTTGATACAATAGACAAGATAACTACAGAGCTTGTTTTAAAAAGAATATATGAGGCCATGAATGTTTAATTTAATTAATGTGAATAAAAAGCTGCACTGTAAGGATTGTCTAGACTGGAGACCTTTGAAAGATGGTACTGCTACTGGCGACCCAAAATATTGTGATTTAAGTCAGTACTGTACACAGCTAGGCATGAAAACTGATTGGTACCATTTTTTTAACTATGAAGCAAAGGAGTACGATTTCGATTATTTTTGTACTGGTTATTACGCTACTGATGATAATAAACATGAAGATAAAGAGGTATCATAATGGATGCTGGATTATTGTTGTACCAAAAAAGTAAACCAGAAGAGTCTCTAATAGAACAGATATTTACATATGATGTTAGAACACTAGAACAAACTGATGATATGTTTATCAGTAAAAGTGTACTTGCATTATCTCAGTATTTAGTGTATTTCAAGTCACAATATAATACTACTAAAGCAAACGTTACTATAAAGGAAAGAATAATTGAAGGAGTACTATTTGGTTTGATAACTCCAGATGTAATAAAGGAGTTTAAAACTAAGAAAGATGCCAGAGCTTCTTTAATATACACAAACGAGGTATTAAATAAATTACAGCTAGAAATTGAAGCTCTAGAGGATGAATTAGTACTACTTGATGGTATTGATAAAACAATTATGGAACTTATAGCTGCTTTTAAGCGTGAATTAACAAGGAGAGAAAATGAATTATACCAAAGAAGGCACTATAAGTAACTCTGTAGATAAATTTGCACATACTTTCTGTGATGCTTATAATGAACGTGGTATACTTTCTATAATGTCTTTTAGTGAAGACGCCTTTTTTAACGTGCTGGCTAGAGTTGAAGAGAATGATTTTTTAGCACCAGAGTCTAGAGCATACTTTTCTATACTTAGCCTATTAAATAAGGCTGGATATAGTAAGTTTAGCAAGTTACTATTGACTAAAACAGCCATAGACTTAAACTTCGAGGATTTGTGTAGTGAAGCTTTTATTGATGCTATACTAAATGTTCCAGTAGTAGAAGCTAATTTACCTAATCTGATAAGTAAGCTACTTGATGATAGTACTAAATATAAACTTTTTAGTAAACTAAATATGCATAAAGACACTGTGCTTAATCACGCATCTTCTTTAGCAGCTAAGTCCAGTGACGATTTAATTAATAATGTACAAGCAGATTTAATATCTTTATCTATACATAGTGAAGCCATTGCAGAACCTAAGCATATATCGGATGGTCTTGATGAATATATAGAAAGTATTATGGATGACCATATACCTGTTATTGGCCTATCTACAGGTTATCCAATTCTAGATAAAGTTATAGACGGACTGATTCCAGGAACACTAATGATAGTAGCTGCTAGAAAGAAAATGGGTAAATCTACTGTACTGACTAACATTGCTACCCACGTTGCAGTAAATGATGGCCTACCTACGTTATATGTTGATACAGAGATGACTTTTAAAGAGTGGCGTGATAGAGTTTTAGCAATAATAAGTGGTGTTCAAGAAAGAACAATTAAACATGGTGGCTTTAGAAATGATAAAGAGGTTTTTAGACGTATACAAGATGCTGCAAAATATTTGAAGAAAAGTAAGCTATTTCATCATTATTTACCAGGATATAATCTTGAAAAAATTTCAGCGCTTTACAAGAAATATAAATTTAAAGAGGACATTAAGCTTGCTGTTTTTGATTACATAAAAGAGCCTGAGTCTTCTAGTATGGAAGCAGGCAGAAAGGAGTATCAGATTTTAGGTGATGTAACAACAAGACTTAAAGACTTATCAGGGCAACTTGATATTCCTTTCTTGGCAGCGGTGCAAGTTAATAGAACTGGTGACGTAGCAGATTCAGACAGAGTGGCAAGGTATGGTGATATAGTTGCTTTTTGGGGGCTAAGGGATTTAAAAAAAGCAGAGGAAGAAGGCGTAGATTTAGACATTGCAGGGCATTATGGCTTATGTATTAGAGATACTAGACGTGGTGGTACTACTGGTGAATGGGGTATAGGTTTTAAGTTCAAGAAAACAAAGCTTAGAATTTTAGAAGTTGGTCAGGAAGATCAAGTTGAGACATTTGATTATTTAAGTGATTTAAAAATAGATTTAGGGAACAGCCAACCTGGGGGTAACACCTTTGCAGAAAACAACTCACTCTTATGATAATACAGATATTCAGGTGCTTAAAGAAAGTGTAGATTTACATCTACTGTTACATTCTTTAGGTTTTAAGATAACTAATGAAAATTCAAAACAAATAAGAGCAGCATGTGCTGTTCATGGTGGGGATAATAGAAGTGCGTTTAGACTAAACAAGCAGACCCGTACCTGGCTGTGTTTTACAACAAAATGTCAGGAAACCTATGGTTATGATTTAATAGGTTTAATAAAAGGAGTTTTAAAGGTAGATTTTAAAGATGCAGTTAAGTACCTGCAAGATTTAGTAGGGGATACTGTTTTATCAAATACTTTTAAAACGGATAGATTATTCTCTAAGGATAGAGATAGTTTTATAAAGAGTTATGCTACTATACAGAAACCAGCATATGTGTCAGAAGATCATCTACGCTCTTACAGACCTTTACGTTCTAATACCATATTAAGGCAAGACAGTTTTTCTAACACTACCTTGGACTACTTCGAGATAGCTGGAGGGCTTACAGATGAATTTGGTATACTTAGAGACATAATCCCATTACGAGATGTTAGTGGTGCTTTAAAAGCTTATTCTTTAAAAGATACAAGACTTAACCCACCAGACGACTCTTTTAAATATATTATTACTACAGGCTTTATAAAAGATTCAGTGCTTTATAACTTGCATAATGCTAAAGTATATGGTAATATAGCACCAATAGTTGTAGTAGAGGGTTTTAAATCAGTATGGCGCTTATATGATTACGGGATATATAATGTAGTTTGTACAATGGGATCTTTTCTAAGTCCTGGGCAAGTACAACTACTAAAGATATATGCCTTAAATGGTGTAATAATGATGTATGACGCAGATAAATCTGGGAGGGCGGCGGCAACTATGGGTGTGAAATCTCTAACTAAGGAAGGAATTCCTGTTGTAGATATTGATATAACCCCGTCTGTTAAACGCGAAACAGATAGCCCTGCTGAGTTAACTATGGAAGTAATATATGGGTACCTAAATGAATATATCAGGTGAAAATATTGTTAAACTGGTTGGAAAAATATCTTACAAAGAGACAAATACTTACAGTAATGTTACCAATTTTAAATGTAAGTTAGCCGTGCCTGTAGATGAGAAATTCCAATATATAAAGATAGGCGCTTGGGGTAAGATTGCTGACGACTTAGCAGAACTGCCTAATGGCACCTATATAAAACTATTCGGTCATATAGAGGAAACCTCTTATGACGCTAAATGTAAGTATTGTCAAGGACCATCTAAAGTGTATTGGACAAATGTGATGGTTGATACGTTTATTGTACTATAATTATTAATTAAAGGAGAGATTTTATGAATGATACTGAATTTAAGGAAGGTGAAGTTATGTTCGCAATGCCTACACTGGCAATGCTACCTGCTAATAATTTTAAAATAAGTATTAGTGAAAATATGTATTCGTTTACCTTACCACGTAAAGGCACTTATCTAAACTTGGACCCAGACTTCTTTTCAGCAGAGGATGGTGATTTTACAATTTTTGATAATAACGTTTTTCATGTTTCTACAATTACTAAAGTTCTTTTTGGCATGAAGCAGTACCCACAACTAACTGATAATCAGCTATTTTGTCCTGTGAGCTTTTCGATAAAGGGCGATAATGTAGTAATAGACGGTAAAGTTGTGACAATGTTAGAGGATTAATTATGAAAGATTATTATAAGATATTAGGTGTACCTACTAGTGCTTCCGACGATGACATTAAAAAAGCGTTTAGAAAGTTAGCACTGCAGTATCACCCTGATAAAAATAACGGTGATGACACCAAGTTTAAAGAAATAAACGATGCCTACCAGATACTATCAGATCCAGGCAAGAGACAACAACATGACCACCCTAGGTCTGGCTTCAACAATTTTGATATACATGATTTCTTTAAAAACCATTTTGGTATGGGTGGTGGAAACAATAGACAACCATTTGCTATGCCTGGGCAGGATGTCAACATACAATTTGCAGTTAATTTGTACGACATATTAACAAGTGTAACTAAAAATATTAAATTTAATATCGTAGAACCTTGTGATATTTGTGAAGGAACTGGTGCATCTGACAGAACTACATGCTCGGAATGTCAAGGAAGAGGTAGTAAGGATCAAGTTATTAGTCAATTTAACGTTAGAATGATGTCACAAGTACCATGCACAGCATGTTCTGGTAGAGGTTTTTTGATTAAAACAAAGTGTTCCGCCTGTGATTCTGGCCATATAGTTGTGGAAAAGGAAATTGATATAGCCATACCCGATGGAGCCACCCACGGTACTGTACTAAGGTTTATAGGTAAAGGTGGTAAAGGTAGAAACGGTGGACCTAACGGTAATGTGTTTATACAGCTTAATTTAGTAATGCCTACAGCAAGTAAGATAACACCTGAGCAGCTTAACGTGATTAAAGACGTGTGTAATGTGTAGCATATTAAGTCTAGACGTGTCAGCGTCTTGTACTGGTTGGTGTTTTACAAGTGATGGCAAAACTTTTATTAAGGGGGTTATTGTTACAAGTCCTAAACTACAAAGATCCGCTAGACTACTGTTATTTAGTAGAGATTTAGAGATAGTACTACTTAAATTCAAACCAGAATTTATTGTTCAAGAAGATACTTTTTCAGGAGCTAATATTAGTACATTAAAAATATTAAGTGAATTTGCAGGTGTAGCAAAGTATACCTGTATGAAAATTTTAGAAATAGATCCATTTATAGTCACTAACACTAAAGTTAAATCATATTTCGCTGCCCGTACAAAAGAGGATCTTTTTTATTTTGTATGTTATTTATTAGATATAGATAACTTGACATTTAAAAAGGATAATGATATAATAGATGCACAGTCACAGTTATTATATTACGCGGATGAGGTGTTGGAAAAATATAAATATAGATATCCTAAGGATTATGGCTATCTTTATATGGGAGAAACAAGTGAAAAAAACGATTAAATTAAGTGCTACTAGAATAAACACATTTTTGCAATGTAAACTTAGGTACTGGTTTTCTTACGAAGAGCATCTTGAAAAACTAGCTAATCCAGTGTTTAAACTAGGTTTAGCTTGTCATGACACTTTGGAAAAGGCAGGAAGATTATGGAAAGAGCAGGCTTTATTAAAATTTAGTAATCAACAAATCAAAGATTTATTATCTTATTATGATGAAGCTTCAGTAAAGCACGGTATAGAGGACTACTCAGAACATTTAGTAGGTAAAGATATTGTTAAGGCTAGACTGAAACGTTTCAAGATTGGAGAGTCAATCATTGGTATAGAGGACAGATTTGGTTTTGAAGGTACACAAACAATAACAACCAAGGATGGTATAGAACTAATAGGTGCCATAGATAAATCCGTTGAGGTAAATCCAGACACGTTATTAATTGTAGACTATAAAACGTCTAAAACAGTCCCTGATGCTAATAAATTAAGTTCTGATATACAGTTATCTATGTATAACTTAGTTGCCAGAAAATTATACCCTCAATACAGTAGAGTAATATTATGTTTAGATATGTTACGATCTGGGGACCTTGTATACACATATAGGACAGATGAAGAACTGGACGAGTTTGAAGATTATCTAGCAGCTATACATAAGGAAATATCGGCTTTGACAAAAGAGGCTGCAAAACCCTCTATAAATTTTCTTTGCGCTTGGTGTGACTATACAAATGTATGCGAAAAGTATCAGGAATTATGTGTAAAAAAAGAATTTGCTTTTTTAAACGTACAAACATTATCAGATGAAGCTTTAATAAATGAATGGGATATGGTGAGAACAAGTCAGAAGATATTAGATATGAGAGAACGTGAGATAGCTACTGTACTTATTGAAAAAATAAAAATACAGGAGAAATCTGTGATATCTGGTGAACAAGAGATGGTGTTAAGGCAGAATTCTAGGACTTCTTATAATGCTGAGAAGTTAAGTACTTTTATAACAAAGGAAGATTTTGCTACTTTAGTCACGGTTTCACCTACAAAGCTAAAAAAATATTTAGATAAGAACCCAAGTATATTACCTATAATGGATGATATAAGTGAGACAAATTTCAATAGCGCATTTTTAGCTACACGTAAGCTTAAGGTTGCTAAAACAAAAACTAAAGAGGAATAAGATTTATGAAAAAAATAAAGATTTTGGCTTACTGTGATAGTCCAACAGTAGCTACAGGTTTTGGCACTGTGTCAAGAAATGTATTGGCACAACTTCATGCAAGTGGTAAGTATGAAGTAGATATCTTTGGTATAAACTATCATGGAGAGCCCCATACACTACCTTATAGGATTTGGCCAGCCGCAGACCACCAAACTGGAGATCCCTATGGTCGAAGAAAATTCTGTTACTTTGCACTTGAACATGACTTTGATATATTATGGATATTACAAGATACTTTTATAGTAGATTTTGTACCTGAACTAATTAAACATCTAAAAAATAATAGAGTTAAATCTTTTAGAACAGTAATGTACTTTCCAGTAGATAGTATATTGCGTGAAGAGTGGTGTGCTAACATAGCCCAGGTAGATAAATTAGTTGCCTATACTGAATTCGGGAAAACCGCGCTACTTAAATACACTAAAGATTTGAAATCTGATGTAGCTGTTATACATCATGGTGTTGATATGTCATTGTTTAAACCATTGGACGCTATGGAAATTAAAAAATTTAGAGAATCTTATTTTTCTATTGGTAAGGATAGATTTATTTTTATGAATATTAATAGGAATCAACAAAGAAAAGACATACCAAGGACTATTCAGGCTTTCAAGGAATTTAAAAAGATGGTTCCAGAATCAATGCTATATCTACATATGTGCGCGATAGACCAAGGGTGGAATATACCAAAGCTTTTGACTGAGATGGGTGTTCAATTAGGTAGAGATGTTGTTCTGCCCGATAAGATGGAACCTAACCAAGGGTTTCCACTAGATGTAATCAATTACCTGTACAATAGTTGTGATTGTGTTATTAGTACTACTTTAGGTGAGGGCTTTGGTATAAGTTGGTTGGAAGCTATGGCTTGTAAAACACCTACAATAATGCCAAACAATACCGCAATGGCTGAACTTATATCTAAAGATTGCGGCTTTCTTGCAGAAAGTGGTAACAACTCTAGTTTATGGACTGCTCTACCAAATGATAATGATATACCTAGACCATTGGTAGATGTTGACGATCTTGTTAGTAAGATGTGTTATGTTTATGACAACTATCAAGAGGCAAAAGTTAAAGCCGATAATGCATATAACTGGGTTAAATCTGATATGCAGTGGTCTGGAAAGATTGCTAATCAATGGTTAGCAGTGTTTGACAAGGAAGTTGAAAAATTAAGTGCATCTAGTGTGTACAAACAGAAAGCTAATTCTATTAAAGTAGAACAACTATAAATTTATTACTGGCTACTTAGGCAATTATATTTACAATAGCCTAAGTAGCCTAACCATATTAAGGGGTACTTATGTATAAATATTTAAATATACTACAAGATATATTAGATAATGGTTTTAATAAACAAGATAGAACAGGCACTGGTACCTTGGCAACCTCTGGTGTTCTTTTTAAGCACAATATGTCTGAAGGATTTCCAGTTGTAACTACTAAAAGAGTACCTTTCAACTTAGTAGCCTCCGAATTAGAATTTTTTATAAAAGGTATTACAGATAAGCACTGGCTTCATGAACGTAATAATCATATTTGGGATGAGTGGTGCTCTTCAGATAAAATTCCTTATAGTCATGACATCACTGAACAACAAAAGATGCGTGATGAAAACTGTTTAGGACCATTATATGGCTGGCAGTGGAGGCATTTTGGCGGGGCATATACTAATGAGTATTCAGACTACACTAACGTCGGTATCGATCAGTTTAAAAATTTAGTAGATACATTGAAGTCTGACCCAGATAGTAGAAGGATGTTGGTTGTAGCATGGAACCCAATAGATAATTACCGTATGGCTTTACCACCATGTCATTGGTCTTTTCAATGCACTGTTATAGATGGTAAATTAAACTTAATGTGGAATCAACGAAGTGTAGATTCTTTCCTTGGTCTACCATTTAATATCACTAGTTATGCATTATTACTGCACCTATTGGCAAAAGAATGTAAATTAGCTGAAGGTTATTTATGCGGTTTTTTAGGAGATGTACATTTATATACAACACATTTATCTCAAGTAGCTACCCAGTTAACTAGGGAACCATACCCTCTACCTGATATAACTACTAATAATTTTACGTCTATTTTTGACTGGGTTTACACAGACTCTTCTCTACAGGGTTATAAATACCACCCAGGTATTAAAGCGCCCATAGCTGTTTAAGGTAATTTATGCCAAAAGTTATATTTTTAGTAGCACTAGATAAAAATAATTTAATGGGTTGTGCAAACGCTATACCGTGGCACCACCCAGAGGATGTTAAAAGATTTAAAAAAATTACTACTGGATATCCCGTAGTAATGGGCAGAAGAACCTGGGAGTCCATATCTATAAAACCTTTACCTAATAGACCTAATGTGGTTCTTACACGCGACCTAACTTTTTACACAGAAGGTAAGGCCTTTGTATTTGATCATCTAAAATATGTGTTGACAAAATTCAAAGACTATACTAATATATATGTTATAGGTGGTGCTGAGATATTTAATGCCTATATAGACTATGCTAATATTTTAGATATTACTAGAATTGACGCTGAATATACCGGTGACATATACTGGCACGGGGTAGATGCGAATATATGGGAATTAAATAGTAGCACTGTTAGTGGGGTATTAGACTTTAGAATTTATCATAGGAAGGGGTAGCGCATGATTAAATATGTAGTAGGTATTATTTTTGATGACACTCATGAAAACACATTACTTATTAGGAAACAGAGACCTATTTGGCAGTTAGGTAAGCTTAACGGTGTGGGTGGAAAAATAGAAGAAAATGAAACTTCTTATGAGGCTATGGTACGCGAATGTGAAGAGGAGTGTGGTTTAGTACTGTATAATTGGCAACTGTTTGACAACTACTCTGATAATAACCACTTTAGTGTAGATTTTTTTACTATAAAAACAAGCGGTATTCATAGAGCAGTATCTAGAACAGATGAACAGGTTGGGGTTTTTAATATCAATACACTTAATTATAGCTGTGTTGTGTCACCTACAGATTACGTATTACGTAAATTTTATAAGAGGGGGATTTAATTATTATGAAAATCACAGGTATTAAATATATAGCACCATGCTTGGATAATTCTGGGTATGCAAAAGCTGCACGTGGTTATATAATAGCATTACATAAACAAGGTATACCACTCACAGTAAGCCCTATATCATTTGAAGAAGCTAAGCCTGATTTAGGTGAAGATTCTGAAATTATATTATCACTAATTAATAAAGATATTCAATATAATACGGTTGTTATACATACCACACCTGAATTCTGGAAGTCTTATCGTGAGGAGAGTAAGTTTAACGTTGGTTACACAGTTTGGGAGACTGATAGTTTACACCCATCTTGGCCAGAGTACATAAATACAACAGTAGACAAAGTATTTGTACCATGTAAATGGAATAAAGATGTATTTGAGTCTAGTGGTGTTACTATACCTATTTATGTTGTGCCACACGTAGTTGATTTATTCAATCCTGATAAAAATGAAGATTGTAGTACAGTATTAAGTATCGAAGACCCTAATAAGTTTTTATTTTATAATATAAATCAATGGACAGAACGAAAAAACCCATTGTCCACTATAAAAGCTTTCTGGACAGCTTTTCAAGAGGACGAAAATGTAGCCTTAGTTTTAAAAACATACGGTAGTAACTACAGTAACCCTGAAAGGGATGCTATTAGATCGACAATAAAAAGACTAAAACAGATGATTGTTTTACCAAAGTACCCCCCAATTTACTTGATATTGGACATGTTAAGCGAGGAAGAAATTACAGCATTACATAAAAGGTGCGACTGTTATATTACCCTGGACAGAGGAGAGGGTTGGGGCATGAGTACAGCTAATGCTGGCGCCTCTGGTAATCCTGTAATAGCTACTGGTTTTGGAGGTGTTAGTCAATATTTGACAGAGGATAATAGCTACCTTGTTGATTATGTAGAGACACCTGTGTCTGGTATGCCTTTCTCGCCTTGGTATCTTGGTAGCATGAATTGGGCTGAAGCTTCTCCTACGCACGGTGCGCTATTAGCTAGGTATGTGTATAATAATTACGAAGATGCCCAGTCAAGAGGAGATTTACTACGTAGTAATCTGATGGATAATTTTTCATCGGAAGTTATTGGTAAGTTATTTTTAGAGTTACTTTAAAATAATTAATTAAGGGGAAACATTGAAATTAACATTGAATATTGGTTGTGGTGATAGAACGTACCTTGAGTATCCAAAAGGGTATGAATGTATAAATTATGATGAGAGGGCTGATTTAACCATAGTTGATTTAGTTGGCCCTGCTGAAAAAATACCATTTGAAGATAATCATTTTGATTATATACTAGCTAGTGATATTATTGAACACTTTCCTATATCAAAAACCATAGGTATACTTAAAGAATGGTGTAGGGTGCTTAAAGTTGATGGTATTTTGGAGATACGTACACCAGATATGCATTGGGCTCTTACACATTACAAAGATAATAAAGATGCTAAGTTTGTTTCTTATCATATGTTTGGTGGTCAGGACTACCCAGGAAACTTCCATTATGTAATGTTTGACACTGCCTGGTTACAGATACTATGTGGGGACGTTGGCTTAAGTTTAGTTACTACTGAAAGTGTACATTCAAATTTTGTATTAAAGGTAGTTAAGCAACTAGGTTCTAAAACATCTTAAATTGAGCTGTACTGCATTTTTATACCACTACATACATACTACTATATATTAAATTAATTTACTACTATGCCGCTTGTACAGCTTATTAATACTACATTAAATATAGTATATAGTAATTATTTATTTGCTTTATAAAAAATTATATGTTACTATACACGGAGTCTAAATGAATAAATGGTTTAATACTTATCATAATAATACTATAGAAAATTGTATATTTAAAATGATACATAAGTACTGCAATGCAAGTTTAGAGGATTTATGTGTATTGGACACTACTGCATATACACATTGGTTAGATTTTTACTTAGATATAATTCAAGCACCTCTTGTAACTAGTATAAATAGTACTTGTGACCAGCATAGTAAATTCACTAGTACTATGAATTATGATCTCATACAAAATAGTTTAAAGGACACTATGGGAGTTTTTATAAATCAATATGATGTAGTACATGTATTAGATAGTTTATCTTACGAGCTTGATGATTATGTATGGCAAAAATCTTTGGAGAACTTATGTCTTTACCTTAAATCTGGTGGCTTTATGATCATCTCTGGTGACCTTCATACATCTTATACTGATAATAATTCCAGAAATAGATCAGAAGGTTTATGGCGAGCAATAATAAATAATTCAAATTGTAGTGTGAAACATTTTATTAAAACACCTGTAGGTTGTTTTATGAATACCCCACACGATATACTAATAGTAGGTAAAAAATGACTAAAATAATAGTTTCAGAAATAGATGGAGTAATAACACCTGGAAGAAGCTGTATTGATAATATTGGCATAACATTATTTAAAGACTTTTATATTGGTGATTTTGAAGCAATTAATAAACTTAAATCTGAATATACTTTCGTGTTTCTATCATCAGATAATAATGTTAATTATAACATATGCGCCAGAAGATGTATTCCTTTTTATTGGGCATCAAAAAATAAGAGAGAGATTTTGCTTGACGTTTTGCGAAAATACAATTATACTGCTGAGGATGTTACTTATATTGGTAGCACCATTTCCGATATCCCTTGTATGCAAATGATACCTAACTCTTTTTGTACAAATAAGGATCTAGGATTTAAAAAGTTTAAAACTACATCTGGAAATGGTATACTGACTGAATTATACTTAAATAGGAAGGAGTATTTATGCTTATAAGAAGAGAAACAAGAGCTGGAGCTAATAGTTTTTTGACAGTATATCGTCCTTGTACTATAGATGAATTTTTGGGCAGCCCCTCGGTCAAAACATTAATTAGTAATTATCTAACTAAAGGTACATTACCACATATTTTACTAATAACAGGCAATGCAGGTTTAGGTAAAACTACTTTAGCTAGAATTTTAGCGCTAAGTTTAAATTGTGAGCACTCTAAAGATTCTATTCCTTGTTTAACATGTGATTCGTGCGTTGCCATACTTAACTCAAATAGTATTGATGTTCATGAAATAAATGTTGGGAGCAGTAGTGGTAAGGACGCAGTAGATGGTATAGTTAGTGACTTATCCTCCTCCCCATTTAGTTCAAAAAATAAGGTATTGATTTTTGATGAAGCACATAGATTATCTCCAGCCGCTCAAGCGTTGCTACTAAAAAGAATGGAAGATTGCTATTCACATGTTTATGTAATATTTTGTACTAATGAACCAGAAAAACTTACAAGTAAATCGTCAGATGACGACCCATTTCTAGACAGATGTAAATTACTAAATCTAACCGCATTATCACCTGAAGAAATTATGTCGATGTTGGAAAATGTTGCTCAGTTTGAAGGTGTTGCTTATAATGTTGATATACTAAAATACATTTGTGATTTATCTCTAGGTGTACCTAGAAAGGCTTTAAACTGTTTAGATTCAGTAATAACAGAAGGCTCTTGGGAGCTATCTAAAATAAAAAGCCTACTTACTGGTATTATTTTAGATGAGGATGATGCTGAAGTAATGGATCTAAGTAAGTTACTTATTAAACGTGATTTTAGTAATGCTTGTTTATTATTTGCGCAACTTGTTAAGAAGTACCCTGTAGAAAGTATTAGGGTAGCTGTTTGTGGGTTTTTTGTAGGCTGCTTGAAAAGGAGTACTCTTAGTAGCGGAAAAGGTATTTCAAATGCCTTGACTCAATTAACTACTCCAATATATTTAACAGGCAAACCTGCTGAACATATATTTTACAATATAATGTTTAAAGTTGTAACCTTATTAGGGAGTTAATATGTCGAATTTAGCAGCATTTGTAGACTTACCTGAGTTACCTGTTCCAAATTATGAATATATAAAAAGAGCTGATAGGGCTAAAGAAGTACTTGCTTTTTTAGATACTCAACCGGTTTTAGAAGTAGATACAGAAGGCACTAGCTTAGACCCGTATAAATGTAGAACTACACTTATTCAAATTGGTATTCCTAATATGGCATACGTCTTTGATGTGCGTAGTGATTTGCCAGGAATAGATATTCATGGTAGCTTATTTAAAGATATTTTAACAAGTAAACGACATCTTAAGATACTACAAAATGCTAATTATGACATGAAGGTGCTAAAAGTACAGTATGGTTTTTATATAGAAAATGTGTATGATACCATGTTGGCAGAGATCCTCATGTACCTAGGTGTACAAGAATCTGGTTTTAGTTTAGCTAAATTAGTTGAAAAGTATCTTGGGATGTTGATGAATAAAGAGCCTAGAGGTACTTTTGAAATATACGACCAGGATTATACTGATAAACAGATAGCCTATGCTGCGATAGATGTTTGTATTTTAGACATAATAAGAAGTATGCAGTTACCTAGAATAACTAAATATAATTTACAGGAAGCATTGTCGCTTGAGATGGCTTTTATAAAACCTCTGGTAGAAATGGAATTAAATGGTGTAAAATTAGATGTAACTAAATGGCGTACTATGATGGATGAATTCGCGACAGAGTTGGCTGGATTCAAACGAAATATTGAAGATAGTCTTCAAGTTACACAAGACCAGTTATCCTTATTTGATGTGCCTACTGTCAATATTGCTAGCCCCGCTCAACTTAAATCAGCACTTAACAAACTTGGCATTAAAGTAGAGTCCACTGCAAGTGAGGCTTTAAAAAGATATTCTGGAAATGCAATTATAGATGATTTGTTAGCTTATAGGAAGAATGCTAAGCTTGTAAATACCTACGGTGAAGCTTTAATAGACCGTATTCATCCAAAAACTGGTAGATTACATACCCAATTTAAGCAAATGGTTTCTACAGGTAGACTATCCTCTAATAACCCTAATTTACAAAATATACCAGGTAAGCAGAAGTTTAGGTCTTGCTTTATAGCAGACGCAGGTATGTGTTTAATAACCGTTGACCAGAACTCTGCTGAATTAGTTATTATGGGTGCTATGTCAGGGGAGCCTAACTTCTTAGATACCTATGAAAAAGGTTTGGATCTACATACAGTAAATGCTGCACGTATATTTAAAGTACCTTATGATAAAGTCACACCAGACCAGAGAAAAGCATCAAAAGCAATTTCGTTTGGATTAGCTTACGGTATATCAGCAGTAGGTTTAGGTAAAAGGTTAAAAATAGAAAAAGGAAAAGCTCAAGCACTGATTGATGCCTACTTTAGAATTAATAGTGTGTTAAATACATGGCTTACTAAAGCCGCTAAAGAGGCTGTGCGTAATCATAGTAGTACTACAGTAACTGGTAGGCATCGTTTCTATAATATACCAGCTATGAGTGACCCAGCTAGAAAGAAGATAGTAGGTGGTGTCGAAAGAGCTGCAAAGAATCATAAGATTCAGGGATCTGATAGTGACACTATAAAATTAGCTATGATTTTATGTGTGGATAGGTTAGAGCAACTTAATGTTGGTGCAAGATTACTACTATCTGTACACGATGAAATTGTAGTTGAAGCCCCTATTAAGTACGCTGATGAGGTAGCTAAAATTGTTGTAAGCTCTGTAGATGACGCGTTTAATCATTATTTTCCAGTTATGCCTATGCACACAGCGCCAGTTATTGGACCTTGTTGGATCAAGCATGAGTGCGAACATGAAGAGGTAGAAGGTAAAAAATGTGGACATAATATTATGGAATTTGTACATGATGAACATTATGGTACTAAATTGGTATGTGCCAAATGTGGTGCTAAACAAGATTAGGAGATTTATATGGTTACTGTAGGAAATAATATAAAAATTATGTTGACTAAATATCATGAGGATGTTATAATAGACGACATTGGTGGTGAGTTAATACTATATAATCAATCACATCTATGTGGTTTTACTGATATCACGACTATCAATTTATTAAAGGGTTATGCTTTTACCGGGGTACACTTAGAATATCTTGATAGAATCATTGACATTAGTATTAAAAATTTTTATGATGAACCTTTAGAATTCGTTATCCATTTAGGCTTTATATTTGTTGAGAGATCTGTAACAACAGACCTAGATGACCCTTTATGTGTTATTAGTTTTGTACCTAAGAATTCAAAACTGGTAAGTGGCCAATTTTATGCTAATTTTATAGAGAAAATAATTTAATGTTGGAGGTATTTATGAAAGTATTTACTACGGAGCTTGCTGCTTTAACATCTATGGAGAAAAAAGCTACTTATTTTCTTAATAGTAAATGCCCGTATAATAACGAAAATTTATTATGTGGTAATTGGTGCGCTTTATTTTATCTTGATAGAGGCAGTGAAAATCAATCTGCTTGCGTTATTCTTGGTTGTAAGGCTGGAGAGAAACTTTTATTTGTGGAAAGTATAGAAGGAGATTATAATGAGTAAATTATGTGGGTGTGTTGGTAATGAATGTTTGGACATTGCTATTAAATACCATAGTGAGTCAATTGATAAAATTGGTAAAATTGCTATAGGAGATTGGATAGACCTTAGAGCAGCCGAGCGTGTTGAGATGAAGATGTTTGATTTTAAATTTATATCTTTAGGTATTTCAATGCGTTTACCAGAAGGATATGAGGTCTTAATTGCTCCAAGAGGTAGCACATTTAAACAGTTTGGTATTATTCAAACAAATAGTCCTGGAGTTGTAGATAATTCTTACTGCGGTGATGATGATATTTACAAACTACCTGCGTTAGCTTTGAGAGACACCGTCATTGAGATTAACGATAGAATTTGTCAATTCCGTTTGATAGCTAATCAAAAAGAACTGCGTTTTAATATAGTTGAGACTTTAGGTGATCAAAATAGGGGCGGATTTGGCTCTACTGGTAAAAATTAATAGGGGAGCTTATGTTATCAATTGAGATGTTAGATTTAATTAAGTACGAAAATGTAAAGAACATTTCCAGCAGAGAGTACTTTACAGAAGATGAGTACGCTCATAAAATGTTTGATACTAAATATTGTACAAAATGGGATGAATACGGTAAAGTAATAACAGACACCGACACTCCTTATATCAAAATAGAAACTCCTGCTGATGTGTTTTGGCGTGTATCTTCAGGGTTAGCCACTATGGAGAAAACCAAAGAACTGCAAGATCTATACAGTAATAGGTGGTTTGCACTCATGTGGCTTGGTTGGTTTAGACCAGGGGGAAGCGTTCTTGCTGGTGTAGGTGCTACAAGCTTGAAATCCTTATTAAATTGTACCACATTACCTCTATCTGGTGATAGCTTGGAAAGTATTTCTAAATGTGACTATGATATAATGAAGTGTGCAGCTTTTAGACAGGGTTTAGGTTTTGATGCTTCAGTACTCCGCCCTAGAGGTGCTCCAGTAAATAATGCTGCAGAAGAATCCACAGGTGCTGTACCATGGATATGTAAACTTGTAGATAATGGTGAATGGGTGGGGCAGAAAGGTAGAAAGCCTGCTATATTGGTTAGTTTAAAAGATCATCACCCAGATATATATGAGTTTGTACGAGCAAAAGCAGAAAAAGGTGTTTTGGAAAATGCCAATATTTCTGTGCAGGTTTCTAATAAATTTATCGAAGCTGTGAAGGCCGATGCTAGTTGGGAATTATTTTTTGAGTTTGAGGAAGGAAGTAAATATAAGCGTATATCTAAAACAATAAAAGCTACGGAGTTATTCGACTTAATAGCGGAACAAGCGTTTAAACACGCAGAACCTGGTGTACAATATATAGACCTTCTAAGGGAAGGTTCCATGGTTCATCAGATATATTTGGATACTGGTGATGCAAGATTTAAAATAATTTCTACAAACGCCTGCTGTTTTACTGATGAAAATCATATACTTACAGATAAAGGCAATATACTGATTAAGGATATTATAAAGCGCATTTTAGATGGGGAAGATTTCATGGCTTTATCCAGAAATACAAGTACTAATCTTGATGAATTAAAGCCAATAGTGGATGTGTTTGCTCGTGAAGCGGGTATACCTGTAAAAACACTAACCTTAAACCTAGGTAGTGGGCTCTCTATAGAATGTACACCAGATCATAAGTTTTACACATCTAATAGAGGAATTGTACAGGCTAAAGATTTAACTCTTGAAGATGACTTGATGGAACTTTAATAATACTATTAATTACATCCCTATATTTAACTAACTCTACTATGCTATAACACTTATTAATTATGGAGGATGTAAATATGTCGGTTGGAGGAAGTCAAAAAAAAAGTTCTTTTAAAAATGGAAGAGGTTATTGCGGTTACCATACCACATGGGATAATAAACGTGTTTTTTGTAGGTCAATGTTAGAAAAAATACAGTGCTTACTTTTAGATAAGCAACATGTTTATTACTTGATGGAACAACATGTATATGTTATTGATAATCGTACCTATAAACCTGATTTTTTCATTTATATTGATAATACTTATACAATATTAAATAGTATTATTGAAATAAAAGACTCTATTAAAGAATGTACTACGTATTTATCGCTGTATAAAAAATATTTTTTGGAATTAGGTATTAACTACAACGCTTTAACGTACAATAGAGCTTATTATAAACAGCACAAAGACTTTAAAAGCTGTTTGCTGGAGTATATAGATCGGTCTGATTCATATGATATGTCTGGAAGTAATAACCCATCATACGGTATTAAATTTTCCGAGGAGCGTTTAGAAGCACACACCAAGCTTATGTTAGAGTGTCAAAGCAGACCAGAGGTTCGTAAAAAGCGTAGTATTGCTATGCAAATTACACATAAAACTAGGCCAGAACTTAGAATTAGTATAAGTACTGCACAGATTAAACACCAGGAAATTTTACGTGTACAAAAATATGGTGTTAAGAAACAAAATATATGTATATTTTGTGGAGATGTTGTAGACACATATGATTTATTAGACAAGCAATACTGCAAAAAAGCAAGTTGTAAGGGTTCGTGGTGTAACTATAAAGCTAAATTAAATGGTACTAGCGGACATCTGCATACTGAAGAAGATAAGAAAAAAATAATGTATAGTTTACTTATTAAACACGGTTTAAAGCTTTACGCATTATATGGTAAACTTGATGAGACTACTATAATTTTATATAAAGAAATGCATTGTAGACCTAATTCTAGATTTAGTTATAAATCAATTATTAAATATTATGGTAGTATAGAGTTGTATATACAAAAAATAGAAGGATTATATAATGAAAATAATTAGTATAGTAAACAATAGTGAAAAGAAGCCTACATATAATATTGAGGTACAAGATAACCATAATTATTATGTAGAAGGTGTGTTAGTAAAAAATTCGGAAAAAAGTTTACCACCGTATGGTGTATGTAATTTACTTTCACCGAACCAAGCAATGTTTTCAATTGATATAGAAGAGTATACGCAGGAGCTAGCGTTCCTTGTTCCGTATATTGTAAGACTATCGGACAATGTTGTTAGTTATGAAGCATACCATAAATTATCACCCTTAAAAGAACAAGCGTGGATCTTGGAACAGACCAGAGAACTGGGGCTTGGTATTACTAACATACATGGTTGGTTACTTAAGCAAGACCTACCCTATGACTCTGATGATGCTATTAAGAATGTAGGAGAATTTTTTAAGCGGTACTCATGTGAGGTATTTAAGGCGTCAATAGAGTTAGGTAAAGAGAAAGGTAATGCACCAGCATTTGAGATGATAAGTAGCCCTAAAGCGCTTATGAGTTCTTCGTATTTTAAGAACGTGGTGGATGAGCTATTCGGCGGTGACTATACTAAAGTAACTCATATGCGTAATATGGCCCATATGTCTATAGCACCTACTGGGTCATTGTCTAGTACTTTTCCTACACCTTGTTTTTCATCTGGTGTAGAACCTTTTCCAGGCCCGTATTATTGGAGAAGGACAAGAGCAATAGACAAAGGAAAATATACTCATTATTTTATTATACCAGATAAAATAAAACAATATGTTCTTGGTAAACTCGACCCAAGTAGTAGTGATTATATGATCTTGGATGCTTTTCCTGGGTCTGTTTTGGATGAGGATGGAACTATAGGTTTGGGTTTGGTAGCTATTATAAATAAAAATTTGCCAAAAGGTTTTTTTAAACCCGCTCATCACATTGACCCGTTACAGAAAATTAAATTAATGGGAAATGTATACAAGTGGGTAGATGCAGCTATTAGTTGTACATACAATTTGCCTGCTACAGCTACGGTTAAGGATGTAGAAACTATCTATATGGAGGCTTATAATCACGGGGTTAGAGCAGTGTCTGTATATGTCGATGGTTCGCGTGAGGGTATTTTACTTTTCGAAGATCCTAAAACAAGTGAGGCTAACTTTGAGAAGAAGTCAGCAACAGGCTGTAAGGATGAGGCAAGACCTTTTTGTATAGTTCCAAATTGTGCACCAAAGCGACCTAAAGAGTTACCTTGTGATATTTTTTATACATCTATAAAAGGTGAAATGTGGACGGTTCTTGTTGGGCTACTTGATGGTAAAGCTTATGAGGTTTTTTGTGGCACATCTGAAGATTTGTACTTGCCTAAAACTTGTAATAGTGGTATAATAAGAAAACAAGGTAAAGGTAAATACGAATTAGATGTAGTTATACGAAGGTCTCCAGTTATTTACAAAGACCTTGCTGCTATTTTAATGACTGATGGGCAGAAGGGTATGACTAGATTACTTAGCTTGGCTTTAAGACATGGGGCTTTACCAAAGTATATAGTAGAGCAACTTAAAAAAACAAATGGCAGTATTTCTGATTTTAGTACAGCTATTTCTAGAGTTTTAAGTAAATACGTAGATGCTTTTGCTTTAGTTGGGGATGATAACAAGTGCCCAACTTGTGGAGAACCTTCTCTGGTAAATGCCGAGGGGTGCATTAAGTGTGTTAACGAGGGCTGTGGCTATTCGAGATGTAGTTAAAGCATTTTTTATAGTAGACAGAGTTTATAAATCTTTAAAAATAAAACAATAAATTAAGAGGTAAAAAAATGGAAAGAACATCTATTACAGTATTATCTGAAATGCAAGAAATCATTGACACTATGACTGATGACAGTATTAAGTGGGTTGAAAAGGGTAACAGTTCCGCAGCTGCCCGACTTAGGAAGTCTACATTAGCACTTGAAAGACTAGGAAAAGAATTTAGAAAGCTTTCTGTAAAAGAATAATTATTTGATTAACTACTACCAGTACAGCTATAAACTGTACTGGTAGCTACTTTAGTATAATTAGGAGTTATAATGCCAAAGCCTTTGTTAAAATGGATTGGAGGTAAACATAAAGTATTAAAGAATTTATCTTTATATGTCCCAACAGACTACAAGCAATACATAGAGCCGTTTATTGGTGGCGGGGCTTTGTTATTTTATTTAAACCCGCCAAACGGTATAATAAATGATGCAAACAGGGAACTGATTAATTTTTATAAACAAGTGAGGGATAATCCTTTAGAGTTATTACAGCTAACTAGTCAACTAGAGTTAACTGAGGAATCTTACTACCTTATACGAAGCGATGATAGAGAAATAGACTGGCGTGATGATAGATCTTGCTTGGAGAGAGCATCTAGATTCTTATTCTTAAACAAGACAGCTTTTAACGGTATTTGGCGAGTAAATTCTAAAGGTAGTATGAATACACCTTATGGTAAATATGATAAGGTTATGTGGCCATCTCATGAACATTTACTTAATGTATCTAAAATTTTAAGACGTATTACTATATTAAATGATGATTTTTACGATACTTTAACTTATGTTAACGATAGAACTTTTGTTTATCTAGATCCACCATATATACCTTATTCGGATACAGCTAATTTCACTAATTATTCATCCAAAGGTTTCGATGTGAAGGATCAGGAACGCTTGGTAGATTACTGTAATTTAGTAGATGCTAAAGGTGGCAAGTTTTTATTATCAAATTCTGACACTCCATTGACGAGAGACTTATTTAAAGACTTTGAAATTAATTCTTTATCTGTTTATCACAGTGTAGGTGCATCTGCTAAGTCTAGGAAAGATAAAGGTGAGGTTCTTATAAGAAACTACTACGGAAGTTGTGCAGGTTTATTTTTATAAAAGGGGAATTACAAATGAGCAAATTTAGAAAAGCATGGAATGGTGTTTTTGAACAATTAGATGTTGTTAATCATGTTAATAATTTCGGTTATTTGGATGTAACAGCCGATACACTAAAAGCTATAACTGGAGAAGAGTCACGTTTACTTGCTAAAATGGACAACAGAAAAAAACAACCTCCAATTATGAGAGAAAGTAATATATCTTTATTAGCAATTAAAAATGGTAAATATAGATTTACAAAGGAAAATCCGTTTGTAACCATCCCAGATATTTCAGATATGCGGGTGTACCCAATTAAAAAGATGGAGGGCTTACTTACATTAGATAGATTTTCTAAAGGATCTAAGACTGAGTCAATGGCCTTGGACTTAGCACATTATAATAGCATATTAGATGACTGTTTTGGTGAAAAGGTATCTTTGACGTTACGTAATAAGAGAAGAGCCTCCTTTAAATTTAAATTAGGCAGAACTGACTTTGATGTAGATAAAGTTCAAATAGAGGTAGATGGTTGCTACGAAGGTGCACGAGGTATTCATGTTGTTGAAGCAAAAAGTTCAGATGAGAAAGATGCAACTATTCGTCAATTACTTTACGCTAAAAAAATGATAACTGAGGTTGTTAGAGGTGATAAGCCAGTTTATGCTTGGCTAATGGTTTATGACCGTAACTCAGGCATATTTAATTTTTATAAATTTTTAGAAGGCAGTAATAGATACTACTTTGATATTGAGCAGAGTAAGCGGTACATATTAAAATAAGATTTACTTAGGGGGTATTAAAATGCTTTTACATGATATTTTAAAAAGGGATTTATTATTAGCTATGAAAGCACATAGTGATATAACTAATGATCTTAAATATATTTTAGGAGAGTTTTCTAGATTAAAAGGTACCAAAGATGGTAAGTTTTACGTTGGTACTATTTTAACTGATGACCAAGCTATACGCGTATTAAAATTGATTATTGCAGGTGAGGATAAGTTGTTAGAGTTAGTGCCAACCTCTACAAGTACCTTAAAACCTCTTATAATATCTTATTTACCTAAACAAGTGTCAAGGGAAGAATTATTAAGTTTTATTACTACTATAGATTTTTCTAAATTAGCTAATAAGATGCAAGCAGTAAAAATTATTAAAACACATTTTGGGGCAAAAGTAGATGGTAAAGTTGTTAGTGATATTATAAGTAATTTATAGGAGATCAGAATATGGAGGTGTATAGAGCTAAAAATGGACACGTATCAAAATATGTACACGATGATGGTTCTGAAACGGCTATAAAGACCATACCACCAGGAGAAGTTGGCTGTGGAGGTTACGGAAGTGTAGGTAATAAATATAATATTTTTATAAGTACATCCGTAGGTTGTCCTATAGGTTGCAAGTTCTGTTATCTAACAGTTAAAAAATGCCATTACCATAAACTGTCTGCTATGGCTATTACTAGAAACGTGCTAGATGCACTTGATGCTGAGTTAAAGATTAGGCCTGAATTACGAAGCATGTACACTAAATTATCTTGGATGGGTATGGGAGATGGCTTTTTAGACCTTGAACTTGTGTATGAAGTTACGGAAGATATTATACAGTGTATACAGAGTTTTGATATGTCTGCTGGTATAGATGGGGTAGACATTGCTACGACATTACCTAAAATTCCAAATACTGATATAGATTATATTAAGTTACTTTCTGAGTGTGTATGGACAACACATTTAAACCCAGCTAGAAAGTATACAAAGGGGAGTAAAAGACAACCATTTAGGGTATTTTACTCCCTGCACAGTGCAGAAGATTCTATAAGGAACACATTGATTCCTAGTTCTGTTGATACATTTACTGCCATAGACTACCTTAAGTATTTAGAACAAGATGGTATTGATGTTATACTACATCATATGTTTTTTGATGGTGTTAACGACTCCATAAATGATATAAATTACTTATTAAGTTTACTAACAGTATTTAATAATATTGAGTTACGTTTACTTAGATTTAATAAATGCGAAGGTACAAGTTTTGAAGAAGCTAAGAATTTTGCTAAGTTGGTGGAACTTTTATATGATAAGCACAAAAACATAAAAGTACAATTTTCACCAGGAGAGGAAATTATGTCAGCTTGTGGTCAATTTATTTTATCTAGGGTATTAAATAAATAATGACAGGTAAATGTGATTGTGGTAAAGTAGCTGTATGGTTATATTTACCAAGTTACTCTGGTGAGCAGATAAATGATTTCTATTGCGATATATGTGTACCAAGAGGATGTAGTTGTAATATGGAGCCAACCGACGGTAATCCTGATAATCTAGATTTAGATAATTGGAAAGAACCTTTAGATGAACAAGGAAGAAAATTTCCTTGTTGTGAATTTTCTTATATAGGAGATTAAATTATGGATGCTAGTAGTGCTAAAAAGCTTACGAAGGCTGCTGAAAATGTTTTACAAAATAAACAATGGGCTGCACGTAAAAAGAGACAAGATAAAGAAGATACTATGATAAAGCATGATGCTGAGAGCATAATTAAAACAATAAATAAAAATATTAGTGCAGATATTAAAAAAGAAGCCTCCAAAGGGCATAACCAGGTCGAATATAATTTCCCATGGGCGAATAAAAACATATTTTCTAGTGGTGAACTTGACCCTTTTATTAACTCCCTACGTAAAAAGGGATTCAATATTTCATGTGTATCCAAGAATATTGATAGGGGTAAGCAGGATATAGACTACTGGGGTTGTATTGAGGAAATACGCAGCATTAATATTTCTTGGAAATAAAGGAGATTTTAAAATGAAAGTAAGATGTAAGCTTTGTAAAAATACTAACGGTGTTATTTGTTTACTTAAAGGTAATGGTGTATCGCAGAATAAATCTAGGCTATGTGCTAAATTTGAATATGCACCAGAAAAGTTTAAAACACCTACTAAAATGGAAGCTAATTATGTACCCTATAGTATAAGGACAAGAAAAGAACATAAAAAAACCTTAAAAGAAGAAGCTAAAAATAATTATGTTAAAGCAGTTAGTCAAAATATTAAACCAGACTGTTTGGCTAATTTTAGGGCAAATGTTACAGATTAAATAAAACAAAATATAAGGAGCTATTATGGAAAGAGTATCTAAAGCGATGTTTAAAGAAATTATGGATTATGTTAAGGAATTTGAAACATACGGCCAAAAATGGTGTGATGATGGTGATATCTCAGCTGTAGCAAAAGCTAGAAGCTATGGCAAAAGAGTAATGTCCGCTATGAAACCGTTTATTGAAACTACAATCATGGAAGCTGAAACTATTGTAGTAAAAGCTGCAGTTGCTGAAGCACAGGTAGTAGTTGCGGAAGTACCTAAAGTAGAAGAAGCTATTGTTAGTGTTGATGAAGTAAAGGTTGCTATAGTACCTAACGTCGATGAAGTAGAAACCAAAGAAACTAAAGAAGTAAAATCAAATAAAACTGGTTTTAATTTTAGTAAGAACAAAAAATAATACTTATGTTTGCCCAAGTTTAAGTAATCCTACATGGTAATTTATCAGTAGGATTACTTATTTGTAAGGTTAATTATATTAATCTAGGTTTTTTATGTCCAGCAGATTTAATATGTTAAGTAAAAAAAATTTAGTGGTTTTACCCAGCGAGGTACATTACGGTTTGGTATATGAAGTTATTATTGGTTCTGAAAGTTACGGTGTGGCGAAAGAAGGTACTTCTGATATAGACGTTGCAGCAATTTGTATACCCCATAAAGAAGATGTATTTCCCCACCTAAAAACAGAGATATTGGGTTTTGGCACACAAACTAAACAATTTACTACTTGGCAGAGGCACCATATTTTAGACAAAGACTCGCATAAGGAATATGACTTAACTGCATACGGTATAGTTAAGTTCTTTAGTTTATGTTTTGCTAATAATCCTAATTTATTAGACATACTCTTTTGTCCAGATACGTGTATAGTTTATTCTACACCTATATCAGATATTATTAGGGAACAGCGTAAACTATTTTTATCTAAAGAGGCTTATAAAACATGTATAGCTTACTCGTACAGCCAGTTAAAGAAGTTACGTACAAAGGTACCTCTACCAGAAAGTAAGAGATACGCTTCTTATGTAAAGTTATCCTACGACAGTAAATTCGCAATGCATTTATTTAGACTAATTTTGCAAGCAGAACAGATCTTGGTAGAACATGATTTAGATCTTCAAAAAATAAAGAACAGTTGAAGAGTGTTAGGGCTGGCGATTTAACTATGGACCAAATTGAAGATTTCTTTTTTAGAAAAGAAAAACAACTTGAAGACCTTTATGTTAAGAGTACTCTACAAACCAAACCAGATGAGGTTAAAATTAAACAACTTCTTCTAAATTGTTTAGAAATACATTATGGTTCTCTTGGAAAGGCTGTGTATATCGTACCGGATTTAGAGAAGGACTTAAAAGCAATAGCTAAAATTTTAACAAAATATAACTAGTTGTTAATATTTTAAATAAATTTATTATTACTAAACTATACTAAAGGAGTTATTATTAATGAAAGAGTATTTAATACCATACTTATATTGTTTACCTCCGTATTGGTCATCTTTAGATTTCCATAATGACAATCCTACAGATAATATCATAACTATAAGGTTTTATAGTCATCCTGATGGTAAACTTACTAAAGAGATTCAACAATCTATAAGTACATATGCCTCGTATATTCTTCCTACAGACTTATACCCTAAAGCGGCTAGTGGTAGACATATTGTCAGGATTTTAGGGCCAGATAATCTTAAAATAACAAATGTTTATAAAATTGAACAAGCACCTTGGATGATGCAGATAATATCATGATTATTAAAAACAATCCTTACTATGTTTTTAGAGGCAACCCCAAACTAAATAATATGTATCCTATACAACATGAAGCTTTAAGATTAGTTGCACAGTCCATATACCATGATTTTCCTAATAGTTATGATAGACAATTGCACGTATACGATGGTTGTACAAGTGTAGTTGGTATGCCCACAGCAGGTCACCCAGGATCGTCACACAATCAGCTGATTAGTTGTGATGTAAGTTATTACCTACTTAGAGGGCCAAATGCTACACAAAGATATACTCAGGAAGTTGACGTGCAGGACATATGGGCTGATGATAAAAAGGGTTTAATTTTACGTACAGGTGTATTAGATGTTGCAAGATGCTTTTATTTTTTTTACCGAACTAAACAAATAGCCCCAACTGCTAATATATATGTTAATAGAATAATTGGTGAAGCAGTACGAACTTTTGGTTTGAAAATAGGTAAGTCCCTTTTTTTAATTCATGATGAAGGTACTACTTATAATCATCATACGCATAGTCATATTGGCATACCAACAGTTGATAAACAGTTTAGGGTAAATGATTTTTTAAAAGTATAATATGTTTGTGTTATTGTTATTAATAAATAAAAATATTTAGATAGAGAGGTAATTGACATGAAATTAGATTCAAAGATTAAAATGGTTGAAGAACTTGATAATAAGGAAAGAAAGTTTGGTAGTTGTTTAGCGTACTACCCAGCATATGTTGTTATGGTAGATGGTAAAGAAGTACCGGCACTGTTTACAATTGACCAACTTAATGACGCAATGGGTAGAGCTAGTAGAAATCCAGAGGATATGCCAAAAGAGTCAGGTAATTTTTTTAATTGGTTGTTTGGTTAAAAACTAACTACAATATCCACTAATGTCTCATCATCTAGCGCAACACCTGTAGAACCTACTCTTGTTTTTGTATAGTAATCTTTAACGGAAGCTTGGCCATTGTTAACTTTAATGGTGGTCAAGCTTCCAGGTGTACCTATATAAAAATTACCGTTAGTAATGGAAGCATCTTGGTCTGCATATATAGATGAAAATACATTAGAAAAGCCATTTAGTATATATATACTTTCAGGGCTCTGCAAAAAATAGAAGCTATATTCTTTATTTGTATCTCTTAAATCTTCTTCCGAGAATGATATTACAAGGTTACTACCTATAGTACCTGGAGGCCATTCCATATTAAACAACCTCCACTGGTACTATTTTACTTATGATTTTATCACTAAGGTCATACCCTAAATCGTCGTCTAAGCATACTATATTATATCTACTGTCTGTTTCCATATATAAACTAAAATAACCAGTTTCATCAGAAGTAATCTTATCAACCAATGCTCCTGAAGATCTATCATATAAAAATAGCTGCCTACTCGCAGGCGATCCAAGAGCATCCACATACCCCGATATTTTGTATAACCTAGCTTTTGATACGTACATTAGTGTGTCTCTTTGAGTGTGGTTAGATGCTTTTAACCAACTACTACTTCTGGCGGTGTTAGATATGGCAATTTTTTGTATAAGACCGCTCCAATAAAATGATGTATATCTACCTATATAAAGTATATTTGTCGTAGTAGCTATAGGAGCTGTGTAGTTTTGTGTAGCTTCTATAACACCATTTTTGAAAATCTTCTGCTGTGTCATGCTGTAAGTTGCAGCGATAGAGGCCCATTCATCTACTGATATATACGCACCAGAAACAGCACCAGAACCATTAGTTGTACTTGAAAGCCTAAATGCCACTATATTATCTGATTCTTTTACTAAAGCATAATCACCTACTGTACTAATAGCTCCTTTTTCTAATATACCCTTAATGGCACCTAGGTTATTATTTTTAACAAACGCTTCCAAAGTTATACTACCTGATATTGTTATACTACTACTTGTAGGTACTGTTATGTAATCATTTGATCCATCGAAATTTATAGCTTTGCCTATTAAACCATGCACTAAATCTGAAGTAAGGAGTGATACTGGCGTACCGTGGTTTGCGTAGCTAGTTGAATCTAATATAGATATAGTATTTACTACAGGTATTTGAGCCATATTATATACCGCTACATATTGATTACTCCAGACTTGTTTTGCAGAATTTTCACCAGCGGTTCCTATATACTCGTTATTATCTGGCTGTGTTATATCGTAATACAGTAATAGATCTGTAGGTTGGTTACCTAATATTTTAGGTACTTTTACCCATAATTGCATGGACTTATTAACATGATTGATTGATTCTATCTCACAAAATAATTGTTCTTTTTCTCCGTGATCGTATGATTCAAACTCACCAGCTACCCAGTGCTCTTGTACACTTGGATACACAACTGATATTTTTTTACTATAAAAAATACTGGGTGCTACAGGACTAGATGGTACAGTAAAATTTGAATACCATAAAGCTTCGCTTATTATAGTGAATTCATCAATGTAACCTTCAAAAAAAGCATTATAGTAGTTTTCATCCCGCCCTATAAAAGAATATGTTGATGGGTTTATATTTTGTGCGTGTATTGCAGTTTCACCAATTTGTGTACCGTTGTAATATAGGCGTACTAAACCTTCTTTTCTAGTTATCGCAATGTGAAACCATGTGTTTAGTGGCATATCAAACAAAGTATCTACAGCCATAGTATTATTTATTGCACACTTTATTTTTCCTGATAAATACGAAAGTAATATTCCATTAATATAAGACCCTATACAGAAGAAAGACTGTGAACCTGTTGTTGTTGCATAGATCCAACTATGTACTGTGAGATCTCCAGTACCAAAATAAAATACTGAGGATGCTGGGATTAGTAAATAACTACCATTAGTAAACATAAGAGAGTAACTACCAAATTTTTTTATTGTAGAGCTTATACTACTATTACCTATCAAAGTAATATCATTTATACCTTCTAAAGATTTATCTTTAAAATCACCTTCAAAATTTATAAGAAGCCTATATTTATTAAAATTATTGACAGAACTAGTTGTTAAAAGTTCATCCATTATATTAGAACAGTCATATAGATTAGTACCCGACCCTTGACTTATGTTCAAAAGCACTGGAAAATCTAGTAACTCTTCGTCTATTAGTGAGTTATTAATACTAAATTTCATTATATTATTTTTATTCCAGTTTTCTAAATTTACCATGTTTACCTCGTATAATATATAGCTTTTTTATTAAAATCTTCATCAATTACATATATACCACTAGTTGTAGCACAAAATATAGTATTATTACCATTTGTTGTAGTTTGTTTAGTTACGTATATATCAGTTAATGAGGTGTTTAACGTGAAAGTATCACCATTACCATAGGTAAAATCTGGAGAAAACCAATCAGTTATTAAATTATTTTTTCTATTAAGTGTAGATACCACTTGCCCAGATACGGTAGTATTAGTTATATAATAAGCAGTACCATTCACTAAAAAACATTTACTTACATTTTCTGTATATGTTTTACTCTTTATTGTAGGATTCCCACGCCAATTAAAATATTCTATACCTGAGGATGTGGCTACAAGTAATGCGTCACCATCACCATGTATATAAGTAATTTCATTAGAGTGTGTTGTATAGCTAGGTGTCACTACAGCATCTTCTCGACTACTATGAAGTTCTGCATAGGCAATAGAGAATATTCCACCAATACCACCCAAAAATAAAGTATCCTCATTTCCCCAAATAGTTTTTATTCTTGTGTATGGTACCTCTGTTACATATAATGAGTTACCAGTATAGATATCAAATACCTCAATCCCTTTTTGTACAGCTGCATATACATAGTCACCTTTAGTAAATAGTTGAGATAACAAGTACGGTACAACTACACCTAAGTTAGCTTCTAATACTTCATTCTTTTGTACGGTACTTCTAACAAGAGCGCATAAATCTTCAGAAGTTTGTTGAGTGGGTACAATGTACCCTATAATATCTGCTATAGATATAACATTTAAAAAAGCTGACAACTCTATTATTGCTGATTTTACGTCTAAACTTAATAAATTACCATAAGTAAAATTAAGTAAAGAGTTAATAGAAGACATACTAATATTAGAGCTTAGATAAGTCTTGGCCGGTATAACGTTGACAGCGACTATAGTATTAACATCAGAACCTGTACCGTGGCCTAAATATGCATTATACATATCAGGTTGTTTAACAATGCGCGCCCCAAATATTTGAGATAACCTAGCCTCATCAGCTGGACCTCCAGATGATGTAGTAGAATTACCGTGTACTAATAATCCTTGTTTATTTACAATACCACTATTTGTATTATTAGGTGTAAAAAATAATGGTATTGCTGCGTACAACCCCATATTATTGTTCTACTACATCTAGTTTAGGGTCAAAATATACTATAAGACCCGTAAGTCGTTTACTTAGTTGTAACTTAACAGGTGCGTATTGTTCTTTAGGCACCACTATTGTACTAGTGAGCTTTATTTTAGTATGTGTAGATAAACCTGACCATTCACTATTATCAACGCTTAAAGTGGAAGATAAGTCTTCATATGAGTATGCACCCATTATATCTATACCTAATTTTACTTCCTCTGTTGTTAGCACGCCACTAGAAGCGGTATAGGCCACATAACCAGACACAGAATATGTCCCGGCAACTGGGAAATAAACCCATGTAGCATCTTCCCCTATATTTGGATAAATAACTGCTAAGTTATCATCTATTTTTTTGATTATTTTAACCGAATATCCAGCACCACCTGCTCTGCTTGCTGTTGATGTTTCATAAGTTATTTCATACCCAATATACTGGGCGGTACCGTTATTAAAGTCATTAAGTATAGCACTTACTTTTGACCATGGAGAATCCTGTATGCTACCGATACCAGAAAATCCATTATTTCTAGAAGCTACTAAATCTAAGCAGTTATAAGTATTACCATTTGTATTTACTATATCGGTACCAGCACCTGTGCAGTTATAAATCCTAGCATATATAGCTTGTGTGTTTGTAGATGTTGTCTGTATTGGTGTAGTACTAAGTGAACAGTTTCTCATCACGACACTAACAGCTGTATGGTTAGTTCCTTGTATGAAGTTACCTGCTAAATAAGGAACTTGTAAGAAATTAATACCCCCGGTATTACAGTTTCTTGCATCAAATAACTCTAAACCACATTCATAAATTGTACCATACCTTAATAAAACGTTAGAATTATTAGACAAGTAAAGTTTTTCACGTACTAACCCTAATGTTCTAACTACATCTAATATACCACCAAGCCCATCAACCACATTATCTAGCGTTATATCTTTTTCATCAGACACATTTTGCCAACCAATAAAACCAACAAAGAAATTATCTGTGGAATAATCACCCATAGTTGTAGCAGGTATACTTCCAGTGATATTACTTAAATGTAAATAACCTATAGTATTACGTATTAATATGAATATGTTTGATACTGAATTGTTATCTATAACCCAATCAAAACCGTCTATTGTTACATTCACACCACTCATTAGTTCTAAAAAAGTAAATTTACTGAATGATAATGTAGCTTCCGAATTTAATAAAGAGAGGCTACCACCAGAAACTCTAAATAGAGCTATAGGCATATTTGCTGGCATTAGGTTAACTAGTGTTGGAGTATAGAGGGCACTTCCTATAACCACATTACAACCAGACATAGTTGTATTGCAGTCTACAAAATGTTGTTCTGCGTAAAAAATCGTTTCCGAATAGTTGGAAGCTACATTAGAGGATGTGCAACTAATATAAAATGTACAGTCATTAAATATAAGCGTACTTGTCATACAATAAGATGATAATACATCGTTTATATTTCCAACAACAGGGGTGCCTCCAGAAGGCAAACCATAATAAAGTTTGCTATTAGTGAATGTTAAGGTTGTATTTTTAGAATTAAACGTTGTAGGGTAACGGTATGCACCAATTCCCCCACCATCAATAGTGCTATTTATGATTTCTATGTTGACAGAATTTTCACAATACAAAGGACCACCCCACCAATCAGCAACTGTAGTAGTTGGACTGAAAGAACAATAAGCATAACAATTTCTTAACAATATATTAGAACTGTTCTTAGTACTTATTGCTGCTCTTATATACGCTTGTGCAGTGTAATCTTCCCATATATAAAATCTATATACGTTTATATTACTTGGTAATAAAGCAGTTGGTGTGTTTGCTGTGTATGCACGTTTTATCTGATAAGCATAGTTATCTGCGTCAGCATCCCAAGTTGCTTTTAATGTTTCTTCTCGTGTGTCATAAAAAACGTCTCCTGGTTTAGGCCAACCTATATAATTTATCCTGTTATTATTATCAGTGCCAGCCTTCCATGTCATTAATTTTGTATCATAAGTCATTAAGTACCGTCTAAACCATACACTATCACCAGAACTTACACCAGCATTTTGTGTTGCGGTAAATACGTTCCATGGAGCTGCTGCAGTGCCCGTACCATTAGTACCTCTACTGAAGTCTACGTAAAAATCTGCCATAATATATATACTCCTTTACTTTTATCTTGACTATATTTAGATGTATGTTATACTTACTACCATATAATAATGATGGTTAAATAAACAAGGAGGATTTATGATTGATGCTGCTAATATAACTAATTATAACTTATCTGATTTTGAACTAGAAGCTCGTATGATATTTTGGGTGTTGGCTGCCGGAAAGAATGGTACACGTGCAGCAGAAGCTACCAATAATATGGTAAATTTCTGGCAAAATTTTGGTATGGAAGTAACACCCTTTGATGCTATAATGCATTATAATATTAAACAACTAGCTGATTTTTTACACTTTAATAAAACTGGTTGCCATAATTTAAAGGCACGAACGTTGTATCAGTTGGCTAATGCTAAAATTGATTTACGTAATTGTTCAGCAGAAGACCTAGAAAGTATATATGGTATAGGTATGAAAACAGCAAGATGTTTTTTAATACATAGTAGAGCAAATGCGCAATATGCAGCATTGGATACTCATATGTTGAAGCATCTGAAATCGCTGGATTATGATGTACCAAAAAGCACACCCACACGTAAAAAATACTTGACATTAGAAAAAGAAGTATTATATTTAGCAGAGCAATCAGGTAAGTCTCCAGCATGTTACGACTTGGAGATATGGAATAAATACAAAGTAGTATAAAATAATTAAATTTTTAAGGAGATTTTAAAATGGGAAAGATTGTTGGAATAGACCTTGGAACAGGCTTTTCATGTGTTTCAGTTATGGAAAGTGGTACACCAAAAATTATTTTTTCTAGTGATGGTACTTCAACTACCCCAAGTGTAGTTGCATTTACTAATGACACTAAATTAGTAGGTGGTGCAGCTAAACGACAGGCTGTCACCAACTCAGAAAGAACAGTCTATGAAGCAAAAAGACTTATAGGCCGCTTATATAAGGATAAGGAAGTTCAAGATTTTATAAAGATAGCACCTTTTAAATTAAGTGAGGGTCCCTCCGGTGAAGTATTAATTAATATTGATGGTAAATTAATGTCACCTGTAGAAATATCTGCAGCTGTATTAGCAGAGATGAAGAAATACGCTGAGGATTACTTAGGTGAAACAGTAACAGAAGCAGTTGTTACTGTACCTGCGTATTTTACAGATGCCCAAAGACAGGCTACAAAAGATGCAGGTAAGATAGCTGGGCTAGATATAAAACGTATAATTAATGAACCTACAGCTGCTGCACTTGCTTACGGCTTTGAAGGCGATAAAGAAGAAAAGGTCATGATCGTAGACATTGGTGCAGGTACCAGTGATACATCTATATTAGATTTAGGTGATAATGTTGTTGAAGTTATAGGTACATTCGGCAATAGTTATCTTGGAGGTACTGATTTTGACCAAGTTATCGTTAATTGGTTGGTAGACGACTTCAAAAAGAATGAAGGTATTAACCTGCGTAATGATAATATGGCCCTTCAGCGCCTGAAAGATGAAGCTGAGAAAGCCAAGAAAGAGCTATCTTCTGCTATGGAGGTAACTATTAATATACCATTCATCACAGCGGATGCTTCTGGTCCAAAACATCTAAATACTAAGTTAACTAGGTCTAGGTTTGATAGTATGACATCTGATTTAGTAGATAAAATCTTAGTTCTTTGTAAGACCGTGTTAAATGATGCTCATCTAACCAAAGATAGTATTGATGAGATTATTTTAGTGGGTGGATCTACACGTATACCTGCTGTACAAAAAGTGGTTGAAGATTTTTTTAATAAAAAGTTAAATAAATCAGTAAATCCTGATGAAGTAGTAGCACAGGGTGCTGCTATTCAGGCAAGTATTATTGCAGGCGTTACTACTGATGTATTACTACTTGATGTTACGGCGCTTTCTTTTAGCATTGAAACTCTAGGTGGTGTAGCTACCAGAATTATAGATAAAAATACGTCAATACCTGTATTGAGAACCCAGGTTTTTAGCACAGCTGTTGACAATCAAAACGCTGTCTCCATACACGTTATTCAGGGCGAGCGTGAAATGGCGCAGGATAATAAAACATTGGGCAGATTTGATTTGGTAGGTATCCCACCAGCGCCAAGAGGTGTACCACAGGTTGAAGTTAGTTTTAATATTGACGCTAATGGTATTTTAACCGTGTCAGCAAAAGATTTAGGTACAGGTAAAGAGCAGTCAATAAAAATTGAATCTTCTTCAGGGCTTTCTAAAGATGATATTGCCCGTATGGTAGCAGAAGCAGAGGAACATGCAGAGGCCGATAAAGCTAAACGTAGTTTAATTGAAGCAAAAAACCAAGCCGAAAATACCGCTTATCAAATGGAGAAAACTATTAAGGATAACTCTGATAAGGTTTCTGAAGAGGAAAAAGACGACCTAGCCATTAAAATATCAGAGATTCGTGAACTTATTTCTAAAGATGTCTCTGTAGAAGAACTTACTAAAAAGATTGAGGAACTTAACTTAGCATTTCACCCTATATCAGAAAAACTATACGCACAAGCACAACCAGCCGAACAACCACAACAAGGCCCTGAAGAGTCACAAGCTTCTGTTTGAGTTTAATAATATAATGGAGAAGGGTCTACTTAAAATGTAGGCCCTTAATTTTATGGATTGTTGCGAAGATTTTAAAAATGTTTTAATAGATCATCCTTTTTTGTTTCAAAAATATTCTAACTATGGTACAATAATGGCTTGGATTGAAATATCTGACGAGGGTACCTTCCATAAGACACATACTTATGGTATACCTATTTTATTTTGTCCGTTTTGCGGGAAAAATTTAAAAGAACCAGAAATTTTTCTTGACAACTCTGATAATATTTAGTATAATATTGAACATAAAAGGGGGATTTAGCTTATGAATAGGGGTTGGGAAGTGGTATTATTTGATGGGCGGGTAATGAATGAGGACACCCATCAGTGGCGTGAAGTACCTAAGATACATATTAGACAGTTATCCTTGTTGTTTGATACACGTAGATGGGATTTAAATGGTAAACAAGCCTATTTTATACGGAATACAGCATCAGTAGTTCCTGGTTGTCAGGAATCTTTTAGGATAGAGAAACGATGTATAGGTTATTACGAAGGAGCTACAAAAGTACTTTATATCGTTGATGAAAATACTGGGGATTTTAAAATGGTTGTGGAGTAGATATGGAATTTACAGAACAGGAAATTAGAGAGTTACTTCTAAGACATTTACCTTTCGATAAGTGGCTACCGGTTAATGAATTAGTTATAGGGGCATACTATATATGCAAAGCCAGAAACTTTAGTTTAGGTAAATGGAATGGTAAGGCTTTTGAATATACTAGATGTAAGTTTGGTATGCATTTTGAAGACACCGAGTATCATTGGGATAATGGACCACCTTATGGTACAGTTAAACCTCTACAGATAATATAAACACTTGCATTAATTTTTATACTAGCGTATAATGTATGCAGTTTAAGAAGGCTAGTATATAACTAGCTATTATTAATTTACATTAAGGAGAATTACAATGAACAGATATCTAGAATCCGACGATCTTTTAGAAACAATTTTTAACGTTACACTGTCAAATGAATTTAACTGGTTGGAAGGTATCTCATTTAAATTGCTTTTTGATACAAAGAAGCGTATTTCCAAGGGAAATATAACCCTAACATCTATTGAGTTAGCTAACGAGAAAGTACGATTTCTTACAACTGATGAAGGTGTACCAGAAGGTTACGATTGTATATTTATTGTTGACGCACTTGCATGGCAATATGCATCCGAGCAAGACAAAAAGAGAATGATTTCTCATGAATTAAATCATATTGTACTTAATGATAAGGGTAAGTTAAAAATTGTAGGGCACGACGTAGAAGATTTCGCTACCGAACTTAAGAAAAATGAAGATGATCCAAATTGGGCTGCTAAATTAACCGATCTAGCTTTATCTATATATGAACAACAAGAAGACCAGCAACAGGGTGACATCGTGATTTAATTGTTTAACTAAGATATAACTCATATCGGAGGGCACAATGCAGACAGCATCGGGTATTTATTTTAAAGATGGTAATGTCGTAAGCAAGCATGGCAATGTGACTGTTTATGAGATGCAGGGGGAATTATTCCTAGAGGTGGGTCCTGGGCATAACCTGTGGGCCCTAGAGAGTGAGTATACTGTATATATGGAGCAGTTGGGCGATAAGCCTAAAGGACATTGTTTAGAGATAGGCTTAGGTTTAGGTGTAGCTTCTAGATGTATACTCACATACCCACAAGTAAAGTCTTTAACTACTGTAGAGCTACGTAAAGATGTTATAAATTCACACAATGATACTATTAAACTGCTAGATGGTAAACTAGAAAAATGGTCCTTATATGATGCAAGTAGACATACTATATTAAACCAAGACGGTTTAAAATTTATGGTGCGTACAAAGAATAAATATGATTTTATATTTATGGATTTCTATAAACATATTGACGAGGATACTTTTCCAGAAATTGAAGATATGGTCATGGCCGCTAAAGTTTGTTTAAGCAAGGAAGGAATCATCTCTGGTTGGTTGGACCCACACACACCTACTGAATTTTTTAATAAATTTATTGCTCTATTTGCACCTAAGTCCTAGTTTTACTGTAAAACCCCAACTAATTTATTAGTTTGGGGTTTTGTACGTTATAGTTAATAAACTGACTACAATATGTTAGGGACTTAATTTAAACATAAATGTTTTTATTTTTGGGAGAGAATTATGAAAATTAGAAAGGTGTTTGCAATATTAATCGTACTGTCTTTATGTACGTCTTTAGTTGGTTGTGCTGGTAAAGAATATACTAGCTACGCCAATGCTGTAAAAGAACAAAATGTAACACTTCAACTTATGGCCGATAAAGAATCAGCCAAAAGAGAAGCTGCACAACTAAAACACGAGGAAAAGATGCTACTACTCACTAGTAATGCACTACAAGCAGTAGCAGCAACACCAGACAAAACGGATGATGTTATTACACCGCTTATGCTTATGGTGTTGGAAGACAAGTGGTTGACTACAAGAGCTTTGGCTGATGCTACCACACCTAAAGTAACTCTTGGTAAGATCGAAGCGCCTGAGACTGTAGGAGAATCTGTACAAAAGATGGGAGGAACTTTACTTGGTTTAGCTGGTGTAGCTTTAGGAATTACTCAATCCAATAACGCCAAAGATATTGCTGTAGCAGGTATTAACGGTGCAGGTACACATAACACTGCCACTGATAGTCATATAACTTCTGGTGATGGTTCACAAACAACAAATAGTATTACAGAAACTATACCAGCAACGGACCCAGGTGTAATCGAGTAATGCAGTACAATACAAATAGAATAATTATTGGTTTTATGTTATCCATTATGTTATTGCTGGGTGGTTGTACTACTACTCAACCGCAGAAGTATGTTGTGAATACTAACACATTGTCTATGTATATAAATACTTTAGATACTACATATACAAAAGTTAAATACTTATTGGCATATAAACAAGAGCAAGATAATATTTTTACAGCTAGTGAATGGAACGATCTACTAGAAGTAGAGGCGGCTATAAAGCTTTTATTATTGAAGTACAACACTATTATTAACATGGGTACTGTTACTTTTGACACATACGATATAAGTCTTATGTGGGATATAACTAAGACTAGCTATGCAAAAGCCAGAAAAATTGTTATAGTACATTTAGATTCTTTTAACGGCGAAGACCAAAACATGTTTAAAAGTTTTGATGACCAAGCTATACTAGCTTATTCAGAAATTGATAAGTTACTTGATAACCCAACAAGTAATAATATGAGTCAAGTAGCTACACTTGTAGTTACTGTCCTTACTTTAGCTGTAAAAATTTTAAGTATAACTGTAATTTAAGAGGGGTCTTTATAAATGGCTACTAAAATAAAAGATAACAAAATAAAACCTGCATATCAGTCTTTGGAAGGGCAGTCTCTGGCTGGTGTTTTACTTGGCAGTTTATACTTAATTAAGGAAATCTTAGGTAATGATATTTCCTCAAAGCTACCATCACCTGAGACATTAAATAAGTATGCAGACACTGTACAAGACGTGGTAACTTCTTTACATTCCACAAATAATATAACAGATTTAGCCGCTTTGACAAGTACTGGTAAAACTGGCATAATAGTATTTTTCATGTATAAATTATACACAAGATTTTTAGATGCTAGAACTGATTTAAAAAAAGAAGCAATGAGGCTAGCTTCTGAAAAAGATGACTGATTAGTTAACTAGTACTATTCGGTATAAGGCAGGGGACTAGTTTTTGTCCCTAATCATTACATATTAAACAATCAGGGAAATTACTATGGAAACAGATATTTTGGTATTTTTATGTAAAGGGTTGCATGTACTTGCATTATCTTCTATTACATTTTTATTTCTTTACAAACTTCATGGTAGTGCACCTGAAAATGTAATAAAGAGCAACTACCAAAAGTTTACGGTAGTAAAGGGTAGTTCAGATATTACATTCGAGCTGGAGGAAAAAAATGATAGATACCACTATTAAAATGCCTTCATTTAGCCCACTACGTATACCTACACGTGGTCTAACTTGGGTTAAGAAATTAAAACATGCGTTTAGTAGACGTATATGGGTAATAGACAAAGACTATACGTTATATTTACCCTGGCTTAATAACACAATTTTAATACCAAAAGGGTTTACCTTTGATGGGGCATCTGTACCAAGAGTCTTTTGGCCTATATTAGACCCTGTTGGTATTTTACTTATTGGTAGTATTTTTCATGACTTTGGATATATTTATGGTCACTTATTAGATGTTGAACATAAAAAAATATTTGATAAACAACCAAGAAGTTTCTTTGACAGACAAATCAGATCTATAAATACATATGTTAATGGTAAGTTCTTTCTTAACGACACTGCTTGGTTTATTTTACGTCTATTTGGTTGGATAGTGTGGTCAGGTTATAGAAAGAAAACAACGGATGTGTATAAAGACTTTAATTTTACAAGTAAAGATATTTAATACCAGTATCTTTTATTTTAGGTAAAGAAGCATGGTCACTAGAACATTTTAGTTTGTACTTAGTAAAGCTACCTTACTAAAATTTAGTAGTTTAACAAAGGTTTTGATAATTAATTTTACTTGTAGGAGGCTAAATGAAGAAGATATTAGTAATACTTATAATGTGTTTATGTTTTACCATTACGGCCGCAGCTGCTGCGGATAAGGTGTGGTTCAGCGCTGAGGAGGGTGGGCCTTTAGTGTTAACCCAACCTAGTAAGTGTATTGAAATGGTATGTCCAGATCCGATTATATGTAAAGATTGCCCAGAAGTAGTGCCTATTGTTACTTATATACAAGGTGTAGGTAACCTTCACGCAGCAGGACACCCGGATAGGGCCAGAAAGAGTGGCTACTCGTCTTGTATGACTTGCCATGACCCTTTTAATACAACCGCTATAGTTAAACATGATAACGTTATTTGTACACAATACAACCCCCCAGGTAGGTTTATAGGGAGAAAGGTAATTGATCCAGTAACTGGTGGAAATGCAGTAGATCCTATGACCAAAGAGCTATTGGTTGGCTCTAATAATCTTCTGGTATGGTATAAAGATGATAAGGTAACTTGTAATATCTGTCACTACCCCCACTCAAAAGGACAAGTGTTGTTCGCTAAAGAAGATAAAATGATACACGAGGGTTGTTTAGATTGTCATATTAAGGTCGGAAGTAGTGATAAGAAAAGGAAAAGACCTATTAGATAATTAACTAACCTACTTATAATAAACATTAAGGAGAAGAAATATGAATATAGTTAAACTAGTTTTTGCACCATCAACATCTACTGATGTTGTGTCTTATGAACTTTCTTGGGGCCTAGCTACAAAGTTATACCCTGTTGCTGACATTGTACCAAATGCAGATGGTAATCTAGAAATAATTCTAAATGACGCAGCACCTGATTTGGATGGTACATTTACTTTTAATATTGTGGCAATTGATGACGCTGGGAATCGTTCAGAACCTTCAATCATAGAGGATGTAACAGTAGATTTTTTGGCACCAGCGGCTCCTGGCCCAATTTCAGTAGTTATAGTTTAAGACTTCTAAAAGGCCTTGGGTTAATTTTGATATTATACATAGTTTATAAATACTGTATTTAAAATTTAATTAGGAACAAACAAAATGACAAACGAAAAATCAGAAAGTTTTAAAATGTACGAGAGCTACTCTATTGAGAGTAAGCAAAGGGACTCGTTTGTCTAGATAAACTATAGTAAATATATACTTACTAAAGGCTGCTAGGGAAACGATTTCCTAGTAGCCTTTTTTATTTAAAGGTCTTATAGCTCAGTTGGTAGAGCAATGAGCTGATAACTCATAAGTCGGTGGTTCAAATCCATCTGAGACCAAACTAAAGCATCTGTAGCTCAGTGGTAGAGCGGAGTCCTGAAGAGTCTCGCGCCGGAGGTTCAATTCCTCCTGGATGCAAATATTAAGTTTACATTATTTTTAAATATGTTATAATAGTTTAACTAGGTCCTATCGTCTAATGGTTAGGACATGAGCTTTTCAAGCTCAGTATCGGGTTTCGACTACCCGTAGGACCGAATAACTGGAGAGCTGGTCGAGTGGTTTATGACGTTAGTCTTGAAAACTAAAGGGTGAAAGCCCCGTGGGTTCGAATCCTACGCTCTCCGAATATATTACCAGTGTAGTAATCAACGACTTTAGAATAAGTAAGGAGTTTATATGAAAAGCCTATTAGTATCATTTTTATTGTTATGTACTTTTTGTAGTTATGATAATAGTAATGCGTCAGAAAAAACATATGAAAATTTTTATGATGTAGAAGTTATTAGTAATTATGATGGAGATACTTTAACTGTAAATATAAATGACATACCAGAGTTATTTGGCTATAAAATATCAGTACGTGTATTTGGTATTGATACACCTGAGATGCGTAGTAAATGTGAAAAGGAGCATCAACTTGCATTAGCGGCTAAAGAGGCTGTATATGTTATACTGCGAGATCATACCAAGGTATCACTTCTTAATACTAGACGAGGAAAATATTTTAGAATTGTCGCAGAAGTTTTAACAGCCGAAGGTGACTTAGCTACTATTTTACTTGACAAAGGCCTAGCCGTTAAGTATAATGGTGGGACAAAAGAAAAAAACTGGTGTGAATAAACTCTGGGTGGTGTATATAAGGTAGGATGGTCCTACGATAGACTGTAAATCTATTCCCACAGGGCATATGGTTCGATTCCATCACTACCCATTCATAAGAATTAAGGAGAATTATATGTTTGATACTTATCAACTAGGCGCTACTCGTGAAGTTCATGTACCTTATGCTAAAACTATTAATGAACATAAGGCCCCAACAGATGACAGTATACGTATCTACAGTGAGTTATTAACTAAAGCTCAAAACGCAATACTTGATGCTTTTACAATAAAAAGTACAGCTATAGAAATATTTGTAGCTACATCTTTTAGTATAACTCATATTGGTAAGAGCATCTTATATAAATGTATACATGGGGATATACCATTAGAATACCATAATAACTCTAGGGAAGATATTGCTAAGATAGTAATAGATGAAGTGTCTCATAACATTTCTAAATATATTTTTCATACAATGACTATTGAATTAAAAGATTTAAATGGCACTAGATATTAAGGAGTTTATATGAAAACACTAAGTATGACTGCTTATAACAGACCAGATTATTTACAAGAGACCTTGATTGATATTGCTAAATGTGACACTAGTGATTGGCATTTTTTTATATGTATAGACCCTTCTGAAAAAACAAACGAAATAAAAAATGTTTTAAAAAACAGTAACTACGGTTTTGCTTCTATAACAGTTGAAGTAAATAAAACAAGAAAAAACCATAGATTAAATCAGTTTTCAGCGGTAGAACTGGCTTTTAATTCAGGTAGTACTTTTAATTGTCATATGGATGATGATTTACATGTTGGCCCAGATGCACTATTACTTGCCGAATTTTACAGAAAGACTTTTAAAAATGATCCACTTAAATTCAATAGCTATGGTTTATTTAATTATGATAGTACCTTAGTAACACCTAATAAACTTGTGTCCAGATGTGGTAGTTTTACGGGATTAGGCTGGTGTACATTTAGTGAAAATTTCGAGAGGGTATTTAAGCCTAATTGGTTCTATGATGATTTGGCTAAGGAGTACTTTAATTCTTACGGGTGGGATTGGGCTGTTGCAGCTCATTGCAAGAAAGAAAATCTTTATGAAATTTTCCCTACATTATCTAGAACTAACCATCGAGGAAGAGACATGGGTACCTGTTGCAGTTATGAGTGGCATGATAAGGCTTTCGCTAATTTACAATGGAATAAAAACTTACTAATAGAGGATTACATATATGAATAAAGAACAGCTGTACACAAGCACACAAAATAAATTACTTCATAATCTGGATAGATTAAAGGAGATGCAGCAAGGTTATTTTAGACCTATCAGTATTCAATTAGCCCCCACTAATAAATGTAATTTAAATTGCGTAATGTGTTCTGTAGCAAATCGAAATAAAGCTGATGAACTTTCTTTAGAACAGTCTATCAAGGTACTTACAGATTTTAAAACTCTTGGTGCAAAGACTGTTGAGTTTACCGGAGGAGGCGATCCAACAATGTATAAGCACATTAATGATATTATAGAATTTGCTGCTTATAATTACTCTGGTATCGGTATGATTACTAATGGTGTAAAACTAGATAACGTTAGTTATAAAAATCTTAGTAGACTAACTTGGTTAAGAATAAGTCTTAATAGTTTAGACTACGTTGAAGATATAGATATTAATATACCTTCAAATGTTGTTTTAGGTTTTTCTTACGTAATTACTGATTTATCAACAGAAAAACAGCTAGATAAAATTTCAGCATATGCAGATAAATATAAAGCTACTTATGTTCGTATAGTACCTAATTGCCTATCTATTGAAGACATAAATAAATCAACAGACATGATCCAACCTTATTTAGATAAGTACCCAAAATTCTTTTTTCAACAAAAGAAATATACAGTACCAAATAAATGTTGGATGGGCAGAATAAAACCATTTGTTAATGCCGATGGCTATGTCTATCATTGTAGTGCTAACCCTCTAATTGACAGAAAATTTAATTCTGACTTTACATTATGTCATATTGATGATATAATTAAAACTTGGGAGAACACATATAAAAAAGATACCGCTTTTGATACTTGTAACTGTAAAGAAGGTAAATGTTTCTTCAATGAACACAATGACCTTATTGAGCAAGTAATTATGCCATGTGGCCACTCCAAATTTATTTAAAGGTCATAGTATGCTATTTGACAAAAATTATTATGTGAGAAGTACCATAAGTAATTATGAAGATTATAGAGAGAAGAAATTTTCAGGATTGGCAGATGATTTACTTCCTTACTTAAAGAACAAAAGCGTACTGGACTATGGGGCAGCTACAGGTGGTTTAATATATGAACTAAATAACCGTAATGTACTATGTGAAGGTACTGATATAAGTTATTGGGCTGTAGAATTTGGTATTGACCAGTATAATCTAGGAGGTATATTACATCATTATAACCCAGATTTAGTTTCTGGGCCATTTGATATACTACTATTTTTAGATGTACTCGAACATATACCTACCTTTTCACTACACACTATTATTGGTGATATAGTAAACGCAACACAGCTTATAGTACGTATACCGGTAGCAGCCGTAGAAGGTGAAGACTTTGTACTGGACGTAAGTAAAAATGATAAAACACATATTCAAATACATTCTAAGCAATGGTGGCTTGACTTATTTGAAAAATATGGTTATACTTTACAAACAGTTTTAAATAAGGATCATATATATGATTCCTCTGGTGTACTGGCGGTAGTACTTATAAAATATTAATAATTAAAGGAGAACGTTTTGGCTAAAACAGATAAAGATAAGAAGGGTGGTAAAGGAAAAGGCGGGGGAAAGTGTTAAATGATTAAGCCGTTTAATAATATAAAAGATATGACAGATGCAGTTTGTCTAAATAATTGTGGTGGGCTATATAGGGAGGTACCTTTAAATGATACCTCCGGTTTTGATTTGCATTGTATAGTTTGTGGGGAACGTATTAAAAGGTATCTCACAGAAGAAGATATTACTAGTTATGATTTTAAATACGGCGGAAGATTATGCTTAAAACAGTTTTTAAAGTTTCGGACACAGTTACACCAGGAAGAACGTCACATAATATAATGGCTTCATTAATGTCAGAGGTAGGAGAATTAGCAGAAGAAGTAAATATACAGACAGGACATTGTGGTAAGTTACCAGGAAAGGATGGTATTATAGGAGAAGCTGTGGACGTTATAATTTGTGCTTTAGACATGATTAGGGTAAATTATCCAGAAGCTACCGAAGACGATATAAGAGCCATAGCTCAAAATAAATGTGATAAATGGTTATTTATGTGGAATAAGTGGCATAATAAGTAATAACAATTAACTAGTGGAGGGTAGCCTATGTATAAATCAGGATTTGTCTAGGTAGCAAGGTCACCGTAAATTTATTAGTACTATATAATTACTACTACTATTATTATTATTATTATACTAATAAATTAAATACGGAGATTAAGATTATGAAAATAAATACTAAGATTGAAACTTTAAAGGATTTGAAAGTAGCACTAAAAGAAGCAGCAGTTGATATTAGACATAAGAAATCTAAACGTAAGGGCTCTCCTTACGGTGTTGTCGCTGGACTTGATGATTTACGTTATGAATATAGACATCATCATATAGCTTACTGTCTTATACGTGGCAGGTCTATGGAGGAGATAGAACGGAACTGCGCTATAGACAATAGACCTAATTCATATTATGTTGACACAATAATGAGACCAATTGAGCGTTATTGGGAAAACCTTAAGAAGGGGAAGGGGCTTGTGACAAATGCAGCATAAACTATATGTAATAACACGTAAAGATCTATCTAAGTCTCAGCAAGCCGTTCAAGCTGGTCATGCTTTGGCTGAATACTTATTAAATAACAGACTTACAAACTGGGATAACGGTACGTTGGTCTATCTCAAAGTAAATAATGAGGGTGAATTAAAGCGCTTGACAAATGATCTAAACTGGAGTAATATACCACATGTAAGTTTTAAAGAACCTGATATAGGAAATCAACTTACTGCTATAGCAAGTTTGGGTGGTAATGAATTCTTCGAGAGTATGCGTCTACTTTAAGGTTGATTATAATTATGGATGAAAATAAAAAGGATAAGATTAGAGAACTTAACAAGATAGTTCAGGGCTGGGGTGACGAAGTACACCATTGTTATTATGTATATAGCGTTGACTCATACTGTAATGATAGTTCTGGTAAAGATTTTAAGGAGTTCACATTATTAAATGAAGCACTAAGTTATGTTGATTTTATGAAGAAACAGCGTTATGTTGTTACACTTATTATGGGTGAGGAATTGGAGGTTTAAAAACATGAGGCTTATACCTAACAATATAAGCCTCATATGTTCCTATAGCTCAGTGGTAGAGCGGCAGATTCTAAACCTGCGTTTCGTTGTGAGTTCGATTCTCACTAGGAACAAACATATTAATATAAGGAGTATAATAATGTTAAAAATAAAAGAAAGTTTTACAATATGTTATATGTGTAACGGTACAGGTGAAATCAATATGGATGATAGACTTTTTAGCTGTGATAGGTGCTCAGGACATGGGTTTGTTATTAAGAAAGCAACCATCAAGAAGATAAAAGATAAGCTTACGGACGTTACTTACCATAGATGAGGTTTATGTTATGTGTGAATTAAATATTAAACAGCTTAATAATCTTAAAAAACAGGCGGAGCATGATATACTTATAGTAGTATCTAATATATTTGAACAGTTTAAGCTAGATACTGGTATTACCCATGCTGATCAAAGTATAAACATAGAGATGCAGTCTGTAGGTACTTTAGGGCACAGGTATGCAGAAAGTATTATTTCAGGAGTAAGTATATCCATGGAGATATTTGAATGAATACCAAGCAAGTTATAGTCATGCGTAAAGATTTAAACATGCGTAAAGGAAAAATGGTGGCACAAGGCTGCCATGCCAGCCTAGCTAATATTTTAAAAGAATTAGATTATACCACATGTGTTACAGCTGATGTACCTCCTTGGTTTTCTGACGAAACCTTGAGTTGGTTAGAAAATTCCTTTACTAAGGTATGTGTAAGTGTGGACTCTGAAGAAGAATTATTAACTATACATTATAAGGCAAAGAGTGCTAATCTTATTTGTTCGCTTATAACAGACTCTGGAAAAACAGAGTTTAACGGTATTCCTACACGCACATGTTTAGCTATCGGTCCAGCAGAATCTGAGGTTATAGACACCATTACTGGACATTTAAAATTATTATAATGAGGTAATTTATGGATCTATTTGATGATTATATTGGAGCCAGAGATAAACTATTTAAATATTTCAACTGTGACACTATGTTTAATACGGTAGGTTGTATTTATATTGCTGAAACATATTTTTGGTGTATAAAAGGAACCACAGTTTACACTTCTACTTGTTTAGAAGATATTATTAATAATACATATCCAAATAAGACTAATGCTTTTCAAAGTACTCTAAAGGAGCCTTGGATTTTCAAAGGTAGAGATTTTACTATGCTACATTTGACTAATAGTAATAGATGCTTTTTTGAAATTTATACTAATGAGCTAGAAGTCGTATGAAGAATAAAATTATTAGTAAAAAAATAACTAAAAAGATAAATAAGCCATATAAAAAGCTTTCAAAAGAGCAGTATGCTGCAGCCCTCCAACATCCAAAATGGCAAAAGAAGCGTTTGAAAATGTTTGAAAGAGACGGTTGGAAGTGCATGAAATGTGGTGATACAGAAACTACATTGCATCTCCACCATTTAAAGTATACAAAGAAGTACCCATGGAACGAGCCTATTAAAAATTTGATCACTGTATGTAGTGCTTGTCATAAAAAATTACATAAAATTAAATATTAACTTTAGTTAATGGATAGGTGACCGAGTGGCCTATGGTGCTTGTCTGCTAAACAGGTGTAGTTTAAAAGCTACCGAGGGTTCAAATCCCTCCCTATCCGCATTATAAAGGAGAATTAAATGAAAAAAGCAGTAGTAGATATTGATGGTATATTATGGAATATGGCCAACATTTGGGGCGAAGTTATAAAAAGGGATTACCCTAATTGCCCATTACCTGGGAATAGTACAGATAAGTATAAAGCTAAGTGGCATTTTTATGAGGGCTTTATGAGTGAAGATCAAATGGCAGCTACTGTAAAAGAAGTACATATGCGTCAACATGAATTCAGTAGTTTTCAAAATGCAGGTGCATTGACTAAGACATTAATGAGGAGTGGTTACCATGTCACTATCGCTTCACATAGAGACCCAGAAACATTTGGGCCTACTGAGCGCTGGTTAGATATTAGAAATATACCCTATAACAATCTATATATAGGATTTGATAAACATTTTTTATTGGATGACGCTAGTGTTTTTATTGATGACTCTCCCGCTAGTCAGAAAAGGGCCTTGGAGAAAGAAGTAACTGTTTTCTCTATAAGATATGACTATAATGAGCACGTAGATGGGGTTAACTTCTTTCCAGATTTTTTTAGTTTAGCAAATGGTTTGACTTATTGGTTGAGGGAAGATAAATAATATCTTTTGTAATTATGTTACTTGTATAAAGTATGGAGTAGTATAGTTTAAACATTCTTATACAGGAGATATTATGGACGCTGTTTATTTTGTTGCATCGTCAGAAGATGCACCAGAAGCAATATATTTTTCGGCAGAAGATGCCTTCGAATCCGCTTTCTTATTCTTAGACTTTTTTGATGAAAACGGTGATAAAGTAGTGAGTTACAAGTTAATTGACGAGGATGATTTTATACAACACTCCTCTGAAGAGAACTATACTGCTAGTTTTTAGTAGTATAGTTTTTTAATTTATGGTATAATGGAGGACACGTTGTGTATGAATCAGATAAGTCTAGAGACAGACGAAGAAAAAAATTAATAAAAAGACTTGCAAGAGAGCAATTTATAGATTATAATACACAAACAAAGATAGTGAAAGACAAGACTATCTATTGTAGAAAAGATAAATATCCAAGAGACTTGGTTAATAATTGACAAATCACGAACAATGAGTTATAATTAACCATAATTGAAATTTAAACTAAAGGAGTTATTATGGAACAGCAAATTATTGATAAATTATACGAAGATTTAAAAGTTGACCAAAAACCAGGACAAGGCTTTAAATATGTTAAGACTAAATACGTGCTTGACCGATTAAACAAAGCATTTAATTGTAATTGGGGTTTAGAAATTCTAGATCATAAAGTTATTGATGAAGAGGTATTAGTACTTGTTTCACTTAGAGTTTATGATAACTTGGGTAACACCCTTGCCAAGCAAGATGGTTTTGGCTCAGCTAAAAAATTTAGAAACGTTGATTTAGGGAATGTGTATAAATCAGCTACGTCTAGAGCTATTAAGAGTGCAGCACGTAACTGGGGTGTAGGCTTATTTTTAGAAGAAGAGGACGAAGAATCTGAAGGTAGTGCAGGACAGTCTTTCACACCAGCAATGCCTAAACTTAGCACACCTAATTTTACAACAGGTACACCTTTTCCAGTAGAACATAGTACTTCCGCTGATGTACCACCTACTTTTTCATCAGCACCACCGTCTTCCATACCTTCTTCAATGCCACCTAAACAAAGTACGGCAGCCACAAAAGAAGTTATAGAGGAGGTTGCGAAGGCACTACCCTCTATGAGTAATACTAATACTACTAAAGGGCCGAGTGTTTTACCAAAGATGAGTAATATTCCAGGTACAACTACTTCTTCTAATATGGCTACACCTATCTCAGAAAAAGGTGAAGAACATGCATTAACTATGGTACAAAAAGTAGCTATTAATACAAGGTTATCTGCCAAAGGCGTTACTTTTGAAGAGGTTGCTGAAGAATTCTATGCTACAAGAGCTAGTAATGTGCCATCATCTTTAGATACAATGCTGTATTCTGATGCGCTTGATATGGTAACATTCTTAAATTCTAAATAAATGAGGAATTATTAATGACTGAAAACGTTAACTACGAAGTACACGAAGTTTATTGTGAATTAATAGATTTTAACCTGTTGATTTTAGAAATTAAATCAGAGGATATAGAAGATAAACTAACTTTTTTTGCTAAGGATGATGGTCTTGTTGCTAAGATCTTATATGATGATTACTTAATTGCTACTTGTGTAGCAAATATTAATCAAATTCTTCATAAAATAAGCGACGAAACACTATCTAAAAATTTAGATTTTTTTAAATTACGTTCAAATTTCTTGGATGCAATTTTTTCTAAAAATAAAAATTTAGCTTATTCCAGTATTGTTATAAATAAAAATCATATTTTGAAAGTAAAAACTACTGATACTAATATGGAGGAAGTGGTAGCGTTAGAAGAGAACCCTCTTTGGGACTATATACCGGATGTGACTATACCAGATAATAAGGAGTTGGCGGATGGCTTTGTTGATGAACAAGGAAATCCTGTGGATAAAACTTCAACCAATTCTATATATAACACAAAAGACAAATGGTGGAAACGTATAGGCAGGTATGTATCTGTGAAGGTATTTAATGAGCAAGATTTAAGTAAATTAATAAATGGTAGATTTTTTCATAGTAGCGTTAGCTTTAATACTTTTGTTGTTACTTTATGTATCGAAGACTTTGAAGCTTTGTTTCAGGTTCTAGAAAATATGGGTGTACCAGCTAGAGTATCACCACCACTATTGATGAAAGAACTATATGATATATGCCAAGCTTGTAATCCTTTTCTGACTTATGAGAATGCTCAGGAGCTAGCTAACAAAGATAAAAAACCTTCTGATTGTACTGATTGCGGTAGTGGTAAGAAAACTATGTCTTCTGGTGCTACTGCTATGGACCAGTTTGCTAATAAAGTGGACAAGAAAAAGAAAGTCTTTGCAGACGTTCCAGAAGAGGACCTTTTAAATTTAGCTACAAATATGAAAGTCTCCCTTATAGGGCAAGATAAAGTTGTAGCTAGTTTAACTGACGCTATACAACGTGCTAGTGTAGGGCTTAAAGATCCAGTTAAACCTATCGGCTCTTTCTTGTTTGCCGGATCTACTGGTTGTGGGAAGAGTTTAACAGGAAAAATACTTGCAAATGAATTGATAAAAGACCGTGATAACTTGATAACTATAGATTGTTCTGAATATTCAGCAGATCATGAATATTCTAAACTTATAGGATCTCCAAATGGTTATCAGGGATACGAAAATGGTGGCCTTTTAACAAATGCTATAATTGAAAATCCATTTAGTGTGGTAGTTTTTGATGAAATAGAAAAAGCATCAAGTAAAATATATCAACTACTTTTACAGGTGCTTGAAGAAGGTAGACTAACAGATAACAAAGGTACAAAAGTTTCTTTTAAGGATACAGTAATTATTATGACATCTAATGTAGGTGTAGAAAATATTGCTAGTATATCAAAAACTATTGGCTTTGGAGATGTCAATGTAGTAACAGAAGCTAAAAAAGAGCAAGCTTTGGAACAAGCACTAAAAAAGAAATTTAAACCTGAATTTTTAAATAGATTAGATGAAATAATTTACTTTAATGACTTATCAAAAGAAGACTATTTCAGAATCATTGATATCGAATTGTTTAAACTAAATACTAACTTACAAAGTAATAAAACTAAATATAAAGATATAGAGATATTTTTTGATAAAAAAGTATGTAACTTTATATACGAAAAAGGTATTACTAAAGAGTATGGTGCTAGACCTTTAAAGAGAGCTATTGAACGATATATATCTACCCCTTTAGCAGTACAACTACTAAAGGGTACTACAGATATTAATACCATAGTTACAGTAAGTACAGCAAAAAATGGTGTTACATTCAAGTTCTCCAAAAAACCAAGTAAGGCACCTACATATCTAGAAAGCGACCAGAAAGGTGCTTTAAAGGAAGTAGCTAATGTATAGTTTAGAGGAGTTACAAACAGAAATATCTGTGATGCTCTCAGCTTTTATGGTACCCTATAAACGGGTACCATTGGGCTCCAACCTATCGGATTGTTTTGAGGTTACTGAATTAGGTGTAATAATTATAGGTATTGAGCCACTTGACTACAGTTATACTATGCAGAAATTATATGAACAGTTAACAGGATATCGCTACATAGTAATTACAACTGCAGACAACATGATAGAAAAGAAAGATGAGGTTATATGGGAATTCATGCGAAGTGGTTATATAAGATATATAAGATATAAATTTCAGCGCCAGTTCAATAATATGATACAGCAAGGTCTAGGCAGAAAAATAATAACAGAGAGATTAAGAATCTGGGGAAAAGAACCTAAATATAAATACTTAGTTAACGAGAATCATAGATGCCTGACTGTGTCAGCACCTTATTTGGTAGCACAAGACCCAGCTTTTTTTGATTTTATGCCAGAAGATCCACAATTATTCACTAATGGGGGTTAATTATGTACAGTACAAATGGTAGAGTAAACGAAAAGAAAGAAACTGCAAATGTTGTTAAACCTACTACGTATAAACTTATTTGTCAGGAATGTGGCTTTATAGAGGAAAACAAATCTAAAGTTTTTGGTGAGCTAGATACTTGTAAACAATGCGCATCCGAGAATGTTAAGTTTATTTAAATATTATCACTGTTGAGGGATTAATGACAAGTAAAATTATAGCTGTTAGTGGTACCCATGGAACTGGAAAAAGTTCTTTGGCTTTTAGTATAGCTTCATTTTTGAAAAAATTAGGTAAGAATGTAGCTGTAATTAATGAACTTGCTAGAGAATGTCCTTTCCCTATTAATCAAGACGCTGATGATAGATCACAGGCTTGGATAGCCACTAAACAAATTACCAAAGAGCTAGAAAAAATGAATCGCTATGATTATCTAATCGTAGACAGAAGCTTAATGGACCCTATATGTTATAGTACTGTACTTGGTAACACTAATAGTATTAGTCTACTACTTATGGATTACGTAGCAGCACATATTAGAATGTACTATAAGAAAGTTTATATACTAGATCCTTTATTTTTTAATTGGAATGTCGTTGATGGTATTAGAGATAATGATGAGACTTTTAGGAACAATGTTCATGAAACTATGATTCATTTATTTAAGGAAAATAAATTGTCATATACATTGGTAAGATCTTCTGAAGAGATTTACTCTGACTTAGTTAACCTGTAACCTATGATTTAAAGGAGTTTTATATGAGTGTAGTAGCGGTTAATATTTGTAAAGAAAAAATTTCCATAGCATCGGATAGCATAACTGTACGTGGATGGACCCAAAATAAATCCAAAAATAGTTATTCTAAATTGATACAAGTAAATGGTATGACTATAGGAAGCACTGGTACTGCCGAAGAAAGTGCACTACTATTTGTTTTTTGCTCTACTAGAAGACCAGAGCGGGCTACAGAGTCATCTCTAATAAATTTCCTAGCTGAATTTTCCGATTGGAAAAAAACCAAAACGGATTCATCGTCTATAGACAACACACATATTTTCATAATAGACAACCATGTTTTCCAAGCAGAAGGATTTTTCATACAAGAAATATATGACCATTCTGCCATAGGTGCAGGAGATGATTTTGCATTAGCTGCATTATACTTAGGGCACGGAGTAGAAAAGGCTGTCGAGGTAGCTTGTGAATTATCAGTATTTTGCGAATTACCTATTAAAAAATATGAAATTCTTTTATAGTGATACTAAAAAATAGACAATACGTATTATAATCTATTTACTTACATTGAGTATATTTAGTATTGACACTACATTATATATTTGTTATAATGACGCCTCTGGTAGCTGACACGATGTAGTGTCAGTACTTACTAAAATAATTTATACTAAGGTAATTAAATGGATACAAAAGAGTTTTTGACTATTAATGAACATGTATTAGATAGATTTAAAGAGATAGCACCAGGTACATTTAGACACTGCCAAAATGTTGCGCAGCTCTGTGATCCACTAGCAAAAGAATTAGGCTTGAAATCAGATGATCTTGTCTTAGCTGCTACCCTACATGATATAGGTAAATGTATAGGTCCAGATAATTTTATAGAAAATCAGATAGCTGGTGTTAATGCACACGATAAGTTAGATCCAGTTGTATCTTTTCAATTAATATCTAGACATTTATCAGACAGTGTGTTAAAATTAGTACAGTTGGATGTTGCACCAAGTGTAATAAAAATTGTAAGTGAACACCATGGTAATAGTACTATTAAATCAATTTGGATAAAGGCCAAGGAGGTATACAAAGGTGCAGACATAGAAGATCATTATAAATATAGGTCTGTTAAACCCACTTCTGTAGAATCGTGTGTTTTAATGTGCTGTGATGTTGTAGAGAGTGCTTGTAGGGCTCTTGCTAATAACGGTAAATTGAAAGAATATAAAGTTACTATTGACAAACTTATTGGATGTCTAATAGAAGATGAGCAACTAGATATATTATCTTTAGGTCAATTAAGAATAATAAAGAAAATATTAACTTCTGAAATTTCAAATATTTATCATAAGCGCTTAGACTATGACGAAGAAGAAGAAAAACAAATTAAGGAGAATTAAATGAAAAAGAATTTAACGTTTATCGCAACAGTAGTAGATAAGAGTGGTTCAATGTCAGCTATTAAACAGGGGGCTATTGATGGCTTTAATAACTTTATTAAGGCTCAGAAGGAAGTAAAAGGTAAAGCACTAGTTACCGTATGTCTGTTTGATAATACTTTTGAATACATTGCAGATAATCAACCTATCGAAGATATCAAACTGCTTGATGCATGTACATATAAACCTAATGGCTCCACCGCTTTAAATGATACTTTAGCAAATGTTATTAATAAGGTAGGGCAGCAAGTGGTTTCAATGAAAGCTAAGGATAGACCAGCCAAAGTTATTGTTTGCGTTATAACGGATGGGGAAGAGAACTCTTCTAAAGAATTTACAGCAGAACAAGTTAAATCTCTAATTGAACAGCGAAAAGAACAATTTGGTTGGGAGTTTGTATTTATTGGTGCTAATCAGGATGTAGCCCTCACTGCACGTACATATTCTTTTAACCCAGAAGCTACTTTCTCTTTTAATGCTACAGTTAAAGGGGTACAAGAAGGTTACGCGTCCATGACTTCTTATGTAACTACATCAAGAACTAGCGGGAAGTAATGAATCTAAATATTATATTTATTGTAGTGGTATTAGGTGCTCTGTTATTATTTTTTGTTTATAGTATTAATAAATTTATTTTTAGAATTAAACTTGATTTACAGGAGGCTAATAAAAAGAATAATGACACTAATACTAAATTAACCGAGCTAACTGAGTTGATTGATGTTCAGAAAAATGTTATATTAAGTCAACGTTCAGAAATCAATACTCAGAATATAGGTATCACCAGGTTACAGGACAACACAACAAAAATTGAATCTCAGAAAAAATCTTCTGAGGTTCGTTTAGGCCAAATGGCAGAAAATTTCATGCCATTTATTAGGGACTATCCATACAATCATAAGCAGTTTAGATTTTTAGCTAATCCCGTAGACGGTATTCAAGTAACGGATGATGCTGTAATATTCATAGAATTTAAAACAGGTGGTGCTAAATTAAGTAAAAGTCAGAAACATATAAAAGACTTAGTTGCTAGTGGTAGTGTACGGTTTGAAACCTTTAGAGTGAACGAAACGGGCTCACATCTTAAATTGGAAAGTAGTATGCCTGATGTAGATGTAATAGCTTAAATAGTATTTACGTAAATACTTATTGCTTTATTTTTTAAAGTACGTTATACTTACTCATTCTTAAAATAATTTAATAAGGGGGAATGAATATGCTAATAACTTCAAGAGATCTTTTAAAAGTTGAATATCTAATAGGATATGATTGTATTGTAGGCATCATATCTGAATTAGGTGGGTTTGCTTTACGTACTAAACTTATGGACGAAAATACTGGGAAAGACCTTTTCTTTCAGCGTGTTTTTACTTCACATCAGCTTGAGGCATTAAGGGTTAATAAGAATGCTGTGCTAAGTCATTATGCAGACGAAGCTAAACATAACCTAGAGCAATATATGGCTGGTACCCAATCTTAACAATCAAGGAATTAATATGAAAGAATTAGCTATTATTTCTGGAAGTGCCAATATAGCATTGGCAAACAGTATCAGTAATTTAGTAGGGGTACCATTAACAGGTGTGTTAACATCTACATTCGGTAATGGGGAATGTCGTGTAGAAATAAAGGAAAATGTACGTAACAAGGATGTGTTTGTAATTCAAGGTGCAAGCAATACAACTGATACACATTTAATGGAGTTATTTTTACTACTAGATGCCCTTAAACGTTCAAGTTGTTATAGAGTTACCACAGTGTTACCTTGCTATCCATATAGTAGGCAGGATAGAAAAGTAATGTCTCGTGTACCTATTTCTGCAAAAGTGGTAGCCAACCTCATACAAACTGCTGGCACAGATAGAGTACTTACGTCTGAATTACATAGTCCACAAATATCTGGGTTCTTTGATATACCTGTAGATAACCTACATATGTTTAATGTGTTTGTACCTCATATAAAAAGCAATCATCCAGGGAATAGTATATGCGTAGTCGCTCCAGACGCTGGTTCTATCAAAGTTGCTAAAAGTTATGCAGGTAAATTAGGATGCAGTGTAGCAATGATATACAAACAGAGAACAGGCCCATCTGAAATCGGAGAAATGTTTTTGATAGGTGAAGTTAAAGATAAACACTGTATAATCGCAGATGATATGGTAGATTCTGGTGGAACATTAGTAAAGGCTACTAATGTGTTACTAAATAATGGTGCTGCATCTGTTGAATGTTACTGTACCCACCCTGTACTTAGTGGCAAGGCTATAAGTAATATTGAGAGATCAAGTATAGATAAACTGTACGTTACAGATACTATATACAATACATCTATAAAATTATCAACAAAGATTGAAGTATTATCCTCCGCTACTTTATTTGCAGAGGCAATAATAGGTATACATGATGAACAAAGTTTAAGTTACCTATTTGATTCTTAATATACAGTTACTGTAGTACTTTAAAGGAGTTTTTCATATGATTAGAAAGTTAATTTGTTGGTTGTTTGGCCACGGGTATGTTTTACAAGAGCCTATATGGACTGGTAATAACACTTTGATTATAATTAATAAATGTAGTAGATGTGATAAGTTAAGTAGCATTAATAATAAACGACCACACAACTGGAAAGAAATTTCTGTGTAACTTGTAAATTTTTGCAGATATGAAACAAAGAACCGGTCAATAGGCTGGCTCGCTTCGCTAAATTTTTGGAGGGTTATGTATAAAGATTTTTTAGGTAATGAATTAAATATTGGTGATTCAGTAGTATTTATGCAAATTAGATACAGAGGATTGATGAGGGGGACCATTAAATCCTTATCAGCTAAAAAGGCGATTATAGCACACTCAAAAACAAATTTAGGTACCACAGAAAGTATGCAGTTTCATGATCAGTTGATAAGATATACTAAATAATAATACTTTTTGTAAAAATCTTGTAGGTATGAAATAAGTTTCGGTTCAAGGGCTTGCTCACTTCACAAAATTTTTTAAAATATAGATGGGATAAACCCCAACAAACAACAAACAAACCATACACTATCAGTAGTACTATCTACATTGTGAGTAGTACTTGGGGGCGCAAACACAGACATAAGGAGAGTACTTTGGTTGTTACACATACTAGTAGTGACTTAGACAAGTTGAGAGAAAGTGGTAGAATAGTAGCTTTAGTCCATAGAGAACTAGCTGAATTAGTAGTTCCTGGGATATCTACTTTAGAATTAGATAGCATAGCTGAAAAAATAATACTATCTGAAGGAGGACTACCCGCATTCAAGGGGTATAGAGGCTTTCCTTTTTGTACTTGTTGCAGTACTAATGAAGTCATAGTACACGGTTTCCCAACAAGTAAGGAACTAGTGGAAGGGGATTTACTAAGTATTGATGTTGGTGTCTATAAAAATGGTTTCTACGGTGACGCTGCTTTTTCTACAGGTGTTGGTACTATTAGTGTTGAAAAACAAGAATTACTGGATGTGTCTAGAATGGCTTTAAATGGGGCTATATTGGAAATAAAAGAAGGAGTTACTGTAGGTACTATTGGAAGAGTAATTGAAGCCTACGCATTAGAATACGGCTTCTCTGTTGTTAAAAACTACATTGGGCATGGTATAGGAAGAGATTTACATATGGACCCACCAATATTTAACTTTGGTAGGGATATAGAAGGTATCAAATTAAAAGCAGGTATGTGTATTTGTATAGAACCAATGCTTGTAGACGGTCCTTCTGATAATCATAGATTAAATGATGGCTGGACAGTTGTAACAAATTCTGGTAAAATAAGTTGTCATGTGGAACACCAAGTAATAATACACAAAGATTGCGCAGAGATTATAACTATTTAGGAGTTTATAATGAGTGATTTAATGTTTAATCCAATATATCATTGTATAGATTGCGAAGGTACTGGAGTTAATAATAAAAAAACTGAATGTGTTACTTGTGATGGTACCGGAAAAATACGAGATAATACAGAATCAATTAAGTATTGGTATAAAACTGTAAAAGAACATTGCCCAATTTGTGGTGAGGAACGTACTTATACATATAGATAGTATGGACCTAAACCAGCTAAATATGAAGATAGAATAGAGTACAGATATATAATTCATGGTTGTTATTTTTAAAGGAGTATAATATATGCTAGTAAAGGAACTGATAGAGATATTACAAAGTATGCCGCAGGATTCTATAGTTATATTACAGAAAGACTCAGAAGGTAATGGGTATAGCCCTTTATACGATGTAGACTCCGATGCTATATACGTTAAAGAAACCGATTGGTATGGTGAAGTTAAGTCTACACAATGGACTGCTGATGAAGCCGGTATGGAAGAAAAAATGTGGACAATAGAAAAAGTGATAAGTCCTGCATGTGTTGTGCTATCACCCACTAATTAATTATCATTAAGCACAATAGACGTCTACTAAATATCTATTGTGCTTAATGTTTATAGAGTTTGTAATAATATAATTACTACTACCAGTAAGCCAACCTTAATTAAAAATGATTTTATATGTGGTAGCATTGCTTTAGCTACTTCTTTCTCTACCTCTTCAGGTGATTGGAAGTTATTAAACATATCATATACCCTTATTTCCTACACCAATTTTACTACCACAATGCGGACATTTCCCTTTTTCCCAATAAGTTAGATAGGTGTCTTTTCCACACTTAGGACAATCTTTTGTTTGATGATAATCTACTTTTATATATTTCATATTACATATTTACAAGTAATACAACTATAAGTATTAGACACACTATTGAACTTACAACTGAGTAAATAGTAGCTTCATCACCGTCATTTGTACCTATAGCAGTAAATTTAGGTACAATTACATCTTCTGATTTTAAAACTTTGCCATCCGACCAAAGACATTTATTAGGCGTAAGCCATACCGGTCTAGTTATAGGTTCTAAATTCATCTGAGCATAGTACATATTTAAACTAGTTAATTTCATTAAAGCTGTAAACATAAAGTCTCCTTTGTCTAGGCTATGGATTTAACATAGTCTTAATAAGTTGCAAAAGTTCGATATCATTATTAATATCATGAAGCCTTTTAAAATTACTCTCTATAATATTATTTAATATTTTTTTACGTTTCTTACCTTTTACTACTTTAAATTTTTCAGTACCTTTAACAGTACTAATAACCCTACCATAGTAACTATCCAAGTTACTAAAGTATGTTAATTTTACTTCAACCAAACCTTTCTTTGCAGTTATAAGTGCGACATCGTCTTTTATAGTAGCATTCAGTTTTCTTACAACCATTCCAGGTTTTATTTCTCTAGCTTTTATATGCATTAATATAAACCCTCACTAAATAGTTTCGTGGTTGATCCGTTTCTAGTCATATCTAATTGTTGTCCAGAAGCTCTAACAAGTATCATGGCATCTGTGCGATTCCAAAAAGTACCGTATTGATCTATAAAACCTTGTTCAGCGTCAATTAGTTTTCGACGGTTATCCTCACCAACTATAGCAATTATCTGTTTATGCATAAATGCATCGAAATGTCTTGGACCAACTATAATAATATCATCTTTTTTTAATGCGGCACAAACTATTATAGGTTGTCTTTTTTTATTCATCATTTTTTAGTAACCATTCTGGATTTATTACTTTAAAGCTTATCGTTTCGTCTGTTAATCTCCTTGCTACTATACCTTCAGCAGTGGTCTTTTTATTTAGCTTACTTTTCCTTTTTGAAAGGTTAACAAAAAATGCAACATCATGCTCAGTAGATAATTCGATGATAGTATCATCACAAGGAACAAGTTTTATATTAAACTGATCACAGATAATTTCTTTATCCTCTTTAGATAAATATGTATTTGTGTCTATATTGAATAAATTAAAACAATAAAAGTCCAGTTCGGTTAAACAATATTTATTTTTCTGAATACCAGGACCAACGAGTTCACCCTGTATAGCGATACTACAGTCTAAACATTTAGAAATGGTTCTAGTTTTTTCTTCCATATTATTATCTAGAGCGTACTTCCACCAATATCTTTTATCTTGTGTGACAAGTCTTATATTTCTAGAACATACGCCAAAGCCATTACCCTTGTCGATAGGAAACAATCCAAACCTTTTACCAACAAGTGCTTTATTAAAAAAATAAGACGCAGAACTACCATCCAATTTCTCGGTAAGATAGAACTTTCTTCCTATATTTTTTACGAGCACTAATGGATAACTTTGTAAACGAGTCTCATCAGTTTTTTTAATGAATTCTGGAAAGTTGCCTTTAGTTTTTTTAGGCATAACAAGGTTATATACTTTCCTAAACCAGAAGTAATCCATTAAATAATTAACAATAGGATTATGCTTTTTAGTACTAACTGGGTCAGCATCCTGTGGCCTAGGGTCATATTTAGTAACACCTATTAATTCTGATACATCATCCCCTTCACGGAAAGAATTTATATTTTTATTTGTAAAATTAGATAGAATCGACAGTGGTAATGCTAATCCTTGTGATATTTGTTTTCTAAGCTTGATTGTTTTGACTCTGAATTTTCTATGTGCCATAAAATCAAATATAATATGCTTTGGTAACTGGGAGTCTATTTCAAAATATACACAGAGATCACCAATTTTAAACTCGTTCTTCTTTGCAACACACTGCCAGCCTAGAATAAACACAACTTCAATTTTATCAGCACCAACTATTGGTTGTATATCTACTATTTTTTGTATAGATGCTAACTGTCTTTCCATTTAATTTCTCCAATTTTCTTTTAACCAGGTGAAAGCATTATCTCTAAACACTGTGTCAGAACAACCCCATGTTATAGCAGTAGCTTTTATATCTTTTGGTAGTTTATTATATACTTCTCTGACAAAATCGTCTGTTAAATATTCTTTGTTTATAGTATTTCTAGAAAGAAGTACCTCTATAACAACGTCATGAAAATCTTCATATACGTACCCAGTATTTTTCACTAATCTCCTATTAATTTATTTTTAATAATAGGTTGGTATAACCAGTGTTCGTCTGTCTGCACGTGGTTAGGTCTTACATATTTTGCCACACTGTTACTAAATTCAATAAGTTCAAATTCATCCGCCAACCTAACAACATACCCTTCCATAATACCTTTCTCAGTATTTAAAAGAGGAATATGTCTTATATACGATTCATCCCACAGCCCATCATATATTACTGGTACATGTGGTATATTAAGAAAAGCAAGTTCTGCAAGCGTGTCATCCCACGATAAGCACTTAGTACCATCCCATAAAGAGAAAGCGTAAAAGAAGCCAATTAGATTATCATATGCAATTGAATGTTTAGCAAACACGTTCTCACCACATATTTTAATAGGCTCTCTCAATGCGTAAGTCAAATATCCGTATTGACTTTTAACCCAATGTCTGGACACGTGGTCTTTTGAATCCATAGATCTGGCATGTATATTTCCTTTTGTGATAGTAGTACATTCACCATCTAATTTCTCGGTCACTATTACACGCTTACCTATGAAGTTATCTAAGGAACTTATAATTTTATCGTCATGTGTTACTCCTGGCGACCATGTCAAGTGATACGTTTTTGGGTATTTAAACATGGTCCCTCCTTGCTTTATACCTATTTTTTATAATATTTAAGTAAATCTTCCATTGAATAGAATATTGGTATACCTAGACGTTTAGCGAGTATCTCCTCCATATCTGCCCCTGGACTTTTTCCTTCTAGACGTAGTAAACAATCACATATTTTAAGCCACTCTATGAGGGCACCGAGCCAGTAATTGTAAGATCTAGGTTTAACTGCATTCAGATAGTGTGATAGCAACGGTACGAACGGATTGAAACCATTATCAATTAATATGTTACCTATATCTATCTGTGCTTGAACGTTTGCCTCTTTATCTCCTTCACTATATTTTGATGATATATACACCTTTTTCATATTACTACTCGTTTATGATAGCTAATTGACCACAAGCAGCACCTGCTTTTATCTCAGCATCAGTGGCTATAGCTACAGCATAATCATATCCAGCTTCTTGTAGTTGAAGTTTTATCAGTTCTTCTTTTACTTCCTTGATATACTCTTCTTTTGTTACTAATTTACCATTACTGGTTTGTTTTTTAACTTCTTCTGACATAATATTCTCCTAATAGATTATTGTACCACCAAAATTACTTCTAAAATGACTACCATCAAATACATAATTACTTTTAGAGTCAACATCATTCTTACATCTATAACGTGAATAAAATTTTACAACTTTATTACCCTTACTGGGTAAGTATAGAAAGTTTTTACATCTGCATACATCGGAATTAGACCATTCTTTATTACACACTATATCTTTTCTTTTAAAAATTATATCGTTAAAATCCACATGATTTGTTTTACAGAATGTATTTACCTTCATCAAGCTTACAAATCCTACATCATATACATTTAGAGATGCTGCTTTTTCAAGATAGTCAATGATACGTTCCTCTGAGTCTATAAATCCTTTAATAAGGTTACATGTCAAGTGTATTTTATTTGGCTGAGCGTTACTTATGTCATTTGATGAAGCAACTGAGCGTGTGTCGTATAACTTGAAGTTGTCTTCATCTGTTATAGTGTGTCTAGATAAAGATATATTGTCTATACCCTTTATTTTTTGTAACAAGCCCAACTTGAAACCGTTAGAATTTACAACAATGAATGGTTTATATTTCAATTTTAATACACTTACCATACATTTTTCAATACTCTTACAATATAGTGATGGTTCACCTCCGGTAAAAGATATCTTATGTATGTGTATATTATTGGCTTCAAGATATAAAAGAATTTTTTCAAACTTTACGAAGTTGAATACTTCTTTTTTGTTATTAAAGTCAGTACAATACACACAAAATCTACAATCAGCATTACACTTACTTGTAATTTTTACATAGATATTCACATATTTATGTGGTATTTTTTCAGCATTAGTGTTGTTTAAAACACAGCTGTTTTCCCTAAAATTAAGTTTATTTATAAATGAAATGTTTAACATGATGTTCTTGTGAAGTTACCATGAGAACATGGATCTATTTCCTGTACACCAGTTTGTTTTGTGATTATAGATTTAAGTACTTTTTGAGGTACCAATCTATTTGATTTACCCTTTGTTATTTTTGGTTTAGCTAATTCGTTTATTATTTCTCTGAATGCTTTAGCTGTTATTAGACCTTCCTCGTACATATCCTGAATTGACTCTAGATACGCGTCAGTATTAACAAATCTTTGTTTTAACTTCTTAAGCAAAGCTACCTCAGCTGCGATATTTATAGCCATATTGTAAACTCCTATTATATTAAATTATGTTGACTTATAATACCACTACCCATACCATTACTTTCTGATACTTCATTAGTATTAATAGGGGAAATTTTTATAAAAAAATAATCAGGATCAAAATACTTTTTAAGAACGCCAATATCGAAATCTTCTGGGCGGGCCAAAGTAAGATTGAGTGTAGTTTTAAGATTACTACCAGTCCTAACTTTTCCAATCTCTTCCAAAGACATTTTATGTTTATAAGGTATAAGCCAATCTCTGTATTCTTCTTTAAACGAATGAATAGAAAATTGTAGTGTTATGTTGCCCTTAATCCATGAAAAATCTGACCCTTTAACACCAATAGTTGACACATAATGATGTATTTTAGGGTTGTATTCGGAAAGTACACTGATAGCCTTTTTTACTTCGACCAGGTTTAAAAAAGGTTCACCCATGCGGGTATAATTGATCTTAAATTCTTGAGCGCCATCTACCCATGTGCCTAAGTTCTTATCCCAAATAAACTGAACTTGCTCGACAATTTCTTCCGCTGTAAGGTTCCTGCATTTTTTCATAGTACCAGTGGCACAGAACTTACAACCGACTGGACAACCACTCATTGTAGACACACCTACCATCCAACGCTCTTTTCTACTTCCTAAATCATCATTTTTTAGATAATTTTGATGTACACCTATAGCATTTTTAGTATAAAAAGGTAGGAATGTATCAGTAACTTCTATAGGGTAGCCGTCCTTTGTGTGCATTAAATATACACAACCATTAGCAAAAGACTTCTTTTTTATTTCTTTTAGCATTACAGTAACCTTAGTAAAGTTTAACTTCTGCTTCTAGCGATGCAATTAAATTATGAATAATCTTATCTGTTTTGGCTTTTTCTTCTTTCAGTGATATATTCTCATCATGTAAAGTTTTGATTACTTGCCATGCTGTTTCTGGGTATACTTTTAATACGTCCCAAGGCTTGTCAATTTTAAAATCTTCTGATATTAGCGACATTAATTGTTTCAGGTGGATTCTTATTTTTGTCTATGAAAGTACTATCAACATTATAAGGTATAGCATTTACCCTTGTTACTTCTTCTCTTAATAGTTTAACTTTATCATCGGTCATTATTTGTAAAGACCAATCACCGTAATAATTACCTTGAAATTCAACACAGCCTTCTTTATGTGTCAACCACACATCTTCTTTGTCTTCAAATCCGCATTCTTTTGCCACGTCATTGGATGTACAGAACACACGTAGTATATCCATATAAGTCATACTTATATGCTCTAGTGGCCCTATAATTGGACCATGAAAACCCCAACCATTCATATCTACGTCAAGTACTTTTCTGCCATGGTAAAGCTCCAAATATAAACCCATTTATACACCTCTTACTTATAATAAACTTTAGTACTATGATTGTTTAAATGCATCATCAACAATGGCCCTACAATATTCCAATCACCACCTGCCAATCCGCACCCTATTTTTGGAAGCCGTACTTCCCATGAATTATCATACTGCAAAGCCACCTGTCTAAAACATTTTTCTATAGCTGCATAGTTAGCATACAGGATGTTATCTCTACCATATCTGAATTGTGTATAACAATTAAGTATTACAAATCTATCCTCAATGATTGCTGTACTAAAAGTACCAAGCTTTGATTTATCACCACGTTTAGTAGTAGTAATATCTACTGTGTAAACCTTTGGAAATTTGGCTCTTAAGTATTTAGCAATACCAGAACCCATTGTGTGGAAACAATTACACCCATGAAGAATAATTGTTTTTTGTTTATTTGTATCTAAGTTACCAAGAATATCTTCGTTTATAAGTTGTATCATACTAGTCACCGTATAGAGTAGTTCCACCCAAGTTTATTATGTATTGCCTCAAAAAACGAGTCAAACTTAACTAAATTTATAGTAAATGCTGCAAGATCTATCGACATATTCTTTAGTACTCCAACGAACACTGATACACCATCTATAGTTATTTCAGCATCGGCAGAAGTATTAACAAGAAGTTTTACAGAATTCGGTACTACAATAGGCCGTGCAGCGAGAGAAAATGGGCATATAGGTGTAATACCAAGCACGTTGGTACTTGGATGTATAATAGGTCCTCCAGCAGATAGATTATAAGCAGTACTACCAGAAGGAGTAGAAATTATCAAGCCATCTCCCTTATATACTAAATCATCATTGTCAACTTTAAGCAGCGTTTCAAATAATGGTCCTCTTTTTAGTGGTTGAATTACTATTTCATTAAGTGCATACCATACAGTATCATTATTGCTTATACGTAACATATTACGCTTCTCAATAAGGGCCTCATTAGGATTGGTAAGGAAAGCTAATGCTTGTTCTTTACTAATATCGTTTGATAAGAAGCCAACGTGTCCAGTATTAATACCAAGTATTAGAACGTCTGGTACATTGTTCTTTACTATACCTTGTACTCCACGAAGTACTGAACCATCACCTCCGTAAACTACTTCCACATTAGCTTCAGAAACGTTTAAAACACGCTCTGGTCCGTCAATTAAATAATTTGGTAGTGGTACACCCTTAGTACAGTATTTTAACGGTGAGTGCATAATATTAGCCTTTTTTAATTAGTTTACCTACCATACCAACACCTGATTTAGTAATATGACCTGATGTTTTAGAGTCCTTATATATTGAATTTGGTCTTTTATTATGTGGTTTAACTTTAAACTCAACAACTTCTAGAGACCAGTACTTGATATTATTATTATTATTATTATTATTATTATTACTCATCTGCTAGCATATCAACAAGCTTTTTACGTAGCTCACTTATTTCTTTACTCATTCTACTAAAGTCACTAGGGTACTTATGTGAAATGCTAGCAAAGGTGCCCTGATGATAGCTTTTTCCGGCTATTACATCAACTGTTTCTAATATCTTAGATGTCTTTGTTTTCATAAAGTTATCTTTTCACTTGTTGAGCACATAGGACAAGTACCAATTCTTATTGTAGCAAGTGGTATAAAGTCACCGAGGTCAGTACCAGTATTACTAGATACTGTAATACCTTTTACAAATTGAACATCTTTATTATATTCTGCGTGACATTTATGACATACAACTGTATTTTTATAACGTGGTAATGGTGTTTCTTTCTTTTTAATTTCAGCAAATCCCATAAGTACTCCTATAAGATGCGGCATCGCCGGTATCATAGATAAAGGTTTGACAGACCCACATAATGCTTACCTCCTCGGCGACACCATCAGGCACTCAAAGTACAATATAATCTTGTCATTTATTACACTTCCTTCTGCGCCCTCTGAATTAACGATATTTTGTATCGTCAACACATTATTTAACTGCAAACTTTTTCGAGTTCCTCCATAGCGTTAGCTCGTACTTCCTCAAAAGTATATTCACGGATGAATACTCCGTCCTTCCATACGGTTGGAAGATTTAAATTATCAAATCTCCCCTTCTTGCTAATTTTCCATGCAGCATCAGCAGGTTGCTTATATACATCCCGCCACTCACCATCAACTAGTATTGAGGACATTTTCATAGCGTATTTATATGTATCACGATTTAGTTGTTGTAAAGAACCACCTCCCATACCAAAAGCAATATTATCTGCAGACCAACCAACAGCTTCCATTGCAGCAAGAATCGCTTCAATTTCTGCAGGCCCATCAAGACCATCACCTTGGATAAGTCTTACACAATTAGGCAGTACCATATAACCTTTGTCGTTTGTAGTTACACCAAAACTTGAACGTAATTGTTCCAAAGATCTAAGTACTATAGTTACAGGATCACCTGAGTCAGGACGCACTACCAAAGTAGCACCAGATTTTACAATCCTATCCTTGAACTCACGTCCCCAGTACTCAAGTATTACTTTACTAAGGTCATAACTATCAGACACGCAAGCTAGTATAGCACCAGGCTTCAAGAATTGGTCAAGCATATTTTCATATGCATCCTTTTCAAATTCTCTTCCCCACGCAGTTATAGTGCTATGTTCTGATGCATTAATACTAAAGCCTAACATAGCATCAGTGTTATAATAATCCTGTGCAGTGTAGACTCCTACAATTGTATCTGTACCCATAGATGTAAGAAGTTCAGCAGAACCTCCGACGCCTGCTGACTCTTCAGAGCTTGCACCCCTGTAGCCGAAGGAGTGAAGTTTAAACGGTGCATCTTCTGGAGTACCAGTTTTATTTAGATAATTTATAATAATCTTCTTGCATTCAAATTGTTTAGTTGCAACAGTAGTAGGATACCACAACTGTAAAAGTCGAGTTTCTAACCAACCAGGTAACCAACCAAACCGTTTGTCTGTGGATTCAATAGTTACTTGTACTTCTTTAGTCCCAACCAGTTTACCTTCTTCAACAGCTTTAATTTCGATAGGGAAATAACCAAGCTCAGATAGGGCCATCCATCCATTCTTATTAAAAGTAACCCCATGTTCAGTCCATGATTTAGCAGCACGTTCAACTTCAGCTTTAGTTGGAACACGATCTAAAAGCTTTTTTATAATCATCTGAAGCCCATAAAACAACACTGTTTCTGCCCCGCCACGAGATTCTATATAATAATATGACCCTTCGTTTTTAGGAAACTGCAACCAGTGACTAACTTTATAACTATCTGTTGTGAATACTACATTTCTCTTACTCATAATTTTTCTCCTTGCATCAACGCATCTAAGAATAAATTAATATTTACCAGTCCATAACATCTTTCGGGTCATAGAATGGAGATTTTTGGTCCTGTATACTTCTCCTTACCTGTACCTTCACAGGCACCACAAGGAGGTGAACCGTTATAGTCGTAGTAACCGGCACCATCACAGGCACCACACTTACGGGAACGCCAACCGAACTCATGTTTTTCGTACTGCTTTTTTCTTTCTTCTTTTCTTTCTTTGTATGTTTTCATTTAGTAAGTACCTTGGATGAAGACAAATAATTTATGATATATTATCAATAATCAAGACATCTACTAACGCCGCACATGCTGGATCTTTTAAAACACCCTGCTTAGTATCTTTTTGGCAGTGAAATTTTAATTCACAAGAAGAGTGTCCTCCTTCATTATCAAAATAATTACAAGTGCCAGATATATGATGCTCCCAACAATATTTACCTGATGGTACTTTTATTGGTAGTACTACTTCCTTTATTTTTATTTGTTTCATAATCCTCCTATAACATTGTTAACTTCTTGACAGCTTTAGTAATACAGTTAGCATATCAAGATGTTCGGGGACAATTAGATCTAGTATATCGTTGTTAAAATCAAACCAACGAAGTTCATGGATGTCATCATCCGGTTCAGGCACACCTGATTTTATTGTTGCTGTATGAAGTATGGTGGTAATCTTATCTCTTTCGCTACGGTAACGCCAATCAGTTGAAGGGAAGCTATCAATGTATTTAATATTATTTAATACTAGATGAGTTTCTTCCAGTGCTTCTCTTGCGACTGCATCAGAAATCTTCTCAGAGTTTTGAATAAAGCCACCTATCAGTCTATATTTTGTTTCTTTCACTTTCCTTCCAAGAAGAATTCGAGTGAAATTATCATCAAATATAGCGACATCAATTGTAAAATTAGGAGAAGGATACTGATTACCTAGCGCCCATATAGCACCAGCTCTAAAGTCTCTAGAAGAATTGGATCTAATAGCTACTTGTTTACGAACCTCCGTACCTGAGAAATAAGTTTCTTGAACAAGCTCTCTTACTGGTAGTTTACCATGATAATAGGGAATAAATGAATCTCTACTACCATAAAGACAGACTGTCTGACCAGGACCTAATAAACCTGATATTTTATTATCGAGATCTTTAGACCAAAACAGGTCGTCATGTACGTCTTTAATGTAAAGGATGGTTGCTTTTGGATAATGTATTTGTAACATAGCTCGCCTCGACTCAAAGTCAAGTGGATTGTTATAAGTACATTTACATGAAGATAAACCTATAAAGATTATAAGTCTACTGTGTGATTGTTCTACTGTAGAAAGTAGATTTAGATGACCTTCGTGGAGATCGTCTACTTGAAAACGACCAATTACTACGCCTACATCTGCATTTTGTTTTTCTTTCATTTCACTTCTCCTATCGCATCATAGCATCTAAGGATTAGTTATAATATACTACTGTTAATACAAGTCAGAAGATTTGGGCAGATCTAGCTGCACTCTTATTGACCACGTAATTGTGTTTAAATACAATCCTCGTGTAGTTCTTCTACAACGGCAACGAGTTGTTACTATATTGAAGATACTTAATTACTTTTCAGTGTCTTGTGTATAATCAATACGTTTATGATCTTTAAAAAGCTCTGAAAACTCTTCTTTTAAAACTATTTTTAGTTTACGAAGTGTTTTAAAACTAGGAACCACAACATCATCAAATTGATTATCATCCACCAAATGATTAAAAACTAATTCAACGAGATTCTCTATACCCTCCTGGTTGGTAATTCTACCACTATTAATTTCAGATCTAATACGAGCTTCTAGATGATCGCAAATCATTAACAAAGCAGCTTCAAATGATTGTGGTCTCTGTGTTTTATATCTGAATTCATTTTCATCAGTACTTCCACTCTTTTTAAAGAAGTACAAGGCAAGGGTAGTTCCATGATGTTGAGAACATATAGTGACTACCTCTTTAGGCACGTTTGGATCAGTCAGAAGTATTTGTACTGAGTGTGCTACATGTCCAGCAACTAGAGCAAAAGATATCCATGCTTCAAGCTTATCATGAGGGTTAAAATCGGCAGGTTGGTTCTCTGAATACAGCATTGGTGTAATACTTTTTCCTATATCATGATAAAGCCCTATAGTTTTTAATAAACGACTATTAAGACCTAAAGCGTTGCCAATCTTTTCTAGTATGTCTGAAAGCACTTTACTGTGGGCAAAGGTACCCTGTGCTGCTGCTTTAAAATTAACAAGCAAAGGGTAATTCATATCTAGAATATCTATTACAGTTTCTTCTTTCATTTTCTTCTTTTATATATCTCCTATACATTACTATTCAATTAAGTTAATACGAACAGTTTAGTCTGATAACTGAAAAGAGTTGCAGTTTTATACTTTCGTACTATTGTAAGTTTACCATGGAACTTACATGGAGGACTAGCACATCAACCCCAACGTTTTTAATTTGACCAGCAAAGGATTCGAACCTTTATCTTTCTTTTATCATAAGAGAAGTAACCATACTATACACCGCTATTTACATAGGGAACTAGCTAATAAGGTGGCTTAATGCTCTACCGTTGAGCTAACTGGTCTTATTTAGATTACTATATTTTTATATCATTTATGAGTACGAACATGTTTGTAACTAATTTTAAAGCTAAACTTTTTAATTCCACATTACCTTTTGTCAATACTCCTAATAATTGCATTTTCTCATCCAAATATACTTTTGAAAAAACTGGATTAAATAATACCATTGAAGGAATGTTATCTAACATGTCTGCAAGTTTTATATCTTGTGATACTGAACCACCCTTACTATAGTGTATTAAGTCTATAGCTTTTCTAACTTTCCTGTTACCATCATCTTTTCTTGACTTCTCAGATACATAAAATACATAACCAGCTACTATTTCACCAAAGCGTTCATGGATTACTTCCAATGTAACATCTTCACAGTCTTCTACTGTATCATGTATAACACCAGCAGCCAGTACTTCAGGTTGTGAATAGTAACCAGATAATATACCCATCACTGATAAAGGATGTCTTATATAGGCAGTACCGTCAAATTTCCTTTTCATACCTCTATGAGCTTCTTCTGCAAACAATATGGCGTCTTCAATTAGTGCCATTTTATCCTCTCAACATTTAGAAGCATCTGAACTAGGAGACACTTCGATACAAGTTCTTATGCTATGCATATTATATACAATAGTTCTGTGCATATTTGCGTAACCACAATCAAAAATATAATGTCCTATGTTTTGTTTTCTTTCCTCACTCCACCACGACACCCAGTAAGAATGATGTGTTGCATCACGTACATTTTTTATTATTATTGTACCAACTATAGGTGTGTTATGCGCAAAAATAGTAAATTTATATCGTTTACCTATAGTCAAGTTTAACATATTATTTTCGTACTTACAACTACTTTTTTGAGCCATTACTATAACCTTCCTTAGCCCAACCTCCACCTTTTAAATGAAAATTAGATAGGGATGGTACTTTTTTAGCTTGTTCACCGCACGTACAGATAATTGTTTTAGTATCCATTCGTTGCATTGATTCGTACTGTTTCCCACACTTACATTCATAATTATAAATAGGCATTATCTAGTTATTCCACATTTTTGATAAACGTATTGTTCAAATGCTGGTACATCTGCTTGCCTGCTTTTGAGACTTATACGTTGTATTTTATCTTGATTATGTTCTGCTTCTATCGCTTCTAATAGCTCAGCTGGGTCATCCGAAAAATCTAATAAGTCAGATAATGACCGTTCTTCTGCTAGCATATCGCCAAAAGTCATAGCAGTTCCAAGATCCCTACTATCAAAGGATCTGTTGTTACTATACTCATCTTCTGTATTATAGCTAGTTTCATTGAAGTAATCACCACCATTAGCCATCAAATCACAAAGGTCTCTTTCCATATAACTCCAAGTATTAAATTAATCTTTAATGATAAAAAATTACCCACCCTATCCCATTCAACCTAGTTGCTTAAACTGTCTGACTCAAACTAGGAGTTTACTTTGTCGTAGCGTAATCGCGATGATTGTGCATGACTTATGTAAAAGTCCATCTTGTTATCTTGTCGTTTAGTCTTAAAAAGCTCAGTAATACTATTGCCAGTAGTCTTACTGAAATAATAAATACACAATACTCATATAATCACAATTTGTCAATCTCTATTATGACATGGTAGTAACATACTTTAGTAGCCAGAGTTTGTTAGGCTCTAGCTACTTGTATCACATATTTAAAATAACTTATTTTTTATCATTTTCCAATTCTTGAATCCATTGTACAACTGCTTCACTAAAGCCATCTACATGATTCCACGCCCCGTAACCAACACCGTTTTTAGCAGAAGCTACATTTATCATATAGCTAACACATTTTGGGTCAGGTACTTTGTCATTTGATTGCTCATCTGAAATAACAATAAGACGATTTGGTGAAAGATTACGGCCTTTAAAAGCACTTTCACTTCTATCGTTTGAAAATAAAGCTTTAATAGCTTTTCCAAGATATGTAGAGCTATGGTTTTGACTACCAACTATAGCATCACGCAGAGCAAAACCTCTTCTTGGTGCTACTTCTACCAGTTTTGTGCTGAATGTAAAAATATCTACTTTTTCACATGTCTCACGAAGTAACATTGCAAGACCACACGCAGCATCAATCCTACGTAAATCAGATTTATCCGAAAGTGCCCAATCCATACTACCGGAAACGTCAATTAATAGCACAGTATGACCTTCCATTTTTTGATAACCCTTCAGACTTCTAAACATACCTTCTTCAAGCACACCCTCAAGACTTGGTGCGTATCTAGCTGCAGCAATGTATCTATAAGGTAGTACTTTACTCAAGTCAGTTTTTTGAAAAGCATCTGCGATTTTATCCTTTTCAATACCAGCTGTCTGCATATTACGTAAGTTACGTAGTAGTGCCAGAGCGCCCAACTTTCCTTCAGACAGAAGACGTGTCCAATGAGCGGTCTTATCACCACCAGAACTTAACGCTACTTCCCATGTGTCAGGTGTAGCCAGTACCAATTCATCATACTGTGAACAATCGGTTGTTGTTGAATTATCGTCGATACACTTAGTATCTTTATTGTAATGACTTTGACCACAATTTTTACAAAATCCACCTATAAGCTTTTTCCAAAGAACTGCTTGTTGGTTATCTACAGGTTTTGCGTGAGTAAGAAATAGAACATCACGTAATTTTATAGCCGCATCGCGATTATACTTGGCCAACTGGTACTCGTTAAATTTACAGAATACATCAGCAAGACCTTTTTTCAATGCATTTGCAAGGGGTTTATTTTTTGTACCACCACCAAAATACATTGTTAGAAGTTCACCCATTTCATCAGGACGATTAACAACATGATTAATAACTTCTCTGACATATTTTCTATGTTCAGTGAATTTTAACATTGTATTAATGATCAACAATGGTACATGTCTGAGATTCATCCTTGTTCTTGCAAGTATAGCGAGGTCGGCTACAACCATTGGGTCTACTTGAGGTACGAGATTTTCAATACGTTGTGCGATAGTTGAACCACTCTCATAAAATTCTTTTTCCCATAACAAGCAAGACATTATAGAACGTCTTAGCATTGCTTCTGGAGAAATGTGTTTTGCTACTGCGCCATTAAAAGTTTTAATTTGCGGAACTGTTCTATTTAACTTTGACATTGTGTTTTCTCCTTTAACACAAAATTAGAGGGAACAAACTAGTACAGTTGTTTTTTCATTTACAGTGAAGTAACTGTGCTATTCACCACCCTAGATATACTACGTGTTTTAATTAAAGAGGTATTAAAACCTGAAGGAACTAGCTAGTAAGGTTTTTTTTGGTTAGATTAAGAGTCTATAGAAGTAACCATACTATTCACCATTCAAGTTTTAAATTTATTTTAGCGGGTACCTGAGTTGAACAGGTTGTTTCCAGGATATGAGCCTAGCGAGATGACCGTTTCTCTAACCCGCATTATGTTTCTATCTTGTCACATACATCAACTGTACCACAATTTTTACGTACAGTTACTACATGTTTACGGCTTGTAACTACGAAATTTTGGTTACAATCGTATACTTGAATAGGCCAATCAAAATGTTTAAGGCCCCACTCTTTTACAGCTTTTACAGTTAAATCATCATCGTATCTCATATAAATTCCTTAATTTAAAATAATAAAGTATACCACGAACTCATCTCGCTGTATTTTCCGCCGCTCTCAATTAGATTCATTGGCTTTCGAAACCAACCGCACCCTAATATTTGGTATACTTAAACACAATTATTGATCCGATGGGACTCGAACCCATGACCCGCTATGCCATATTGAAGTATCTGTTTTTTACACCGTCCACAACGAAGGAGGAGAAAGGAGGAATAAACAAAAACAGGCTTTTTTAAACAGCTGCTCTACCAACTGAGCTACAGATCAAAGTCTTAACTACGGTCGCTATTTCTGGAGTCGAACCAGTCTTCTCTATTATGATTAGAAGTAACCATATTATACACCGTCATCGTGAGATGAGGAACTATCTAATAAGGAGATTTTAGCGTGCTTGCCGTTACACTAAATAGCAGTACATATTTTATTCTGGGATACTTGGGTTCGAACCAAGGACCTAGCGGTTAACAGCCGCTCGCTCTACCAACTGAGCTATATCCCAATACAACTTTCGACGTAGATTAACTATGGTTGTTCTTTTTAGATACAACGAAAGTCCTCTTATGTTTATTGAGGCATTTTCTTATTACCTATCAAAGTTTCCCTACGTGTGTTTTTCGTCTACTCGTTGCTTAAAACATATTCAAATAAGAATTTATTTACAGTAGTCCCAATCAGTATGTATTAAGTATTTGTCCGGTAATGACTTTCTACATAGTTGGAGTTTACGGACCCCGCAACTGTTCATTTACTTATGTATGCCTACATTAGTAACTGCTACTGTAAATAAAAATTAATCGATCCAACTTTGTGTAGCACTAGCGGTAGCTCCCTCATTGTTGAGAATAACTTGGTGCCACTTTGTGTACTTAACCGTCTTATGGTCAATGTGTCTCACACACCCCCGAACAAATACCTCTTTAGTCCTTATTGGGTAAATAGGCCGTACCTTAGTCAAATCTTTATTTTCTTTCGCCCACTTGGAAGACTGGGCTTCAACTTGTAATCGTTCATTAGCTGGTAATATAAGTAGTTCATCGGCAGTATGTGGATTACCTCTTGGTCTACCTGCGTATCTACCTATGTTTGCTTTATTAAGTATAAATATACGTTTCTTTTCAAGCAATAGATCGATAACTGCTTCTTGCTTTTTTGTAGCTTCTACGAAGAACCACTCACCTTGTCTGCTGGGAGTCATCCTTCTTTTTCCTTCATGAAACATGACGGTATTACCAAGCTGCTTTCTGGCTTCATTAATATTTATGACACCATTTTTAAGCTGTGCTACAAATAACTGTCTCTCATCAACACCCATAAGGAAGTGTCTATTACCACCCGGTGTCTTGTTAGTAATTATAAAATGTTTTTCTGTTTCTTTGAAAGGAGTTCTTTCCTTTCGAAGTTGAGATCTTCTAGTATCAATTCTGCTTCTAGTCCAACCTTTTCTTTCTTCAACAACAAACTCACGTGGAGTCTCACGTACAAGAAGAAGAATTTGATTTAATTTAGGATCTATGTCAAGTACTTGTATAAAATTAGTTTCATGACCGAGGTACATCTCAAACCACTCACGACGTCTTGTACCAGTTACCTTTCTTTTTATATCCATTTGAAAGATATCTCTATTTGCTCGACGACCACCCATAGGATTTTTAAGCAATTTAAGCTGTAAACCCACACTATAAAACTGCTTTAGTAAACTGTTATGCATATAATCACCCTAAGTTAACTTTCTGTGCTTTTTATTTCAGTAATTATTTGTTTTTCTGACATTTCTAGCTTATAAAAATCATGCAGCATGATTACTATTGTGGCTAAATTAAAGGCATTCTCCGCACTATAAGCACTGTATTCAGCTAACAATCTATACTTTGTATCAGTGTTGTACTTATATACATGCCATACAAATAATTTACTGTAACCTTGTTTAACATGTTCTTTTTCATGGATAACTAACTTTAAATGGTCATCCTTGAATTGAGAATATATAATTATTATAGGACCTATTTGCTTTGCTTCAGCGTTTAGTAATTGGTCTGTTTTTGAAAGTACATAATTAGGATCTTTTATAATAATTACTGGTAATACATTATATACAGTACTATAATAAAAGTCAAGTTTTTTATATGTAGCTATTGAAGAATAAGCACCTAATAAACATACTAAGCTAATAGTATAAGTACAAATAGCTATAAACATCTTACGTAAAGTTTGTTGTAATATCCTAGATAACAACATGTAAACACCTTATTTATTATACTATTTCGGGACGGAGTGATTCGAACACTCGACCTTCTGGCCCCAAACCAGACGCGCCACCAAACTGCGCTACGCCCCGTATTACTACTATCTTAATTCAAAAATTTTGTCATAAAACTTTTCTGTATATGGGCTATCTTCATAGTCTTCCTTAACAGTATGCATAAAATCTCCTACAGGTATTTTCTTTGCTACTAATTCATTAAAACATTCCCAACATATATAACCGTATTTATCTGAATAACGATCACACATTATGTTTTCGCAACCAGTTCTATCACAGTTTAAAACACCCATGCTTCTCACCTTTTTATTTTGAGCCGGTAACAGGAATCGAACCCGTGACATCCTCCTTACAAGGGAGGCGCTCTTCCAACTGAACTACACCGGCAACTTTTTTCTTAAATTTATAATCTCTAAAGCAGCTTCCTCTAATAGGTCTGCAATACGATCTGGCTTACCTTCAATAACACTCTTACGTGTAGGTATCTGTCTTCTAATTTCTGCACGTTTAGTTAATTTGTAAACTATATCATCTGTATTCTCCACCACCTCATACCCCCTTATTATTTAGAAACTGCACCAGTTGATACGTTAATATCTCTATACCATTACTAGTATATTGATAGGGACTGATAACTCCTATTCTCATTTATTTTCAGATACTAGTTTAATATAATAAAACCCGTTGAGCATAACATCTCATAGTCGCTACTAAGTAGCTTCGGGACGGGTAGCTCCGTATTTCTTTATTTCACGCACAAACTTCAACATATAGAGGTAAAAATAAAAACAAATTTTAATTTGGGAATGAAGAGATTCGAACTCTTACGGCATTACTGCCGGGGGATTTTAAGCATGTTGTTCTTTTATTTCTAAAAGACACCGACTATCTCTTTACCATCAGCATTACCTGCTATGGTAGTGGGCGTTCTAGCTGGTTATTAAGAGCACTCAAGCTCTCCAGTAGTCTGTACACCTTCTGAAAATGTATTTCCAGCTTGGCTCGCGATTGCCTTATCTTTCGACTTAGACTCTCCCGAATTAACCCACAGTTTACTCATGTATTTCTACTTGAGGGGGACTGAGCTACTAGCTCTCCCATGTGTATACCGTTCCACCACACTCCCTAATAAAAATAGTACTATAAGAGAACTAGCAAACAGAGTGTTTTTTCGCCAATTGAAGTAACTCTATTTATACACTACTTATAGTACTAAACTTTAAAACAATCAACATCTTTCTACTACATCTCTCTAATAAACTAATTATAATATATCTAAATAAAATATGCAATATAAAGTTTACATGATGTCCCCCATTTGGTGTAAGTTATTAAGGTTAGTTAATTAATCAACAGCAAAAAGCACCACAACAAATAATTTTTAGCCAATCTCACATATTTACAACAAAACTTTAACTTGTTTAATATAATCATCTGGTCTATAACTTAACCAATCAAAACAGCGTAAGTCACACCCAACAGCACTAAAAGCATTTTTAAGCGCTTCTGCCAGGATATTTACATCATACTCAGTATAAACAAGTTTTTTATCTTTTATGTTTTACTAACCTTTTTTCTTCGTATGGTTGACAGACCAACTAAACCAGCTCCAAGTAATAAAAAGGTAGCTGGTTCAGGTACTGGTGCAGCAGAAACATTAGCATTCATTTGAAGATCGAAAAACGTAGCTACACCATGATCTTCAGCAAGTACCTGTATAATATTGGTTCCTTGTGATCTAAATACATCAGAAAAACTGGATATGTCCAAAGTGTATTCCCAATATTTGGTGTATCCTTCTGCATTTTCTTTAGCGACCTGAGTACCGTTGATGAAAACAAGAAACCCATTATCAGAAGCTACGTTCAATGTTATTGGCCCTGATATAATACCGTCTACATTAAAATTATATTGTAAAGCCATATCTTGGTTCGCTTGCCAATAAGTATTAAAGGCCAATCCGCCAGCATATTCATTACCGAAGGCAGCAGAACCAGTATACCACTGACTATTACCTTGCCAATCAAAAGAATTGTAATTAACGGATGACCAGTTAGGCCACAAATCGTTATTTAGAATTGTGTATTCCCACTGAGACCCTGTCTCTACTATCGGTATAGCCCGCACTTCTTTTGCAATTGATAATACACTAATCACAACTAGCAAACATACAAAATGTACAAAAGTTTTTACTAACATTATCTCACCCAAAATATAATTTTAGGGGCTAATTCATTAAATATATCCCCAGGTATATACTGTAATTTATACTCATTAAGTACTACTATAACAATATTTTTCATCTTTCTACTATGTCCTGTAACTACAACTAAACTTTCTTCTATTGTCCAGTTATTCTCTATAAAGTTAATTACTAATTGCTTTACATCTTCGTGTTTTACTCCATGTAGATCTAATATCTTATTATTCATAATAGGTAGTTTATACGTGATAGATTACAGAGTGTTCAGCAGTGTCAATGTGTATTCCAGGCACATTGTATCAACCTATACACTATAAACTACCTAGTATAAATATAAAATAAAAATCAGTAGGAACCCAGTTCACGCGTCCAGGGAACCTACTGATGTCCGTCTTCGATGTCCAAAGACTTGCGCTTGTGTTTTAAGTTTCTGCGCCATTCATTAAGATGTCCATTCATAAACCTTAAGACACCATCGTTTGTAATAAACTAAGATTTATATAGTTACTCTACCCAAAATTACATAATTAATCGAGTAACTATCTTAATTATGTTGCAACAAGATTGTGGTGTGACCGAAGCACACTTTGGTGACTAGCCAGTCCCATACTTATCCAAGCAGTTAAGAAAGTCACTTCATGGGATGCACTTCTCGGAGTTTTCAGTGCTGCACAATCTTTACTACCCCCTCCACATAGTGTATTTATTATACTTAAAATTTAATAAATTTATCCAGAAAATCCAAAGTACCAATAGCACTAATTTTTTCTTCTGCTTCTCGTTCTTTTTCTATTTCAAGCTGTGCAATTTGAGTATCTAGATTAGCGATATTTGTTTCACTATCTGCTACCAAAGTTTGCAACTATGTACGTGTTTCACTGAACTTTGAAACAATTTGTGCATATGTCTTTTTAGCCGGTGGCGATGATGATGAAAATACTCCTGATACCATGTCTCTTAGTGTGCCTTTTTTTTCCATTCCTTTACTCCTTTAGTTGTGTTTAGTAATACAATTTTATTTCTTTCTAAATTTACTTATGGAAGCAAAACCTAAAAGACCTACCCCTAATAGCAATATTGTAGATGGCTCCGGTACTGGTGCACTTCCTATTGGTGGTGTATAGTTATGTGGATAATCATACCCACCACCACCACGAAAATATGTAATCACTGATTCAGTTAGTGGAAAACATACCCACTTACTTATAGTAAATAAATCTTCATTTGGTATTGTAATAAATTCAGACCAGGTTACAGTTTTGTCTACTTCTAGTTCCTCTACCCATTTTTTAATCCATTTTTCATTTGTAGGATCATCACATCTAGCAAAGGTTTCACCACTTTTATTACCAACTCTACCGTTTATTAGTGTATAATCAGTAACTGTTCCGGCAGTGACACCATTTTTGATTTTATCGTATTCAATATAGTTAATACATTGTCTTAATATATCATTAGGACCAATTATTGGTGTAGAAGTTCTATTAATATATAACATTTCTTTCACGATGTCTGTATGTTTAATTTCTTTTACAGTATCCCAACGTTTTGTGTAAGTTGTTTTTTCTTCATGACAATCATACCGGCAACCATCATAATTCATTACAGTAGCCATTGCTGGTGTACAAAATAAGAATATTAATAAAAATACAGGAATAAGCATTTTCATAATGGTCACCTAATATGTTTTATTTTACAATTTTATTTTTGGATAATGCTAATGTTTGTATAGCCATAGCATACACTTTACTATTACCTTGATTTGCTTTTTCTAATTCTTTTATAAAACCAGTAAGAGTATCAGTAGTCATCCGATTGATTTTATTATGTTTTGTTTTCTTTACATTATTTCTACGCATATACACCTCGTGTTATTTTTGTTTTAAATCTTTAACAAGTGCTAACCCAATATCAACTAATTCTCTTAGATTAAGCTCAAAATCTTCTGCTAAATTTGCACTTCTATATTCTTCGTAACCGAATTCAAACCTCTCACTCTCACTTAATAGCCTAGCTAGATTATAGAACTTATCAAAAGTATCCTTCCGCATGTCCATAATACCTAACCATTTATACAAGTCATCTTTATATCTTTGCTGACATTTTTCTTTATCTTCAGTAAATTCCTGTACTAATTTATCATAAGAAGCCGATATCTTCTCAATAGAGAAACCAGCATCTAATAATGTAGATATCACATTTGTTTCTAATATAACAACTTCTTTTGATATGTCAAGAGAATCTCTTCTCTGCGTCGCGAATGTACGTAGTTGAGAAATACAAGCTCCTCCTAAGTAACATTTGCCTTGTTTGTAAACGAAGAACCTTTTATGATCGACACTTTTTGGATGACTCATTTTACTTACATGTATACTAGGATTAAATATCATAATCCTCCTATTTTATATGTTTAGATTCTCTTAGATGTTGTAGAAGATATAACCTAACTAAAGAATATTTTTTAAAGTTCATATAAATACGTAATCTTTTTGCAACAAGCGGATGCATTATTAAATATTCGCCTGTTTTACGTATTTCTTTTTTTGGTAATTTACTTGGTACTATTTTTTCTCTTACTTTAGGTTGCCATGGCCAAGAAAATAATCTTTCGAACAAGGTTCTTTTGACAGTGACTAATGGTCCATCAACTACCAATCTTGAATCCTCAATTACTTTATATCCTAGAATACTTTTATAAGTTTTACTCATAAAGCACCTAAAGTTTAATTTTTAATATTATATTACTAATTGTACGTGGGCGGAGTATGTCTCTTCTTTAATCTACGGCAGTAGCACCACTTACCAGCAATGGCTCGACGTACAAAATTTTATTTGGGCGCGCAAGGAATCGAACCTTGGACGTCTCCCTCATGAGGGGAGTGCTCTAACCTAGCTGAGCTACACGCCCTTTATTCGAATTAACTAGCTATACTTAAGTATAACATAACCAATTCGAATAAGGAAAAAATACTATGACAATATGTCCAAACTGTCTGAAAGAAACTACCAACCCTAAATTTTGTAATAGCTCTTGTGCAGCGTCTTACAATAATCCTAACCTAAAAAAATTTTATATTATAACGTTTAACTAAAAACCTACAAAATATATAAGTACCAAGTAGCCATGTACCTATACCACCAAAACACGCATAAAAATAAGGATAATAATTATTAGTCTTTTTACATTCAAAAAATAAATTTACAACTATAATATTTACAATAATTAATACAACAAATACTATGCTTGATGTTTGCATTTAGCTCCTTTAAATATCACTACTACACTAAGTTACGAGGCTTTAAGGCATATATACTGTCGAGTATTCTACACGGCTAGCGTAGTCACAATCTTATCTCTAGATAAGCGTTTATTCCCTTAATATTTCTTCAGCGTGTGCCTTTAGTGTAATAGTAATCTCAATTTTATGCCTGGCAGGACTCGGACCTGCGACATTCTGCTTAGAAGGCAGATGCTCTATCCAGCTGAGCTACAGGTACATATAATTCAGTTCAATAAAATAGTAGTAATATCTTTATCATGTACATTATATGATATTAATCTAAATGTACCAATAATTCTACCTTTTTCTCTTAACATACTTGTTTTGTTATAGTATTCACAAAGATGCCAGATCAAATCAACCATTGCTGTGTCAGGTTCAAACCTACTTAAGGGCATTCCTGTGTATATGGTAGTATTTACCCATTCCTTTAATTCTTTCAACCATTTATATATTTGTACAAGAAATTCTTCTTCATCACATTGAATGTAAAGAATACCTGATTTGAAATTATCTTTATCTTTTAGCTGTATGTACATTTATATAGTGTCTGACGTTTTAGGTACCCTATTCCACCCTATAACATCATCCCTCCAAAACCCATTGGACATCAGGTTTATAAATTTCATCTTTCTACCAGACCATGTTAATGCATTACTGTAGCGAGAAAGTATAAAACCGCCACCTTTTATGTAAGCAATTACTAACTCATCTTTTTTTGGAACCTCTTCTGGAAATTTATGCATATGTTACTCTGTAATATTACCAATAATTTTTGAATGTAGTTTTTTAATAATACGCTCAAAAAATAGTGAGTAGGCGAAACGCACACAATTAACTAATAGATCACCAAATAAAGCACTTATAGAAACTATTGGCCAATATATGATCCACAAAGGAGCCCTATCTTTATAGTAAGTTAAAGCAGCTTTCTCTCTGTCACAACGATTGGCATGTTCTTTATAATAAGTCTCCCAACTAGAAAAACCTCTTGGGTTAGACTTGAATGCTTCTTTGTATTTCTTGATGTTTGTTTTACATAAAGCCATAGTATATGCAGCATATAGAAAGTAAAACACTACACCTATAAATAGGTAAACCATTAATTTACGTAATATATCTAATGGATTATTTTTTATGTAAGAAAATACTGCTAGGTCTCCAAATAAATGCGCAACTATTAGAAATAATACTAATGTAACAGTAGCTATTGCAAACTCCTCATTGTGTGTAAAAAATAGCAAAGTGCATAATTCAATTCCTACAAGTAACCAAAACCATATTCCACCAACTATGAAGAAATTATACCACATATGTACTCCTATTGACTAATTTATTATATATATATATATTACCAACCGTCAGTAACAACCGCATTTCCGCATTCAGAACATTCCCCATCAATTATATATACTTTACTATCACGTATATGTTTATACCAAGGTTCATGTTCTACTACAACAGTGTTATCTGTTATATGATCACAATTCTTTTTTTGTATAATCATTGATGTATATATTGCAGAACATTCACTACAAAAAGTATAATGCTCTTTAAACCTTACAGTATCGGATGAATTACAAAAAACACATACATCTTTTCCACTTAACGTGTAGTTAATGTGTGTCACAGCTAATTTAGCAGCTATTTTATACTGCCATACATTAGATAGTATACAATTTTCTGGTAGGAATCCTTCGGGCCACGAACCTTTTTCTGTAAGATGTTTGTAAGCTTTTAGATGTTCTACATTGTATACATCAAAAAAATCCAATAAATCCATAATTACTCCAATTTATTAACTGTTTTTCTATTTGCTGTGATCTTATTTATACGTGTTGTAATTTTATTTATATAGTTGTTTAATACTTCATATGATGTATTACACTGCATTGGTTTTTCTAAAATATCAGGGTATCTTGCTTCAGAGTACGGGTACCCGCAATTAATACACTCTATTCTACAATCTGTTTTATTACACATTATATGTGACACCTCTAAAAATATATAATTAAGTGTGCTTTTACGCCAAAGAATCCATGGTTGAGTCTAACTTCGCAGTGTAGGTATGGGCACGAGTTGTCAACCACTCTCAGCCTAGTCACTGGTGAACTACTCCTTTGCGTCTTATACGGTCACGTCTGAGAGTTCATCCTCAGTTCTACAACTATCCGTATAGAAGAATAGTATTGTAATGGATTCCCCATTAACGTCTCTATTCCAAGAATCACGATCCACTCTTTAAAGGCTATACGCTCCCTCACATCCGAATTTAATGGTACTAAGTTTCGTTTAGTCGGCCCTGAGACACTATAAACGTTTTAGCGTTAAATAGTTGGACTTGTACCGATGGCTGCTCCTAAGCCTACCTCCTTAATTATACAGACTTTGTGTGTGTCCGATGGGAATCGAACCCATTTGCACTTGGGTCACAGCCAAGCAGCGCACCGGTTGCTTTCAGACACCATAATTACTTCCTACGGGGATGGTAGGACTCGAACCTACGACTCCTTGGCTCAAAACCAAGTACTCTACCAATTGAGTTACATCCCTCCAATTAATTGTACAGATAGCTGCCTTGTGAGCACCTAAAGGGAAATCTTTTAAAAACCATATTCTACTACAAGGATTTTTATTTGTGTTATAAGTACTAATACCTATAATCCTAATCCCTAAGCCCTCAACCCTAATCTTGCTGGTTGTCCAGCCCCTGAATCAGTATAAAAGATTTTTCATAGATCTTTATCACTACCCATACAATCAAACTAGTAAGGTAGCTCTAATTGAATATTCATAATGTCAATAAAATCATTAATATCAGATTGAAGTTCAATCAAAGCATCCAAATCTTTGTCACGCTTGTGAGGGTCATATTGAATTAACACTTTAACATCTTTATTATTACCACCGTAACCATGTTTCTCTTTCCTACGAAGAGTCTTCAAAGTTCCAATACGGACAGGTATATTAACAGTAGCTTCAATAAGCAGTTCATCAAGTGTAGTTTCTTTACCTTTAAATGAAACTTTAGTTGTAGCGTTTAGATGATGAATAGCATGACGAATTTTACCAATCTCTGCCTGCATATCATTTGCTGATTGGATCATTGCATTGATATCTGTGTATAGAGGTTGTTCATCATCGGTGTAAGAACACCAACGTGATATACGTCCTTGTGTTGTTTCGATTTTACGTAGAAGATGTTTGATTCTTTTCAAACCTTGAATTACTGACGCCATTATTAACTCCTTTATATAATGTATTACTGTATGCGATGGGAGAGATTCGAACTCTCACGTTCTTCAACGCCAGGTTCTAGGCCTGGTGCGGCTGCCTTTACGCCACCATCGCAGATGGTAATACTATATAGGTTAGTTTATTACTGAAGGCAAGAAAACTAAAATACATGGTACTACCAAAAAAATTGAATTATTGTTTCACTGGTACAAGACGCCACCCTGCCAGCCACCATGGGAGAGGTATACGTGCGAATTTTGGGTAAGGTTTAGCATTATTGAGGTACGATTTGTAATTTTCCCAATCTGCAGGAATAGTAGAGTTCACAGTAGTTATGATAATGTCAATAATATCCTCATATTTCATATCAGTGAACAAAGGATTATCTTCTGAAATCTCGTCTGTATCTTTAATAAGTTCTTCGAAAGCACCGGCATTAATACGCACATTTACTCTAGCACGACTCTCTTTCTTTTCGAAAATATCTTCAGGACTACAAAAGGCAGCAGCCATACGGAGTACAGTACCTGTTTTGTCGACTTTATAGCCTACACAGACAACTCCGTTGTGTGCATTGGTATCTTTCATACGGCCAAAATAAACATATTTAATGTCATCATTAAAGCTTCGCAGGTCTTCTTCGTGAATTACTGGTTTATTTGCTTGTGGTTTCATAATGTTGTTCCTCTTCGTTGATTAATTGTAAATAAGTGGATGAAGCGCGGCACATTAGCCCCTTGCCGCTAGGTAGTCCATGTAAAGTAAAGTCTATGAATAGAAACGATTCGAACGTTTCTCTATTATCTATGGGTGCTTTCTTTCTGTAGAGAAGAAAACAACAAAGAAGACAGTAGTTTTCATACACATATGTGTACGAGGGTGTTTTTATTCCTGTAAGAGGTAAAAAGACCTTAAAAACCCACCTAGTCACATCCACTAGGGTTTTATAGATAATAATACTACGCCTGTTCTATACGATATTCATTTTCTTTTTAGCAACACCGTTCGTCATTAGCTTAGCTAATTCTACTTGGCCTATTGCATATTACTTAATGGATGATAAAAGGCTGGTGCTGTTCTCTACAAGATGTAGTACAACACACTCACCACTCCACACAAAACATATGTAACCAAACAAAACATTAAATCTCACTACTTACTAAATGTTTGATTACAAGTACTTCGTTATTTTTACCTGCGTTATAAGCAAGTTCTATAATATTTTCTATACTGTATACATCATTAAAATCACGTGATATATTAGCATCTTCCGGCTCCCCATCAGAAAAACTTAATGATATTTTGGTACCATTACTTTCTCCTACTATCTCCAAGGCTCTACGATAATCGCGTTCTTCTACTTCTTCTTCAGAACGATTAGTCACTGTTAACTTCATTTCACACCACCCCCAGCTTCAGCCACGAGCATAGTTTATTGGAATTGTTTTTCTACCCAAACCACTACCGGCATAACCTTCTTCTTCTAAGTATAGACGTCCCTGAGAAGTTATTGATCTACCTTTACCAGATCTTACAAGAAGGCCATTTTTAATTAGATGTGACTCAATATCACTCTGAATTGTTTCCTTTGATTCGCCAGTCATCATAACCAAATTTTCCAGTGAGAGCGGTTTGTCATAATCATAGAGTGCTTTTAATACTTTTAATTCTAACTTATTAAAACCTCTGCTATCTATTTCTAAACTTTCAAATGTATCACTACTTAATTTACTGGTAACCAAAGCACTTCCAACAGCTAACATCATGTCTCTACATCTTTCTAGATATTTTACCATAATTCTAGGAACACCACGACCACGCGAGGCAACATCTATAACCGCCTTTTTAGTTATTGGTATTCCCAATCTTTTAGCATGGTAATTTACAATCTCAACTGAATCGTATATATCATAAGTTTCAAAAAAGAAGTTGAGTTTAAATCTATCTAAAAAAGGTTTTGACATACTACCTGCAAGTGTAGTTGCACCTATAAGTGTGAAGTAAGGTACCCAATATACTTTTCCTATTTTACCTGTATCCAGTGTAAAATTCTCCATTAACATGCCTAGTTTTTCTTGCCCATACATGGGTATCCTATGGCACTCATCTACAAATACGATAGTAGGTTGAATTTGTGATTCTCTATTTCCCAACTCATCATAACCAATAAAATTTAATGAATCAAGAAGGTTTAATATGGACCTTTGATCTTTTAGTGTTTCTGGAATTAACGAAATAAAGTCAGTACCCATCTGCTTTGCTACTTCTTTTGAAGTTGATGTTTTACCACACCCAGGATGTCCTGACATTAACATATGTGGTGGTGCCATATTTCTTTTATGAGCAGACTCTAATGCTACGTGAATCTGCTCTTTTATTTTCGTATTACCAATTATCATTACATCATTCTTCCATGCATTCCATGCGCTCCAGCGTAGCCATATTCATCATTCCAATCACTGTTACCGTAAGCTTCTTTCATTATATCCTCAGCAGCCTTGTCTACATCAATATCAGTGTCTTCTTCACTCAATGGTTCTGCTTTCAATTTATAATTATTTAAACAAGCAGCAGCTGCCTTTTTCTTCATAGCTGCCAGTAATTTACTAGTTGGTAATTCAGATTTTCTATAAATAATAATAATCTTTTTAGCAGGCAAATACGTGGCTGTACTAATAGGTTTTGTAGTTAAAAAACCTATTTTAGGTGGTGGTATAATTGTATTATTCGCATAGGTGCTAGGTCTAACCATAGGTAACACTATTGTTGCATCTTTTGTATATTTAACAGGCACATCTTTGTATGCTGCAATATTAACAAAACCAGATGCGTTTACCTTATTTTCTTTTTTAAGCTGTTCACTTAGCTCCAACAACATTTCAATAGCAAGTTTTTGCGATCCGTCTGAGGCATTAAACACACTATCCATTAGACCCTCTACATTTACAACAAGTATACTTGATACTGTTATAAATGCCAATGAAAAAGTTCCAGTGGTGTTCTTACCATCAAGAACAAGTCTCACCATTTTTGTTACTGCATCATAGTTAAGAAATAATCCTTTTTCTTTTGTTCCAGGTTTATTCAGAGATACTTCAATATATTTTATAGGTTTAAGCATGTGCTTCCTTTTTAACTGTTAATAAATAATATTCTTTTTTAATATCGTAAGAGTCAACAAAAAATCCAGCTTTGCTAGCTAAGTTTATACTAGGCAAATTATCATGCCTTATATGCATTTGTACATATTTTGTAGTAACATATTTCAAAGTATCATTAAGCAACTCTAAACCTATTCCTAAACGTCTATACTCATAGTTGACACATAAATGCCGTAAGGTTGTTAGTTGCTCATCTTTCATATGAATACCTATGCAACCTACGACAAGTGCTTTACCAGACGTATATTTTTGTTTTATGACGTATACAACTTCACTGGCTAATATTGTATGCTTAGTATGAACAGTATTTAATTTGTTATAGCTATTTAAAAGCCCAGCAATTTGTTCAGCTAAATATTGTTCGTCTATAATAAATTTAAATTTATCCATACTAAGCACCTTTATTACATATTAGCTTTTTTCAACAATTTTTCCAACAACTCGGCGTCATCATCGTCTGCTACTTCTGCTAACTGAGCTAAAAAAGCAGCTCTTTCTTTTAGACGTTGTTTAGCATTAATACCCCCAAGCTTAGCTGCAGCGATGCCAACATTGGCTTTTGCAAATGCGGGTGCAGGTGCTGCTTGTTCAACCGGTGCTGCCTTTTTGACAACTTTAGGCGGTGCTACCAGTGTTTTGAGTGCAGAAGACCATGCCTCAAACGAAGTACCGTCGAGACCTGGTCCAGTATTACATTCAATAACAAATGCCTTACCTGTACTATCTACGCAACAATCAACTGCCGCATAATCCAAACCAAGAGCTTTTACTGCTTTTACTGCTTCTGCTACAAGGCCTTTGTCCAAATTTTCATTAGCTACTTTACTAAATTTCCAGCCGCGAGTATTAGATCTAATCACCATATCTGGGCCTGTAGCAAGCTTACGTGCAAGTTTACCAAGTACAAAGTCAACTGTAACCTTATCAAGATTTACATTGCCTTTTACGGCTTTATCTTGAATATGTTCATTATAATGTTCTACAAAAGCCTCAGCATGATTATCTCTTTGTACTTTACGTACTCCGTAGATAACTTTACCATCGACTACATGAAGTCGATATTCATCTTTGATATCAATGAATGTTTGAATGTACTGTGCACCATCTTTTACTGCTTGTGCTACCATACCTGCTGTTAAGCACAACCAAAATCCAGCGCCTCCTTGATGAAATTTAGTACGAGCTACGAGGGGGAATGCAAAATCTTTATTACCGGCCAATTTGAAATTTTCTGTAAATGTAGCAACATTAACACCACCTTTTGCTAATACTGCCAGAGCATTTACTTTGTTTCTATTCGTCCTAATTTTGTTTGGGTGATTATATACTTTATTATTGTTAATCACGATATCAGCATCAGTTTTTGTACCCCAGCAGATTACATTAGTTTTATTAGCTGGTGGCTTAGCTGTACCACCAGAAGCATTCAACTCCGCTTGAAGTTTTTTACCAGTTACGTCAGTTGCCGGTGAGTACCATATATATGTATCTTGCATTTGTTATTTATCCTTCCATGTATTTTTAATATTTGTATCAAAGCTATCTAATACTTTGTCAGTTGAAGATAAAATATCTCCAAGTGCTTCGATATGTTCAGAAAACTTACCATAAGTAGTTAATTTTCTAATTTTAGTTAACCATTTTTTAATGAAACCTGTGGATACTACTGATCTATCACTAGAATCCATCAAAGCAGCCATTTCTTTTGATGTCAGTGTACAATTTAAAGATTCTGCAAGTGGTATATCCCCCCATTGTTTGAATGTAGCTGTGTATATGCTCTTATGATCGAAATCCTTAGGTAAAATAAATTCTTTATTTAATCCATTTTGAATAGCTTCGTTATAAGCAGCCTCGGCAATAGCCTGCGCCGTACCAAATACCGCTGTAGCTATTTCAGGGTTCATCAAAACTAACCCAGATAAACTTCTGTGTTCTAACCTACCATGACATTCTCTCCATTCACCGAAGAATCCATAACCTTTACCATATGTGTTACCGTAACCATTATGGGTACTCATACGACATTTTGCACGCCTATTATGACCTTTTTGGCCATCTAAACGTATTGCAGGTATTGTTAATAACTCATCCATTATTTTATTAGTCACAGCAAATAAACGGTATCTTTGTTCTGTTGGTAATTTTGCAATCTTAGTGGGGTTATCAATATGTATATGTGTTCCTACAGGATAGTCTCTTTCTTTTTCTTCATGATAACAAGAGCTTACTAAATCATAATAAGCTATTCTTTCTTGTAAATCGTCATCATGTAATATATCTTGTAGATTTTTAACAAGGCCTTCTGCAGTAAAAGCTGGGTCAGGTCTCATTTCAGCCATTGCACCATCAGACCCAAACTTTGATTGTTTGCTAAATCCTGGTACTCCAGCAGCATTTACCACCTTACCTTGCAACATTAGTAGTAATTCTGGGTCTGTACCTATTAGTAACTTATCTATAACTTCTTTTACTACCTTCTTTTGTTCTACTTTTGGGGCTTTAATTTTACTTAGATCAAGGAAATCACCTAATCCACCCAATTCTTTATATGTCCTAGAAGATACAAAAGCCACTCTTGAAGAATCTTCAAATTGTATCTCGTCGTTTAAAACTAACTCACGTATTTTTATTAAATCTTTAGAAAATGCTTTATATACGTTGAGTTTTTTATTACTAAGTGTACCAGTAAGTGTAACACTATTGTCATCTAGTGCTACACTTGTCCTTGTACTTTTAGCCATCCTCAACAAGACATCTTCATCCCTGTCTGGTTTTTTATTACCATCCATAGATTCGGACGGTATAATGATTAGTGGTTTAAGCATATAAACTTATATTACATCCTCCAAGGCAGTTAGGGCTTTACAAGATAGCTTATTACCTTTTGAAAATACTCGTCTGACGTTTTCTAAAGTCAGTTCAGTAACGTCTCGCTTTTTAAGTTCAGCAAGAATTTTAGAAGCATAATCTTCTGTTCTTCCATCGGCTAACTGGTCGATTACTGTTCCAAATATACCTACTACGTGCTTGGCTATTCTAACGGCAGCCGTCGAATCAGATGATTTTTCATCCGGTTTATTTACTTCTTTTTGTTTATACCACATAGCACCATCTACAAAAGCTTCTTTATATATAACATCCTTGGCTTTGTTTACAAGTGCAAATGCTGGGATACTGTCTAAAGTATCAACAGATTTTATCTCAAGGGCATCAGCAACTTCATTACTGTTACTAAATCTTGTACTAAAATTTTCATGTTCTGTAGCTGCTTTCATAGCTTCTGCCAAAGTTTCATCAACTGTTTTTACTTCTTTCATAATGATAGGCACCGGTGTTTTATTAACATCTAATTTCATATCTTTAACTTCTACAAAATCAGATAGTTCTTCTTGTTTTAAATCTTGCACTTTCCCACCGTTAATGCTAACTACTTTAGGTCCTTGTGCTTTAGATTCATCTATTTTTTCTTGGTTAACATATGCATTAAGGCGTTTACAAAATACTTTACCTTTGAAGTTTTCTTTATTAACTTCTTCTGTTTTTGGTGTATCTGCTGGCTTTGTTGCGCTTGTTGTGTCGTTTTTTTTACCAGCATTACTACCAGCTCTTCCGTAATATGTAGTATTACCATATGTTTTGGCTGGAGTTTTCCACAGTTTAGGTGTTTTAAAAATATCTTTCGACGTGAGTAGATCTGCAATAGTTGTGTCTTCCGTTATGTCAATTGCAAGATCTACAAAACCAACATGATCCAACGGCAATGTAAACACCTCAACTTCAGTTGTGTCGATTGGTTCAAAATCGTTATTAAACAAATAAGCAAATTTATTATACTGGTAAAGAGCTTTTAGAAAGAAAGATTTATCTGAGCAAATTAGCATAATACCTAAATCGCGTATTAGAGCCATCTCAAAAGGTCTTTCTTTTCTCATCACACATACTTGGAAAGGATTATTGGCATTATAAGCTAATACACTATAAGCACCTTCTAATCTTCTGGCTGCTTCTTCAATACCTTCCATTGTAAAGGGTTCTGTACAATCACCAGTATAATGATTTAACAAGCGCATGATGGCCTCAGTATCAACAACTCCATCACGTTTGCAACCTAAGTTACTAAATATTTTATTGTGATTTTCAAGCGTACCATTATGTACACCAACGATCTCATTTACTTTAATTGGATGATTGTTAACATTATCAAAAGCACCACCAACTGAACTTTTTCTACAATGCCCCATAAATAATTTTAATTCAGTCTCGTTAACATTACGATAGTCTGTGCAATTACTCAAAAAATTATTATATGTCGTTTCATCATCACCCAAATTACCAATAAATTCAGTTGCTGTGATTGGACCTTTTTGGATATAAGACATTCCATCTTCGAATAATGCAGATACGCCTGTAGCATCTTTACCACGTTCTTCAGTTAACTGGAGTAGCTCAGTGAACAAGAACTTCATAACACCAGTCCTCAAATCATCTTTTGCTTCACCTAAAGCTAAAACACCTATAATACCACACATATTTAGAATTCCTCTCGTTGTTGTTAGCAAACATATGTTTACTTATTTAACTAATAAATTTTGCAAATTTCATTGAATCGTGATAGCTAAGGGATGTAGAAGAGTCAGTAGAAATAGTTGAATAGTTGAAAGATGTACTAATTTCCCACCAACGCGCATAGTTTTATACACAGAACTATCTAACGCTTCTTTTTAGTTACTGTTTGTATTTTTCTTAGCTCTTGCATAACGTCCTCTCTAGCAATAGACTCATATTTTTCATAATCACTTGAGTCTAGATCTACCAACGTTTTTTTTGCAGTAGGTCTTCCTTGATATTTAGGCTGTGTTTTACCATACATTTTGGAGTACACGTCCATTTTGGATTTTTTTGCCATTTCTCTAAGACTTACACTTTTTTGTGCACCACCATCACTCTCAAGCGAAGCAGCTATTTCCAAATCATTTTCTACTTTTTCTGTTACTGGTCCTTCACCCCACCAATCATCTACTTTTGTTTCTATATCTACAAAGTCTATATTAGATACATCAATAGGAATCGGTGTAGACACTGGCATCGGCATTGGGATTTTCTTTGAATTTGTATAGTCTCTTTTTTCTTTTACAAATTCTTCATAAGATTTTCCAACAGCATTTTTGCCTAATTTTTGTTTATTTGTCTTAAAACGTAATGGTTTTTCTTGTTCCATTAAAGGTTCCATAGGTACAACGTCAAACTGCGCTGCTTTTACTTCAAATGGATTATCAAATGGTTTTCCAGTAAGTGGATTGCCTGCAGGTTTTATAGCAATTTTTACCTCTGCAGCGTATTTTTCTAAATCATCATATACTAAATCATAATCCATTTGTGGCATATTGTCATAAACTGGTTTTGGCACACCATCATTGTCGTTATTAGCGTATTTTAATACTATTTTGGGTACAGTAGGTCCTACTGGTCTTCGTGCACTTTTAAGTGGTTCACCTTTTTTAACAATATCTTTTTTTACACATATATCACCTATAAATTCTTCATCTATTTGACGAGCTTTAAAGCTATTAACATTTTCTGAAAGGCTACCGTAGTTGATACTTGAAAAACGTATAATCTCTACACAATCTCTGTAGTATACGTCATCATAGTTATTTGTATAAATCATATATTGTGCATAACTTAACATTGGCACTTTATATCTTGATGTATTATATTTATTCAACACCTCTACAGCTAAACCAAAACCTGTCAGTTGCTTATTCTTTAAATTAGCAACTATTGTAGACAAATCATAAATAGATAACATAAATATATAGTTATTATCCATTTTAGAATTTTCTTCATAATATTCATAAGTTTTGGAAAAAACTTTGTAGGTATTATGTAATTTTGACAGACTATTAACTATGTTTTGGAAACGTGTACCAGTCATTATAAAAGTACATCTTTTGCTACCCTCGGCCATAGACAACAAGAAGTCCATGTTTAATTTCTTTGTGTCAGTAAAATCTAACATAAAAGAAATTTCTTTGTTTGATATAACTTTATGTCTAGCGATATCACCTTGTACTATATTAGACATTCTTTCTTGACCAAGCTCCCAAGGCCTCCTTAAATAAGGCAGACCAAACTGGGTCATCGTATAACATGTGCCAGCACCAGGTAATTCTGTGTATATAATGGGCTGTAGCTTTGATATATTTATACCATTACAAGCTATTCCATTTATTTTACCATAACCAAGTAAAAACTTTTCATTTAATTGCATAATTTACATTTCCAGGATAAGAGTTAACTACCTTGTATTTATTACTATCCATACAGAGCAGAAAAGCTTGGTGTGAGAATATATCAACATCTTCTTTTTTTCCAAGTAATAACTGAGTTGTTACTTTATCAATACTTGTTATAATAGAAGAAAAAATAAGCACACCGTATGTAGCAAACATACAAATACGTAAAGGGTCTGCTGTATGTTTTGCTAATAACAGGGTAGATGGGTAGGCTGCATGTATTCCAGCGTATAGCCGTACATCCTTAGCTGCAGTTTTTATACGTGATGTAATATCAGCTGCATATTCATACCTATCCAACACTTCAGCAACAACATCACCACCAAATTGTACATCTGTAAATTCGCACTCCTTTTGAACACACACAGCTTCTCCATAAACAGCTAAGGCCCTTTCTTCCGATGTATTATATTCTTCAGCATTTTTAGTATTTTTAAAACTACCTATCAATGAGAAGATTTTCTGATCTTTTGTAACATTTTCAAAGAAATTAAAGAACTCTTTTGATACTGTGAAATTATTTACCGACATATCTGTACGTATAATGTGAATTGCACTATCTGTAGCTACCGCCAAGTTGATTTCTTCAATAGGACCAAACTGGCTCTTGATTAAAAGAGCTGTAAGAGTAATAATACTTTCCTTACTCATTCTATTATTTTTTAATAAAGTAAAACCAAAAATATCACTCATATATCCTCTTTTTAACTAAGCAGCCATAAGATATAGCTGCTTAGTTTAAATTATACTTTTAATAAGGTACCGAGGTTATCAGACCATATACACAGACCATTTCGTTTATGAATAGCTATTGTATTTAGTACTTGCTCAGATGTAGCTATACCTTCTTTAACTAACATACCACTAACTTGATCTAACCAAGCTAATTCATTCACACACCCAGACACTGTCCTAAAATCAATTATTTCGTCAAGTTTTTGATCTAGAATAGTTTCACTAGCTCTGAATACAGCAAAATATTCTTCAATGGTTTCCCAAGAGTCCCCATCACATCTAAAGAAAGCTACAGGTTTTTGTGCCAGTTTCTCAAGTACTTCAAAAGAAGGGCCAGTTCTCATTAACAAATGCTTCAATTGGTTGAGAAGATCAAGAGACTCCATACGTAAAATATCTTTTTGTTCCTCTCTCAAATTAGAGGTATCTGAAAATCTGTTTTCTGACCAACCTTGAGGGCAGTTATTCATCATGTTGTTCTTAACATCAAGCGTCTGTTCAAACCATTCTTTTGAACCTAGCTCTAATAAACCGTATTTTGATATCTCTACTGCTTTCATCATCATTGCTTGGTACAGGCAGCACATTGCTGTTACAACGCTTGTAGACATCATACCATCTAATGCACGTAATTCTACATGCAACCTGGTTATATCGTTATTTTTGTCAAATTTTGAATACATGTAGTTAGTCCAAGCATATTTACCTCTTGGTTTATATGAAATTTCCTCTAATCTACGTATAATATCTTGCATTGACATGGATACTGGTGAAGTATTTAGTAACGATACTCTGTACTTTTCCCATCTAGTTAAACGGTCAGGTTTATCTAAACCCATTGACATCCAAGTAATAGCGTTTTGGTACCTTCTACATAACTGGTGGAAATTGGCTAACACTATTTGTGGTAACGGCTTTTCCAGGTCATTTACATCACTATATTTTGAATTATTTTCACGTGCCTCGAAATAACCTCCAAGAACATGTATGTGTGTGGAACATCTTTCGTTTACGTAAGCACCTTTTTCTATAGACATAGAAATAATATTACTTATCATATTATAAAATTCCCAATAATCTACACGCCTGCCTACCGTGATAATTTCAACACCCTTACCTTCCTGACCTTCTCCTAACAAAGAACCGTCACATATTACACTATGTACACCTGACCGGCTTAAGTTACCATAACTTTTAGATGGATCTAAAGAACTCCGTAAAAAATTTCTTATAGAGTCAGGGTCATAACTTGGATCGTACATATATTTACAATTCAAACAATTTACTTTGAAATCTTTACACGATATGCAGGCACTTCTAAAACCACTACAAAACTGTTTATGACAATTGGCTTGAAAATCTTTACCAAATTCGTTTTTACATTCATGTTCGTTAAGACATACTTTCCAGCAATCATGCGCGTCATCCATTTTAATACACGGACAACTCTCACTTGCACCTCTACAGAAGCCCTTAGCATCCTGTAAGTTAAACTCAAACTCAACTCCTACTTTTAATACTTTATTTAAACTCCCTAACCAATATTTAACTTCTTCGTTTGTTAGAGAAGGCTTTCCGGGTAAATTACTAAAGAAAATCCATTTATCGTTATACATCTATTTTACTCCAATTCAGCCAAATATCATCAGCTATTTTTAAATGTAGTAAGTTATAAAACTTTTCCAATGCCTCACTGTAATAATCATAATTAACCATGCAACTTAGATCTTGGTTTATGTTATTTATTTCCTCCCAAGCTTTACTGACATCTGGTGCACATATTAATTGAAACATACTCTGTGTGTCTATTAAATTTGGATATATTTCCTTCGCCAAGATACTCTCATCGGCTATTTCACCAACAAAATCATTTGTAAATATACGCAATCTTTCAATTACATCGTGTGCTACTAATGATGCTACGCTTATTAAACCCCTTGCTATATCTGGGTGTTTAAGTAATGCACCACCAGGTACTCTATACTCTAAAGTTCTATTATCAACTCTAAAATCACCAACTTTACCATAAGCTACTAGTGGATTACATCTTCTTGTAAAATCAACTCCTTCTGCTAATACTGCAAGAGTACCCACGTAGTAATCCAATGATTTTAATATTACTCTAAGTATTTTTATATAATTAGGCATACCAGGATCGAGTAGTTTCTTAGGTATGCCAAGATGTACATGGAATCCCGCAAATAAGTTCCACCCACTAGACCTAGCTATCATTCTTACATGATGTAGATTATTTTTTACTAGTACATTTTTTAAATTAATTATTAACTGGTATAAATTCTTTATTACTTTATCTGGATCTACATCTGGGTTAGGTCTAAGTTCTGCTAGCATACCATCATACCCAACAGGAGCTGTTTTTTTAACCAAAAATCCGGGGTTATATAATTTATTTGTTTTGGAGTCAACTAAAAATAATTCTGGGTCACATCCCATAGTTATATGTTGCTCAACTGATAGATTATGTGTTGGAATACCTAATTTTTTTAACACATTTTCAGAAACATATGCTTTACATACACTAGACATAACTTCTTGACTAAACATTTTATTAACTTGCAAGGGTAGTCCCCTAACAAGAATAATATTACCTAAATTTACTTGTAATTCTTTTCTTAATATTGCAGGCATTCTTATTAAACTATCTTCAATACCTGCAATATTTGACATAACTACTGACTTTTCTATCTGCATAAATTATTACCTCATGATTATATACTTATAAATAAAAACCAACCACAAGAAAAATATGTAATCATTATAAAATAGTACAGCCAAGTTTCTTGTATACATTATACCGACAACCTTTATCCCCAAAATTTCGATATTGATGCTTTGTTAAACCATGATTATCAACGTAATCAAATATAAAAGCGTCTGTTTTTCCTTCACTTATTCTTTGTACTCTACCAACTAACTGTTCACATCTAGTTGGATTACGAATAGGAAGTGTTATGAACAACCTATTTAGTGGTGCGAAATCGAAGCCTTCACCTAGTAGATGAGATGTACAAATTAATACAGTTACACTACCATCTTTCAAACCTACAAGTGTTTTATCACGTAGTTTATCAGAATGTTTACCTACCATTATTCCAGTATTTGGCCATAACTTTTTAATTTTATTATATAGTGTTTCTGCATGTGGTACTCTTTCAGTTACCACAATACATATATTACCACCACGTGCTTGTTCCACAACGTCTTTTGTTATAATATTATTACGTACAGTACTCTTAACTAAAATTTGCAAGAGTTTTTGATAAGATACTTCGTCCGGTATTCCATCAATATTTAAATGTCTTGTATACACCACAGGTGTCAATATTCTATCTGCTACTGCTGTTCTTGGTATTGTATGTCTTATTGGTCCAAGATTTTGGTACAGAACAGTCTCTAGCCCATCCCGTCTTGATGGAGTAGCAGTCAATCCAAATAAGTAATACGGATTAAGCTGAGTTATCACCTCAGTAAATGTGGAACTGGGTTGGTGGTGACAATTAGAACTTAATACACCATTTGCAGAAAATAAATGTTCTTTTGTGGTGAAATCATATACTACCCTAAAAATATTATTATGTGTTTTTTCTAATATAGGTACACATCTATAAGTTACGCCTCTAAATAACACTGTACGTATAAAAGTTTTTGTTTTTTTAAGTAATTCAAATAGTGCTTTTTGTTTTCTCTCTATAGAAAAACCAATTTTAGTATAAAAAAGTAGAGCGTCATAACCATTTATAGCTATTCTTGAATACCCATTTCGCTTTATAGGTATGATTCTACCCATAATACCGAACTTTTTTAAAAGGAACTGAATATCTTCAATGTACTTAAAATTAGACATAGTAACTGAGATTTGATTTGTGACAGACCCTTCTGTGTCAAATACCACTTGAAGGTAATCACTTATTTCTTCTAATGATGTTTCTTTTATAATTTTAGGAACTGTTATAAGTTTAGATTTATTACCTTTAGGTACGTATGAATTTACAAAGGTTACTGCTTTTTTAGAATATTCCCTTATAATTAAGTCACCCCTTTTACAATTACTATACCTTAAGTCGCCGTCATTAAATATACTAGTACTCATGATCATCTCGTTAATAAACCAAGCTTTGTCTTTCACTATACCTACCTGTAGACAAGTCAAGTTTTTTGTTATATGACCATCACAGGCAATTAATGCTAATAATCTAGCCTTTACTTTACCAATCGTATGTTTTGTAGTATGTGGTGAGGAAGGTAAATATAATAAATAATCTTCTTCATTTATACTACTCATTGGTTTAAATTCTACATCAATTTCTTTAAAAGACTTAAATTTATTTTCTGGGCCAATGGTTTCTTTTTCTTTAGTAATTACTGGTAGTAGGTGAGTAAGTGTACCTTCTAACTTACCGTGCCCTGTTCTTAATTCAATAGTTTTTCTTGTACATCTATTAAATTTATGACTTACTTCACCATATAACGTTACATCACCATTATTAACATCTTCTACTAGCTTCTCATCCCCATTTATTAAAGTTATCTTTGTACCTGATATTAGACATTCATCAGTTATTATAGTACCAAAATTTTGCGATATATCAGATAACTTATCTTTGTCCGTACGTAAAGTTTGTACTAGTGCAGCTGTTACTGGTTTTTCTGCATCCCATTTACCATCATATATCAAACCTATATCATCGTCAGGTATGTCAACAAATTCTTTTATTCTATCAACAAATTGAAATAATAATTGTTTTGTATGAGTTACCCATAAACTCTTTTGACCGCACATTAATATTGTAGCTATACCTATAATTGTTTTACCACTACCAGCAGGTGCTACTAATAACCCATCTGAAAAATTAGATAGTGTTTGTAGAGCTGTCATTTGATAATCACGCAAATGAACACTGTGGTTATATGTAGTTTCAAATGGTACAATAGACCTGGTATCAGTAATTTCAATTTCAATATCAAGGTCCGCTGCAATTGTACAAAGTCTATTAAAGTATCCTCGTGGTAATTGATAAAGACCATTAGAGAATGACAAGTTTTTTAATACTTGTGGAATACCTCTTGTAGACCTAAATGCCTTTACAGCTTCTTTATACAGTGGATTGTCATATGTAAGATCCTCCAGTACTACCTGTAATAATGCTTCATTAGTTATATCTACAATTAACACATTACATATTTCTACTTTCATTTGATAGACTCAGCTAAAGAGATACCTTCAAATGTTTGCCAAAACTTAAAACCATCTGTGCCATTACCACATAAGTATTCAGTGGACGTTTCAAATGTTTCAAACTCTTTATCTCCTATAGTATACTTACCTTCTTCGGTTACGACAAGTATATACGGGTATATTGAACCCTTAGTATACCCAAGATAACATGTGTTAAAAGGTATTCCTTCTTCAGTAGTGTTGCGTTTTGTTAAAACTACTTTTTTAGGTAAGCCGGACCTTTTAAACATATAAAGCATTTGTGCAATAGAGCACATCTTAGCTTCTAATTCCAACAACCGACCCTCTTGTGATGTAGCTTTGTCAATGTTGATATCTTTTGGTGTATTTATTTTTTGTAAACTTACATCTGGTTGCATAGTTTCTCCATCTGAAACATGAGTAGTAGCTAAAGTAACTACTACTCATGTACATTATTACATTAACTAGGGAAATTACCTTTCTTACTACCCTGCTGTTGTCCACCATTAGCATCAGGATCAAACATGGTTTTGGAACCAAGTTTAATCATGCTAAGGAATACACCACAGCCACCTTCCCATGCTTCTACGTAACCTTCTACATACAGTTGACGTTCATCCTGTACAAAGCTGTTTACAGTGTCTACTTTTCTTTGATCATTTGTCAAAATTGGTACCATAACTTCTGCCTCTTGCCACTTATTGTCTGCTCCAAGTTTTGGTACAATAGTTTTAAGATTGAAAGTTACCCACTCACCATTTACAACAGGATCGCCGGTTACTCTACCCAAGAGATTTACTCTGTTGAAACTCAAACCTACAGATTTTGCCATAATTTGTTTCCTTATTTTGTTATTAGACTGTTTAAAGCCTTAAGTACCTCTGAACAGTATATTATAGACTCTGGATTTTTCAATGTTTTTAGAGCCTCATGATCTACTGTGGTAAGAGATGTGTTCAAATTCATAATCTTGGTAAAAATCTTACTTGGTATATCTACTTGTGCGTAGTCCATTAGATTCTTAACAATTTTACAACCTGATAAACTGGCCCTACTTGTGAAATACAACACATTTTGTGCTTTCACTATCTTATTAATTACATTGCTACCTCCTTTTGCTGTAATCAATTTGTGATAAGCAGCTACATCTTTAATTCCAATTTGTGCTGCTTTTTCAGTAATATTCTTACAGATAATTTCGGAAGTTTTTGGATCAAACCCCTCACTAATTAAAGTATTTAGGTCAGCCGCACACACAGCGTCTGTAACCACTTTATGCAGTGATTTTACACCATGTTTTTGCTTGAATACACTATTTGCTACTGTATCCATAAACACTTCAACTTCACACTCTAATTCTCTGTCGTCAGATATAGAAGAGTTCTCCATAACTCTTAAAAGATTATAAGCCAATGCTACAACTGGCCCCGTGTTACTCTTTACACCTGTAAGTTTACTAACAATCTCTGCGTGACTATCTTTGTTTAAAACTTCAAAAGGAGCTATTTGATAATCTAGCAGTGACATTTCCATAAGCCTTGGTGAACCCATCTTGTTATTGAAGAAATTAATATGTTTAATACAGCATTCATTAGGTGTATAAAACTCTTTCCTAAGAGCAGCCTTAGCTTCTTTGGAATAAAATGCTGCTATGTACAAAACATCACCATCAAAATCCAACCCTTGAGAACCCAAACTATTACCACTAACTCTAATGGTAAATTTACACATTGGATCTTCAGTGATTTTTATTTGTTGTGGACGAAGAGACATGAAACCCAAACAAGGGAATCTCTCTGCTAATACTACGTCACCATCAACCACATTTAAACTGGCTGCCATACTACTATGAATTTCTACAGTGTTTGGTGGTAATTCATTACTAAGTGTGGCAACAGCTTTAGCTGAATGAGGGTATCTAACAGCCATAGTATGCACACTCAATTCACCACGTTTTGTACTAAGCTTATTAGCTACGATACTAAAATAGGTACCTATAGCTTTGTATAGCATTGTGGTATTTATTGACGCTACATCATCAATAAGATAATTATGGGACATAACAACTACAGTATTTAAAGCATTACCAAGGTCATTCAAACCTACTCTACCTATATCATGTTTCCAACATTTACGAAGATTCTCATAAGGCACATAGATTGAGTCAATAAGAATTACTTTAAATACTTTAGTCTCTCCTATCATTTCGCCAACTGTGCAAGGAAAACCACTTGCAAGTACGTTGTACTCATGATCTATAACTACCTGATACTTTACAGGAAGCTTCATCATGAAACCATCTTTAGCAAGTTCTGGGTCCACTATTGACTGAACCAGTTCTTCTGGTTGTATCATTATTCCATCTTCTTGTCGCAGTGGTTTGATATCCTTGACATGATGTATACTACACTCAATGTTCTTCTTGCCTACTTTACATTTCAATATGTTTAGAAGTTCTTTAACATCCTGGTAACCTTGAGCATAGTGTAGAATTTCACTTTCTAAAGGATTGTTTGCACCAAAACGAGTAGTTAACGCCCTGAACTCTATTGTTGAAAACTTTAAACCAGCTTCACGTAATCCTCTACCATTAACTGCTTTTGTTGTACCAGGCCTCCATACTGTATCATCAGCATCATGTGTTACTCCCCAGAAAACATTACCGGCGACACATCTAAAATTCCCTGCATAGGTGTTACATATCCAAGTACCGTCTGCATTATGCCCAATAGAAGTTAAAGCCGAAGATAAAGCTTCTTCTGTAATTACTACATCATCGGGTATTACAACTGGTTGGTTATTGTTTAGATTATTAATTAATGCTTCCAGTATCTGAGTATAATTCTTTCTTTTCAGTACTGCTTTAGCAGATACAATTACGTCAATTTTCTGCTGCTTGCCTGTTTCTGGATTTATAGCGTAACCTAAATCACGCATCCTGATAACACCTTTATTTGCAGCTAGGTTAGTAAGTTTTGTACCGTCTTTAAGATTTCTACGATAGGTTATTGTAACCACGTTGGATGGGAAAAGAACACCACCGATATTGTCATCTTTTTCTTCAATAGATGTTACAACTGCATGATCACATTGAATATCAAACGCTTTTATTTCGCCAGTTTTGTTAACAAACAATTGGTCATCTGTCGAAATTTCATCACCTTCAGCTACAAGTACATCACCAAAACAGATATAACGTTTTGTATATTCGATAAATTTGTCAACATGGCTTATATCTACCATTAACTGATCTTCCCATACGTCTGGGATATCAACGAATATAGTAAACATATTCCAACCTTTTCTTGTGAGACCTTGGTTAGCTAAATTAAATGTAGTTGTTGAATGTACAGTAGGTACTTCGTCACCACGCATACCAAGTGTTGAGTACAGATTTCTTTGTGGATTATGATAATTACTTCCAAAAGGTGATAATTTCCTAAGGTCGTAATCCAACATGTAATTCTTTCCCGCAAGGCATCCATCGGATAATCCCAAAGATGTCCATCCTTTATCAAAGTATTCTTTATTTTTTTCCACTTGATAAGTATGTTGTTCTTCAGGATTTGTTAATACGTTAAACTCTGGATCAAAGATTGTTATTCTATGATTCATGATGAACGAGTTTAGATTTGTCTCATGAATCGGTAAATTATTTACTACATGATTTACTCTCTTTTGAATGCTACGAAGTGTTATAGCCACTTTGTTGTTCTCAAAAGCATAACGCAATTGCTGCATAGCTGAAGAGTTACTTTTAATCATATACTCAGGTAGCATATGTGCAGGATACCCAAATAGCACTTCGTAGATCACATCTTCATAATCCATAAGTCTATTCTGTACTTTCCAAAAGTATTTACCAACAGCACGTTCAATACCATTTATTCTTATTAACTTTACTCCGTTTTCTACGAAAGATTTTGGGATTGATAATACGTGCTGCATATCATCACGTTTCATTACAAAATTCAACTCTGTATCATTATTGTCTACATCTAATGAGGCACCAAATGTTTGAGCATTTGCTCTTGTAAGAATTCTAGAATTAAATTGACTTACAAAACCAGTAATAATTGCATCAAGGTTTGAGTAGAACATTGTATCTCCTTAAAGATGTTTGGTTACAACCTTATTTCCTTCTGTTCTAAGAAAGCCATTAATTTCTGCATAAAACATAAAGAGTGCTACTGGTGCATATTTACCCCATTTTATAATATTATATTTAAACTCATAAGGTTTAAATAGTGATTGCATAAGATCTTGCTCTACTGTTGTGTGATTTTTATATTTGTCTCTGTGTGCAATTTCCTCTAAGGATATTAATTTTGATATCAACGATAAAAGCTCCTTGATTATGTCAATATTCATACCGTACATGTACATAAGCAATGTATTTAATTTATTATGATATTTTGTTGCAGTACAAATGCGTAGAAAATTGCTTGCATCCTTAGTTAATGAACTGTGTAACCTTTCCGTGTTTGGAAAATCTTTTGTATTATATGTAACAGCTACTCTTGTTAACTTATCATGCATACTACCATTTAATAAAAAACTATGCAGCTTACTACGTAAATCCTCACCAATAAAATAGTTAGAAGGACTTACTAAAAGTACAGACTTTTTATTAAACACTTCACTAGTTTTTATACTTTTTACTAGGTAAGATATTGTATTATTAGTAGCTTTTTCACTACCATCGAACATTGGTACAGCTAACATGACTTTTTTAAGTTCACATCTTTGGTATTTTTGGAAGCCATAACGTGTAAATAATATTTTGGCTTCGTACATAAGTACTTTTTCGTTAATTATATGTCTATTAGTATGAAGTAACTCTACTATAAACCCAATACTACCCACACGAGGTCCAGCTTTTCTTTTTACATTAGAGCCAATAACCACTATTTTTGTACCTATGTAAAGCATCTTTGTTCTCCTGCACATCACTCAATATTTTGTCGTAGTTTTTGTTACTTATAATAGATTCTAATTTCTTTATAAGTACCTTTTTTTCATAATCTCTGGCTACGCTAAAAGTTCTTTTTAGAAACTGCATTGGGTCTATTTTTTTAGGTAAATACTTCTTTATAAAACTTTCTAAAAGCATTATATTGTTAACCAATACTATACGTTTATCATCAGTATTTACATTACCTATCATTACTTTACTGTGTACTTTTGCCGACTCGTTATAATCCGTGAAGAATTTTTTTATTACTGGATTATTGTTCATTAAAACCGTGCCATTGAAATAGTTACAACTAATTCTATTTAAACTTATTATTCGTGCGTATAGCATATTTATAAAATCAGGACTTTCAATTTTCAAATATGACTGCATTGCACTATCCACAAGTAGAAAACCATTGCATTTACTATATAAACCTGATGGTACCAGTTCATTACACAATATCAAGGGTGTTCTGATTTTAGCTATTGACGGTCTATGTAATAACTTACCAGTGTTACTTGTTATTAATATTGTACAAAGTACATCAACATCATTTTGTATACTCTCAATATACACAAGATATCCTGATGTATAGTGAGAGTATTTAGTTGATTCAATATAATCAGTAACAATACATTTATTTATTGGTATAAGTGATGTTGACAACATGTCGAATTATTTTACCTCCGTTTCTAGACAAAACATATTATTTGATTCATCTACGTATGTGATCTCGCCTGAACCGTATGACAAAGAACTGTCTATTTGTTTAATAACTCCAGACAGTATTAAATGTCTATTACTATTATTATCCTTCGCCAAAAAAGCTAATCTCAGCTTTACGGCCGCATCACCTATAATGTCATAAAATCCTAACGGTGGCATTGTACTTAATTTTCTTGCCAGTGTTTGTGGACTTGTTAATACTGCAGCAAATTGTCTATCATCAATGTAACCTATTACTCTTCCTGAGAATAAGTGGTATATACCAGTGAAATAGTATAATGTGAAGTTATCATTGTTCTGAAGAGATTCGTTCATATATTTCTTTACTCCCTTCTAATATTTCTTCATCTAATTCTGTTTTGTCAAAAGAATAATGTAGTTCTACTTCATAGCCATAGAAGATGAAAATATCATCAATATTCTTTTTACTAATACCAATAATGTCGTCAATCATTTCATCACTGAATATATCATTTGCTTGTACTGATGAACTAACTAATGCCAAAACAATCTCCTGCGCATACTCCAGGCTTACACATGGTATTAAAATACAGCTATTAGACTTATTTTGTCTAACTATTACAGTTATGTCAATATTGGAACTTATATCTTCGGGTACGCTTATTGCTTTTGTAAGTGTACCATGTAGTAGAGACATTTCAGTTATGCTTCCAGCAACACAACTATTAAAAAAAGAATGTACTTCTTCTGATTTATTGTAAAAGGTTATAGCAGTCATACTGCGTTTTTCTTCTGCTACTAGAAATATTTGTTTTCCTATGTTGTTTTTAAATGTCGGCATTGTCGTCTCATATATGGGGTAGCCAACTTACTGTTAACTACCCCAATTTTAAAATTACATAGTAGCTGTAGCTACTTTATTTATATATCGTGCAGCAAACTCTTCTGTTGTCATATGCAAAAAATTGTACACAGCCTCTCTATACCATAAAAAACCATCACTCTTACTATCCATGTATTCTGGGTGGTATTGTACTGCGAATATATTCTCTTCCGGGTAATAGATACTCTCTACTTCTTTATTTGAATATTTAACTAGTTCATCTTTATCACCGTAATATGCAGAAGATCTTCTTTCTTTAGACCAGGCCATTACATAACCATGCTTAGCTGGCATACACATTTGGTGGTGTGTTGATGTTACAAAAATTTCACAACCATCTACAGTCTCAACGGAGTGACTTGTGCCGTGATTTGTAATATGATGCATCATTTCACCACCAGCCATTACATTCAAAAATTGACTACCACGGCAAATACCAGTCATTTTTATACCATTTTCAGAGGCGATATTATATAAGTCTTGTTCAGCAATATCCCTTTTAACATTGTAACCACACATGTGTTTTGGTGATGTGTGTCCATAAAATGCTGGGCATACATCTTCGCCACCTGTAAACACTAACAAATCGAAGGAATTAGGTTCTTTAACAAAATCCTCTTCTTTATACGAAACTTCACCCAAGTCTTGAAAAGGCTTTGAATATCCGCCGTAACCACCAACAATCAAAATTTTCATAATTCACCAATAACTGAAAGATCAGGTTTAACTACTTCATCTTTTTTTGTTTCCAACTCAATACCGTCTACCGACCTAACTGGTATTAAGACCTTTAATGTAGTATTAGTAGATTCTACTACATATACAGGCTCATGTATAAACTTATTATATACTTGAGAAGATTCAAAATATTTAATTTCTTTTACTACTTCCTCTGGACGTTCCTCATTTAAAGGTTTACCAACTGCTACGTCAAAGGATACAGTAGTTAATCCAACAATTTTCATATCTTCCAAACTCCTTCTTTTATTTGCCTATTAGCTTCTATATCACGTGCGAATTCATACATTATACAAGTTTCTTCACCATCTGAGGTGTTTACTTGTACAGTACGTTTATTGTAGAGATTATAAGATTTTCCAGGACCGTTATAGCCTTCAATCCTATCCATTGCTTTTTCAACTTCTTCAGCATTTGAATAAGTATGCACTTCCCCTATAACGTCAGAATTACCCTCTAGCTTTACAGCTGGAAAACTTCCTAAATCGTAAAGCTTTCCCTTTATTTTACCTTCCTTAGAACTTACTCTAACTGTATCGAAACGAGTAGAAAATCTGCCTCCTACTTTCAAAGTTCCGTACACAAATACTTTAAGTATTGTCATATTGCGGATGCTTTCCTCACTATTATATATTTTATGGGTGCTTGATATACAGCATAAATACTTTCTACGTAAGGTATTACATATTTATTTATTATATCCATATCCTTTACATTGCGTAATTCTGCCGGAGCTTGCGCTATAAAGTTTTTTAAATCCACCCTTGTTACTTTACGAGAATGCTCTAAATCATTACCTAGTAACACATTCACTTGCCAAAATATCTTACCTGTATAATTTGACTCCATCCGCTTTAGCGACTCCTGCAAAATAATGAGTTAACAAGCCAATATCCATCAGTTCTTCTGGATGCCATTGTACACCGCGCATATGTACACCGTTAAGCATCACATCTACACTTTCAACAACTAACCAATCGTTATCTTTTGCAGCAGGAGCACCGAAGTCAGTTACACCAGTACATTTAATATAATTGTGGGCATCAATAATTTTAGTAAGATTTTTAGGGCCATCGGATAGTAAAGCTTGATGATGCATTGAATTCACAAATATAGTACTGAGTTTCTTTTCGCCTTGTACACCATAAAGCAGAAGAGGATTTACAGTAACGCTGTGAGTAGGTGTAGACCTTTTTGCTGTTCTAGCTTGCGCTAATGAATGATTATTAATATGCTGCCAAAAGGACAAACCTGCGCATTGTTTATGAAACATGTGAAGAAATTCTTTTACTATTAACTGATGTCCTCTACAAATACCAAAAATCTTTTTACCTTCTGCTGCAAAAGCGTGAAGAAGTTTTCTTTCAAAATCATCTTTTTCTGGGTCACATCCTTCACTACCGAAATTATCCTCCCCGTAGAATGTAGGCTCTACATCAATACCTCCAGGTAGTAACAGGCCATCACACATCTTTGCAATTTCTTGCAAGTTATTAGCGCCTGTAACAAGAATAGGCTCAAAACCAGCGTTGGCTACATATTGTACATAGGCGGTGTTTAGTGTTAGTCTGTTATCGCCATCGAAGATTGGTAATGCAATTTTCATTTTTTTTCCCTTTGTTGTTTTGTATTTATGATTTATTTTGACTACGGTATAATGCTTACTAATTTTTATTTATAAGATCTTTACAACTACATTTTGGACATTAGCAGTCTCGCCTTCATATCCCCCAACCACACTCAGGGCATCTGTAACTAACCTCGTCATATATTTAATTCCTCTATGACAAGGTACCCTAAATTTAATTAGAGTACCTTTTCTAGTTTATACTGTTAATTGCCACTCTTTTTTAAAATCATATGCGGCTATAGCATCACTACATTCTTTGAAAAAATATATAGAATCTTTAGACATATAGTTAAAGAGAATATTTTCTACAACTTCCCTCGCTTTTTCGACATTGCCGGTGTTTATAATACTTCTAATAACATCCCCTCCGCCAATATCTGTAATAAGTTCTTCGTGCCGTTCTTCCCTAACCAACTTCAACGCATCTGATGTTAAGGAGTCGATCAACATTACTAAATTAGGACTTTTCATCCAAAATGGTGATAGTGTTCTGTATTCAACACCGTAATCTTTTGGACGATGTTCGCCTGCTTTTCCATACAACTCTCGTCGCATTACACTCTCTTTCGATGTGTCTAATACAACACTTATAATACCATGAAGAGCATCACACATACGGACAGTATTAATCTTACCGTAAGGATCGAGTAAGAAGTCATTACCATCGCCGTCTGCTTTGCCAATATGAATATGGGCTCCAGCACTACGAAGATTACTTATTGTAGCATTTGGGCGTTCATTTTCTACTAAATCCCAAGCACAATAACTAGGAGAACACCCAAATAATTGTGCTTGCTCAGTTTGCAGCTGGTCAAAATCGAATATTGCTGCAGGTGATAGATCCAGCACTGTATCTTTTGGCATCATAAGAAATAACTCTTTGAAAGTATTCCTAAGTTTTTCTACCAAATCTGCCCCATTTTCACCGACTGGACTGGCAAATTCTACAGCTACATTATCTGTTTGTAGTCCTGCACCACTATTCATAGGAAAAGGTTCATCTTTTGTGCCAGGAAACATTGCCTCGGCATTAAGAAATTTACCATCTCTAGACCGAATAAAAAATTCAGGGTCTGTACCAATAGTATTACGTTTTAACATACCTTTAACTCCATACATTTTTCTTGTAGTTTTGTGTCAATATGACATTTATTTAGTAAAGATGCCACACCAATAGTACTAAATGTAGCATTAGCGTATACAAGGGTTGCTGCTTTTTCTTTAGATACAAAGTAGTTATCTTGTATTGTAATATTGTTATCAACAAACAGCTCTTTCCTTTTTTCAATTATGTTATTTATTTGTTTATTAAATGAATCTAGTAATACCCAATCTTTACTGGTTTGTAAAGAGCCTGTACGTCTAAATTTACATATTGTTTTAAAGTTCTTTTCATTTATTTCTTTATATTCAATACCTGAATAAGAGAAATAATTAGCAGCTGCTCGGATAATAAGAGCGTACAAACTTAGCATTACTGGACTATTAGACCATTCAAGACTACTAGTCAATAACCAGGCATAATGTTTACGCCTAGTACCTATAACTTTTAAACATATTGTAGTAATAGTTGTTTTCTTTATACCATGCTTTGCTTCTATGAAGTTCAATACTCTTTTTGCAAAGAACATTTCTTTTTTATGTTTCAGTAATCTCTGTGCATCGTCAAAAATACCATCAATCCCAACCAATACACTTAATTTTTCGAATGTAGTATCTTTCACAATTTTACCAAACAGTTTTGTTAGTTGCTCTCTACATTTGGAAAAGTTAATTACGGCAGACATGTGCTCGTTTGTTGAGTTTGCAACACTGAATTGCCAACTGTTTGGTGCATAGTAACTACCAACAGCACCATACTTACCACATACAACTACTGGTAAGTCATTAATTCTATCTATGTCATTCGTTAATGCTTCTTGAAGTCTTGTATAACTATCAAATTGTATTTTGGATTTAATAATAGCTGTACATAGGCCTACTACACCTGAGTCATTGTGAAATGATGAAATAGTTATATCTTTAAAATATAGAGAGTCATAATTATTGTTCTTATCTTTTTCAAATACATAGTGATAGTTGGTTACAATTTTATGTATGTATTTTTGAATTTTTCTAAGGTATTCTACTTCATTTGATGTACTATCCGAAGCAGCCAATAATTCAAATGCAGTTAATAAACTTGCATTATCAAATTTTGTAAAATTAATATCGTATTCTGCTAGGCGTATAATCAGTGTGTAAAGTGAAATTAATACTGGTGAGTACATCCAAAAATTAGAACTACATAGTACATAACCGGAATTATACGTGTACACAGAAGAAGCAACCACACCTGCCATATGCTCGTAATGATGTAGTAACTTTTCTGCTCTTTCCATAACAACACTAAAATCTTTTTCGGGCATCGTACTACGTACTATCATCCTAGTTTTTCTGTTATCAATTGGTGGATTTTTAGTACTATCAAACTCAAAACCATAAATTTTTCCTGGTTTTTTGGTTATCTGTGCCCGTATAGCATCTTGTAAAAAATCCCTACACTTTACAAATTGATGACATTGCATACTACCATCTCTGGGTGCTGACAAAAAAGCAAACGTAATTTTAGATGTCTGATAAATCTCACTCAAATGCTTGTCTGTTTCGAACGGGATAATTTTTATTTTTAATTGTTTCATAATATTAATTTAGTAATTTAAATGCCTTATAGAAATTATTTTTTGTTTTTGTTATCTCAAAATTATTTTTTAATAACGCTTCCAACACTGTATTGTCATTTGTATGTACCAATAATGATTCAAGACGCTTATCTTTTACCATAAGAGAAAAATTTTCTAATAACATTTCACAGAATGTTAAATAAGCCCCCTGTTCGTGTTTTATACGATCTTCAGCTTTTGGTATTAAGAATTTTATAATTAGTGTTTTCATATGAGTAGTAAGAATACCACTTAGTATAACAGATTCTTCTTGTGCTATTCTGTTGTGTTTACCAACAAATACTTTAAATGGTTTTTCTTCTTTCACTTGTGGTATTTTTGTATCTCTTTTTACTATTGGCAATACAGTGTCTCTAAACTCTTTTATATCAAGTGCAGAAAGCAGTTCATACATTTCAGATTCCCTCTTTAAACAGTTCTATTCACCATTATCAAAGTAGTCAAAGTCATCCATGTCTTCATTATCTACATTACCTATAGTGTAAATATCAACATATCTTTTTAATGCCTCTTTACCTTGTGACCGTACACTTCCCTTGCTAACTGGATTTCTGATTTTTTTTTCTTGGTCTCTAGCTTTAGGATATTTTTTGTTAATTTCATATCGTTTGCTAGTATCCTCTTCATAGTCCATTTCATCATGCATTTTTTAGCCCATTTTCCTTAATTTGTTATTACTTAACATAGTACCTAAAACTCTAGGACATTGCTGTTGAATTGTTTTTAACATTTCTGCCGTTAATTCCAAAGTTCTTTTTGATTTATTTAATCTTTTAATGTTTTGATAGTCATCATAAATACAATGACGTTCAAAAAAAGATAAATCTATACTGTTAATACAGTTTAATTTAGTATTGTTAATGACTGTCTCAAAAAAACACGCTGGGTTGTCCACCATCTCTATTATTGAGTGATGAAATGTATAGGTGCGTCCATTAGGATGACTTAAAATAACTCCGTCTATAGCTAGATCACGTACTATCAACTCCTTGCCTATCATTTCATCCATGTCACCATCAGACCAACCGTACTTAGGATTTTCATCATAATCCTTACATATTACTTTGGTTGTACCGACTCTAATTTGTTTCAAATCTTCTTTAAACATTATTTACCCCATATAGCTTCTAGTTCTTTTTCAGCATCTGTGTCAGTTTTAGCATATAGTACACTATCTACATTCAAGCCTATTAATTTTTTAAGTTCTAGTTCTTTTTTAATAGATGACATACTAGATATCTTACTTGTCGCTGAAAAATGTTTACTATTTTTCGCATTATCTGGTCCATTAGCTTGTATAAACCTATACATACCAAGTATAACACGCAGCTGTATCCTATTAAGTGAATTTGCTTTAGTTACTGCTGGATAAGTATTTGTTGGACTAAAAAATGAGTGTCCAAAATTATGGAAACCTAAGTATGACGCTGCTACTATTGCCACAAAATAATTTACTTTGTACTTATCAATAAGTACTAATGCATTTCTTACAAAGTTAGGTTCTTCTACTATCATCCGCACAGTGGCAAGATATGTGTACAATAGGTTAAAATTAATGTTACTTATATCAAAAATTACATTATTTTTCTCTACTATTCTTTTTACATTAGCATATCTTGGAAGAAGCTTATTCTTTTTTGCCAAGATCAACCAACGTAAACTCTCTTGTTTTGTAATAATTTTATGTGGCTCAAATGTATATACAATTCTGTTATGAGTATCACATCCTTTTTGTTTCAAGGTATAACCCAAGTTGGAAAAACATGTATTTTGTACTGTTACGTGCATATTCGCAGTACCCTTCATTGTAAAAGGTGTAAGGTCAACGTATGGGTTTTTAATACTATTCCATGGGTATTTAGTAAGTTCTGTGTATAAACCATAAGTTACGCTATATGGTGGATTTTTTGGCAAAATATATTTAAAATCATTATTGTCTAGCATCTTTGAAATCCAAGTTATTATCATCAATTAATTTATATAAAATTTTACTGTACCAGACAGAACATAGATGTCTGGAATACAGTGCTACGGGACCAAAACCACTGTGATAACTACAACCACACTCACTTTTTTCAGGGTACACTTTTTTTAAGTCAATTACTTCTGTGAATATATTCTTATGTTCACTTAATAAGCGTTCAAGTGTACCAGATTTAAATAGTTTATATAATATGCCAGAGTCTTTAGCATATTTATTTTCAAAGCTATTTACTACATTCTCTTTTGTGAGAACGATTCTAACAACTATAGCGGTTCTAAGTAAAGCAAGCAATGAATGTAGTAGAACTGGTGATTCTACAATATGTTTTTTCATAGTAATAATGAAATATCTTTTATTTGTTTGTTCAGCTCCACCAACCAGTTCAACTTCTTGTATTAAAGTTTTTGGTAATTTACATGCTGTTTCTATATCACTGAATAGTTTTTTTGCAGCGTATAATATTTCCTTACATTCATCTTTTTTTGTATCTAAACTATTATCTTTACAATTAACACATAGTAACATTTGTAATTTTTCTAAATCAATAGGTAGTACTTTTGCTACACCATTTGATAATATTACTGCATTATGTACTGTGTTACATATAATTTCATGAGAATAATCTTTACATGACATCGTGTCATGAAGTGCTATATAACCTTCGTCTGTTTTTTTTACAAACGCCCAATATACCCCTGCACCACCATATACACTACCCACCCTATACCCACCCGTTAGTAATTTGGCTTTCATTGTAATAAACAACCCTTTTAATTTTGATAACTTTAGCAGTACCCATCCCAAACAACCAGTACCACTATCCCCCAAAACACCACAATTCTTATTTTTAATACTTCTTGGTTATTGTACCAGGAGTAATCGGTTTTTCTCCCATTACTTTTGACAACTGTTCGAACGAATATGGGTAAAAATTATTTGTATCTACTCCAACGTCTACTGCCTTACACGGTACTGAGAAGTTCCCATGATGATGACCATAACATAACCAGCTACCAAAATGTGATCTTGGCCAACTATACATAGGAAAATGACAACACACTATATGTTGGCCCTTAATCGTTTTTTCCCAAACCTGTTTACTCTTACCACCTAACCAATAATCATGATTGCCATCAATGAATATATGTTGACCATTCAGTTGTTTAATCATGGTAGCGGCAAAATCTTTACTTGCCAATGTAAAATCACCTACATGTATTACAACATCAGAATTAGTAACTACTTCATTGTTTTTTGATATTATTGTATGATTCATTTCGTCAACGTTACTAAAAGGTCTATTAGTATACTTAATAATATTTGTATGTCCGAAATGTTCATCTGCAGTAAAGAAATAATTTACCATGTTAATCCTTCACTTTATCTTTTTTTATCATACGAGTTATTGGTTCAAGGCAACCTTTTAATATAGTATCTATTTCTTTGTTAAGTAAGTCAAGTTGATATTCAGAAAGATCAAATGCTATTGTTGACTTCTTAATATGCATTGTTTTAATGTCATCTTGAATAACTGTTAAAAAATCTTGTATATGTTTTTTTGTGACATCATCTGTTTTTTCATATACGCCAATAAAAAGGAACATGGTTATAAAATTATGTAACATTCTATTAGTTGATTCCTTAACTTGTTCTGTAAAACCCTGAAATTGTGGATCTGATAGTACTTTTGAATTCTCTTCCATCTATATATCTCCTTTGCTATACTGTGTGAGTAGTAATATTTCCTACCCACACAGTAGTTATTATTTTAACAACTCTTCTGCTTTGTTCTTGAGTTGTTCATATGTGTTAAACTCCTCACCTTCTTCTACTATAAATTCTAGTAGTGCTCTATGAATTCTTCCTACTACAGGCCCTGGCTGAATATTAAATTCGGTAATTAAATCCCCACCAGACATAGCTAAATCTTTTAATGACAATACCGGCTGTTCAACAGAGCGGATACCTGCACCAACTATTAAGTCTTTTATAGGTGCTATCTCGCTTGGAGATCTATACATGTTTGCCGACCTATCAGCTATTTTTAATCTTAAAAAGCTTCTAGGGTCTACATCAGAATCAGCTAAATATACTCTTAGTCTTCTTGTACCCTTTGGTGTCAATCCTCTGCATATTCTCATATGAGCGTCAATCAACCCAAGAATTTCTTTTGTTATATTATTAGGAAATTTTAACTTTTTCAAGTATCCTCTGGCAAAGTTTACACCGTAAGCTTCGTGAGCTTTGAAACTACCATCACCCTCCTTCTCATAAGCTTTTGGCTTACCAATGTCGTGAAGATAACCAGCTAACCGTAGAATAGGAAATTTAGGTGAGATAATATCACCTGTCATCATTAAATGCTCACCTACTGTTTCTTTATGAAATTGACCACCAATATGTGAGAAGCAGTCATCCATTGCAGGGAATATGTATTTTAAGGCACCAATTGTGTGTAGAGCACTAAAAAACAATGAGGGTGTCTTGACCTCCATAGCTTTCAAAATCTCTTCACAGAGCCGCTCAGCCTCTACGTGGCGCTTTATAAAGATAGCACACTCACATAGTGCCGCATAAGTTTCTTTAGCGAAGTATCCCTCAGTCTTTGCCAATATTCTACAAGCCCGTACTATTCTATTAGGATCTTGGCGTAAACGTTCAATAGGATCTCCTACTAAACGTATTATACCTCCTTTTAAATCTTCTACACCACTATAAAGATCAAAGAATTCTCCAGTTACAGCATTTTTAGCCATAGCGTTAATTGTAAGATCTCTTCTTGCTAAATCATCTTGTATAGTGTCTGCATATTCAGGTTCACAATATTTGGAACTGAAGAATACCTTCTGTGTATCTTTTCTAAATGTAGCTATTTGTACTCCTTCTACAAAAACTACTTTAAAGCTCTTACCAACTATACCAATATGTTTATCATTAAACAATGGTATAATTTCATCTGGTTTTGCGTTGGTAGCAAAGTCAATGTCATGTGGTTCAAATCCTAAAATTTCGTCTCTAATTGCGCCGCCAACAATAAAAATTTGGTAGCCTGCCCCAGACAATCTTTCAATAATTTCTTGTTCTATAATCATGTTAATTACCTATGTTTTGAGAGAAGCGATAATTGAATCTACTTATATTATTTTTACTATTAAAGATAATATAAAAGGCCAGTACTTTCCTCTCACTTTACTTATTTTACTCGTAATCTCTCATTGCTAGTCCTATTGGAAATATCGGTATACCATCATCTGAATAGTTTTGAAATTTAACAGTATAAGGTTTACCTATTTGTTTTTCTGCAGTTTTATATGCTTTTTCTCTCAATAAAAAAGACCCAGCAGGTCTAACATCGAAAGTTGCACCGGCGTCTGTTACACATTTCCATATAACTAATTCTCTAAATGTTTCGTTTAAAGCATCGTACCATACTTCACACGCATAATCAATTATATCAAATTCTTCATCTACAAACTTTTTATATTTCATTAAACTAAAAGTTCTTTCGTTGAACTCGTAGAGTCCTGAAGGTAATCTAAGGATTAAGCCTTCGAAACCTTCTAATACCCATTTATCATGTAAAGCATCCAGTTCTTCAAATGAATTTACCGTTACAGTAGGTACTTCAAAAAAGTAATCTAGTATACCATTATCTTTTTGTGTTTCAAAGATATCCATAATCATTGCATTACGCTCTGAAAATGGTACGTCAGGAATAGCTAGATCATATATCCACATTTTTAAATGTTTAGTGCCTTCGCTTCTTTTCTTTACTGCCCTTATAATTTCTTGGAACGTTGCGTCTGGATTATATATTTCGCCATCTGGTGAGTTAACCCCAAAATATTTACCAACAGCTTGTTTTATTTCTTTTATTGCAGTGTAGTCATTTCGCTGCCTTGACCACATGGTAGGATCATTTAAATGTCTTAAAGAGATACAACGAACACCATTCATTTTAGGCTGGGCATAACATGGAAATATTATTTTTGTAATGTCAAATGGCTCTGCTAACATTGGTTTTATAAACTCTATAGGTTTATTAATATCATCCAATGAAAAATGATAATTATCCTCATAATGATCTTTTATCATTTTATTAGCTTTAAACACTGCTAGCTCATAGGGAGTTTTTTCGTTCTTCTTACCTATGTTTGTTCCTTTATCAATTACCTTATAATTTACTTTTGTTTTAAAATTTAAAAAACCTGCTTTTCTAACAAGTATAGCACTGTTTAAATTTTCCGACATCTCTACACTTACTGCCCAAAATTGTATCTTATCTGATTTTGTTGATTTTTTATATAGTATTATTTCGTCCATAAATCTCCATTATTTTATTTTAAATAGTTCAGGAGAGGCAGCTTTGCAGCTACTTAGTGTGGTGGCCACCTCCACTAAAGATCTTACTGAGGTTAGTCAGCATCTCCCCCCCCCCTTCATTTTTAATTTTCCTTATTAATTAATAATAGACTGATATGGATTTACACCATATATGGTTTTAACATGCCTCGGATTCTTTTGTCATCGTTAGAGTACGTTAATCCCTACCTCTTGGGTATTAGCCAAGCGAATTACTTTTTTCTAAACGACTTTCCTAGCGTCTACTTATTCCGCCACATTCTAATATTAAATAAATTTTGCTGATAATAATGCTTCTTCTTCAGGTACTAAATTTCCCGGCCACTTAGATAATGGTAAACTCCAAAGTTTTTTATTATCACCTACGTAGATTACTTGTTCTGGGTGGTCATCATGTCTGTGCTCTGAATTTGTTATTGCAAGTACAGTATAACCATTATAATCACCTAAGGCACCATCATACCCTACACGGCCCCATCTCGTGTATATTAATTTCTCTACGTTTATTCTATCGTTTAAAATAGATTTAATTATTATCCTTGTTGCTTCAGGTATATGTGGTTGTTCAGCAATCGCGTATAAATGTTCATCACTGCAGTTTTTAATCTTTACCCATTTAAAGTTAGCTAATACTGCAGGCTTACCATAAGTTCCCCAAATCATTTTATCTTTTATTTCTTCCAATGAAGATTCACGTGATAAACCACATTTTGCTAGAAAATCTTTACTGTAGGCTAATAAAGTTTTAGAATTAAATTCACTCATGTTAAGACACCTTTAAAAAAGTTTGTATGGGTACCAATTATAGTGACATACATATCGCTGGTCTCTATGAGCACTGGTGTGAAAATGTCCAAAATGCCACTGCTTGAATTGTACTATTCTTTTTATTTCTTCAAGAAAGCGTGAAGTTGGATCATCTTTCCTATCATAGGAGTTAATGAACTTAAAATCTGTTATTGTACTAGTTGCAGCAGTATGTGTTAGAATAAAATCTACACAGTTGCTATGTTTTTTTAGATTCTCCAAAGCGTAATCACACTCAGCGTAGTTTGGTACTTCTTCAGACCACCAACTTTTACCTATTATTCTATGTTCCTTATCAGTGGACTCTGCTCCTCCGAAAGAAAATAGTTTTTTATCATTGATAGTGTATATTTCTCCACGTTTGAGATGGAGAATTCTACCATTAACATCTGCATAGGCGACACCTACCTTTCCACCATGAAGTGTATCTTCTGGCAATTTAAGTAGTCTTTCGAAATTTTCGTGATTACCATCCAAAAAGCAAGTAGTAAACGATTTACTAGTTAACCATTTAGCCCAGTATAACTCTTCACTTGACCAAGTGTTATCCCACAATAATCCGAAATCTCCAAGAATTATAAGTAAATCATCTTTAGTGAAGCTAAGTTCTTTTTGTTCTGGCCATTCCTTTGATGTCAGTTTACGTATATCTATTGGACAATGTGTGTCTCCACATACATAAACTTTTATTTCGTTATTTAACATTATTTACACCTTATAAAAGTAGTACCCCTACAAGTAGAGGTACTACTTTATACTATACTACTTCTTCTTCAATGCAGCCATACGTTCCTGGATACTTACCTTAGGAGTAGTGCTTCCCGCATCAGCGGCCTTCATAGCTTCAGCCATAAGGTTACTTGCTGCTACAGGAGTCAACAGTTTAGCCTTCATTTCAAGAGCATTAGCACGAGCGTTAGCAGCGTCTGCTTTCTTTGCATAAGCATTAAGAGCACCAGATACAGCACCCATATCCTTAGTGATACCTGCTACTTTCTTTGCTCTCTCTTCTTTCTCGGCTGCCAGTTTCTCACGGCGGTCTGCTTTAACAGCTGCAGCTTTACCTTGATCAATTGTTTTACGAGCAGTTTTCAATTTGTCAGCAACAATCTTACAAAGTGAGCTAATTTGTGCCAACTCTTCAATAGCTTCTACTTCTTCTTGTTCTTCAACAACCAGCTGCGCCTCGACTTCTGCCAAATTAGTGAGTTCTTCTTCCATTACTACTTCGATCTCTGCTTTCAAAGCTTCATCAGTAGTAGTGTCGAATTGGTTTTGCAGTACACCTAGTCCACCTACTCGACGGTTGTAATCAGCACGTACACGTACTACGTCTTCTTTTTCTTTTTTCACCTTCTGCTCTACTTGCCCTGCTTCAAGAGTAAGTTCGTTGAGCTGTTGGTCGATACCTAGGATATCAGCCTCACTTGAGCCTTCTGGGTCCCAACTATCAACAGTGTCCTTTAGCTGCGTAAAAACATTACCAACCTTTACTGCAGCATAGTTGACAGCAAAAGATTTCTTTCTTGAAAAAATACCCATGATTTTATTCTCCTTAAATTTTATATTAGTTGTATGCTCTTTGCTCTTTGCTTTAGAAATTACTTACAAGGTCATCAATGGATACATCCAACCCTATATAGTATCTCACTGAACAATCTGTAGACATATTATAACCCATATCTCCTTCTTTTGCAAACTCTTCTGAAGAAATAATTAAATACTCTGCTATACCGTTTTCTTCATTGAGCCATCTACCATAGGCCATAGCCTCATTAGTTATATCGTATACTACCTCATCCAGTCCATGACGTCTTTCACTTAGTTTAACTGGCTCAACCCAAGTTGGTTCAGGGCTTGCCCATGATTCAAGCCTACAATAGGAGTTGTCATTGAAAAATACTTCATCTGTTCCGATTATACCAACCTGTAGTTCATTAGCAGCAGCATCTTCAGGATGCAAAAGATACGTAGACCATTCTTCTCTTGTGCTTGGTTGAATAATCTTAACAAGTTTAAACAGACGACATTCTTCAATCCGAGTAGTGGGGTCTATAACTACTTGTATAAAATGTTCTGGACCTAGATGTAATCTAAACATTGTACTACGTTGAATTTTAGTTACACCAATATTACTTATAATAGTAGTTGTTGGTTTAGTACAAACAGACCCATAAATCAGTCCGTTATTATTGCGTACTTGAAGGTCACTACCAACTCGTACATTAAGACTTCCATTAGCACCTGAATAAGAAAATTTAACTCTATCAGGTACTTTCGACTCTTTCTTCGGTCTAAATGCTGCAGATATTGACTTCTTTAATGCGTCAAACATAATTTAATTCTCCGATGTTCTAGCAAGAATGCTATTCATTGTTCCACGAGCTTCAACAGCCGCTGCTGTTAGGTCTATAAGAGCTTCTTCGCCGTTTTTCTCTACCCAAGTAGGGTTAACTACAAATACCGCTTTACATGCAATAGTAGTGATATCTTTGTTGAATATAAAGCCTTTCTGAAGATTAGGATAAACTTCTGATGGTATTTCAATTTCATCGTACAATTGATTACCATCTACATCTAAAATATCGGTAAGTCCACTATCAGCAATACTTACAAGACGTAAATTGTCTTTTTTAGCACGTGCTTCAGCAGCTGTTAAAGTGCCTGAGTTAAGACCAGAAACAAACATCATAACTGCTTTAGGATTTTTAGCAACAATATCCATGGCATCAGTATAACTCGCATTGGCTGTAGGAATCTTTGCATAATTTATATCCGTCATTTTCATACGGTTCCATGTACTTTCTGTACCAGAACCAGAAGGACCTACGTATAGAATATTATCAGTCGATAGGTCTTGAATACCTTTTACAGAACCATTAGTGTTTGAAATCATTTGCACGGGTTCTGGGAAAAGTACCAACCATTTAGCTTTCATTTTTGCCACGGAGTTACTGTCTGTAAGAGCTTTACTATCCATAACATCATTTTGGGCAATGAAACCATCTACTTTGTTATTTGCAAACATTGTGAGATTTTCACCAGTTCCTGCAGTATACTTTACATCAATAGCAATTGTAGCTTCACCAGATTTCTTCATCAGATTACCAGTTCGAGCATAATTGTTACCTTGACCACCCGTAGCCAAAATAAAAGAAACCTTAGTCGGATCTGCCGCAGCTAGAGCCTCTGAAGACAATATAACGGCTGCTGGAACACCTTCAGGGATATATGCTGCATCCTTAACTCCTGACATTGAGGATACTTTTGTATCCATAGCTGCTAATTTAGCTTTTAAGTCTGCATTACTTTCTGCAAGCTTGTTAGCTTCCTCACGCCATTGTTGCATACCGGGATCATTTGTATGATTATAAGCCATTTTAGCATACTTAGCGTCATTCATGTTATCCAACATCATCCACAGCATCATACCATCCCACATACCAAAAGATGGGCTCGATTGGTACACGTAAGTAGGGGCTTTCCATCCTGAATTAGAATAGTAATTGCCTCTATTACGATTATATGTACTATAGTTATCTGTACTTTTTGTATGTATGTTCTTAAACACAGGGGCTGATTTAATTGCACCGGTTGACGAATATATAGGTTTTACAGGTTTAGCAAATTTGCTTATAGATGAAGTGTATTGTTGTTTCGCTGCAGCTGATTTAGACGCTTTTAAAGCAGATGATTGATTTTTATCAAAGACAGACGTACCTTTAAAACTCTTTGAAGTATTTGCACTTTTTTGTCCTGAAGTATTCCAAAAAGACGATGGTTTTGAGTAGGAATTACTAGAAATACCAGTACCTACTGCAGCAACGGACGCACTTTTCTTGGAAGAAGAGGAAGAAGCCTTACTTTTTGATGATAACGATGATGATTTAAAAGAGGACTTAGAAGATGATGAGGAGGATGAACGGAAAGAACTACTTGAACGACCTCCACTAGAAAATCCTTTACTAAATGCTTCACCGCAGCCCAGAGAAAAAATAACCAAAAAGAGGACACTCAATAATGTAATTCGCTTAAACATGGTATTTACCTTAGTTTATATTAGTTTTTATAGTATTAGAATTAATAAAATATTAAAAATTAATTAGTACCTGTATTAACCACTGTCATTATATATTACCATAAGTAACCTTTCAATCATAAAATACGTTTAATATATTATCACCTAGATTTGGTAATACATCTCCATTTTCTTTTCCTTCGAGTTTGTAGATAGTATTTCTTGTCTCGATTATTCCCTTTGCTCTGTCATGTTTTTTAATTAGAGAGGACCTCATATGATGGCCAGGAAGGAATCTACCAAGGTCATCACTAACTACAGTACCTGACACAATTAGAGGTGTCAACCCCTCACCAGGATAAACTTTATCAATCATTTCTTGTTTAACAGAAAGCGTGTGAAGCTGCCAATTCTTTATAGTAGCAGTAGCTTTTTTTGCTATGCTATTTTTTCTACCCATTAAATATCCTCCTGTACTAAGTTTTCTTGTAATTGTAACTGCTTATCCATGTATACATCAAGTTGTTTCATACTCATAATAAAATAAACAGTTAGTATGGTAGCAGCTAATAACAATATTATTACTAATTTTTTAGGTTTTCTCCCTTGGTTATTCATAGTATACTAGCTATTAATCTGCTTTTACTGCTACTGTATTAAGCCAATAGGAGTATAATTGCATATATTCTACATCTTCCACGAATAAAGGGCCATGAAAGTTTATAACGTCATTGAACGCTTGCTTACTTTTATTTTCTATACTCATATTATACCCCAATAATTTGATTTTACATACCCCACAATTACCAAAACAACAAGTACCACTACTCCCCAATAATAACCATATGTAACCTAACTGGTAGTAATACCCTTATATACTACATAACAAATAAAAGCAGGAATAACCCATTTTACACAGAGCCAAGCCACCCCCATAAGAAAACCAGCTATGTGCATCATTAGTAATAATATAAATACTAACGCAGTTAAAATCAAGATGTTGGACATAGTATTTCACCTGTGTCATTTATTAACGTGTAGCTATGTATAATAAAAGGGATTATTATTTTAGGTATTTCCTTTTCAATATACTCTTGATTCATTATAAAAATAGCTTCAGTGGCGTTATGATGGACCTCCTTTGGAGCATGGTTATCCATATCAAGTGTTGATTTTATTAAATTGGTTGCTATATCAATTGTTCTCCTTGTTTTTTCGCCGTGAAGAGTATATTCAACCCTGTGACAAACCACATACATCTTTACACCATTATTGATAACAGACTTAAGTATTTTCATCATCTACCTTTTTGTATTCTTTACATATATGTGGTATTTTCTTATCAAATAGCCGCCACTTACCTTCAACTTCTGACCATTTAAGATTCTTTTTACCACAATGTTTACATGCATAGCTGGATGGTTTTCTTTTACCTTTCTTGCCATATAAAGATTTAGATGAACTTGCAGGCAGTCTAGAATCACCAATTTCTACCCCCATCTCGTCTACTATACCAGCATCGTATGGGTCTATATTAAATTTATTACCATTAATATATTCCTCATGTTGTTCCCAATCATCCCAGGCATAATCTAATGCCATATCTGCCCCGTCCCCCATAAACCCTCCTTTAATTCTCCAAATATTCCTCTTCTAGCCAATCATCTATGAAACGCTGTGGTTTTTTTACATTTTCAATATCTTTGCCACATTCTATAAACATAGTTCTACTAAATACAGCCATACTTTTAATATTATGTACCCAGCTCCCTTGTTCGGTTACTCGATAGTTATGCTTCTCCAACCATTTAACAATCTCATGCGCTTTTTTTACTTTCTTTATTACTTTTAACGTTTCTATGAATTTGTATTTAGTTACACAGGAAAAATCTTTTTCTTCCCAATCACTTTTAGTCACACAAAGATGTCTATCTTCCTCAACACTGCATAAATAGATCATATGTGTACTTGTTGGGGCTACTGGAGAAAAATCACTTGCTATTATCCTGTCGCCGGTTTCAAATGTTTTCATAAGCTCTTATTTTCTTGTTAATATTTTTATTACTGACTTAGCTGGGACAATATCATTTGGGCTGGGTGCAAATGTGAATGTCTTGCCGCCGTTGATAGAAAATCCTAATGGTATATCTCCTTTGAATAGTACTTCTTGTGCTAACTGATACCATACAGAATCTTGATTTGCTGATTTAATATTACGCTGTCTTTCCTTTGTTGCTGGTGATACTATGCTATCAATAAAATCAATAATACCAGCATCAATTATCTCAGAAGCAAGTTCATTTGGTCTACAGACAGTAACTACTTTATCACATAATGAGTGATCCAATAAGCACTCACCAGTGTGTACTTTCTCGGCTACTGTATGAGCTGCGGGGTTAAGTTGTTCACATAAAGTAACTGCAGCAAATGTCTGCTCATCTGATACCAAGTCATTGGGATTCTGTGCTAATATTAAAATACTATTAGCATTAACTACATTTGCACGACGCAATACATCTATTTGAGAACCTCTACCTTTCACAAATTCTACTACATTTTCATACATCATCCAATTTGGTATTTCTGGAATATCAGCAACACATATGATTTTGCAGTCAGGCTTATAGGCACGTATTGTTTCCACTATACCAAGTACTTTTCCTTTAGACGGATAACCAATTATTATCAAATATGGCACAGTTTTTATTGTTAACATACCCAACCTCTTCTTCATATTTAGAGTTTTTGACCTAGCCATTAAAGCATTTATAAATATACCCATTGCTGTAATAGCAGTTAACATGTATACCATTGTAAATATTCTACCTACAACAGTAAGTGGTGCTATATCACCAAAACCCGTGGTGCTTGCAGTGACCACACAGTAATATATTGATTCAAATATAGATCTGTTTTCTAGTGTATGCATTACGATAACTAGTACAAAGGCACCAAATAACCATATTGAAAATGGCAGAAACCAATCGGTATGATTATTTAAAAACTTTTTAAGTTGTTTAAACATATCACTTACCTCTCTTCCAGATTTTAACATCTTCATGACGTCTACGGGAGTCACAAATATGATGTCCTGGAACGTTTGTTGAGGTAAGTAAGTAAATTACTGCTTGAGTAGCGAATGAAGGGTCGTTTGGATTAATTTCTTCAACAGATACTGCATCAACTCCGAGAGCTCCGAAGATTACCCAAGCTATTTTAGATGATTCAGCTAGTATTATGCCAGCAGGCTCTTTTTTCGTGTCAGTTGCGATGTATATATTCATTATTACTATTCTCCGTTACTGTCTTTGATAAATGTTATACTGTTTAGTAGCCTTCCTGCTTTTACTATGCTATTACATGCACCATGAAGTATTACAGCTACTACACCTGTTGTATCACCACCAAAACTATTAGCAATTTTAAATAATTCTTCACGCAATTCCATAGCCCTTTCTATACCTTTCTTCAATTGTACTGGTCTTAGATGTATTGTTCTACCACCTGGGTCCATAAAATGTGAAGAGTTGTATGTAGAATTTGTTTTATTTATATCAAGCTCGTCGCACTCTTCAAGCATCACTGCAGGAAAACTTAACAATTTCTTGTCGTCAGCTTCTTCGTAATTTCTTCCAAAGCACATCACACCTTTATCATAACCATCTGTGTAACTCTCACCACCAGACACGTGTTTAGCACCACATGCACATTCAACGATTGCTAGGCCGAAGCTATCTACTGAATCACACATATGTGAAATGTATTTAACATGGTTGATGCTTAATTGATAGTATTTTTTACAATTAGGACATTCGAAAAGAGACATAATATCACCTTGGTTTAATTATTTGTGCCATAGAGTAACTTTATCAAAACAATTGACAGTACTGTAAAATTCTTCAATATCTCCATAACTATCCTCTTGATAGTAGTAGAATTCATTCGGAATTATTCTAATATTAACTAAAAAGGCAAAATTTTTAGATATAAAAGCATTGTTTATTTTACTCCATAGATATTCACTCAAATCTACAGGATTAAAACACCAAGATGACATACCTGTACACCAGCCAATAAAAGCACCGATACCGTTATTTCCTCCTCCAACAATACCGTATATATTATCTTTATTTTTAGCAATATACCAGTATGAAGCTACTGCTTGGTATTTACCATTCATCCTTGAGCTGACGCTGAAGGAGATGAGCTGCTTACCAAAAAAACAATCATGGCAAAGGGTGTCACGTGTTAAATTACTAGACATATACCACCTATTCTGTTATGGGAATCAGACTAAGATCTTTATCATCATTTAGATGTACCCATCTTGTTAGTTCTGCTGCTTTGTTAAAGTCACTGCATACAGGAGCAATCTTTACCCAAGGACCCTTTTCTTGATTGAACTGAACTTTATCTTTTTGTTCTAGAATTAACCAAGAATTGTTTGTAAGTAAACGCATTGCGTTACGTACTTTATTTTTACCGGCAAGAGTTTTGCCCTTTAATTCGAATAACATGTTACTCCTTTATTGGTATATCGAAACGAGCTGTAGGTAAGGTACTAAAATAGTGATGATCTTCAAGATACTTTCGTATTAACTTTTCGGCCTTTGCTTCATCTTCTGTGTAAAATAAGTCAGGCCAC